CCTTTCCTGATGGAATCGAAAAGGAGAGAGAGATTGCGAGCCGACTTGCTGAGCTTGACCTACAGGAAAGGCTTGATCAAGGCTTAATTTCTCAAGCTCAATTCAAAGCAATTTTATTAGATGTTGTTAATCCAGATAAAATGATGAATATTAATTCGCATGCAATCCTATTAGGATACGGCTCAGTTTATAGACGCTCAGATTCTCCCAATATAAACTGGTCCTATGACTCTACCTCAAAACTGTATAAATTCTATGCAGTACAAGACATTATGCCCAACCAAGAACTTACATACTTTTCAAACTAATGAAGATACAAGAATTCTCATTCCGAAACATTTGTTCATACGGAAATAAATTACAGACGTTTAAATTTACTGACGAGCCTCGACTTGTTCTAGTTCAAGGTAAAAACGGCTCAGGTAAATCTTCAATTTCTGATGCCTTAACTGTTTCTATCTATGGAAAATCGGCAATCCGAAAAACCAAGGAGATTCCTAATCGTATTAACAAGAATGCCTATACTCAAATTAAATTCTTAACCGATGGTGGTAAATTAATTGATATTGAACGTGGGCTTGAACCAAACTTTTCAAAAGTATCAGTAGACGGCGCTGAATATAACTTACCGGATAAACGCAGAGTTGATGAGTTCATAGAAGATGAATTAGCCAGAATCCCATTTAACGTATTCTCAAATACAATCAGTCTATCAGTAAATGATTTTAAGAGCTTCGTTAAATTAAGTCCAGCAGATAAACGTCAAATTATCGATAAGATCTTTGGACTAGATATAGTTAATGACATGTCTAAAATCGTGAAAGAAGAATCCAAGAAAATTAAAGGGGATGTTTCTGCCCATGAAACGGCTATTTCAAGTAATCAGAGACTTCTTGAGTCGTCTCTTCTTCAGCTTGAAAATCTAAAAGTTGAAATTGAAACTTCAAATGAGACTCGAATTTCTGAAATTACTGCTCAAATATCTCAATTAGAAATAGACAAACAGGCTAAGAGAACTGAAGCAGCTTCTTTTAATACTAAAATAGAGGAAATCCGAACCTCAATCCGAACTAGTCAAGATAGCCAGTCTTCTACTCGTTTAAATATCTCAGAAATCCAAAAGAAGCTAGATATCTATGCAAAAAATAAATGCCCTCACTGTTTATCTGACTTAACTGACGAATTACACAGCCAAATTAAAGATAAGTTACAGGCAAAGAAGATTCAACAAGAGTCCCTAATTCCATCGATTACTGAATCGCTTGCAAGTCAGGCGACAGGTCTTAAAAAGATTGAGGAGTCTCAAAATACAGCAAAGGCCGATTACTATTCAATCGATGCAAATATTACATCTCTTAAGAGAGAACTCTCTGGATTAAAAACGCAAACAGTTAAAACAACTGATCATCATTTAGCTGAAGTAATTAAAAACATACAGTCTGAAATTGATGATTCTAGTAAGACCTTAAAAGTTGAGCAAGAAAAGTTAAAAGTTTCGCAAGAAATGGAAATGATCTTATCGGATAACGGAATGAAACGTATGCTAATGAGTCAAATTATTCCACTATTAAATAAGAAGATCCTAAAAACCGCTAAAGTATTAGAATTTAAGTTTTCGTTCGAGTTTGACCTAGAGTTCAATCCGATCATTACTCATTTAGGAATGCAAGTTTCACCAGACTCATTATCTGCTGGAGAACAAAAGAAAATGAACTTAATCGTTCTGCTTTGTATACTTGAACTTATTAAACTTAAACATAATAAAGTAAACGTGTTATTCTTAGACGAAGTATTTTCTTCTCTTGACGTAGACTCTATTTTTAGAGTAGTTGACCTCTTAAAAACTTTCTCAAAGAAGTATAATATGACCGTGTTTGTTATCTCGCATGATCCATTACCTGAAGAATACTTCGATACTAAGATCCAGGTTGAAAATACTGACCATTTTTCAGATTTAGCTATTGTATAGTTAACCTTTTTCCTTTTTTTGAGTATTATAGTTACTAGTTTAACACAATTAATATGATTACATTTAAAGGAAAGACTTTCGCTTCATGCTATGAAGACTCCATTAAGTATTTAATGGCTAACGGTCTTGTGAATAACGCTAGAGGAACTACCAGTAAAGAATTACTAGATGTTGCACTCGAAGTCGAAGATCCAACTCAATGCCTATACCTAAATCAGGCTAGAAGTTCGCAAATGAAATACATTGCAGCTGAATTCCTATGGTATTACATGGGTCGTAATGATGTAGCGTTTATTTCAAAATGGGCTAAATTCTGGGAAACAATTCAGAACACAGACGGCACCGCAAACTCTGCTTACGGTAATCTAATCTTTAAAGAGACAAACTCTCATGATTTGACTCAGTATCAATGGGCAATTCAAAGCCTAATGAACGATTCGAACACTCGCCAAGCAGTTCTGCACTTCAATAAACCAGTTCACCAGCATTTTTCAAATAAAGATTTTGTTTGTACTATGTACGCAAATCTTCATATTCGAAATAATAAACTTTACATGAGTGTTTTCATGAGAAGTAACGATGCAGTATGGGGTACACCAACTGATGTTGCTTTCTTCTGTTCTCTACAAATGCAAATCCATTCTCATCTTAAGCAATTCTATCCAGAATTGGAATTAGGATCGTATACTCATGTCGCTAATTCATATCATGTTTACGATAGACACTACGATCTAGCTGGCTACATGTTACAAAATGAATTTTCACCAGTAACTTTACCAGCTATCGTATCTGATTTAATCGAAATAGACGGAACTCCTAGTAAAGATTTTGAAATACTATTTGATTCTATTAATAAACATACAGACGATGTCCTAATTTTTCAAAATGGCGAAGACCTTTTGAAATGGATATTTGAAAAATCTCAAGGAAATGTCAACTACTAACTCACTATCCGTACAGAGGCAACATAAGGTTGATGTCGCCTACATCAAAATGGCCCAAGTTTGGGCAGAATTATCTCATGCAACTCGTAAAAAAGTTGGAGCATTAATTGTTAAGAATAACACGATTATTGCAGATGGATTCAATGGTACTCCTTCTGGATTTGAAAATGAATGCGAAGAGGCCGTAATGAACGAAGACGGTTCATTTAGAGAATACAAAACAAAATGGTACGTTCTACACGCAGAGTCTAATGCTTTAGCTAAAGTTGCTAAATCTACTCAAAGTTGCGATGGATCGACCTTATACATAACTTACTCCCCATGTACAGATTGCAGTAAATTAATACTTCAAGCTGGAATAAAAAAAGTTGTTTATCTAGAGGAATATCGAGATATTGCTGGACTTGATTTTTTAAGAAGAGCCGGGGTAGACGTTAAAAAAATCAGCCTAGATTCAATATGATTGATACAGATGACAGAAGACTTGAAATCGTTTTCGTAAAAGACCAAAAACAATTTATTCAAACCTTTAGTAAGAAGCAGAAATGCGATTATTTACTAAACGTAAATAAAATAATCAAGGAGAAATTTGAACAGGAAATTCTTGTGCCAAATAAGATCCAATCGTTCCTAATTAATTATGAGATTAAGAAATTAATCGATAAAGCAATTAACGTTAGAAACCGTAAATACAATAGAATCATTTACGTTAATTCTGGACTTAGTGCAAGTAGCGTAAATAATGCTATAAAATTCCTAAATACTGCGTATCAGTCAGTAGAGTTTATCCCTCAATTAATAGATGGGGATCTTGAAATTGGAGAATTAACTGGAGTTGAAACAATAAAAAAGGGACTATAAAGTCCCTTTTCTTTTTTATTAAGTTTCTAAAGAATTACATCATTTCGTCTTCTTCTTCGTTCTCTTCTTCTTCGTTCTCGTCTTCTTCACCTTCTTCAGATTCTTCTTCTAAACAAAGTTTTTTAACAGCTGCACAAAGTAGATTGCAAACTTCTTCTTTTTCAATTTCCATCTTTTCAGCGATATCTTCGATCATAGCTTCAAGATCTTCTCCGAAATCAGCCATTAGATTTTCTAATTGCTCTTCGTCTACTTCAATTTCTTCTACTTCTGCTCCTTCTTCTGGAGTCTCTTCCATTTCTGGAGCTTCCTCTTCAGCTTCTGCGAACATGTTATAGCCTTCATTTTCGTTTACGAATTGTTCGAAACGTTTAATTTTTCCTTCTTCAACAGCGTCAACTGTTGCGATTGTTGGTTTTGCGTACATAGGGTCAAATGGTTTTTTCTTAGCAGTTCTTGAGATTAAGTCACGAGTTACTGCTTTCCACGTCGTGTCATAATTATGATTGAATTTTCCACCTTCAAAATCGGCATTTCTGTCGACTACTCGTTGGTATCCATCAAGTGATTTTCTTTTTGATTTATCAAAGTCTTCCTTCTCTTTGGGACCTCCGAATGCAGGCTTCTTCAAGTCACTGTATCGATCCATAGAAGGATTATCTCTGCGTTTTACGTTAAACATGTCCATAGTCAGTTAGCGATGATTTTTTTATTGTCCGATTCTAGATTCAGTGTACATATCCGCTGTGAATTGTGCGGTTAGTTTATAAATACCGTCTCCTGCGTAATCTAGTGCAGTTTCAGTTAATTTATTTGGTCCAATGAATACTGGTGAGAACATAAAGTCTCTGTAAATTACACCAGCTCTATTAAATTGCGTTACTTGAATGCTGGCATCCGCGTAGTCAACTTTTAAACCTTGACGACCAGTTAATGGATCGTAAATTAAATCTGCCCATGCTCTTAGTGCATTGTAGATGTACATATCATTATTATTGTTTAAGTTAACCTCAAAATCAATATTAAACTGATGATACGTCTGAGCTGGTTTAGCTGGAGCATAAGTTCTTTGAGCGAATTTATAGTTCTGCGTAATTACTGCTGAACCTGAACCTGCAAGCTCTGGTAAACTAGTTACCTTAAGAACGTGTTCAAGCATTAAGTTGTTACCGAAACCTATTTTACCAGCAACTGCTGGTGGAGGAGTAATAATTACCTCAAATTGATTAAGGTACAACGGCTCGTACTTTCCAGGACCGGCTGTTGAGTTTTTAAAATGTGGTAGACCTGCCATCTTGTCTCTTATTTTTTAGTTATTTATTCTTGTCCGAAGCAACTTGTTTATCGGATGATCCTTCTGATTGAGAAGGTTCCCTTGCTTCAATTTCTTTTTGTATTTGCTTTTGTAAAGCCTTAATTTCAGAAGTAGTTTTACTTCCCAGTGTAATATTTGTTGCTTTAATAACGTCTGCTATATCTAATTCAGGTTTCTCTTTTGAATATACTGAATTTTGATCAGGCGTAAAGCTTAATTCGATCGATGGTAATATTTGAGCTAACAAATTTCCACCAAACTTAAATTCCTTTTCGTCAAACTCTGGAAATTCCATTCTAAATGTTCTGCCTAATAGACCTGACATTGAAATTTCTGCATAAATTTTAGTTTTATTATCAATCGTTTCTCCCGATACTACTTTTGATAGATTATTTGATACTTGATATAGAAACTTAACCCCTGCAGAGTAAGCTCCTCTTTCTTGCTGACCTTCTAAAAATCTAAGACGATCTCCTTTAACTACTACTGTGTATGCATAGTCGCTAACTGCAGCAGTTTCGTCAGGCGTCACATCTGGTACATCAATTTCCTCAGGCTTAGTATCAATAATCGCAGGTAATCCAGGTTCTTCTACCTTAACCAGGTCACCACCAGGCGAGTATCCTGCTAATTGTTTAGGAGCGTCTGGCCCAGGAGGTAAAGCTTTTTGAGTTTCTTCATCCTCTTCCTCCTCTTCTCCAGACCCTAACTGTTTGGGTGCATTTGGCCCAGGAGGTAAAGCTTCAGTAGCCTCATTCTTTTTACTAGATTCACTTGCAATTCGTGCATCAATTATCTTATTGATTTCAGATATTAGATCATTGAGTAGAGCCCCTGATGTGTACTTAACATACAATGGAGCTGCATAGGCAGACGTATATTGTAAATCAGGATACACGTCAGTCTCGTGAATTTCGATTCCTTGCTTTGTTTGATCCCACTTAGACTGTTGACCTTTCCCTGGATTACTCCAAGTTATGTTAAAGCTAATTAGTGATTCTGATATAACTCCTTGTGCGCTCAATTATTATCCTATTTCTTTTTCGCCTTGGAATTCTTTTCCGCGGTTGGATTTTTTCTTAGTTGGATCAACTGGCTTGTAATTTGCCCAAATCTCATTATAGATTCGGCATGAAGCTCCCATGAAATTGACAATCCCTACGAATTTCTTACGATCTTCGCCCTTCATACGTGAAATTTTCTTTCCGATGCTACGTGCATCATCTAAATCCAATTCCTCGTCGTCTGATTTTCCAACTAAATCCTTTATAGAATTCTCTTGAATTACGAACTGTTTAAATGGAGTTAGTCTGTTTTTATTTTTATCTGACATGGTCGAGATTGATTTTTTAATTACTTAGGCATTTTAGCCATGCTAGGCTCAACTTTCTTATTAATAGCATTTCCTTTAATAACGATCTTCGCCATTTTAGAATCTACTACTTTATTAGAAGCCGTACCTTTGCTAGTAGGCAATTTAGAAGTTTTAGTATCAACTGTTTTTGTACTAGTTGTACCTTTACCTTTAGGAAGACTTGCCATTTCAGGTTTAACAGTTTTATTTGAGTTAGAACCTTTACCTTTAGGAAGTTCTTTCATCTCAGCATTAACTGACTTGTTAGATTTAGAACCTTTACCCTTAGGAAGATCTGCCATTTCCTGGTTGATCGCTTTTTTCTCTAAAAGAAATTGTGCGTAATTTAAAACGGTGTTGCTCATTGTGCTTTATTATTTTGTTTATTGTTTTTAGATAGTTATTTATTAGCGATTCTCCTATAAAAAAAGAAAAGGCTCCCTTTTGAGGAGCCTTTTGCTTATGTATTTCCGTTTGCTTACGATTAGTAAGATGCAGAAGGACGAGTAGAACCAGTCAATACACCTAGACCTGTTACGTTCAAGGTAATGTATTGAGTTTCTGGGTGCCATCCAGCTTCTGTAATAGCATAACGAGACTTCATACCAATTTTCGGAGAGAAAGTTCCCTCTGCGATTGTTTGAAGAGACTCTGCCATGATATATGGAAGGAATTTAACACCTGGCTCTTCATCAGCGCCTTTACGACCGATATGGATACGATCGTCGCTGAATTTCAAGTTAGGATCTACGTACACAGTTAAACCGTGAACTTTACCTGCAGGGTACAATTGACCAGCAGCAGATGGAAGATCGTTATTGAAAGGAGCGAACGAGTAACCAGCTACGTCTGCTAAAGCAGAAGCAACACGACCGTTAGTAACGATGTAAGTACCTGCACCGAAACGACCTCTATGATAAATCAAGTTAGCCATTTCAAGGATTTTAGTTACAACACGACGTTGTAAAGTTGAGATGTTCTCGAAACCAGTTGAACCTACAGTTAAGTCCAAAGTAGTGATTCCTGCACCTTCAACTGCTGCGATAGCAGTGTTGTGAACAGAACCTAATTTGAATACACGGTCAACTAATTTTTTGTTGATTGATTGAGCAAGCTCGTTAACTGCTACGTTCTCTAACATAGAGATTACGTCGAAATTCCAAACTCGGTTAAGATCTTGGATTTGCTCAACAGTTGCAGAGATAGCAACTTGGTCACCTTTAGCCTCAATGAATTTCGTAAACATACGAAGACCCATTTGACGGAATTTAGAAACCTCAGCAACTTCTCTCTTCATTCCTTCGAATGGTAATTGAGAACCTGTGTCGCCTAAGAAAGGACCATCAAATGCAGTTGTTGCATAATCATCATCACTTACTGAAGTAAATCCAGAGATGTGGTTTTCTAAAGCAGATACCAAAGTAACTGTGTTAGCTGCGAATGCAGTTGTACCTAAACCATCGTAAGGATCGCCTGTAGCACCAGTTCCAGAACCGATTGCTGTAGCACTAATTGATGCAAGGAAGTCAGCAACAGTAGTAGCACCATCAGTACCAGTTACTACTTTAAGGATTGGTTGACCATCAACACGTGATTTTCCAACCAATTGGAATTTCCAATCTGCGTTAGTACCGTCGATGAATTTACCAACTGCGATAGATGCGCTGATTGAAGGAACTTTAACCATGAATGGCTCGTATGCTTTATCAGTGTTACCACCTTGGTATACGTAATCCAAATAAGGTAAGAAACCTACTGGAGAATCCATAGGAACTACACCAACTAGGTCGAAACCGATAGTTTTAGCAGCTACTTGGATAGCTACCGGTAAAAGGCTTGGGAATTTATCACCAGAACCTGATGCAGAAGCACCGTAACCGTTTTTTACACCAGCAGATGAGAATGGAGTCATTGAGCTAGTTGGAGCAGAGATTGCACCGATTGAAGAGATAGAACCTGGTTGTTGTAAGAACAATCCTGGAGCTACCGCTGATTCATTGATTGAACCTGCGTTATCGAAAATTGCGTGGTTGTGAGCGTAGTCTACTAACCAAGGGCGAGCTTTTACGTCTGCACCGTAACCTTCTAAAACTGGAGTCCAAGTTTCGTTAATTGAAGCGTCGTTCAATTTTTTGAAAATTTTAGTTGCCATTTTTTAAAAATGTTTTTTTAGTTTTGTGCTTTTCTTTTAAGCATGTCTATGTAAGTATTTGAATAGCCTCTTAAGCTTTCGTGTACTTGATTTAACGACACATAACCTTCTTTACCTTGGCTTTCGTTAATAGTGTTATTATTTATAATAGTCTCTGTTGCAATTCTTTCATTAATTCCTCTGAAGTCACGAGAATCCCAGAAAGATTTAACTTGATATGCTGAATTAAGAACTAGTGTGTTTGCTTGAGCAGCAACCCAATTTCTTTCTCCTTCAGTCATACTTTCAAATACATTTTTGTAAGCAGCTGGCATAAATTTAATATAGTTAGGAGTGTTTTCAACCTGTTTGTTAAGAACTGCCTCCATGATATTAACTACCTCTTCTTCATTAAAGTAGATTGCTCCTCTAAGAGTTTCAACGATTGCGGTTTTAGTAGGTTGATCTAACTTGTAAAATGCTTGTTTACGGCCTTCGCTTAACAATTTTAAGAAAGGATATTTACCTTCTAGAACTGCGTTTGCTGAATTAGATTTAATATGTGTTAAGATACCGTCTACTGCACCAACTAGGTCATCTACTGTAGAAGTTTCACTGATTTCAAATTCAACACCTTCGTTTAATTTCTTAACTTCTCCAAGTAGAGAACGAGTCTTAGCTGTTGCTCCTGGAAGAACTTTTTCATTAAGTGATTCTGCGATATACTCAGAGTATTTAATACCTTTATTTAAGTTTTCACCTAAGTAATCAGAATATTTAATAGCGGCTTCTAAGTTTTCAGCGATATAGTTAGAATAGTGGATTCCTTTTTCTGCATTTTCTCCAACGTATTCAGCGTATTGAATTCCTCTATCAACGTTCTCAGCTAAGTAATTAGTGTATTCGATAGTTTTTTCAACGTTTTCTGCAACGTATTCAGAGTAGTTAATGTTTTGGTTAACTTTTTCTCCTAAGTATTCAGAATACTGGATATTCTTTTCAACTTTTTCTCCTAAGTAGTCAGAATAGTCAATAACATTATTAACTTTTTCTGCAACGTGCTCAGTGTAGTTGATACCTTTTCCTAACATTGCTGATAGGTAGTTAGAATATTCAACTAACTGCTCCATTTCACCTGCTAGGTAATTAACGTATTCTACCATTTTAGCAACTACTGGAGATTCACCAGCTGTGCTTTCGCTGATCTGCTTAAGACCTTTATTGTTTTTTGAAATACTCTCTTGTAAAGTTGAGAATTTCTTCTTAACCAATTCAGAGTATTGGTTCATTTCATCTTTTGTTACAAACTCATTAGCCATTTGCTGTGTATTATTTTGTTGGGTTGGAATTTCAGAATTATTTATTTTATAAATCTTTACAGAATCTGCAAAGTTGAAATTTTCAGAAATATCTGTTAGTTTGCTAGTTATAGCAGTTGTCTTTAGTGTATCCAATGATTCAAAGATAGAAGCAAAGTTACCTTGTAAACTTTCAGACACTTGACTTAATGATGCTTGAGAGAAACCAGGTTCTGCTACTAAATCATAAGTAAAGATTTTATGCAACTTAACTTTTCCGTTTTCAGAAACGTTACCTGCTGCTCTTGATGAAACTGCTGTTGTGCAACCAGCTTCAACTAAGGTCTTAGCGATCTTTCCACAAGGAGTATCAAGAAGACGAAGTCTAATCTTTACGCTATTTGAACCTTCATCGTAAGTAAGTCCTTCTACTACGTGAGATACGTTAGCTAAAGAAACATCAAATTTTTGTGGGTGATCAAGTTCACCAAAGAGTCTGCGCTCTTCGATCTTCTTTTTTAGGTATTCTAGATGAGGTAAATACTCCTGTTTTTCGTAAACTCGATTATTCTCGTTCATTACTCCAAAAACAGCGGCAGTACCTTCAAGGATAATGTCGTTATCTTCTCTAGTTACAGTGACAGCTTCGTTGATTTTCTCAATAATGAATACTGAGTTGTCAGGAACAGATGTCTTGTTCAAACTTTGTATTTTAGGATTAGCCAATTGTATCAGACTTTTTTGATTATTTATACGCGCCACCTGTCATACATGGTGAGCCGTACTAACATTATTTATTAATGCTAATCAGTAAGTCTTTGAATTCCTTTAACTTTTCTTCACTTAATTTCGAAAAGTCCGGACGGTTCACAATTATTTTAAAGAGATGGCTTCCTCTTTTACCAAATGCGGATACGAGTCCTTGGTTGGGTATCTTAACTACTAAGTCACTAAGTGAATCCCGGTTAAATGATTTTATTCTGTACTTTTTACCCAATGGGCTCTCTAAAATGACTTCTTCATTAAACAAAATATCATATAGGCTGATCTCAATCTCTTGAACTAGATCACTATCTTCAAGTTCAAGGCCCAGCATATCAACATTTATGCGAATAATTAAATCGCCAACCACATTGCCTGCCCGCTTTCTGTTAAAGTAATCGACTTCCTCAGTTTCCTGACTGGACCCTCCTCCTCTGACTTTTAGGACTAAAAAATATTTACCGTTTTCAAAAGAAATTGGATAAGGGTTAATTGCTAAATTAACTTCTGCTCTAATTTGCTTGTCTTCGAACTTTAATGCACCGTCTTTTGACTTTTTTGATATCGGGTATCCAATATCAAATACCGAACCGTCCATTAATTCTTTGATGGTTGCCCATTTGTCAACAGTAACCGTTAAGTGCCTAAAGTCTTGAGTTCTTGCTCCAGAGAAAGAGAAATCATGAAACGACCCAAAGAATTCCGAATTAAATGAAGAATTTTTAGGTGCCCGGGCAGAATCGTATACTCGTTTCTTATCTTCTGATCCAATATGTTCATACGCCTCAGCTACTTCTTTGAATTTTTCTTCAAATTCTTTACTTCCACCATTTTTGTCAGGGTGGTATTTAGAAGCAAGCTTTCTGTAAGCTTTCTTTATTTCAGCAGAGTCCGCTGTTTCGGGAACTTCGAGAATTTTATAATAATTTTTCAAACGGTAAACCTGTCTTTTTGTTTCTAGTATAATACTAGAAATCGTTAGTTAGTTTACTTTCGATTAAATAACCTTATAAAAAATCAATTTATGTGAAGCCCATTGCTTTTACCTATTACTCAAATGCAGTCTCCGATATTTTCTTAAAAAATGTGGAAACATTCCTCTACTATTCAGGAAAATACGACAGCCTAGTCATTTGCTCCGATATACCTTTGCCTAAAACCATAATATCGGCATTATGCGAAATTATTCAAGTGATTAAGATCTCCCCAAACGAGCAATCTATCTCGTTGAAGAAGAAATTTTCAAGTAATTCTAACCCAACTATAGTTAACCCTTTCATATTAACAGCACTTTCTTATTCAGAAGCATCGGATATTACTGTATTCGACCCCCATGTGTTTTTAATAAAGGATATAGACTTAACCAATAATTCCAATCAATTTTTCTTTTCCCAGAACTCATTAATATCTACGAGCTTTTTTAAATTTAAGCCTTCTTCTGAGATTAGTCGGCTTGCTAATCAAATTCTAATAAACCAGGATTATACTAACATATCAATAATCCAGGCCTTTAATTTCTTTATAACGAACTCACTAGCCTTTTCTGAAAAGTCGATACGGTCTGATCTTTTTATCTTTACCAGACCTAGTGATGAAGTTGAATTAAAGGAAGATAAGATACTCGGCTTTGATTTTTTAAATTTAAGTAGGACTTCACATTTCAAGGAAATTTCCGGAATTAGAGATAATCATGTTGCCAAAAAGAAAAAGCAGCTACTTGCCTTTATCAAGAAAAAATACCAATACCTAGATCAGTCACTAGTTACTGCTACTCAAAATAATGCAGCAGTTCCAATATCTTACGAAAACTTTAAAAAGTATTCAGACAAACTCACCAATACGGTACAGATCAATCTGATCTACACAAAACAGGTAGCTAATCACGCTAAGAATTTAGAAAAGACCCTAACCGAATTAGGGTTTATTGTAAAGTCTTCAATTAAATCTCCAGGTAGTGCTCTAAACCCAAATGACCCTAACTTGCATATCGTCATGTGCCCAAATGTATTCACGGATTTCCCAAAGAATTACATAGCCTACCAATTTGAACAAGCCCATTCAAGCTGGTTCACTAAAGATTACATACACAGGCTAAATTGTGCGATTGAAATATGGGATTATTCAGAATACAATATCAATTATTTCAAAGGAAAATTTGGAAGACCTCATATATTTGTACCAATCGGTCGAGTTGAACATGATGTTGATATAGTTAACCAAGCTAGAGATATAGATGTCCTGTTTTATGGAGAATACTCAGGCAGCAGTCGAAGAACTGAATTTCTAGATAGTATGAGAGAGCTTAGGTCCATCAAAGTAGTAGACGGATTTAGCGTACATAAGTTTGGATCAGATATCGTAGATATTCTCAAGAGAACTAAAGTTGTACTAAATCACCACTACTACGATAATGGAAATCTTGAAGTAGTTAGAGTATATGAAGCCTTAAGCTACGGGTGTAAAGTCGTTTCCGAAGTTTCAGTTGATGATAATTACCACGATTTACCGATTTTAAGATATTCCAGTGTTACTGAAGCAGATCGGCTTCTAAAATTGGCACTAGCTGATAATCAGGTTCGTGAATTTAACAAAAGTAATAAAGCTGTTATTAAATCAGCGATGAGTCGACTTGGTTTTAATATGCACAATCGAATTGCAGTATTTGCTCATTATGATGTCCTTAACCAGATCGACGATTATGTAGTTGACTATTTAACTAAACTTAGTAAATTTTGTGACAAAATAATATTTGTGTCTGACGGTAACGTAAATCCTTCTGAGCTGGAAAAAATCTCTCATTTAATATCTGATAGTATATGTGGAAGGCACGGTGAATCAAACGATTTAGGTAGTTACAAGAGAGGTTTCAATTTAATAATTGAAAAGTACAAGTCTGACATTTCTAAAATTGATCAATTTCTTTTTGTTAATGATTCAGGTTATTGTGTGGGCGATCTAACTCCAGTCTTTGACACTATGACTGGTGCATCCGTTGATGCATGGGCACTATGTGATCATGCGCCCGACCCAAAACTAATAGAGGGCAAGTGCTATTTACAAAGTAATTTTTTCTCAGTTAACCGAGCAGTATTTACGGCAAAACCGTTCTCTCAGTTTATGAACAGTATAACAGTTTCTCATAATAAATCAGAAATAGTTGACAAGTATGAGCTAGGTTTATCTGAGATGTTAATTAAGAATGGTTATAGGACCGGTTGTTACATAAGCACAGTCAGTCTAGATGAGTACATTAGATCGAATGATACTCAATTAACAACTGAGGTCCTTTCGCTACTTTCCGGAAATTATTCAGGCATAACTAGCGATATAATGTCAAGAATATTTCATTCAAAAATAGGAGGAGACTATGTCTATTCTGATCATTTTTATACTCTACTAAAAATAGGATTTCCGTTAATTAAATGCTTAGCACTAGTTCCAAATCAGGAAACTGGCCCATATAATAAACTAATTGACTATTGGAAGCCGATCCTCATTTCTAAATTGGGATCAGCTCAAGTTAATCAAATGCTAACTCATATTTCTAGAATCGGTAAGACTCCGAAATCACCTAACAAAAATATACGATAATAAATGAAACTTGCCATTTTTGCAATAGCATTAGACGAGGAGAGGTATTTAGCTGAATGGCTAGACTACCACAAGAGATTAGGAGTTACTGACTTTGTCATTTACGATAATTCAGCAAATAACAAACTACGAGACTTTGCCTCAGACTCAGTTAAGATCATCTATTTTCCTGGAAAAGGGATGCAAATTCCAGCATATAATAATTTTCTAGAAAATTTTGCTAGCGACTTTGACTATGCAATGGCACTCGATATTGATGAGTTTTTAGTAATTCATAATGATTTATCAATTAACGAATTCATTCAAACCTACTTAACTTCAGCTGGTGTAGTAATCCATTGGCGATTCTTTGGGTCAAACGGTCATATTCGTTACTCAGATCGACCAGTCTTGGAGAGATTCATTAAATGCCAAGACGATTGCTCTGACCATTTCAAAACAATCATCGACTGTAAAAAAGTAGTTAGGTATACAAATCCTCACATGCCTGATTTGACAGTCGACGGTGAAATATTCGAGTTAACTGGTGAATTAGTAACAGGTCATGCGAGTCAAATAAATACAACTAGTATTGCACAAATCAACCATTATTTTTGTAAATCATGGGAAGAATTCAACTGGAAGATCAATCGAGGCCGCATAACTCTCAATGTTGAACCTAGATCAACTGACGATTTCTTTTGGGCGAATAGAAATGACGGTGTAGACAAGTCGGCTCTAAACTTAATAACTAATAAAAAAACTACAAAATAATAATGTATTTACCAGTACCTTACAAAGTTCAGTATGACACACAAAAATTTCCATTTAAGGAAATCGTCGAGTCAATTCTAGAAGTTGATAATCTATCTGAACTGCACAAATTAAAAGACTACCTTTTCTTTTCTAGAGAAATGGATCAATCTACTGATTGGCACAAAGCTTATTACTCAAAATTCAGTGAGTTGTTTTACCCAACGTACGTTGAATTAGTTAAAGAATTAGCGAACTCATTCGAGTATGAATCAATCATTTATCAAAAAATCCCAACGTTTAGAACCCAACTCGTTAATAATTTAGCAGTCGGCGAATGGCACAGGGACCGAGCATACAATCACGGAACTTCTGAAGTTAACTTTTGGATGCCATTTACTGATACTAACGAGACCAATACTATTTGGATGGAAAGTTCTGAAGGAAAGGAAGATTTCATGCCGTATACTGTAAAATACGGAGAAATTTTAGTATTTAATGGAGCTAATCTACTTCATGGAAATAAAACAAACACCTCTGACTCTACTCGAGTATCAGTTGACTTTAGATTAGTTGATCCAGCTAAATTTATTCCAACTAAAGCAGGCTCAATTAACATGAATTCGTCTTTTGAAGTAGGCGGATATTTTGAAAAACTTTAATTATGAAATTATCAGCAGGATACGTTGTCTTTGACGGACTAGAGACACTAGAGCAATCAATACGCTCAATCCGAGAATCAGTTGACCTTGTTCTCGTGTCATATCAAACTGTTTCTTGGGGAAACACTGAGTGTTCTCCTAACCTAGTTCCAATGTTAGAGAGACTCAAGAAGAAAGGATTAATTGACGCCATAATAGTATTCACAGACTTTGTACCATCATCCCTAACCACTGCTGAAGATGTGCTGAGAGCTAAGGTTTATGAGTGCAATAAACGTCAAAGCCTATTGGAAAAATCTCTTGAATTAGGAGCAACCCATTATCTTTCAATGGACGCGGATGAATTCTATGTTAAAGACGAATTTGACGAAGCTAAGCGACAAATCATTGATAATAATTTACATGCGACTGCGGTTAAGTACATAAATTACGTAACGCCAACTCTACACCAAGGGTACTCCAAGTTTAAGGTCCCATTTATCTACAAGATAGGATCGGCCAGTAGGCATCATTCAGTGCAATTCATGTTTTCTGATATAGACCCTACTCGCGGAATAGCGGATGACTCATACGAAAGATCGCGAGTATTTGACCCAGGAGTTATAACGATGCATCACATGGAAATGGTCAGAGAAGACTTGCTTGGAAAATACCAAGCGTCAAGTCGATATTTTAGAAATAGACAACAGTTACCTACTTTATCAGAAGATATTGACCGTGCTAAGAGCACCGGTAAACTTACCTATAATGCAATCCATTTCGGAGATGCAATTAGTCACTTAAATACTGAGCTTGAATTAGTTAAATGTGAAGATCAATTTGGATTAACGCCCAATTGATACGGTTTCAGATAGGATCTGATCTTTCATGTTATTAATTAGAGATTGAGCTGCCGCTCCAGTAGAAGGCATTTTAGCATCAACCATTGCAGCTAATCCCATAAGAGCTGCAAACATTGAATCACCCATCACTGCACTTTCAACAACATTTGACGAACCCAATCGGGTAGTCTTTCCATCTACGTGAACTGTTTGTGCGCTTGTTTTAATTGAATTGGAAATAACGTTAACTTGAGACTGGCTCATTACTGTGATTACGTTTCCATCTAATTCAACTGAGGAAAGGCCGTCTTTGTGATACAATTCAATTTTTGAATTTTGATCAATATTTAGGTAAGAGTCTTTCATTTCAAGAGTTAACCCTCGACCTTTATTAAACCAGAATTTTATCTGCTCATCTCCATCAAATAGGATATAGTGAGCTCCTTCGTACTCGTATTCTGTACTCTTCTTAAGCTCTTCCTTAATATCGTCGCCTATTTCCTGAACCTGTTCGTACTCTGGCGAATATAAGTCACCATTATTAAATCTCACATTAACAATCGCTCCCTTTTTAGGAATTGATATTGATCCAGCCTTTGCGTCCTGCCCGAAAAATGCGGGCTTTTGAGATTGAACTGCCCATGGAATATCTTCAACTGGCAACGTATCAAATAGGCTAAATACTTTAACTTTACAGCGACCTTCTCTTAGAGGATCAGTCACATCAACGACTTCTCCTAAATACTTAGTAGTTAGGCGATCCGACCCAGTAGGATCCTTCATTATATCGTGATTTGGATTCATTCGCTATTCTATATTTTATGGATAAACATCCCCCAATGAACCATCTGATACATTTGGTTTTACATCTGATCCTGGGTAAGTGTCATCTCCTACAGTCTGTCCTCCAACCGGCCCAACTGGCGATCTTCGCCCGAATACCTGATTAGTTGAAAGTACTTCATTTGTTCTATTATACACATTTTGCGATAATGCGGTTTCAAGTCTAGTCTGTAATTGGTTAGTTAAGTCGCCTATTAATCTTGCAGGTAGACTTGCTGCACTTGATAAAAAGCGCTGAGCTCTTCCTTCTAGGCTATTTGCTAAACCTGAGAAAATACCAAGAGACTGATAATCAGATTGAGCTGAAGATTCTGATTCTTCGGTTACCCATCCAGCTTTAATCTTAAATGAAGTGTTAAATGGCTGATCTTGAGTGAACGCCTTCATTTCAAGCGAGGTTGGGCCGCTCATAAATCCATCAAAATCAAACTCACAACGACTTAGTCTGTACTTTAACTGCTGTACTCCACTTTCTAAGCGGCCGTTATCATCCCTAATATCTCTTATTTCAAATAGAGTAATTGTCATGTCAAATGTTCTTAAGTTATCCGGAAGAGTATACGCTAATTTATCCTGATCGTATATAGCTCGTCTATAATTTTCTGCAAACTTAAGTAATGGTTGCTGTATAGAATCAATGCAGTTAATTGTGATTTCAGCCTTTTTATTACCCTCCTTTATTCTACTTGCTGCTTTCCATAATGAATCTATTCCTGCTATTGACTGAAAATACCATGGAGAATTCTGTAGTAGTTGTAAATTAGCCTGCGCCGAGGTTAAGTGATGAGCGTATGCCCTTGTCCACGGCGAATCGTATGCAGTTAAGAAGTCAATTGCTGACCATTCTACTACATTGTATGTATTTATTGTTTTATCAGTATTAGGATTTGCAAATAACTGGTCCCAATACAGAGCCATTTCTCCATCATTTGAATATTTAGGTGGAAAAAAATCAATATCAAAAGTCAAGAATACTGGATCCTGAATATCGTATATGGAACTCTTTACGAACTGTTTCCATCTTCTTGGGCCGTTTGTTTTAAATTCTACTGCCATAATTAAACTTTATTTTCCATTTTTTGTGCAGGAATCCAATTTCTTCTACTTAATAAAATTTCAGTAGTGAACGATGTAGATTCGTTTAGCGGGTTGTATCGGTACACGATATCTTTAACATAATACGTATCAGTTAAATTTGTATCAAGTACTAAGTCAGTTGATCTAGCTTTATCTGCAATCTCTGGCTTTTGCGAATTAGTTTGAGTTTTATCGTCATTTAAACTATCGTCATACGCTTTTTTTGCACGACTTGAGTAAATGTTAACCTTTATTCTACTTCCTCTTAGTATATTTTGATTGAATCCTGGAAGTTTTACCTTCAATACATTCTTTTCAGCTTCAATTTTATTATGTGTGTTTAATAATTTTGAGAATTTATAATTAGTGTGAGAGTTAAGGTAATCTGTCCCAGCCCATTTAACAATATCATTTTCCAAATAATCAGTTAATTCAGGGGCCTGATACACGCTTAATCCATCAGGTGAAGGCTCAGATAAAGGCTCAGAATACCAGTCTTTTACTGGAGATTCTTCTCCGTGGCGGTATAGAACAACCCTCTTTCGAAATCCTTCAGTTTTTAGGATATCACCATTGTCACCTATCATTGAGTACTCAAGAATCTTTAGATCTGACATAGTTGTTCCAACTTCAGCGTTTGATAGAACTAATGAAATAGTCGATTCAGTCGAATCTAACTTTCCACCTTTTTCTGCACGGCTTACGTCTAAGTAATCAGTCGCGTACGATGGATAACTTTGAGGTATTTCAGCGTCATCTTTAAATTGTTTAAATTGCTTCTCTACGTTAATAAAATTTAAGACATAATACCTGTCAATAAAGCAGTCAAAAAACGTCTTTTCGTTCTTGTATGAATGATCTGTTACCTGTTTAATAAACGATTTATAATTTAGATTAGGATTAATCCAAGTCATTGCATCATTAGTTGAATCTTCATTACTGGCAAAACCAAGGCCAAGTTCCTCTGCTATCTTTTTTAAAGCTTGAGCAGACGTCATATTTGAATAGGACTTTATAAAATTCCCATTTAACTTAGGGACATATAACTCTCCAAAGAATTCATATCTAACTGAAAAACCTCCGACTGGAATTGACTGAACTCCAGTAATCAGGAAAGTTTGAGAAAATGATTTAAGCTTAGGATGGCCAGTTGCAACGTACGCTGTTAATAGGGGCTTGGTTTTTGGGTACCCTACTGAGGTTAGCGAGCCAGTCGAATCTAACACACTGACATGAATGGTTGGAATTAATGAGTTTGTAAAAACCGTCATTCCTAAAATACTATCAGCTGGCATTCTAGAATTCCCAATCATTATTAATGGAGATTTTCTACCCAAATTCTGAGCAAAACCTGAAGCGTCCGGATTACGAATCTGTCTAGTAGAGTCTGGTGTTTCTAGGTCCAGTACATCAATACTTGGCGGAGTTATCTTTGGCTCAAGCGATAATAGTATTTGGTCGGACAATGCCATTATGAAAATATCTTATTTTTTACTAACGCTGCCTGTAGCTTGGTTCTAGAAATTGGATCAGGACAATCTTCTTTCTTAACTGACGTTACGTCGGTTCCAAATACAATTTTACCATTAACAACCTTCACTGAATTATCTTTAGCGATATTAGGCGGAGCCACCGTTGCTGCTGAATTAGCCTGTAGATAGTCAAGGCGATTCTTATCCTGTTTAGTTTTAGGAGAAATAAACGCAGTCTTTTTCTTCTTTCTAGTAGAAGTCTGCCAATTCTCATTATTTCCATTAATATCAACCGGTTTGACCAACATCCCAGATAGAGCAGAGCCGTCTGGTACTTTTATTAAGTCATTAACGTCTAGCGAAAATGGATTAGAGATTCCGTTGTATTTAAAAAGAACACATACGAAACTGGCAGTCTGATAAAATATTTTGGAAATCAAATCCCCTCGCATCTGAATTCCTTCTTCGACTGCATACGTTCTTCCTTGGTTAACTAGAACTCCTCTAAACGAAACACTTCGCCGAGTTAAGTCGTTAACTACATCGCCGTTTGTTTTTGTAAAGTCGCCTTTTTGTTGTAAAACTTTTAAATCTAGCATACTTAATCTTATTAATTTTGTCCGTATTCTCTTTGGTAATAGTATAGAAGTAAACTATCATCAAGGCCTCCACTCTTATCTGCATCATTGAATTTAGCCTCATTTTGCTCAAATCCATATCCTCCGAGAAATCTATTTCTAAAGTTATGATAGCGACCTTTTGATCCCGCGCTTAGACTATTGTAATACTCAGTTAATTTTTCAGTAGACGCATCTCCACTTGTTCCAGCAATAGCATTCCATGTAGTATTATTCTGTTCGCCAAAGGTGTCTTCTAAAGTTGACGATTTTAGCATACCTGCCGTTAACTTAGTCTCACCAGCGTTAAGCATTCTCTCAATTGCCGTTTTATCTCTCGGCTTTCCTTGTTTTAAAGTAACCGTAAATGTTACGCCAGTAGGAAAATCGTCAGGGCCAATTTCTTGATCCCACTCCATTGCAGTATTCGTACAAATTAAATCCCCCATTACGAAAATAGGGTTCATTGGATTTCCAACGACTAGATGCCACTCTCCAACCGGTCGGTCCGATAGTGCTGCCTTAATTGAAATTAGGTCAGGCACTGCTGATCCAAGCTTAGTCATCAGCGCAGACTGTATTCCATCACTTAATAATTTAGCCGGGTCATTCATAAATTTACTACCGGCTAGGTCAACTGCTGACAACATACTGCTTACGATCTTAGAAAATTCTTCTGAATTATTGCCTGAATAAGTCGACCCCCAGCTAGTCAGCATCTTTCCCAACGCCTCAGTCATTGTAGGGCTAAACTTTAAACCTACTTTAGGGTAATATCTAGCAAGCTGCCCTAAAAATTGTGCATCATTGTAAGTTAAATTCATAAAATTAGAAATTAGGTCTAGTGCTGCTATTTTTGGACTTAATCCATTAAAAGACCTAAATGAATATGCGAATTTAATCGTCATTCCAGTTTGACTATTAGTTTCTTGCATACCGCGTTTTCTTCTAGAAGTCTTATCAATTACGTTAACTGGCCCGTATATTCTATTCCAATATGGACCAGTTGTATATAAGTTCTTTTGATACTGTTGCATTTTTGCATCGTATCCACTAAGCTCCTGGATGTTTTGATCCGACCCACTAAATGTTGCGTATGCTGCCTCAAGTGTAGTTTTTAATGCAGCTCCTCCAGGAAGACCCTGTATAGTTGATAATAATTCACTAAACGTAACCTCATTACCTGTGATTTCTTGTTCAGAAACAGTCAATGATTCCCATGGAATGTCCCAAGCAAATATTCCTAATTTATTTAAGTCGTTAAGAGTGTCTGACCCAAACCAAGTAACTGCCTGTGCAATAGGTATTGCATTTTTACGCTGATCCGCTTGACCGAGTCTCAAGCTATCTGCAATTGGGAATGGGTATCTACGTAGGGTTACTAATCTATTATTCGGAACCTTTCCATAGTCTTTACAATACATAAAATCAGTTAATGCATAAGGCTGGAAACCAACTGAGGTCCCCGCCGATATGTTTGCTCCCCACTGCTTTAATTTAGTAGCAGACGGATTCGATAAAATTCCTTCTTGATTAGTCTTAAAATTTCTAGCCTTCTGCCTAAGAGGGCCAGCCACTTTTTCCCATTGTGCAAGCTTTGCAAGTAGAGCTTTAGTCCTTTCTGCCGGGTCAGTTATTCCACTGGCATTAATTCCAATAATCGCCAATTGTATGTCACTTGCTGCTTTATCTTCTGCTTCGTATTGGCTTGAATCTTTTAAATTACTTGAAAATCCAATAAAGTGACCTTCTGCTCGATATTTACTTCCTGCATTTAAAGGAGAGTACTGAAAAACTGTAAATTTATTAAATATCGAACTTACATTATGTTGGATTATTCCGTTATTCTCAGTTCCGATTAGAGATCCAAGTTCTCCAAAATCGCCTTTTAGAGTTCCAGTACCTCCAACTTTAGCTAAGGCCTCCATGTAATTAACTCCAGCGAATGCCGTATCGGTTACTAGATTAGTATGCGTTGTTATTTCGTCTGCCATTTCTTTTGATTTGTTTCGTTATAGTTATTTATCGACCTAAATAAAAAAAGGAAGATCGACAGACCTTCCTTTCCAGTATTTCAGAGTAACTGATTAGCTTCCGATCTGCACCGTGTATGTAAATTTACTTACGTCAAATCCACCGTGCATGTCTATTTCAATACCATGTGGATAAAAAGGCAAGCCTTCTATCTTAGCTTCAACTCTTCCTGAGAAATCTCCGCCGTCTTCTAATTCAATCTCGTGCCAAATTTCTTCATCGGTAGCCTCGTCCCAAATTGAATATTCTATCATAAGATAGAAGCCCTTAAGTTCAAAATCAATATCCTCAATTCCATGTCGTGAGTGAACTGCATCGATTTTATACAGTATCTTGCATGTTCCGTGAGAATGGTCGTTTATTTCCGCCATTGAGTCAAAACCTAAATCTTTCAGCTGGTCCTTATCTTCAGGAGAAATACCAGCAGCCTTGTTTTCAATCTGTCTAGGAAAATTAGTTAAGTCAACGTCATATCTTTCCACTTCCATGGTCAATACATCATCTGCCCATGGATTTTTGTATTCTTCGTATAGAGCTACGTGTTTCTGCATTATTTAGCGAATTTTAATTTTTTCTTCTCTGAAACTGCTTCGGATTTAGCAATTACTGCTAATCTATATTCCAGCTCCTTAAACGAAGACACTCGACGTTCATTAACTAATTTACTCTTAGCTAAATTACGTTTTTTAGACTCATCAACCTTCTTAACAAGGTCGATATTATCTTGGTAAAGTCCTGGGACTACCACAATTTCTTCTCCGTTAAACTCAATTGGTCTAACTAATTCTACTTCAAAACGATCCACATCTGGTTCGTAACTGTTTTGATAAATCTCGGTGATTACTGCTTCAAGGCCATCTACTAATTCCAACAGACCGTTTTGCATCTCCTCAACGTCCGTCTTGATTACCACCTTGTCTCCGACTGAAAATTTCATACTTTCTCTTTTTTAATTTTTAGGGTTAAGTCTTCGGTTCCTTTAATAAGGCGGTGCCAGTCATGTTTAGGAATCGTTACTATATTATTTAACGACGTCGGCAGTGCATTATCCATTTGAATCATCCAGTCCGTGTCATTTTCTGAAATTAAATGTCGAGTTTCGTCGTCTCTATGCCATTTTAACTCAATTGGATCTATGTCTTGTGAGAAGGTTCTAACAAGTTCAGTACCAACCTCATTAATATCAACATAAGGCTTTATCATTTCTTTCTTACCTTTTGAGCTAAGTCCTTATCCGCCTTTCCCCAAGTTCCACTTGATTTTGTAACAAAAGAGTTTACTCTAGCATGGGCCCATGCTTCTTGACTTTGACCTGGTCGGTGACCTGTCTTCCAAGCAGCCATTCCTCTATTAAATACTTGCTTAAGAATACCAAATGGCATCTTATATTTTTCAGCTTTCTTCTTTAGTGATTTGTCTGCTGGGCTAGACTCATTAATTTCTACCCATTCGGAAAATTTATAGACGAGAGTCTCATCCATTTCACGATTCACCTTTTTGGTAAATGAGCTTTTAACTTTAGAGCCTTTAAATTTTCCTGATTTATCTAGGTCTCCGGGCATTGGTTTATATGCATTATCGTCCGAATCGCTCATTTTTGATTGACGATTCATTTGATTCAGCTTTTTATTCTTTTGATCCTTAGCCAGTCCTTTAAAATACGGACCTGATTTTCCAGTTACCTTGCCTTCGTTCATTTGTACCTATTTTATTTTACCAAAATCCTGGGTAAGTTTTACCTCCCCATAAGTTAGCATATCGATTTATTCTACATGCCCAATAACCGGCAGTAAGTCTATCATTTTTTAGATGACATTGGTGCCTAGCCGCGAAACTTTTTCTAGCTTTCGGATCACTAACCTTTGCAGTTAGTCCACCGTGAACGTCTCCAAATGAAATCTTCTTTACCCTTTTTGTTTTTGGATTCATTACGTAAACGTGGTATTTCTTGGCTCCACCTCGAGCAGGTTTTCCAAGTTCAACCGATCTTCCTTGATACTCTGCCTCAAATAGAAAATCTAATGGAACTAGTTCTCCACCGTATTCTCCAAATAAACCTAAATCCGTTTCTTCAAACAGAATCTGATCTATTCCAGACAGTGCTAATTCGCCTGACTCAAATCGACTTCGGGCTTCAGCTAATAGGCTAAAGTGAGCATCACTGGCTGGTCTATAAATAGACTCGCATACTGATAAATTATTTGTGATATGGTATTCTAAACCTTCAGACATTGGATCAAGATCCGGATTAGGAATCATTCTCCATCGTTTCTCTAGATTTGCTCCTTGACCTCTAGCTAATTTAACTTCTATTGAATTTGCTTTTACTACCTCTAATGCATTAATATAATCCCCTGAATCCAATAGATCCTGAACCATTTCTGCATCGTCTGCTGCAAGTTTTGCCATGTAAACTACTGGGTGTCTTTGTTGATTGAAGTGGCATCTCATACTCATCATACTTAGTGTATGATTGAACGATTTAGCTTGACCTCCAGTAAATCCCATGTCTTCAAGCTCTCCTAGTTCTTCTACGTTTGGAGCAGGCATAAAAGATTCAAGACCCTTGCAATCAGCGATCCCATAGTACCATTCACCATCTACTTCTTCAACTGATTCATTGAATGCTTTAAATGGTTTAATATGGTTTTGCATTTGCATAATTTAATATTATTTAAGCCTCTTCGCAAAGGTGTTCTTCGTTAACTGAATACCCAACTCCGCAGTTTTCGCAAACCATAGAGTTTTCTTCCGACTCGTCGTTCTCGCGAATAGAGTCTTCTGCCATTTCATTGATTAAGAAATTTGCAACTTCTTCGATATCGTCCTTTGATGTAGCTATATGATCTGCTGCCCAATCGTGTCCATTCGTTAGAACCGCATCCACTTTTGATGGATCCATTTCCAATAAAATATCAACAAGTCTCTTAATTGTCTCTAGATTTCCAAAGAACATATAATTCTCAGCTCTATGATCATCATGATCAGTTGTGTGAGCTACTCGTTGTTCCATATCGTGATGAGGCGCTCTATGCGGCATCATTTCATGGTGTTCTGGTCCTTCTAGGAAATTTTCAAATGTTTTAACAATTTTATTCATTATTATAGGTTATTTTGTTCTTTTATAAAATCAGCGAAGCCTAATACAACGCCATACTTTTTCTTTTTGCCTTTTTTCTGAATTCCGAAATTATCTCCAGAACCAAATGATGTTTCAGTCGGTGGTGTAATAGCTCCCATTCCGCCAATTGATCCAGGTACCTGTGGAGAAACTCCAGGAGCTACTCCATCTTCGCTAACCTGTTTAGCCTTAGGTTCGTCTACTACAGAAGTATCGAATATGAATAGTCGACTAAACGCATCAGCTTTCATTTCTCCTTCTCGGCCTTTTACCGCTTTTCCTATTACTTTAGCTGCGCCGTTTAGGGTTTTTGCATAAATCGCATGTGCCCATTTACCAGTTCTTTCAAAAGCTTGTGCAGTTACTCCGCCGGTTTTTTCTCCACCGAATATCAACTCCATTAACGATTGAGCAGCTTTTCTAAATTTCATTAATTTAGTTTCGTCTGCTATTTGTTTTCCATTTACTGGAAGAGAAGTTCTTTCGTATAACGGTAGTTTCTTATTAAAATCGTAATGGATTCCTTTATATTTCTTGGTATCGAATTGCTTATTCTTAGCCTTTTCAATTAACGCTACTTGAATCTGGTCAATTAGTCGCAATAGGTATTCCTTTGCTTCAGTCGATACGTCCGGAAATCCATTAACGCTTGTTCTAAGCTTATTCGCTTCCGCTAAAATATCATTCTCGTTTGTCCAATTTGTGTATTGAAATTCAAATATTCGTCTAATTAAAGAGGCAACGTTCTTATTTACGTAAACTCCAGCCTTAATGTCAGAGGTTACGTCATTTCCAAGTTCTGATGATATTTGAGAAGTGTACGTTGCTGTAGCATCTTCAATTCCGGCTGAAACTTCCTCCGGCATTTCCGCTGCTAAGATTTCAGCTGCTTCTAAATTTGAAAATACTTCCTGTGCAGCAGCTTCTTTTTCTTCTTGATTTTGAGCTCCTTGAAATTTAGAATAAGACTGTTTAGTTTTCTCTGCTGGTATAATTACCATTAGTGAATACAAATTATAGAGTTCATCGTTTATTTCAGAAACCTTTTTATTAATTTCTTCACTAAAATCAGGCTCGTCACCAGCTTTCTTTTTAGAGGCTTTGTTTTGATAAATTAGCTCAATTACTCTAACTCTACAAACAAATTTTGTAATTTTATCTGTAATTTGACCAACTTTTGCTTCATTTACCGGAACCTCATTTAGAGCTTTCATTAACTCTTCTCTAAAGACTTTGATTCTTTCCTGTAAATATGCAAAATACTCCTCAAGAGTTTGCTTCATTTTAGGATCCGAAAATATCTTTGACAGAGTCGGATCATCTAATTTTCCAGTAAGCTCATCTTCTCCTAAATTAAATAGCATATCAAGAAGACGATTTAGGTCCTCGTTATTATCGCCAGTAGGCCCAGATCCAGTCGTATCATCTTCGGACTTTACTTTATTGAGAATATCGTTAGCCTCATCGCCGATCTGAATCAGGTCAGTTTCAAGAATTAAATTCTCAATTGATTGTAATTTTCTTACTTTTAAAAACATATTACTTTTGTTGTAGCAAATATTGCGTTTTGTTTTTAAGGACTAGTACCTCATCTATTAAATTATACAGATCAGAATCTTCCTCTCTATCAAATATTTCTGCAAATGTTCCACGTAATGCTTCATCTACTAATTTAAAGAATTCCATGTAAGCCATATCATAATCGTAAACCATAATAGCTGCTTCTCCGAACTTAAGATTTTGTGATCCGTATTTACCAGCAATCGCTTCAACTATTGTGTCCATGCTCTCAATAAAACCTTCGTAGAAAGCTCCAAAGTGACGGTGTTCAGTATCGTATCCAGTTTGCCAGTGAATTATTTTTGCCTGATCCGCGATCTGCATTAGAGATAGCACGAAATAGGCGATTGTTTTGTCTTCACCCGTATGTGGTTCAGTAAGGTCTTCTAGTCCAAACATTAGTTTTTAAAGTATTTTTATCTGTCATTATCTCCACGGCCAAGCGGACCAAGATAGTCGTGATCCTGCATATAGTCATTCGCTTTATTATTATATTTTTGGATTTTCTGCCATTTCTTAAACGGTGTAACCCAAAAGTCGCGATTCACTTTTTTCTGTAAAAAATCGTATACTTCGTTCCCGGTTGGATGCTGCATCACAGCATTCTTTAAAGGTTCTTTACCCTTCCGGTAGTTATCTACGTTTTTAGCGCTCTTTTCCATAGGGTTATTTATTAGGCAATCTTCCACTACTTTGGAAGTTCTCAAGTAAAACTTTATCCAAGTATTAAATATAATTAGTTAACAAAAACTGTATACATCAATGAAGTTTAACGAATTAACCCCAGAAGATGTTTCCAACCTATCTAATCTCTATTGGAATAAGGATTTAAGTTGGGACACCAGAATGAAAGAATTAAGCTCATTTCTAAATAAGTCCGAGAGAACTGTTCAGAAATGGTTAGCCAAATTAGGAATAACTGAAAGTTCAATACAAGAATCACCGCAATTAATTAAAGCCCGAGAGCGAAAATTCAATAAAAAGAAGAAACGTTTCATTATCACCTGGGCCCAAAACGATACGCCAGTTCATGAAGACTTTGTATCCAATATCGAAAAGTACGCAGATCACATTAATGCAGATATCCACGTAATCGCAGGTCGCTATAAAAACCCAACCTCCGTTTTCTCTGATAAAAATTACGAAACGTGGTCTAGTCGAATTGAAACATATTTAGATGCAAATAGACATGAGGTTCACAAACACATGTGGATCATGTCAGATATTAAAATTCAGCCAACCGCAGTTGATCCAATGACTGGTCTTCAGGGAATGACTGGTATTAACTCATGTGTCTTTGGCTCTCCGAAAGTTCATTTAGAAACAGTTCCTGTACTTGAAGGAAATCTTCCAAAAATGATGATGACTACTGGAGCATGCACCGTTTCTAACTATACTGATTCTAAATCAGGTAAGAAGGGAGAATTCCACCATACTCTTGGTTTTGTAGTCGTTGAAATAAAAGACTCTAATACATTCTTCGCTAGACAAGTAACCGCAACCGACGATGGTAATTTCACTGACCTATACAATCGAGTTGAATACAATGACGATACTGAATCAAGCGAAATCTCTGAAGTAACTTCAGTAGCTGCCGCGATCCTAGGCGATCTTCACTATGGTCAACACGATCAACGTGTAATTAATAAAACCCTAGACCTATTTAAGAAACTTCATCCTGAAAATGTTATTCTACATGACGTATTTGATGGACTTTCAATTAATCATCATGAAATAAACGACCCATTCATTCAATATCACAGAGAGCAGGACGGGTCTAACTCATTGAGAAAAGAGGTCGATGCAATGCTAGTCGGGCTTGAGGATTTTAGAGACTATAATGTAGCTATCGTTAGAAGTAATCATGACGATTTTCTAGACCGTTGGTTAAAAACCACTGACTGGAGAAAAGCTGCAACCATAAAGAACTCTCTTGAGTACATGGAATACAGTTCTCTACTGCTTAGGGGAGTTGCACCAAATGGAGTTATTCCGTACCTAATCAACGAGAGATTTCCAAGTTTCAAAACATTAGGCCGAAGTGATAGCCTTGTCGTAAATGGCTGGGAGCTTGCTCAACACGGAGATGTAGGTTCAAACGGATCACGCGGATCTCTGCTTCAATTTAGAAAATTAAATACAAAAATTGTAGTTGGACATTACCATTCTCCTGGAAGAAAGGACGGCGCGTTAGCTGTAGGGACTTCAACTAAATTAAGAGTTAACTATAATGTCGGACCTAGTGGATGGCTCCAGTCACACGTAATCATCCACCATGATGGTAAAGCGCAACATATCAATTTTATAAAAGGAGAATTTACAACTCTGTAGATTCCTAACCTAATCACATAAAAAAAGCTCCTTATGGAGCTTTTTTAGTTTAGTTAGTCTTCTATTTGAATTATAGGAGTTGGGTTAGGTTTCTTAATTTCATCTTCGATCACATTCTCATGACTAATAGATTCAGTTAATGATTCCATTAGATCTTTATTTAAGTTATAGAATTCTGAATGTATGGTGATCGGGGTAGCTTCTTTAAATGAAGCAAAATCTCTGTTTTTAATTGAGGTCATAATTGATTCTCCAATACTTGTAGTAGGTACTTCAATTAACGAAGTCTCTCTCTTAATATTTAGGTTTCTTGATCTCTTTTTTGCTAAGTCTAATTGTAGTGCGATATCTTTAATTCGGCTAGGTTCTGCTGCGATGCTAACTGGCTCAAAACCAGGTTTTATTGCTTTAAGTATAGATTCAATATTTCCATCTCCAACCATTACGTGACCTGCTATATTAGGTTTCTCGTTTGCCGTTAATTTAGATAGGGCGTTATTAATAGTTTCTTTCTTAAACGGGAAGATTTTTCCTGATTTTCCAGGATGTACGCATATTAATAGAGTAGGAAGTCCGTTTTTCTCAGTAAGGATTTTTGCATTCTTTAGGTGTCCTTTATGGATCGGTTGAAATTCTGAAATCAGTAAATTAACTTTCTTTACTTTACGCTCTTCATTTTGCGCGATATCGTATGTTTCAAAATAGCCAGGATTCTTATCGTCTCCTACAAATTCATTGAATGAAGGAAAATAGTTTTCAAATAATTGATCTCCCATTGCAACCTGTCCAAGTTTATCGATTTGTGCTAATAAATTAGTCTTCATTGCATCAGTGAATAGATTTGAATTTACTTTAACTTTCTTTTTTCTAAAAATATTAATGAATATTCGGTAAATTTCTTTATAATTAGGATTCTTTGCAATTATAGTAGTTACGAATGGATCATTAATTAGGTCTAAATTAATATCAAACTCAGGTTTTTGTAGAAACGCTGGGACCTGAATATCTAGATCTCCGTATTTGTCGCCGTACTCTTTAATAAACTCAGCAAACAGTCGATTTATCAGAGAAACGTATCTCTCCTCTGGAGTTTCTCCAGCCTCAACGAATTCCCTAAGCTCTGATATTCTGTAGCCTTCAATAAAATTCATTAAATCAATAACAATAATCCAAATATAATCATCACTCTTCCTTTGAACTTTCTCAGGCGATAGCTGTTTTGCATTATCGTAAAAAACGGGATCAACTAATTTCGCTAGTACTGAAGCTTCATTCGCTGTTTTATTATCATCAAAGAATCTAAATACAATTTCGTCAATTGATCTCTCATACTCTTTAGTTTGAGCCGTTTCGTCAACAGTTGGATCCAATACTGCCATAATGTGTTTAGTGAATGAGATCGTTTTGAACTTTTCAATCAATGAAGCTGCTGGAGTAAACAGGAATTCCTGTATCTTTACCTTTTGTTCGTCATTAAGTTTACCTTGAAATAGAATCGCTGGAGGATTTACTCCAAGCTTACCAGCCCATTCGTTTAATTTACCGAAATCATGAATAATCTCAGATAATTGGTAATTTTCATCCAATACCTTAATGTGACTTAGGGTTAGAGGAGTTTCACGATTCGGAGTATAATCCATTCCAAACACGTAATTTTCAGGAATTGCTGAAATTACATCAGTCCCAAGACTCTCAAAATGTCCAATGCCCGGCTCGTAGTAGCGACTAAGAACTCGGTCGATGTAACCAATTTTGCTGTCTTTTTTAAAGAAGTTAAAGTTATTCTGTTGTGCATCTTTCTTGGCACCAAAATAGGCACCGTCAATTTTTTCGTTGATGATAACTGTCTTATTTAAAAGACTGTCAAGGAAGTCCTTTCCACGCTTTTCATAAACGTCTCGTAAGTGTGATAATCCTGCCATATCTGTTATTTATTAGGCTCTATTCCTAATAATGTATAACACTCGGCATTAAATGAATTAACCGAATCTTCATCAAACTTATTAAAAACGATGCTTAGTTTGTTATTTTTTTCTGAATTTACAAGATCTTTTACACCAAGCTCAATTAGATGAGCCATTAGTTGCTGTTCTTCTAGTGTAGAATGTGCTCCATCCCAAGTATCTTTAACTCTGCTAGAATCACCAGTTTGACCTGCAACTGAAACTACTAACGTTTTTGAATTTGCATATAAATTAGTTTTCAATAGAGTTAAGAATTCAAGCTCAGCTTTAGTTCGAGTTAATCTTTTTCTTAAGATTGCCCAAGTGTATGCAGATATGATAGCTCGATCAAATATCCAAATTTTATCTGAATATTCAGGTCTAAGATTCATTTCCATAATGGTCATGATATTTCCCAAGCTAAAATAATGAAGACTTGGATCAGTGTCTAATCCAACTAATCCTAACGTTTTAATATGATCTGCGAAATAGAATTTGTAGTACTCAATTCTTGGATCATTTGCCTTCTCGATAAATTGATTAATTAAAAATGTTTTGCCACAGTGCCTGGCGCCTTCTACGAATAATATCATTGTATGCTTAATTTTTCAATTTGAGATAGTTCAGCAATGGACCTAGCGGTTTCCCATGCGATTGTAATTACTCGACTCTTATCAACAAAGATGAATTCAATATCAATCATTAAGCCTGCATCCAAGAATGCTTCTGTGTACTTAATGATTTCCCATAGTGAATCTTCAAATATTGTGATTGAATTAGCTTCGTGAGTTCTAATCAATTTAAGGGCAACCTCAGCCTTAGCAGATTCTCTTCCAAGAAAGAACGTTTTATCGAATAAGATTCCGCCATTATCTCTAAGTATTTCAAGAACTCTTTCTTGACAGGCTTTAACTCGGTGAGTTATTAAAAAACTAAGAACGTCTGGTTGCGCTTGAGTTTGCTCGCAAGTATTTAAGATTGCTCGAATGTTGAACTCCGGTGATAAAGACTCAGGCGAGTCAAACCAGTCGTAGGGCGTAATTCCCTTTGCTTCTTTGCATGTGTAACCTGGCACTCTAAAGAGAGTTTCGTCAAAGTCGAATATGTTAATATGAATATGATTTTCCATAGAGTATTTTACTGATAAATAACCTAGTAGTTTTATCTAATATACTAAATTATGAACAGATCGCTAAGAAAAACAAGAGAATACGATGGAAACCATTATCAATTGGTTAGAGACTGTGTGCAGGCGCAAAAACCTTTCGTAATTTATAACTTTACTAATTCAAAACAGTACAATCAAGTCCTAAAAGACCTAGATGACTATGGCAAGCTGCCTTATGTGCTACAAATACTAAATTCAATAGAAAATAGCGGCCACCGGATCAAGAGATCATTTCCTAGTATCTTTGTTACTAATGAGGGTTCTGACGTATCTCATGAGCAATTCAAGGAGATGGTTAGAGGGTCAATTCAGCACTATAAATTAGACTCAGTTGTATGCCTTTACGATGGAGGCGTCTCTGTCTTCTACACAAACGGTGATCATCATGAACTTGGGGATTCAATTTACTCAAGTAATATAATTCAAGAGTTCAATAGTGACTTCTATCAAATCGAAAGTCTATATTATTGCTTTATCAGTTAAAACTTACTGCAAGTTTTTGATAAAATATAGGTATGGAAGAAACTACCCCAAAAAGAACTATTGCTGAAGTTTTTAGAGAGAAACGAGAATCGTTCTCTGGCGAAATCTATGTAGGAATCAAACTTCTCGAGCACATTCGTAAGATTCCTGAGGCTCAAGTGACATTTCTTAGCTTAAGGCAGAGAATGCTTGAGGAGAATCACACTCTTATTGAGCACTTTACTCAACTTAAGAAGACTTTCCGTGAAAAGAAGGGTGAAGAGTGGATCGATGCATCAAAGAATCATCAAATGAGGTATGGCGCTAATGAAAAGAATACAATAGTTGATGGAAAGACCGCCTCGCTTAAAGAAAAGATCGAACAGGTTGAAAATCAGATAACTTTTTACTCAGATTCCATTAAAACAATTGACGCAGTTCTATTTGGTATTAAAACCAGATTAGACGTACAAAAGCTCCTAGACGGGCATTAAAAATATTTTAAATGCTTGTTAACCTTTAAATTATCAAACGATCGACAATTTCTTGTACTTGTAAGCCATGACACAAAGGGCGAACTCAAAGATCTTCAATTCTATTTTAAAAAGAGGCAAAAAGGCTATCTTTTTAATCGTCTATATAAACGAAAGTTATGGGACGGATACGACCATTTTGTTGTAGTCGATAAAGAAACCGGCGCTCACAAAATCGGAGTCGGCCTTTGGAAAGAACTATTTAATTTCAGTAAGAAATTTGAGTATGAGGTTCATATCGAAGATTATGAGAAATTATTTAACTTAAATTTCACAAAGGATCAACTTGCAAAGTTTACGTCAGTTATGCTGGATGGTTCAAACATTGAGGCTAGAGACTATCAATTAGAGGCAGTATTTCGTGCCTTAAAATACAAGTTCTGTTCTCTTGAACTTGCAACATCTGCTGGTAAAACAATTATTTTCTTTTTATATTTAGCCTTTCTTAAGAGAAAGGGTATTCTCGCCGGAAATGGCAAAAAAGCCCTAATCGTAGTTCCTAGAGCTGGACTAGTTAGTCAAACTGCTGAAAAATTCACAGACGATTACAATACCGGTCTGATGAGCTTTAACGTAATGACGATCGGCGGAAAGAGTAAGTACACAGACAAAGCATTTGCTGAATCTGAGATAGTTATTTCAACTTACCAAAGTCTAATTAACAGACCTCCTGAATTCTTCAAGGAATTTAGCATTGTTTGTATCGATGAGTGTCACACAAGTAGAGGAAACTCTGTTCGGGATATTTTAATACAGTCAGTTAATGTCGAATACAAACTTGGACTTTCCGGAACAATTAAAATAGAAGAAGACTATTCGGATTTCTTCAGAATTCAAGAATTTCTTGGTCCATTAAGTATGACTCTATCCGCAAGTCACTTAATTGAGAATAACTACTCACCTGATGTCTATATTAAAATGGTTTACTTAGAATATCCTAAAACTGAACCTTTTGTTGAGAAATACATGGCTCTGCGAGAAGAAGGAAAGTCCGGTAAAGAGATGTACGACTCTGAAAAAGCGTTCATTGTCTCTTACGAACCTAGAATTGACTTCATTTCTGCATTCGTTAAGAAACTTGAAGGAAATACTTTGATTCTATACATAAACGTTAAGGATCAGTACGGCCAGCGTATTTGTGATAAGATTAAGGAATGGAGAGAGCACGTTTATTACATAGACGGTGGTGTTGATAGCTCAGATCGTGATGAATATCAAAGAATTATGGAAGCTGGTCCTGGCGTTACACTAGTCGCATCATACGGAACTTTCTCTACTGGAATTGACTTAAAAAACGTTAATCACATTATCTTGGCCGAGAGTTACAAATCTGAGGTAACAATACGTCAATCTATTGGTAGGGGAATGCGTGGATTAAAAGGGAAAGTTAAGGTAACGATTTACGATCTAATAGACGATCTTAATGGCTACATCGTTAAGCACGGTCATGCTAGAGAGAAAATTTATAAGAGTCAGAAATTCATTGTGTCAAAACACAAATTTGACTTAAATAGATTCGTTAATTAATAGTCTTCTGAATCAGAGGTCCATACGTAAAAATCAGCTAATGCAGTCTGTCTAAATCTATTAATATCATCTTTAATTGCATCAAGATCCCTTTCTATTTGATACAATTCATTCAGTTTTTCACGTAACCAGTTTTCAACTTCATCTCGAGCTTCAATAATCTCCTCTGCTTTAGCAGCAGTCTCTTCATCAATTATTCCAAACTCAATGAGCTCAGCAGTCTCTTCTGGATTTTCAATGATTTGTTTTAGTAACTGAATTGATCCAGCATTTGCGTCTGCTACTTCTTCTAAGTACATATCGAATTTATCTTCTAGAATTCTTTCCAAGTCAGAATGACTGTCCTCCATTGCTAGTAATAGCCAGCCTCCGCTTTGGCCCCCTACTCCAACTTTAGTTAACCAGTCATACGTATTCATATAGTCTTCTGAATTAACTTCGTAAGTCTCTTCCATGAATCTACCCCACTGATCCCACATTGCTGATTCTAATGACGACTCATCTTCTTCAATTTCCTCAGCTGAATATCCTTTTAGTGCTGCCCATTTCTGTACATCTGGGTATGAGTGGATTTTCATGTCTAGTGCATAATGGTCGTTTCTAAAATTTCGACTTTCTCTATTATACCAGTAAGTATCCTCCAATTCATTAACCTGTTTATCAAAGTCTTTAAGTAGATCCAATATAACAGAATCTTCTGTGAACTTATTTAGGTATTGAGCATAGTGATTTGCGTAATTCCAATCACCTCTTTCTAGAATAAATTGTGAAAATGTATGGAGTCTTTTACCTAGCATTCTTTGCTTTAGTTGTTTCTTTTAACTCCATGTAGTTTGAGAAGCTTTGAACCTTATTTTCAGCTAACTGTAATTCCATTGATCGTACTTGAACTTGGGGTTGGCTTTGAGGCTGGGCCGGTTGAGGCGTTTGAATTTTATTAACTAATTCACTTACTTTAGTTTGAATTGACTGTAGCTTTTTTACTTGATCTGTCGTTAGTTGAGTTAAGTTCTCTTCTACCGTATACAGATACTCAATGAATGAATCCAATTGTTCCATTTAGATTGATATTTTTGAGGCAATTACAATGCCAAGTATTAGCTTTGCATAAATCAGTCTAAAATGAAGAAACGTGAAAATCACGTCACATTCTGCCTTTGATAATTTAACCAGACCAGTTTTAGTGTAAAGCTTATTCAAATTATTTATTAGTGTCACAGTTTGGTTAACTGACCTATTTCCTACTAGACCTGCCAGCACTTCGTTAAACGTTTCCTGGCTAAGAGAGCTCTTGCGATCTGAAACAAGAGTCATCCATTCATCCGCTTCTAAAGACATGTCGCGTTTTACTAAAAGATCCTTGGTTTTAATACCTCGGTCAATTCGCTTAGCTATCCTGTCAAGTTTTGTGATGGATTCAGCAATTTCACCGATCCAAATAAGTTCATCCTTTACAATTGAGATACTTGCGTTGATTGGAGATCCGGTGTGTCTAAAATTGATAACATACGGAGTTGATGATCTGCTTGTTTCAAAATCGTCATCGAACATCACAGCAGCGACTGGAGAAGTTGATATTTGAATATCAAAGTCTTTATCAAATGGAAAATTGCTTAAAAATGGATAAGCTCTATTAATTACAGAGCGATCAGTGTTTACCATGTTTTCAACTTTTTAGTTATTTATTTGGTAAATTAAACCCAAATGAATATTCACAAGTACAATACTCGTATATGTCAAAACAGTTAGAACAGCAAATTAAATCACTAGATTTAAAGCAGAATGCAATTAAAATCTTAATTAACTCATTCTATGGTGCCTTCGGTAACCGATATTTCTATTTTCATAATAACGAAATAGCTAAATCTATTACTCTACAAGGTCAAGATTTAATTAAATTCTCAATCCGGGCAGTAAATCACTACTTTCAGCACAAGTGGCACCTAGATACTGAACTTCATGAAATTTTAGGAATTTCAGACAAAAAAGTTTCTCAAATTGAAAAAGAAGCTGCAATTTACACAGATACTGACTCTGTGTATGTCTGTTTTGATTATGCAATTCAGTCAGTAGAAGGATTAGACTTAGATAATAAAGAGTCTCTTGAGTTCTGTTTGGCAATTAACCGAAACCGATTAAAGGATTATTTTGAACAAGCTTTTGAGAAATACGCAGTTCATTTCAACACAGACAATCGCCAAAATTTTGAGCTTGAAAATCTTTCTAGTTCAGGAATCTGGCTCGCTAAGAAGAAATACATCTTAAGCGTATCATATAAAGATAATAAGCACGAACGACTACTTGATAAAGAATCATTAATCATTAAGGGTCTTGAAGCAATTCAAGCTTCCTATCCAATTTGGGCAAGACAGCACTTACAAAAGCTGTATTCATATCTTTTAGGAATCGGGTATAACTTGGATCTTGAAGAAGACTTGATTCCGAAATTACAGGCTCTAAAAGACGAGTGTAATTCGCTAACGGTCGATGAGATTGCTTTTAACTTCTCAGTTCGAGTTTACGAAGATTACCTAAAGAGCCTAAATCCATTAGTAATGGAGAAAGGAATGCCGATTTACGGTAGAGCTGCTGCATATCACAATCACGTGATAAAGAAAACCAAAAATCAAAAGTATGCATTGATACGAAGCGGTTCAAAGATTAAATTTTACTATGCTTCGCCGAATGAGTATGAATTTGATATTTTTGCGTACGCTCCAGGCTCTTATCCAGAAGAATTCGCAGTGCCTATGGATAGAGATCAACAGTTCTTCCGATTAATCATTGAGCCAATTAATAAATTATTAGTTGCAATGGGTTATCCGGAATTAACTTCAGCCCTTGTTCGTAAAGTTGAACTTGTTAAATCAAGAAGCCGTAGCAAAGAATTCACAAACGAAGAAACTTTCCCACTGTATGCAGTTGACTCAAAAACTCTAGCCTATTCTGAAATTCCGGAAAGCTGCCAAGAATACATTGGTAATCCAGACAAGCCGGTACCTGCGAATTTATTCCCAGTTTACATTTCAGCAATTTCTAAATTTGGCCTAAATACAGTAATCGTTCCAAAACACGAACTTACTAAGTATCGCGATCGAGTAGCAAAGAAATTAGGAATTGAAGTAGAAGATCCATTTGCAATTCCAGTTGAAGTGATGCAAGAATACTTAAGATCGAATGGCTGGAGCGAAATAATCAATACTCCGTCTGGTGGTTCATGGTTGCAAACTGACAAGTACGAAAAAGCTGTTAAAACCGGAAAGGATTACTACAAAATGGGATACGATCTTGACAAAGCTTACAAAAACGCAACTAAACCAAAACCTGTAAAGAAGGTAACTATAACTGATGAGAATTGAGGAAATAACCGCATTCATTGAAACCTTATTACGTAAGAGATTCCACGATGTTCCTGAGAAACAAAAAATTGATGGAGAGACTGGCCGTAAGCTAAATTTCGCGTGTCCAATTTGCGGAGACTCGGACAAGAAGGTTTCAAAGAAGCGTGGTAACCTCTATTTAGATACTGGGGCTTATAAATGTTTTAATGATGGTTGTATGGCATATATGACCATGGGAGAATTTGTTGCCAGAATGAGTAAGGAACATGGAATCATGCTTCCAAGCTTTATCCTAGATACAGAATACTCACCAGTTGCAAAACCCAAAAAGACAGAGAATCAATTAATTAGATTCTTAACATCCGATACATCAAGTCTTGTTACAATAACTGAAGTAATCAATAGGTTCTCGTTAAAGAGACTTGATATGGTTTCAGAAGAATCTAGAGCGTATCAGTACATAAAGGGCCGAGCGATCAACTTAATTGAAGATTTCGGAGATTGTCTCTATACTGATTCATCCGATAATAAAGTCTATATTTTTAATTTCGATAGAAGATCCGGTAAAATACTAGGATTCTCAATTAGAAGTCTCGATCCAAATTCCGAACGTAAGTACATAATCAAGTCATATTCCGATATTATTCATATCTTCTCTCAGATAGGACTCTCGAAGGATCTGGTGGAAGATGCGAACTTTCTTAATAACTACTTCAATATCTTGAACGTTGACTTCAGCAAGCCAATCAGAATGACTGAGGGTCAATTCGATTCAATGTTCATAACTAACGCGATTGCAACCTCTGGTGCATCTAAAGCCAGAAGTATTTTCTCTAATCTAGGGTCAAAGGGTGCTACTCAAGTTATATTTGACCGAGATAAGGCAGGCAAGACTCAAATGATGAATTTTATCCAGCAAGGATACTCTGTGTTTTTGTGGAATAAAGCAATCGGTGACCTAAAGAGAAAATTTAGTTCTACTGAAGATATGATGGCTCTACAAAAAGTCAAAGATATTAATGACCTTTTCTGTTACATGCATGACAGAAATTCAAATACTTCAATTGAAAGCTTTAATGAATGGATCAATAGTTATTTTAGCGATTCCGTGTTTGACATGGCGTACCTATAAATAACTATATGAAACCGAAAGAGCAGAAGAGCATCAAGACTTTCTTAAAACCGCGAGCTGGAACAATCCGTCAGGGATACTTTAAACCAGCGTTCCCTGAGAAGTACGTTGGCGATACTTCGCAAATAATATTCAGATCAAGCTGGGAATTCAAATTCCTAAAATGGTGTGATCACAGCCCGACTGTTATTAAATACTCAAGCGAACCAGTAGGAATTCCTTACTATTCTCCTCTTGATAAACGCGGACACACATATTATGTTGATTTTTATATCGTAACCAAAGATAGCTCAGGAAAGGAGCAGTCTTGGTTAATTGAGGTAAAGCCTGACAAGTATACCAAACCACCTACTGCCCCAGCAAGAATGACTGACAAGCAAACTGCAAGTTATGTATATGCAGCCAAGCAATACATTGTAAATCAGGCAAAATTTGAAGCAGCTAAAGAGTTCGCTTCAGTAAGAGGTTTAAAATTTGGGATAATAACCGAAAACTTTCTGTTCAAATCAATATAAAAGATATAAATGACGCAATTAGAAACTATACAAGACTTTTATCAAAACGGAACAGACCCGGACTTTAGTCCAAACCCAAATCACGTATTCATAAATATGACTCGTGGTGGAGACCGTACTATTCTGATTCCTGGTCATTTTTATACTCATACTGAACTTGAACCAATTGGGCCAGATCAGGTTCCAACTTGGGACGAATACGAATTACTTAAATATCCTTCCGTAAAAGATGTGGCCCTTGCTGCAAAATATCGAGTAAAGAAGCCGTATTATGATAACCGCCCCATATTTCTAGCATTAAGCCCTGATGGATTGGGCCTAAATGTTAAATTAATGTCCCAACCTCTAAGAAAACGGTTTATTCGGACATACTTAAATAAAATGAGTACTCCATTAGCTAACTGTTTTGAAGACGGCAACCTAATGGAATTTAATAAACGAATCAGGGAACGAGCAGTTGCTCCATTTTTTACGGTCGATACGACATTTATAAAGACCCTACTTGGAATGCCGGACATTAAATTCAATCTTCTGGTGAATAAATACAATAGAGAAAAGATGCGAAACTTAACCCTTATCGACTGGGATACTGTTCCTAACTTACACTTAGCGAACTATTCAACTGACAGGACAATATCGGCTAGATCAAGTTTCTCTCTATTTGAAATAAAATAAACAATTAAATGGCAGGATTTTTAGACAGTAACCCAATGAAAGGGCTTAGATCAAGCTTAACCGCACTAAGTCGATTTGGTATGAAATACGATGACCTTCTTGTGAAGAACTCACAAGCGATAGGTTACATTGAAGGTCAGTTAACGGGTTTCAACAACGCAATGGGAGATGATCTGATGAAGGCTACTCTTGCTCTATCCGATACGACATCCTCATTAAAGAACAAGTCAATCGCGTTCTTTCAATTAGACTATGTTCAGAAAAGAGAGAGACTTAGGGATCTTGCATCAAATGGCGAAATTGAATTCGTTATTGAAACTATTGCAGATGATGCAATTGTATACGATGAAGATAATCGATTCTGTTATCCAAATGACCTAGTTGGAGAAATTAATTACCGAGGAAAGAATAAAGACCAACGTCTTAACTATCAAGAAAAAGTAATTGAGAAGTACCAAGAAAATTTTGCAAAGATCTATAGTGCATGGAGTTTCGACAGAGGAATTTCAGCATGGCAGTACTTTTACCAATGGTTAATTGAAGGTCACTTGGCATTTGAAATCATTTACGACAATATCTCAAATCCAAAAGATATTATTGGATTTAAGGAATTAGATCCATCTACTCTTTATCCTGAAGTAAAAAAAGATTCAGGCGGAAAAATTTATCTGCAATGGTCTCAACGTGATCCCATTAATAAGATGAATCGTACCTTAACTGATTCACAAATTATCTACATTTCATATTCAAATGAATTTAGAACCAAGCGAGTTAGTTTCGTAGAGAGACTACTTCGTTCATTTAACCTACTTCGTTTAATTGAACACTCTAAGATTATTTGGCATACAATGAATGCGCCAATTCGTTTAAAAACAAGCGTACCAGTTGGAACAAAATCAATGCAAAAAGCCAAAGAAGATGTTCGTGAGTTTACCAATACCTTAAAAGAAGATATAACATTCGATGGTAGCTCTGGAGAATTAATGGTTGATGGAAAACCTAATATTCTTTTCTATAAAAACTACGTTCTTCCAGTAAACGATAGAGGCGAGAAAATCGATATTGAAGCACTTGAATATCCAGGCCCAAATTTATCAGGCTCTGAATTATTAAAATACTTTCAAGATAAACTAAAGCTTGACTCTAAACTTCCATATTCACGTTGGTCAGAAGGTCAAGGTGCATACACTATGAATGCGGAAGGTATTTCAAGAGAGGAGATTCGCTACAATAAATTCATCAAGAGATTAAGATCAGCCTTCAAAGAGTTAATCACCAAACCTCTGTATTTGCAAATGTGCTTAGATATTAAGGATTTAAAAACGGATCACCGTTTCTCAAATGCAGTAGGTATGCTATGGCACAATGATAATGTATTCGAGGAGATTAAAACTCAGGAATTACTTAATAAACGTCTTGCTACCCTTAATGCAATGAAAGCGGTAGTGAATGATGATGCTAAACCTTACTTCTCAACCGAATACTTAATTAAAGAATACTTGAAATTAAGTGACGAGGATATTGCTAAAAACCGAAGCTACCAAGCAACTCAAGACAATGATGCTAAAGCTGACGGTGGCGCCGCTGCTGGTGGAGCCGCTGCTGCTGGTGGAGCGCCTGCTGCCCCAGCTGGAGAAGAACCGGCTGGTGGAGAAACCTCATCTGAAGTAGGAACACCAGGACAACTTTAATTTTAGGTATACATGAATCGTAAAGTAACAGTAATAGGTGGGGCCGGATTTATCGGATCTCACCTTGTTAAATCACTCGTAGAGCAAGGGTTCCGAGTAACCGTAATCGATAATCTATCGACCGGTAAGAAAAGCAACATTAAAAACTTAGCGATTGACCTAAGAGTCTACGATATTACAGGGGATCCCAAGAAGATCGCCGCCATCATTAAAGGTTCAGAATGCGTATTCCATTTAGCCGCATTAACTTCTGTCCAGGAGTCATTAGAATCACCTACTCTATATAATTTAGTAAATGTAATAGGAACCTCAAACGTGCTTGAAGCGTGTCGAATCGCTGGTGTATCGGAATTAGTGTTTAGCTCAACTAGTGCAGTATACGGAAACACTGAGTTATTTCCAACTAATGAATCTGTACCGCTTGATCCAATTTCAACCTATGCGTTAACTAAACAGATTGGGGAAAATTATTGCAAATTATATTCTTCAATTTACAGAATAAAAACGACGTGCCTTAGATATTTCAATGTTTACGGTCCAAATTCAAATCCTGACAGTTCATACCGCTCAGTCATTCCAATATTTTTAGAAAAAGCTAAGGCTGGCAAACCTTTACCAATCACAAATGACGGAGAACAGCGAAGAGATTTTATTCACGTATCAGATGTAGTTAGAGCAAATATTGCTGCATTACACTCACCAGCATACAATGCGCTCGCTAACGCTTCAGATAAGTATCACCGAATTATTAATATAGGAAGTGGAGAAAATATCAGCGTAAATCAAATCGCTGAAATGGTTGGCGGAAAAACGGTAAATGTAGGTTTTAGATTAGAGCCGAAGATTAGTTTAGCTGACGTCACTGCCGCTAAATCGTATCTTGATTGGAACCCGTTAATTAAATTAGAAGATTGGCTTAAAGGTCAAACATTGTAGCAAACGCAGACTGTCCGTCTATCTTAATGTCCAAGCCTAATCCTACTTTATATGGATCAGATATATCGTCCATTTTAAATGCATTAGCTGCAATTGAGTAAGGTCGACTGAATAAAACATATTCATTAATTTGATCGTTTGCCTCCTTTTCCATAGCGCTAATGTCTGATTGCTCAAATTCAAAAAGATACTTTTCGGCATTGAATCCAATATCTTCCCCAAGAACTTCACCTGCTCTAGTAAGTAGCGTCATTCTAATTTGTTGAAGAGCATTTTCAATTGAGTCATTTGATTCATAAATACCTTCTTGGTAGTTTGGATCGCCTGGTGCTCGTAAGTATAGGTCTTTTCCTACTGGTTGTGTTGCCATGTCTTAATTACCATCTTGCAAAGTACAAGAAGTCTGGAGTATTTTCGCCTTTCATCATTTCAAGTACTTGAGTAAGCTCATTTTCAGCTTTAGTGACTAGATTTGTGTAGTTAGGTTTGATTCCGCCTGGAAGATTATAATCGAATGTCGTTAACAGATCACCAAGTCTCAATTTAGCCTTTGCTCTTACGTATCTTTGAAACAATTCATCATTATACAGATCATCAGCTGGGATTTTCTTAGCGATCGTTAGAACAATACCGTTTTGTCTAGGGGTTCTTCCGAGTATTGTTAGTTTTCGAGTATTCTTATTGTAGTCGTATGCAAAAGTGTCAATGGTAAAGCCTTTAACTAGGTCAAGAAACGAGAAGATAATCGTTCTGTACATAATAGATTCCCCAATGAATGGTGTTAAAAATACCTCTGACCCAATGAACTTATTATCCGCAAAATCCGCATCCATTGTTCCAAACATTGAGCCTGAAGAATTGGGCTGCTTAACATCATGAACGAAACCTACGCACTCAGGTAACTGAATCGTTCTGTGCTGCTTAAATCCAGTAGACGTAAAAACTTCTTGAGGAATCAGTAAATATCGCGGTTCAACTGCATGTTTCCAGTTATCATAAAAATATCTCTCAGAATTAGTGATGATACGTTTAATCTCTGGTTCTGGAATAGAATAAGGTAGCGCTTTTGCAAACGTTAATTCATCCTGGATGTCTAATATTAACTCGTCTAACGTCATTTCGTTAAGTAATTTTATGCAGTCTTAGTAGCCTTTGCTTTCTGCTCAGCTTGTTGTTCAATCTGCTTGATTTTAGTCAATAGCTGAATCTTTTCTGCATCAGTTGCAGCAGCTGCGACTTGGTCCCTAAGTGCTTTGGTCTGATTAATTATATCGATCTGTGCTTGAGTATCAGCTGAGCTCTCTTGAATAGGAGTTTTAGATACTTTCGTGTAATCAGGCTCAGTTACCTTAACTTGAGATAGATCAGCACTCTTAACTTGATCAATTGTTTTTTCTTTCTTAACTTGATCAGGTTTTGAGGCCGTTGCATGTTTCTTGGGATCGCTTAAGTTAGACCCTTTATGAAAATCGTCGAAGTTTAAAATTTTGTTACTCATAGTAGTTACTTTTTATTATTTATTAGATTCCATATACTCGTTAAATCGTAGGACTTTATAAACTCTAGGATTTGAGCCGATTCTGGATGGAGTCGAATTAGTTGTCATATCTCGCTTAGAATACGGCGCTGTATTCAACCAGTGCTGAGGAAGCCCACCCACAGCCACATTTACTGGAGTAGGTTGAATATTCATATCAGTTCTTTGTTGAAATGAACTGGCTGGTACAGTAATTTCACCAGATGACATTTTATTATTATGTGGATTGTCCATATTGATTATTTATTCACGGCCTAACCTAAATAAAAAAGCTCGGAATGTTCCGAGCTTTAGTTTTATATTTAATTATGAATTTAAGCTTTAGTAAAAATAGCTTTGCCTAATGCTCCGCCTAGTTCAATAACATTACTTCCTTCTTTTTTAACAAGTGCAGCAATTTCGCTTTCATCAAAGTCTTTAGTTTGTCCTTTACTATCAGTTACCGTATAGTAATTTCCCATCCAACCTTCTTTTGGACCGTCTATGTGTTGAATAATGATAGGGCCGCTGTAGATCGGAGACTTCACCGTTACTTTATATGGGGTTTTTCCTACATATACTACGTATTTACTCGCATCTGGTGTTACCCATTTTCCTCCAGCCTTTGGATATTGAATAGCTCTTTCGTTAATCGGCTCTTCCACATCAACCTCAGCCGCTGCTTCCATCATACACTTACTCATGTACGAGCCAACTTCATTTAAGTAATTCTCGTATGTATGGTTAGGATCTGCGTCTTCATCGCACATTTGAGCCTCTTTAATTAGAATTTCTTCGCATACTGATTTAACTGCATTCTGTGCTTCTTCTGACATTGCTGGGCTGTAGCCTTCGGTCATTGGTGACCAACACTCATTAACGAAATTTTCAAATGTGTTAGAAGCTTTACCTTCAGTATCCTCTTTCGACTTATTAAGTAATTTAAAATCGCCTGAATCAATTTTTCCATTTCGATTCTTATCTAAGTTCTTTTGTTTACCTTTAAGTTTTTCGTCAATTTCATCAGATACAACTTCAAGTTCTACTGGAATAGAGTACTCATGATCTCCGTGCATTGCCGTTAGCATGCCGTTACCGTCATAGTCGAATCTAAGCTCAAGCTCTTCACCTGATTTACTTCTAATAACGATCATTGCATGGTCGTCTCCATGATCTCCCAATGAAACTATTTCTACTGGATGCATTTCATCCAAATTTTCATCAGCTACTCTTGGATTAGCGCCAATTGCATCTTCTTTACCTTTCATGAAATTAGGCACTCTGTTTTTACCAAATCTTCCCATTATGTATGGTTATTTTTGATTATTTATCTGCAGACGTTTACTTAAATGATAAGTTTTCTTCTTTGGCTTTATGAGTAATCACCAATTTATCACCATCTTTAATCTTTCCGTCGATAAAGGCCTCTGCTATAAGATCTTCTACGTGATTTTGAATAACTCTCTTTAGTGGACGAGCTCCAAATTTAGGGTCATAGCCATTTTCAATTAAGAATTCTTTTGCCTGTTTAGTCAACTCAACAGTGTATCCATTTTCCTTAACTCTAGCATACAGGTCTAAAAGTTCAATTTCAACGATCTTAGTAATATCTTCTTTCTTAAGAGTCTCGAAGATAATAATATCATCTAGTCGATTGATAAACTCTGGTGCAAACTGCTTACTAACAGCCTTCTTTAGAACGCTTGCTGCGATCTCTTTCTGCTTTTCAAATTGATCAACAGCTGACGAGAATCCAATACCTCCTCCAAAATCTTGCAATTCCTTAACTCCCAAATTAGAAGTCATAATAATCACAGTATTTTTAAAATCTATTTTACGACCAAGCCCATCAGTTAAATGGCCTTCATCCAATACTTGAAGTAGAGTGTGAAAAATATCAGGATGAGCTTTTTCGACCTCGTCCAATAGAACTACTGAATAGGGTTTACGCTTAACTCTCTCAGTAAGCTGACCACCTTCATCGTATCCAACGTATCCTGGAGGAGCTCCTATTAATTTAGTCGACGTAAATTTTTCTCCAAACTCAGTCATGTCTATTCTGATTAACGAGTCCTCTGAGTCGAACATGAATTTTGCAAGCTGCTTTGCCAATTCGGTTTTACCAACACCAGTTGGGCCGAGGAACATGAAAGTCCCAATTGGTCTATTTTTAGACTTAAGCCCTGCTCTTGATCGCTGGATTGCTTTTGTTAATTTGACCACTGCTTCAGGCTGACCGATTACTCGATCCTTTAACCAGCTTGCCATATTAGCAAGTCTTTCAAGCTCAGAACCTTTGAGTCTAGTAATTGGAATTCCAGTAATTGCGGCAACTACTGATGCGATATCTTCTTCTGAAACATTTAGGCGATTCACCTTTAATGATTCTTCCCATTTTGATTTTTCTTCGTCAATTTCTGACATTACCTTAAGTGCTTCGTCTCTCAATTTAGCAGCCGCTTCGTACTGTTGTCCATCTACTGCCTTTTGTTTGCGTTCGCTTACCTCAACTAATTTTACCTCAAGTGACTTAATTTCTTCAGGTACAACTACTCCGTTTATGTGAACTGCTGAGCCAGCTTCGTCCATTAAGTCAATCGCTTTATCCGGTAGAAATCTGTCCTGTAAGTATCGATCACTGTAGGTAACGCAAGCATCAAGTGCTTCGTCAGTGTATCTTACTGAGTGATGGTCTTCGTACTTCTGGCGTATATTCTGGATGATCTGGCGAGCTTGTTCTGGCGTAGATGGATCTACCATCACTTGCTGAAATCTACGATTCAGGGCACCATCTTTTTCAATAGATCCTCTAAATTCGTCAAGCGTTGTTGCACCAATACACTGAATCTGTCCACGAGAAAGTGCAGGTTTCAGGATATTCGCCGCATCCAATGATCCGCTAGCTGAGCCAGCTCCAATTAGGGTATGAATCTCATCTATGAATAGGATAACATGCGGATTTTGTTGAACTTCGTCAATTATTTGTTCCATTCGCTCTTCGAATTGACCTCTGTACTTTGTACCTGCTACTAAATTCGCAAGCTCAAGAGTAACGATCTTTTTATCGAATAGAACTCGTGGACAAGTTTTGTCAATGATCATTTTTGCAAGACCTTCGACGATGGCAGTTTTACCAACTCCAGGCTCTCCAATCAAGAGAGGATTGTTCTTTTTTCTACGTGCGAGTATTTGACTGCAACGCTTTATTTCTTTTTCCCTACCAACGACTGGATCTAACTTTCCCTCAATAGCTAATTGAGTAAGATCTTTCCCGAACGAATCGAGCATTGGAGTTTTTCCGGTTTTGTTGTTTTGTTTTGCCATATACAGTTATTATACTCTTTTTAAGTGTTAATCCCACCAACCTTTCATACCTGATCCATCAAACCAATTGTCCCAAGCTGAATCTTTGTCAGTTGACTTGTCTGCAAACATGGTAAATTGAGTTCGGTTTTGCCCTTGTAAGATGGCCCATAGTTCAGACCATTCAGTATCTTCGATTTCACGTGCTCTATTGAAAACTTTACGATTGTGCTCTTTTTCCTCTGGAGTATCGTTGTCGACTAATTGAGAATATCCAGGTTTGTCTGGAACCGCTTCGAACTCCCATTCATGATGAATAATTTCGCCCAGTTCAGCCTCAGCCATTTCAATATAATTATCTTGATTGTAATTCTTAATAAGTTCAACTGCTCTACGCATCTTAGCAACCTTCTTTAGCCTAGGCCCGTCTACTTCAAGACCTCGCTTCTCAAGATTGTCAGCTATGTGAGTTAACGCAATCTCCATGAACTGTAGAGAGCCATGATGGTCCCACCAGTAATGACCGTTTAGTGCCTTTTTAAAACGCCAAACGTTTTTAACGAAACGCCCGATATCGTACCGAAAAAACGAGTAGAATTTATAAATTTTACTTTCATGCCACCTGAGACGCTTTAAGCTATCTCCGAATGTATCTGCGAATTTTACTTCCATTATTGTATTGAGTCTATTTTTGGGGGTTTAACTGATTCTGTATCGCAATGTGATTTTTTACAAGGTTTAATAAAATATACGGTGTCAGGCTTTACTTCAACCTCAACTCGCTTTTCAACGTAAACTGTGTCAATTTTAGAAGAGCTCGCGAATGGAACTTCTTTAGAGTTTCTTGATCTAGCTAATACAGTTCCAATAGCAACCATTAGTATGATCGTAATAACTGGAGATAGTCCAAGTAGTGATAGTTTTGTGTATTTAGTCATCTAATCTTTGAATTAACGTTTGTAATGAGTGCTTTACATTTTTACTAAAAGTTCTTTCCATCTGCTTTCTACGGTCCTCCACTTCATTTACGAAAGCTGTGTATAATTGACGGTAAGCCTTTTGTGAAAGTTTAATGTTGTATCCAAATACATGATTAATAATAACTAATTCGTATTCTTCTAAGATTAATAGGATGTTATTTGCATCATTTTTTACAAAGTATCGGTTGCTAATTGGACTTATTAGTAATTCGCTGTCCTTTTGTAAAATCATCTTTCTAAAAAGAATTGAGGCATCTCGATCCGATGAATTTTCTTCAGCTCTTATTACATCAAGTGGATTAAATAATCGGGTCATTTTAATACCGACTCTTTGAAAAATGCGCTTAGCTCTATGTTTAATAGCACCGACTCTATCTGAATTGTGTGTTTTCATAAGATTATTATACTACTAATTTATTAACCTAGTCCGTTTACTATATGATTTAACAAATCATCAGCGGTCGCTCTTGATTTAGGAAGCTCATATTCAACAAAATCAGTTGAACATCGACTCTCCTCAACACATTTCCATAAACTTGGAATATCGTAACAAATAGGTGTTCCATCTTTGTCCCATGCTTGATTAGGATCGGCTCCTACTGAACTGTCTCTTTCATAAAGAAACCACGAAATCCAGTCTTCGCCTTCTTCTCCATAATAGGCTCTAAGCAGTAGAGACCGTAATGACGAATATGAATCGCTAAACTCGATTAAATCAACTCCCATTTTGTACAGGGCACTGATTTTTTCGTCTTGTTCTTTAATTTGGTTTATTACCTTCTCGAATACTTCCAGCTTCATTTAGGATAATTTTAGATTGGTTTTCTATTTGTTGAACGTATTCTTCAAGGATCGTCTCCATTCCTGCTGCAATTAATTCAGTTAATTCTTCTTGTGAATTGACCATTCCCATTTGTTGAGCAAGTGCTAGGGCTTGAACTGTTTCGATTGCACCAGTTCTAGCTATTGTTTGGATTAATCCAAGTTCGGCATTTGTGTTTTCTGACATAGTATTTGTTTTTTATATTGTACTCTTAATCCTTTAAAAATTTTAAGATTTTATCCTTTATTCCAGACTGCTTAATGCCTTCCATTCGCTTTGGTGTAAGTACGAAATTATCTAAGGCCCACACATCTTTCCAACTCTCGCCGCTTTTACCCATGTTTAAGTCGTCAATTGCAACCCAATGAGTTATTTCAGGATGATCGTGTAAGTACTGCTTAATTTCAATAGATCTTACTTGTTCAAGATCCCAATCCGGTGACCAGATAAAAATACTTCCATGCACAGTACAGTCCTTTAGGTCTGGGGTAAATGCGATCGGCTTTTTACAGATGCCCTTTGATTCATAATACTCGCCCATTTCTTCAACGGTCGCCCAACGTGTCCAATCTGAACTTACTACAATTTCAGCATCAGTCTGCTTTATAATATCGTTAAGTATTGAAACTGCTTTCTGATTAAAGTTGTCAAATCTAAACTCAACTGGATTGTCTTTAGTATTAATTTGCATCGCAGTCTTAGACCTTTTAGTCTTCTTAAATCGACTTCCCCATTCAGTAGCTAGGCAAATAACTCCATCATGGTCTAAAAAAATTACCTTCATTAGTTACCTTGATTTGCATCATTTTTGACGTACTCCAGCATTTGAGGAGTCGCTGCGATTAATTCAAATTCCTGATCAGTTAATCCAAATTCAGGATCCTCTTCTAATTCTTTTCGTAGGTGGTCGTAGTCTGCAGCGCTAGGCTCTTCAAAGAACCCACAAAAATGCAGAACGTACATTTCATTCTTTTTATCGTCTCGTCTTACTGCAACTATTCCGTGAGTAATGTCCTGGACGGTTTTATCCTCTGAGCTCATATACTGAATTTTCTGTTTTAAATTTTACAAACTCAAACCTGCCGTCCGAGTCTTTGCGCTCTTCTAGAATTTCAGTTACTACAGTAGTCAACCAATAGTCTTGAGCTGAATAGGATCTGGCAGTAACTGATCCAACTAGGAGAGAGCATCCAACTACTGGAATTGAGTCAACTACCTCTTTGTAGGTACGATCTTCGTTCCATGCGATTGCTTCAACTCGAGCTCCTCGTTCTTTGAACTCTTCTCGTCCGTCTGGGTGTATTTTAATTAAAGTCGGCATTGTTTTCTAGATTTTTTTGTATTCGGTCGTACATTTTATCGTCAATCTTATCTCTAAGGTTACGGTAAATAAGTATTCTTAAACTGGTTGGATACTTTGTTCTTTCGAGCTTTTTGTCAAATAGATCAATTAACTTTCTAGCAACACTTTCCTGCATGGGATGCGTGCATGATGCAATAATATTTTCTATCCAGACAATAATATCCCCAGGTTGGTTACTTCTTGCGGCCATAATTAATGGATTTTTTTTTTAATTAACTGAGGTCGTTAAACCGTCAGCCTTCTTTGAAGCGATAGGTTTTCTTGAGTGGCGAAATTTAACACCTTCGTCAGTAATCGTTACGTAGCACTGTTGACCTTCCAAGTTTTCAACAACCCAGCCAAAACAGCCTTGATCTGCGCACTCTACCAATATTTTGCGAGCATCCGCTGATTCAGGTAATTCTACAATTTCTCCAGTTTGATAGATTAACCATTTTCCAGGTTTATCAACAAATACGGTCTTTGAATTTTCTGCCGTTATTATCGGCATTTGTGCACTTGCTGAGATGGTGATAATTGCACATACCATCGATAAAAATAAATTTTTCATGTTTACGAGTTTAAATTGTTAATTGTGTCTACTAAGTCGTTGATAACGCTCTTTGCTCCATTTAATCTTACCATTTCCTGGAAAATTGGGCCGTTGCAATTCTCTTCAAAAAAGACTATTATATTTTCTTTGCCTGAACTCATGAAGTCGTATGCTTGCTTAATAAGCACTGCCTCATACAAGTCTTCTTTGTAGTCTATTTTATCTAGTCCCATAATATTCAAATGTTATTGTGTCTCCAGCCTTGCAGTGTTCTCTGCATGCAACCGTATCTCCATTCGTCAATACTGCTCTATATCGTGGAGACATTTCATCGTGAATTGATATTGGGGTCTTTTTAAAGGTACGTACCACCTTGTACTTTTCAATTCGAATTGGTTCCGGTTTGTTATAACCGCAGCTTGTTACCAACAAAGCCACGATTAAGAGACTAGTGTAGTATTTCATTGCTCAACGAAGTTTTCTTTTGTGATTGCTAGGATTCGGTTTCTTTGAGAGGTCGTCAGCATATTGCGGTATTCCCACATCCAAGCCAAAGCCTTTCCAATTTCCTGTTCCATGTAGGAGGTGCCGCTGTTAAATAGATCCTCAGGATTTTTTGAAACATCGTCCTCTTCAAGTTCTTCTTTTAAATCTTCGTACATTTCTCGCTTTTCACGAGATGATAATTCCGATAAGATATCAGAAACGTCTACGTCTACTTCGAATGTTGCCATAAGTATATTTTTTGTTTATTACTTATAATATACTAATAAAAACAAAAAAAGTCCCACAAAAGTGAGACTTCAAAAAAAAAAAATGATGAATCGTTAATTTGACTTAAAAATCATACCCACTGCAATTCCGACAACTGCCGTTACTATAATCCATAGTATTTTAGTTACAGTAGATTTCCATGACATAAGCTCCTTATGTTCATCCAATATTACTTGATAAATTCTAGCCTCCTCTTCCTTCCTTTTACGAAATTCAGTGTTCTTATTTACTCTAACGACAATACCGTCTTCAGGATCAAGCAGCTGCTTTTTGATCTGTCTCAGATCTTCGTGCATGTCCTCTTGGGAAGATTCTAAACCTTCCATTCTCTCTTGAATTATCTTAAGTTCGCCATTTGGCAATTTGGCCTTGATTACGTCGAGCGCATCAAGTATGTCGTTCATCATAGTATCGACATCTTGGTTATTTCTAGTTCTACCGCTCATTTGATTAGCAAGAAAAGTTTTTTAGAATCCGCCGTTTTCGTCGGTGTGTGCTTCAATATCGTTAGCTGATGTTTCAACTTCAATATTAGGTTCATTGTCAGAAGTTCCTTCTTCTGAATCATCTTGCATGTGGTTTGGAACGTTGTGTTCAGTTTCTCCGCCTTCTACTTCTTCAGCTGGTGCTGGTAATAGTGCTTGATCTTCTCCGCCCTGTGGCATTTCAGCAGTATGGTCCATTTCGTGGCCCATTTCCTGACCCATTTCGCCTGTTCCTTGTTGAACGAATTCTTCGAAACTTAAAATTTTATTATTATGCATTTGTTTGAATAATTTGAGTTTATTTATCTGTATAACTGGAACATTTAGAGCCCCGCTCAGGACTAATGTTACTCAGTTATGGAGGTTCCGCAATTAGGGCAGAATTTCCAACTTGATTTTTTGTGGCGAGTACCGCAACCTGTGCAATAAGAGCGAATTTCTCCCATTTCAACAGGTTTTTTACTTTCCGGTAGAATCTGCCACCTGACGGTTGTACAGCTCCATGAATTGTATTGGCCGTCTGCATATTCGAAGTTTTGACTAGAGCTTTCGCCCTTTTCAATTCGACCCGTTTCCATCGACCCCGGTATTCCGGCTGGACCTTGAGGGCCGTTTGAACCTTGTGGACCTAGCGAACTTGCGCAGTAAAATGCATTAGCTGAACCTCCAATATTAGAAGTTAGCGTATGACCTGGCCACTGGTGAGTCGTGTACGTAAATGGCTGTTGCCAAATATTCGTACCTGAATTGCCGTTTAGCTGATAAGACGATTCATCATAGAACTGTACTTCGACCTTGCCGTTATCGGCGATTGCTCGAACAGTTCCAGTTGACGTATCAACGTCGTAAGTTTCAAACTTGAATTTTTTAGCAACATCCATAAATCTTTCAAGATAGACTCTCTGGCCTGGTTTCACGATAATTCCTGCATTCGATAACAGTTTCCCATTTATCCAGATTTTTGCAAGAACTGGTGTTGTTTTTGGATTGTGCAGTTCAATTTCAAAATGTGAACTGTCTTTTAGATAGACTGACTGACCGTAGGTCTTTAGTCTTCCCCTGCCCTTTGTTATGTGGGCAGTAGGTTGGGGTTGGCTGCTGAAAGTATTAAATACTGCAGTTGAACCACCAGTTGTGATTGTTTGTTGGTACATAGTAGTTATGTTATTTTTTGCTCATCTATTTGTAACCTTTCGCGATTACTCAAGGGCTCGTAAACCCTAGACGAACAGAGCGAGGCTCTATGTTCCAGTAATATTTAACTCAGAAAATTTAGAAAGTTTCTCGAGAAGATTAAGCGATTGCTTTAAGTGAAATAGGTTCAGCAGTTCTCTTATCGTATACGTAAAGTGAATCTGCGATTTTTGTCTTTACCCAGTCCCCATTTTCTCCAATTGGGAGCTCGACTGTATCTCCAGGATTTAGAGTTTTGGCAATCTTTCTGCCATCCGGTAAAATAATTCCCAATTTCAAGAATCGGTCTTCTCTAAAAGAATCACGGTTTAGGACACCATCAATTGTGCATTCAGTGAACTCTTTTAGGAATGGAATAAACACCTTAATTTTTCTACCAGCTGCGACTGAGTATTGTTGTTCTCCGCTAATAACTGCTGGAGTATAGGCAGCTCTTCTTTCTGGGATTACTTGACCGTCTTCTGTAAGTTCAAATACGCTATTTACTGTCTCTTCTGGTAATTCATATACGGTAACTGATCCAGTTTTACCCTTTCTAGAAAGATGATTTTCCAAATCCATTTGAATATCTTTATGAGACATTCTGTGAGGGAGCACCTTGATTGTTGTAAGAACATCATCTGAAATATAGGCGAAAACTCGCTCGCCGATGTGAATTTTTTCAATCTCTCCACTAAATGATTTTACAGACATTGTTACTGGATAAGAGGTACCCTCTATCTTTAAGAATGGTGCAACTACTGGTAGGGCTTTATGGCCTGATGGAAATTGAGTTCTCTCAATATGGTCTTGGCTCTTTTTAAATTCAGATTTAATAGCATCAATGAGTTGAGAGTAGACTTCGTTTATTTCAAATCCAGCTTCTCGAATAAATTGTCTCGCTGGCTTAGGTAAGTTAATTGACTCTAGATTATAGATTCGTTGATCTATACGACCCTCTCCGTGAGAAGAGATTCGGGCTTCAGTTATGAATTGTGTAAATTTAAGTAACTTCAAAATTAATCATTCTATTTGAAGTTTATTTATACGACTCGACTACTTCCCTACGTATTCTGAAGGCAGATCTGCAGGTTTAAATACTCTACAGAAACCAAAATGGACCCATCGATTAAGGAAATCTACTGAGTATTCCTGCTTGTCGGTAGTGACCATTCCATTAATTGGATCGCTTGAGCCCTTAATTATAGTTTCATTAGGTTTGTCCTTTCTAGAAAAGACTATGATATTACCCTTTTTTAAATTTGCCATGTTGATTAAGTTAAGTACCCCAGGAGGGATTCGAACCCCCATCTCACGGTCCGTAGCCGTGTGTTCTGATCCATTGAACTACCGGGGCAGGTACTAATTAGTTTCGGTTATGTGCAGCTTTCCAGCGCTCTTGCAGACCTTCCCAGTAGCCACTTTCGTTTTGAAAACGTTGAACCACTTGAACATCTTCGGGAAAACCTAGTGCAAGCTTAGCCTGATTACGAATATCAGCCTTCATAATTGTCTGAATCAAGGCTGTGTGAAACGATCCAGCTGTTCCAATCTTATAGAACATGAATTCTCTTTCTGCGTTTGTTATTTCTTCCATAGCTATATTGTACTAAATAATTTGTAATCCAGGCAGGACTCGAACCTGCGACCTACCGCTTAGAAGGCGGTTGCTCTATTCCACTGAGCTACTGGACTATGGCGGAGAGTGGAGGTCTCGATCCCCATTCCCTTTCGGGAACCGCTCGCTTAGCAGGCGGCGACAACACCTTGTTGCTTCACTCTCCATTAGTACTCCCGGTGGGACTCGAACCCACAAGCATTGCGCACTCGATCTTAAGCCGAGCGTGTTTACCAGTTTCACCACGGGAGCATTTTTGTACCTCTGGTGGGATTCGAACCCACAAAATCTCTTGATCCTAAGTCAAGCGGCTTTACCAGTTTACCCACAGAGGCAGTTGGGGTAAACGATCGGGATCGAACCGACGACCTCCTGAACCACAATCAGGCGCTCTAACCAACTGAGCTACGTCTACCATGTAAAAGAACGAGCGGAAGAGTGAGGTATCGATCCCCATACCCGAAGGTACCACTAGTTTTCAAGACTAGGTCCAGCGCCAGCTGAATTACTCTTCCAGTTTTTGAGGTCAATGTTGGAATCGAACCAACTCCTCAGATTTTGCAGACCTGACGGCCTCCACGACCAAACTGACCAAAAACAAAAAAGGCTTAAACGTTAGTCTAAGCCTTTTCAGTAGAAGTTTTCTTATCTTACATCACGGCCTAGACACATCGAGACTTAATCTCAACGAACGTAAACAAAGTGAATGTAAGGATAATGTTTTCATGTTAATAATATACTACAATATTTCTAATTGGTTTTATTTATTCTTTTCTTTTTGCTAATTTTCTTTTAACTGCTTCCCGAGTCGACTCCATTTTCTTGGCATAACTTGGATTTTTTCGCTTGTTAAAATTAATTTGTTGATTTAGCGATCCAGTAATCTTTTGCATGTTACCACCTCTTGTTCTGATTAACCAATCCGCTAATTTATTAACTCCAAGGTCTCTGAATTTTCCATTTGCATCAGGTGCATCAGAATCGTGCCATTTAAGTTTTTTCTTTTCTGAAATTTCATCTTCATCAGCTTCATCATCTTCTTCGTCATCCCATCTGTGATACTGTTCCTCAATTGCCTTATTTAAAAGATCTTGAATTTTGTCGTACATTCCAAGCGAGTCTTCGAAACCAGTTACGGCACTCATAAAGAGTTCAATATCTTCAGCTATCTCATTAGACTTCATTGAAACTGGATCTCCATTTTGGAATAGGTCAGACCATTCATAGTCTTCAAGTTCAGCATCTTCGTAAAGTCCGATATCTTTTTGTGCGACACTAACTGACGACTTAACAGTTTCATCGATAAAGTTTATTCTGACTTCAAAATCAGTCCATACGTCTCTTTCTATATCCGGATATTCGGATGAATCTATTCCGTAATCATCTATAGATTGATTGAACTGGCCTGAAACAATAACGATTTGATCTTCTGCAGTTGCTCCATTGACTAGTTCTGCGATTGCATCAGTGTCAACTCCACCAAAACCCATTGCTCTTAGTTCTGCAGCTTCTTCATCAGATAAGTTCTCAATTATGAATTTTCCTTTTGTGTTAGGCTCATCAGAATCATGCCATTTAAGTTTCTTCTTTTCTGATACTTCTCCAAGACGTCTATCGATTATGTCATTTACTATATCGACTGCCATGTCTACAAACATGCCTTCGTATTCAATTCGCTGCAAAATCTGAGTTAACTCATCAGCGATTCCTTGAGAATCGTGATTTTCTGAATCCAGTTTAAAATCAACTTCATACGCATTACCTGCACCGTCAAAATCAATCCCAGAATTTAAGACTGCCACTTGTACTTTAGATTTCATTGTCTCAAAGTCGAAATCAACATAGTACTGAACAAGGAACACGCTATCTAATTCAGCAGCCTCTGCTCTTTCTGGATCAAGTCCTAAATCATCAGCTGTCATATCAAATCCCAAATCGAAACCTAATGTCGTGTCGGTCTTCTCCTCTGGGTTGTATTCGGCCATTAATCCTTGAATTTCATCCGTGTCAATCTTTGAATTAAAACCTAATGCTGCTAATTCTTCAGCATCATCAGTATTTTCATTAACGAATTGTGTAAATCGTTTAAGTCTCATTATCCTGGGAAATTGTCTAGTGCTGCATCAACTTCATCCATTAAGTCCGGTCTTGCTCTCTGAATTGCTCCAGCGATTGAGCCGACTAAATTAATCAGTTCGTGATATTCTGAATAGGTATCGTATGCACTATCGTTATTTTTAATAGAGATAACATCGATCGTTGTATCTTGAATATATGCTAGTAGGGTATCGAAATTTACCTGACTTGCTGAGTAAACTCCATCCTCTTCATCTTCGTTATCATAATCTTCAGTTGAGTCAAGGTAATCATTGTACTGTCTGGCCTGACTCACTAGCTCCGCAAGTTCAGCTTGAGAATCTCCGACCTTGGCTGAAGTTAGGTCTTCGTGAGATATTTTAGTTAGAGCAAAAACTGGAACTTTAACAATATTGCCTTTTGAGTTATGTAATTCAACTTTTGCAAAATCGCTATCGATATCAAGCACTTGGCCTTTACCTCGGTATGAGTCAACGTAATTTCCTACATTGATCTCTGGTGAATTGTCATCAGCTAATTCCTTTTCTGGATTGTCTAGGAATCTGTCAAGATCAAATTCTTCGTATAGTTTAAGGTGTTTCATAGAGTTATTTATACTCTATTCGCAATCTCGCTTTGAAGTCAGGTGGGAATTGATCACCTGCGGATTTCATTAGGTCTGCGAAACATCCATCAAGTAGATGAGTCACCGCCCAATCCTCAGGTGTACGTATTGAGCGGCCTACTCCTTGCAGGACAGCGATTGAGGTCTTCCAATTGTACCATTGCTGGCTGTATTCCAATTTAGCAGCAACGTACTTGTCGCCGAGATGAGGGTACGGAACCTTTAAGAAGATTTGGAATCTACTCTGGTCGTCAACCATGTTCAAGCCTTCAAGAATAGATGGACCCATCAGTACCATTGCCTTCTTCTTCTTCATTATCTTTAGCGCGATCTCTTTCTCTTCAGATCCTTTATAGAGAACAATGCGTTTCTTAACATCTTTGGGAAGACCTGTCCAGATCTTAGTATTCAATTCATAAGAACCTGAATGAATGATTCCGGAGTGCTCAGAGTTCTCCCTGACTATTCTGGTTACTGAATCAATTGCCCATTGTAGATTCTCTTGTAGGAATCTGGTTGACATTTTTTTACCTGGATAGAAAATGATAGGTGACTTCTCCCAATTGAAATGACTTTCAATCTTAAAGTACTTAGCCTTCTTGATTCCGTGATTTCTCATGAAATCGCTGGGACTGCCCATTGTAGCAGTCATCAGTAACTTGAATCCAAATTTCGTAAAGAAGTGTTTCTGTAATAGGTAGTACTCATCGATACAGTTGAATGTGATTGACTTTTCGCCAGGATTCTTTACGAGCTTCTCAAGACCTACTTGTTCAATGATTTTACAATAGTCTTCTAGTTTACAGTGAACGTCCTTACACCAGTCCGCCATGCCAAAGACAGCCAACCATTCGGATGGAATGCTGCCCTCTAAAAATTCAATTGATGCATTTTCTCTAAGCGAAGAGGTTGCCTGAACTGCAATGCTCAAGAGTCTAGTAACCTCCTTAAGTAATTTAAGCAAGTTGCCATGATCCTCCTGTTCGTAAATCATATCAATCACTTTTGCTAATCGTTCAGTGTCCACTTGTGGTATCTTTTGGCCAATATCGCCGGTGCTTTCAATTAAGCTCTCAGTCTTTTTAACAATTTCATGCGAAACGATTGGACTGAAATGGCTCTGTACAATATCAAGTAGCTTATGGGCCTCATCGCATACTACAAAATCTCTTTGTGGAAATGGGGAGCCCTTACCGTTGCCTTGCTGATTTTGCTCAACGTAATTTCGTTGAATCAGGGCGTATGGATAGGTTAACAGAGAGACTGGCGACTTGATTGCCTTTTTTCTTGAGGTCAAGTAGCCACATTGTTTGAAACACGGAAGAGATTCAGCCTTTTCATAAGAGGTTCCTTTACTCTTGCACTCACCGACTGAAAATTTCTCGTCGTTCACAACGCATCGGTAGTTATCAACACCTTTTATATTACCCCAATTCCATACCTGCAACTTTTTAAAATCTTTGACGTATTGTTCATGAAGAGAGAGGTCAGATGCTAAGATATAGCCGCGATTTCCCTTAAATGCAAGAAAATCAGCAAATAACATTGCGATAACTGACTTGCCTGATCCAGTCGGCGCATCAAGTAGATAAATTCCATTATGGTCTTCTTCGTATGCTGAAATAATATCGATTATCGCTTCTTTTTGCTGAGGTCTAAACTCAATGCTCGGATGTTTACCTTTTATGAACTCTTCAAAGTCCCGTGTGAGTTTACTCATTTATCGTTGTTATTTTTAGAAGAAACTGCCTGTATCAACAAGCTTGCAGTCGAATAGTTCGTTGCAATAGGAATATTATACACATTACACAATCTAAGTAACATTTGAACGTCAACTTCATGCGGATGTGCAGTTAATGGATCAATAAAGAAGATAACTCCATCTATTTTACCGTTGACTAACTCTGCTGCGATCTGAGCGTCTCCGCCTTGCGGTCCAGACTTCATTCGGTCGACCTCAAGACCTGCATGCTCAATGTGAGTACCGGTCGTACCAGTTGCAACAACCTCGTGCTGCTTAAAAAAATCAAGACGCTTCATGATGAATGCCACCATGTCCGCCTTTTTATTATCGTGTGCAATTACTGCTATTCTCATATTTCGTTTAATTAATCTTCTGATCCTATTATGTAGTCGTACTCACAGCATGGATATTCTCTACCGCGCTCATCAATCCAGCACCAAACTTTATCAGCTTTAATCCACTTCCAGTCAACTCCCTCTTCGCCTTCCGGTAAATTAGGTGAGTCTAGTGGTGGATGATACGAGTTTACACTAACGTAATTGTGATTACAATCACATCCACGAGAGACACAATCATCACATGAATTTGGATTACCTCCATCTCTATAACCTGGCCCGTAACACCAAGTTGCGATCTTTCCGCAGTCGCAACGTTCCTTACCAGCTACCGACATCAGTTAAGTCTAATGGATGTTTTGGTGCATTGCTGCTAGTGACAGTGATTGTGTCTCCGATTCCACATGATGATACTGTCCAGGTTAAGTTTCCCCATTCGCCAAACAGGGCTTTTAGGTGCTTACCCCAAGCATCAAACTTTTTCTGCTGCTTGTCGTTTAGGGTTATTGATATTATCGTGTTTGCCATATTGTTTCTTGTATTTCTTAAATATCTTTTCGAATTTCTTAGCTGCCGTAACTGAGCCTCTGGTCTTTGCCATCGTTGCCGTTAATCCTGTCGCCATATAAGCCTGAATCTCATCCGCGATTACGTGGCTTGTGTAGCCGATTTGAATCAAGTAGCTTTCAAGCTGTTCGTATAGATCTCGCTTTAAAGATAATACTAACTCCATCATCTCGGTTTTATACGCCTTATTTGTATAGAATAGCCCGTGAGCAAATTCATGATCCATTACTCTTGATTCCAATGAATCGACTCCAAGTAGATAGAACTTACCTTTTTTCTGGTACTGTCTAATAATAGACACAACCTCTGTCATTTCATGATCGTACGAAGTTATGTCAGTATGATACTGATAAACTCCTCGCATACAGGCTTCAAGAGATTCGCTAGGAACATTGTATCCGCTCCAGTCCGCTGTGTAACTAAAATAGTTAGCTGATCTCTCTTTTCGGTAACGATTCATGTAGACAAAAATATCAAAGTCCTGTCCTCTAAATTCAGGAAAAGGGGATTCATAATACTCTTGTGCTCTAAGAAAGAGCATCGCTCTCTCAAAAGAGTCCTTTGCCAAGACTGCATAAATCTTTGGAGCGATTTCATACAACTCATAATTAATAAGCTTTGAATTCTCCTGTTTGTGTAGTACTTTCATAAGTCTAATATACTAAAAAAGGCGACCGTTAGATCGATCGCCTTAATTCAATTTACCTTGCCAATTGTAAGTAGGTTTAGTTGTGGACTTTTACTTCTTATGCGTCCATAAGAATCCTTCCAGTCAGTGTTTCTTTTTCTACAGTCTTTAAACTATCGTTGCACGTTATCTGACAATTTCAACACGAAGCAAGCGTGTTAACAATCGTAGTCAGGACAGGATTCGAACCTGCATGGTCACATCTCTTACCTTTGTTTTCCCCGCTAAGGGAGTGGTGAACGAAGCGAGTTCCGCACCACATAGCGTCTACCAATTCCGCCACCTGACTATTTAAAACATACCACTCAAATGGGTATTTGTTACAGTGTCACAATTGTTGCCTATACTCCGGTTAATTACTCCTTCTGTACCCAACGGCTTTATGTTGGCTTATAATTGGCTATTTCAAAGTAACTCACATTTTTATTTGTGATATGTGTTTGGTACCCTCTGAGAGACTCGAACTCTCACCCTAAGACTAGATCCTAAGTCTAGCGCGTCTACCAATTCCGCCAAGAGGGCAACTTAAAGAACGTTTGTTTTGTTATAAAGTTATTATACCCAATAACTATTAATAATTTCCTGAGGTCATTTTTTATTTTCAGCAATTCTCGTTAGAATGGGCTGATTAACTCTTTAAACGGGGTTCCCAATTGATCTTTATCCGAAATGATAGGATTTTCAATTTCCCAATCAATCGCTAAGTCCGCATCATTCCATAATATACAGCCTTCATGTTCTTTTGAATAACCGTTTGTGCATTTATAGGAAAAAATAGTGTCGTCTTCTAGGCTAACGAAGCCATGCGCAAAGCCTGGTGGAATCCAAAGTTGATTGCGATCAGTCGTATTTAATACAACTTGAAAGGATTTACCGTAGCTTGGAGAGTCTCGACGAATATCTACCGCAACATCCAACACGCTTCCTGTAATTACCTGAACCAATTTTCCTTGATCAAACGGTGGAGCTTGAAAATGCAATCCACGAAGGACTCCTTTTTTGGATCTAGATAAATTATCCTGAACAAATGAATGCTCATTAAGAAATTCAGAATATTTCAGCTGATTAAACGATTCTAGAAAAAATCCTCTTTCATCGCCAAACACGGATGGATAAACTGATATAAGCCCGTTAGGAAATTCTTGTACAACTTTCATTAGTTAATCTATTTTTAATAATTACATTACCGTGTGAGGTATCTGAACTCTCACGCAGTTTTGAGGTTCTCCCTCATTCATGAAGAAGTTATTAATGTAACCCATCATGTTCGCTGATCCAATTGGATTCGCTGAGTGTACGTAGACTGCTGGAAACCGAATCGGCACATTACGCTTATCGAAACGACTCATCTCAATTCTCTTTGGATTCTCGTCGTAGAACTGATTCACCAACCACTTAGTGCAATCCATTCCAGTTTTTTCAGTAATGTTCGTGTAGTCTAGCTTATAGTTAGGACTTACATTCGTGAAGTACTCTGACATAGCTGAGTCACCCAAGTCGTGATCCAATGAGATCATGTGAATGTTCTTTAATCCAATTTCCATCACCTTGTCCTTGAACTCCTGGTATGATCTAACAACTATCCAGTCCTGTTCAATTGGTGTTCGAACGTCATCTAAATAGATTCTGATCGGTAATTTTTCTTCTTCCATTTGTATTTGTTTTATTAATGTGAGTCTCCAATATCGTGCTTTTCTCCGTAAATCAAATAGTCTGGATTAATTACCTTTGCTACTCGATTACGCTCACCGCTTATGTGCTTAATAACAATGCCTTCATGCGGCACCTTAGTTCCTTTGATCATATTACCAAAGACGAACTGGTCTTGTGTCTCTTGTGACCACGGTCCTGTGTATAGGACTCCAACGTGAGGTAACTCTAGCGCTTCTTTGAAAAGGAATTCAGTGTAAATAGTGGACTCGTATTTGCCGTTTACTGTGGCATCGAATCCAACGAATTCAATATCAGTCAGACCGTACTCGTAATTCTTTTGAATACCTGCACCGTAAATTTCTCCGTAAATTACAATACCAGCTCCAAGTTCACCAATCCTATTTTTAGTTTTTGCTAAGGTAAGCAACCTGTTCTTGATATCGTACTTCTCGGCAATTGTTCTCCAGACATCAGTTGAATAGAACCCTTGAGAATCAGAACCCTTCTCGACATTATGAGATCCATAAACGTACTCGTACTCAAAGAGCTCTCCGGCGAATCCAAAGAATTTTTTAATCCTATCCATGAAGGACAAGCGATTCTTCTTAACTATACCGTATCGTGCATTCGTACCGTGGATCTTACGCGTGATTTGCACAATATCCTCTTCAGTAAACATTCCACTAACATTTTTCAAGTTAGGAAACTTGTAGTAGACATGAAAGTTTGGATTGTCTTGATAACGAACCTTTTTACCTGAAGCAAGTTGGACCTGTCTAACTGGCGGTTCGTACTTGAAAATTCCAAGCATCTCACTAACGTCAACTCCTTCTTCAATAACGAGTGCATCGTCATAAGGGCCCAACTGTAATTGATCGCCCCAAGGCTGTTTACTAACTCCGATCTTCATTTCTTCTGAACCTTCAAGCACATTAAGCGGAATGATTAGACACTCACTGTAAACTCCTCTCAACTTAACTGTTCTAACTCGATTGCCCTTACGCAGGTAACCGGTTACTCCCAATTTTTCGGATAACTCTTCCGGAATAACTGCATCAGTTGTTGCAATGATAACAAATTCGTCCGCCTTGTGTAGTCCTTTTTTAGTAATACAATTCCATCCACCGATGATCGCTAACTCAATATTGTCAGCTCCTTCGATTGCCTTGATTTCTGTTACTTTTCCAATGTAACATACGCTGTTTTGATTTTCCATTATATTAATTTTTTTATTTTCAGTCTTCGAATAATTTACTTAAGTATACAAACATATTGGCATACTCATGAAGATATTTTTCTTCAGCCGTCCAGCCTAATTGCTGCATGAATTCGGGATTTTCTTTTCTGTACATCTCGAACATTCTGCTGCCAGACATTTTTGAGTACTGCACGTTTGCAATTCGGTCGCATAACTTAACGAATATCGCATACGGCGTTGTTCTGATTCCATCGTAGTATCGGTAGTTAGCCCGATCATTACGACTCTTGCCTTTCTCGTTTGAGCACGCATAGACAATATCTGCTGCCATTTCTCCAAGCGCCTGCTTAACATCATTGTATGAAACTCTGGTGTCTTCAATAAGATCATGGCCCCATGCTCCAAGTAGTACATGCTCAAAATCTTTCTCATACGTAATTAAAGATTGAAATTTCTTTGCAACTTCAACGACCATACGTAAATGAAATTCATAAGGCAAGTACTTATCGTACATGTGATTCGTGTCTCTATGTTGGTCTAGAACCCAGTTTATTTTTGCTTCCATTATTCTTCCATTTATTGTTGCTTCCATTATTCTTCCATTGTTGGTTTTAACCAGATTTGTGTTCTAAAAATGTATTCCATAAGGAAAGGGTACTCTGATAACTTAAGTATCGTTGCATGAGTGTCATGTTTGAAACACTTAAAGAGCTCTTCCCTGATTCTCTCAGCTGATACTACACACATCTTAACTTCGTAATCGTAGTGCTTTATTACTTGAGACATTTCCTCAGGGATAGTAAATCCTTTAGTGATTGAAAATCTAATAGCTCTCAAGATTCTCAAAGGATCATCGTGAAACGTTTCCTCGCAAGGTAATGGCGTTACTAATAGCCCAAGCTTCAAGTGAGTCAGCCCATCAAAGTAGTCAATGATCGAGCCGTCCGCTTCTCTTGCCAGGGCATTAAGAGTAAAGTCTCTTCTCTGTAAATCGTCGAATAGGGTTCCAGGCTTAATGATCGGAGTTCTGGTAAACGGCACGTATCCAGTCTCTTTTCTAGACATTACAAAATCAGCAACTCCTTGGTACTTATGTCCGTCTGGAAATTTTGCTCTGATTGTGTAACATTCTTTGGTGATCAGGAATATCTGGAATTTTTCACGAGTTAAGTAGTCAACTAGCAAGTCAAACATATCAGCCGCCTCAGGAAATTCCTCAAGCAGAGTTGCTTTCGGCACGGCTACGTAATCAACGTCTTTGGACTGAAGTCCCAAGATCTCGTCTCTTACCTTTCCGCCTACTTCGTAAAATTCAAATGGTGCTGTCATGTTATTTCTTTTTACTATTATACCAAAATAAAAAAGTCTCTAGACAAATCTAGAGACTTTTTGTCTTAAATTTATTAAAAATTATTCTGCGCCTGGTGTAAGCTTGTTAAGCATAGCCAGTAAGCCTTTACCTTCAGGTGTCTGTTTCAATGATTCAAGAAGCCCGTTAATCTGTGAACCTCCTTTAGCTGTGAATAGGTCGCTTAACTTGCCAATTCCTGAGTGTACGTCTCCACTATTTACCAATAGTTTCAAGTCAGCTCCAGCCATTGCTTTTGCCATCGATTCGTATTGTGCAACTCCGACTACTTGAGTTACTTCAACTTCTCTAATTTTGATCAAGTATTCTTGGTAAGATTTGTTTTCGCCAATCTCTTTTGCTAGGGTTGTTTGGGCAGTTACTCCAGCAAGCTCCATTGCTTTCTTGGATTCAGCCTGCGATATACCCTTTGCTTTAATAATATCTGCTTCTGCTTGGCCCAGAGTTTTAACACCTTCTGCATTTTTGATCTGTGCTTCAAGTGTAGCAGAAGCCTCAGTCTCAATTCTAAATTTATTAGCCTCTGCGTCAATTTCAGTTTTGCGTTTTTGTTGCTCAGCTGCAATAATTGCCTTTTCCTTATCAATTTCAGCCTGCTTAATCTCATTAACTTTAACGACCTCCATTTGCTGTTCAGCAGTAGCTCGTTCAGCTTGAGCGATATCTGATATTGACTCTTGTTCTGCAATACCTGCCTTTTTTGTAGCCTCTGCTTTGGCAATACCGATTGCCTGTATTGATTGAGCTTGCGCCTCTCCTGCAATTTTCTGAGTTTCTGCTTTAGTTACATCAATTTCTTGTTGAGCAGTTAGTTCCGCCTGCTCTGCCAATTTAGTGTTTTTAGCAACTTCAGTTCTGGATTCCATATCAATCGCAGACATTCGCTTAGCCATAATCTGGTGAATAACGCTCGAACCGTCAGTATCTCTAACATCCATTAACTCGATATTTTTAATAGGCTCAACTCCCCAATTAGATAAATCAACTTTAACACTTTCAGTAAATTTTTCGCCAAAGATAGATCGTTCTTCCATAATTTCCTCCAATTTAGACTTTGCTAAAATAGAACGAACTGCTCCTTGAACTACATTTTCCAGCTGCTTTTTCAACTCGTCAAATGATTCTACTTTCTCGGCAGCTTTATTTGTATCAGCAATGTGGAAGAATGCCTTAACGTCAACTACGAAAGGGACACGGTCCTTATCATACGCTGAATATTTAGCTAAGTCAATATCAAAGTTAGATACTGGCAATGATCTGACCATAACTCCGATTTTAGGTAACCACTTCGGCCACTCATAATAAACGTTAGAGCCTTTACCTACGCCATAGGAAACAGTTTTGTCTCCTCGTTGAACGATGTGGACTACGTTAGTTGGCACGATTCGACGTAGAGATAGTGCATAAAAAAATACGATTACCCCTATTAAGGCCGGTAGTCCGTACATAAGTGATGATGTGATGATTTCTGTCATTTTTTTTTGTTTTTATTAATTATTAAAATATAGAGATTACATTAGCCCGATTAGCTAACTACTTTGTTATTATACTAAATTTCCATACCAATTGATTTCCAATATTCAGGCCCTCCGTAATACGAGCACAATTCGTCTCCTGGATTAATATCGACTAGTGCAAAGAACGTAAAACAATTCTTTTCAGTATCATGTCTCCAATTTATATTTGGAGTTTCACTGTGATTGTAGATTCCTCCGAATCCAAGAAGAACGCCATACTCTACGCAGCCTAATTTCTCAGAACGGCCGACTATGAATCGATAATCATTAAAAATAGGATCATCTGATGTCGCATCGAATGTTATGAAATGACATTCTTCAATAATCTCGCCTGGGCTAATAGATTGCGTTGCGAATACTCCAAGTCCGTGTATTGGACTGGATGCGACTACTAGTTTAGAGGGTCCCGTTAATTCCATTATTGGCTCCTCTTTGTGTACCAGTCAACAAAAGAAACGCAACAGTCCCATGCAGCAATTCGCTTAACATCTCCAGAATAATCATCTAAGAAGTCTTCATCGATAATTAGGTCAGTCGCTTCAAATCTTCGATCCTTGTCGTACTTAATAATTTGAATTCCTCTACGGTGAATGCTGACGCAGAAACCAAGACTCTCGATCTTTTCGATTACTGGAAAAATCCAGCTCCATGAGGTTTCATATCTAAATATTCCAAGTGCAGCCAATTCCTGATCGTGACTGGGAATTCCAGAGAGTCCACCCCATTTTTCAAAGACGCCTTTGCCGTTTGAGCCGTGTGGCATTTCGTAGGTTTCACTAGAGACAATTGTGCCTCCCATGAATTGCGCAAGGAGTCGATTACCCTCGCCGATTTTATTGTGTGTATTCTGTATCATCTTCCTTCGTTTGTTTCATGGTGATCGTTCGGTAAAACCAAACACTTAACTGGACGGTCTCTCATAATCTTTGCGATTTCTTGAAGAGAATATGGGTCCATGAAGTTGCCGTCCATGCCAACGTCCATTGCTTTACCTGCATGTAATTTATTGTGTGGGCCTAAGTGAACGTGACCATGTAATTGAATTACTCCACGGTTCATATCGTGCCAACTTGCGATTGGGTAATGACATAGCACAAACGTTTTCTTAATAGTCTTCGCTGGATTTATTTCGTTCGGCACGTTTGGAACAGTAAGTTCCAGTCTAACGTAATGATTCACTGATGCAAATAGAGCCTTGACTCCTCCCTTGTCATTCTCGATGTGCTGGTCGTGATTACCTAGAACCAAATGAATGTTCTTACAGAGCAACCTGTCTCTGAACTCCTGGATGTTATCAAATCCTCCGAACGACCAGTCTCCTAAGTGGAAAAGAATATCGTCTTCGCTGACTAGGTGATTGATATTGTTAACAATCGTATCATTCATTTTATCCAGGGTATCGAAATCTCTGGTCTTACTCTCGGCCGGCCAATTAGACGTTCCTCTACAAATATTTGAGTGTTTGTAGTGAGTATCTGACGTGAACCATATTCGCTGATGAGGCTGTAATGTAATTTTCATAAATCTAATTTACCAAAAAAGGAACCTAGTCGGTTCCTTTTTATTTTTAATAGTTGACTAGTTTTAAACTGGGCACCGTACTAATCGTTGTCATCTGTGCTCGATGGGGACTGAGTCGTAGTTAGTACTTCGCGATAAAGATTCTCGCTTGGCTTTTTAGTAGACTCACAAAATAGAGGTTCGCCGTTGGCTTCCGCCTCTTTGTTTGCTCTTTTAAATTCGTCAAGCGATTTCATATAGTGCTCTGCTGCAATTCTATCGCGTCTGTTGCCTAGTGCCAAGCCTAGCACAACAAATAGAACAAAGGCTGCCACTGTTGTAATAAGGAGGGTAGTTATACCTATCATAATTTATGGGTTTTTTATGTTACTAAAATAAGTTAAATTGTTTTACGAAATCTGCGCTAACTGTGTAGTCAGAGTACTCGTCAGCTTTAATATCCTGTACTGAATTTGTACAGTAAACTTTTTCGAAGTATGCAGAAAGATCAAATAATCCTGAACTGAAAATTCCATGGGTCGCTATCAAGTATATTTTCGAATCTTGAGTTCTCTCCTTGATTGCTTTTGCTAATTCAATTGAAGTTCCAGCACTATCGCAAATATCGTCCACGATAACGAATTTCTTGCCGTACTCATGCACTAATGGTTTTAAGGAAATATCGGTGTGAGTGATTTTACTGGTTTTTGGATCTCTGTGCTTTACCGCAGTCACCACCTCATTTAAGTCAAACCAGTCAGCGACTTTGTAAATTTTCCTTAGAGCACCTGCGTCTGGAGAAACAAGAACAATATTCTCTCTTGCCTGATTCGTGTTATCAATATCAGTAAGCGCGTACTTAACGAGTAAGTAATTAGATACTTTTTGGAAATTATTGAGACAGGCTTCCAATACATCAGAGTGAGGATCCAGAACCTGCACAGATTCAAATTTCTGAGAATTAATGATTGGGCAAATAACGGTCTTTAGGTAATTTGAAGAACCTTCTGAGAATTTACGGTCACTACGTGCTCCCAAGAAATAGGGAACATACAGGGAAACTGTCGCGACTCCACATTCGCGAAGAGCCTGATTTGCACAGATAATTAACTCAAGATCCTTGAAGTTATTTAGTCTAGATTTTATTACGACATCAGCTTCGTGTAGGTAACTTAAGTTTCCACGCATATCGCCAGTTAGAGTTAATGACTGTTGACCGTCAGCAAACTTTGAAACTTTGAAATCAACGAATGCACTTCTTTCAAAGTGGTCTCGTCCTTCGTTTTCCGGATTTGCTAGATTAAGAGTTAGTAGTCTCATGTGTATGTTTTGCTATTTTAGTTAAGGTGTCAAACGTTTGGGCAATACCATCGTATTCAGTATTGTATTTTAAGATTGCTTTATGAAGCTTACGTTCAGTAGAGATAATCTTCTTAACGTCCCACCAATTACATGCCAATAGATCTGAACTAATTGACTCAATTTCATGAGCTCTCTTCTGATACAATTCAACAAGTGTCATCATCTTTTCCTGGATGGTCATTGCTCTCTGTAATTTAAAATCTCTATCGGAAATCTCAATTAGAGCTGACTGTAGTAATTGCTGAACTTGGTAATGATCTATTGCAACTGGCAAATCTGATCCTATTAAGTGATCAATATTACTTATCGTAACTGGTGTAGCGAGGTCAGACTCGCCGGCCAATCGCTTTGCGGAGTCCATTGTATTTGCAACAATAGCAAAGGGTCGATCGTAGTGATTAGTTCCTTGCCTCATTAGCTCAGTATGGCCAATTCCTCTTTTTGAAATTGCTGAAATTAGGCTCTTAATTTTATCTACAGTTGTCATAGTTATTCTCCTTTTTTTATTTTACTCAAGATTTCCTCAGGGATTTGGCGAATGCAATATTCTACAATATGTTTTAAGTCGTCGGTCGGTAGTACCATTACCTGAAACGTGTATAAGGTCTCGCCTCCAATGATTGGATGAGGTTCTGTTGTTATCTGATCTTCAAACTCGTCAATCATGTGCTTTGCGACTTTCTGCATCAGCTGAGCACTTACCATCTTATCAATATCTAACTGCGGATTGGCTGACTTAAGTTCTTCACTAACAACATGTTTAGTCGTAAGTAAAGATCTTTCAAGCAGAGCAGCCTGTTTAAAATTACGTAACTGCACCAGAGCTTTTGAGATGTACTCATTTGGTGTAATGCCGTCCATGTTTACGTCTCTCATTTTTATTGATTGTTAAAAAGTTCAAGGTACTTATTTCGGATTTCGATCGCTTTTCGTCTTTTAGAAAACGAGGCGCCGTCCGGTAAAACGATTGCGTTTAATTCGGACTCTTCTGCATTTTCGCAAATGAAATCAAACTCATCGTCAGTTATGTTAAAGCTGGAGATCATCATGTCATCCATTAGGTCAGTTATTCCATGCTTGCCAGGTAGGACTGATTTTAGGCAAGCTTGTACTTCAGGTCTTAATACTTTCATTATATTCCGTTTTGTATACAGTACCTAATATAGAGAGCTTGTTGTCGAATCCCAAACTCTCTTGTTAATAAATTAGCAGGAGCTCCTTCGTAGATTACTGGGCCGATGCATATAGACATTCTCTTTGCATCAAAGCTTTTAAGTCTGCCTTGGATTCTGCCAGTTTCAGGATCTGCTAATTTTATTAGCGTATCAGCTAACTCCTTAGGAGTTTCGCAAGAATTTACTATTTGAAATTTTTCTAACTCAGTCATTTTATATTTTTAGTTATTATACTATCGAAAAAATAAACGGCCTCCAATCGGAGGCCGTCGGTCCGCCGATACTATCAACGGAGGGGTTCACGGTTAAGGGAAGAGTCTTTACGTAAGTACTCTTCAAGAGTTTCAAATACAAATTCGTCACTGTCGTCAAGCGGATCGTATCCAATTTTAACTGTGCCGTCTTCTTCTTTGACGATCATTCTCATTACGCAACCTTCGCATAGAACTGGCATGTAATATCCCGGTTCAAGGCCAGTTGCAATTGATTCAACTTGAATATCCGGTGAAGCATCTTCGCCGAACATTTCGTCTGCGCATTTATTACAAAAGTCTGCCATTATTAATTTATCTTTGTGTTTATGATTGCGATTGCGTATGAGTTTACCAAAGGTCTTCCAGTGTTATAACAGCCAAGAGCAATATCCCATCTGCCAAATCTCTTCTTTAATTTAGAAAGAACTCGCATTGATGTTTCGACATTGAATTCAAGATCAGTCAACAGCATGTGTTTAGTTACCTTGACGTCTTTCCATGCAGATTGGCCAGTTGGAACCTGTATCTGCATTGCACCATACGCTGCGGCTGATGAAGTTAATTGTGGATTGTATTTCCAATCAAATGGACCATCATAACCTGTTTCTTTGTGAGCCACTCCATACGCGATATTGAAAGGAACTCCATATTGTTCAGAGTATTTCTTTAAGTAGTCGTATAATTGAATTGACGGAGGGGCATCTTGAATATTCATTACCCCATCCGGCAATTCATTCGATTTCCTTTCACGCATTTCGTAAGCCCATGTTGCGCCAAATACTACTAAGCATATTAGAACAACTAGAGATTTTACGGAGAACATGATTTTATTGTTGAGCAGCTGGTGCCACTTGTTTGTAGATGCGATTGGCATACAGGTTAAAAATAACGATACCGATTGAATCCTGATAAATTGAATAGATTCCAGATTTTCGGTCGATTACAAGCAATTCATTTCGCTCATTGATTGCAACCGATGTTTCTGATAGGGGTTTAATATTTTCCCATTCAGTTTTTGCGGTTTTATTTGTTACCATCCAGTAGTAATAACCAATAAAGAAGCCTGCAACTAGAGCTAATGCTAAAATCATTAAGTTGCCCAATTTTTTGCTCAACTTTCCTAATTTATCTAGGATCGTTTGCATTACTTGTTTTTTGTCCATAACTTTTATATGTTTAAGGTTTATATTATTATACCAAAATTGGCACGCTATTGTTAATAAGTTTCCAATTGAGTCCGTCAAATCCTTCCAGCTTAAACTCACTTGGTATTTTAAAAATATTAATTACCTCATTAAGTTTCTCATACCACTTACAGAAGCACACACCAGTCATGCCAGTCAACGGACATGAGTAAGTAATCCTATACTCCAGAAAGGACTCGGTTTTTATCATAATTTAATTTGGAAACGATCCCTCATTGCTTGTACCTTATCTGCTGGTACTCCATGCACGTTCTCTCCACCATGACGGTTCTCAACGATTAGAGAAACTACTCGGTAATCGTATTGTTTTGCAAGATCGAAGTATGCCTGCATCTCCCACTCTTGGGTGAATGTGTTTGAGACAACAATCTCTGGGTAAAATTGTGGATTCACCAGACTGTCTTTCATTCTGGTCTCGACCTGGGATCTACACCATTCATGTGCATCCTTCAGTTTAGTAACATCAAATTCGTATGCACCAGTTTCCTTGTTGTGAAAATACTTGTCAGCTTCGCAAACGGCATACTCATTCCATATTGAATTGGCAACAGTTGATTTACCTGCACCAGGAACTCCACGTAGGAGAATTAAGACTCTATTCATATTAAGGTTTCTTTGTGATTACTTGATCTATAATTCCGTACTTAACTGCCTCTTCAGCATTTAACCAGAAATCTCTGGTTGCATCCTTCTTTACTTGGTCAGCTTTCTTACCACAGTATTTACCAAGTAGAACGAAAAGTTCATGATTGACTTTTTGCCATTCAGCCCAGTCAACTTCAGCATCCTGAATATTGCCGCTAAAACCGCCAGACGATTGGTGCAGCATTGTGGTTGAGTGTCTTAGGGAACTACGTTTGCCTTTTGTTCCTGCGCCCAATAGCACTGATCCCATCGATGCGGCCATGCCAGTATTTACGGTTCGGATATCGGCTTTGATATAGTCCATTACGTCGACCATTGATAGACCAGACTTAACCGATCCTCCTGGAGAGTCAACGTGCATTGTGATATCTGAATTATCAACAGAATCTAGGAACATTAACTGAGCCTGTACAATAGTTGACATGTAGTCGTTTACTGGTCCAGCGACCCATAGAATACGATCCCTCATTAATCTGGAGAAAATATCCATTTGAGTAACTCGCATTTCACGTTCCTCTAAAATATAAGGAGTCATCGATGACTCAACTTGTTTACCGTAATAATCTAATTTCAATGAGGACACCCCGTGCTCGCTCATTGCGTACTTTTGAAATTCATTCATCATGGTATTAATATACCAATATGAATAGACAATTAGAAGTTATTAGTAGATGAATTATAGAAAACTAATCCGGTTACATTAGTCGTTTTAGTGATAGTCGGAGTTGAGTAGTTAAATGTTAGTACATCACCTCCACCGCGTTCGCCAAATTGAATTCGGACCGGATAATACGCGCCGGCCGTTAATGATGCTGTACCTGATGCTTCTACCGGCCCATGTAATCCACCATTATTAACCGTTGCATTTGTTGTAGTGAAACCGGTCTGAGCATTTGCACCTATCCACATATACGATGCATCATCACTTGATGTGTAAAATGTATAAGTTTCAGTAGTAGCTGGTTTGAAATAACCTAACCATTGGCAACTAAAATCTGATCCATCGTCTGTTCCCGGTTCAGTAATTACAGTAGTTTGTACTGAAGTAGCTGGATTTGCTCCGAATGTTTGAGGCGTTGCGGTTGCAAAGAAACTGACATTATCTGCAAAATACCCAGAGTATGTAGTTTTATATAAACCTGCAACGTAAGGCTGAACCCATGAAGTCCAAAATCCATTTGAATTTAACCAAGTAAGAGCAGCCGATGCGCTAGCTAAATTAGGAGATCCTCCCAAGTCCCTCTTTAAATAATTCGCCAGGTCTAGAAAAGATTGATCGGTTTTAGCTGCACTTCTGGCAAATCGAACTGTTCCGATTGCGCCTAATTGAGTTGGCTGATTACCTGCAGGTACAGGTCTACAAATTAAGTAACCGGTTGTATCTTCAGGTCCCATCCACCAAGTAACTCCGCCTGGCTGAGCTGAATAGTCTTGAGCAGACTCGCCTATTGCAAGATTTACTAAATTAGTAGCTCCTGAGATTGTAGCTTGCGATGGGTTGTATGCAAATGGAGTAGTCGCCATCCAATTAATTATTTTGTGTTATTATTTATCTCACATAAAAAAACCGGCTGACGCCGGTTTTAATTATTAATGAATGGTGGTTTAAAATCAAAAGAGTGCTGTGTCATCGCTGCTCTGTTCAGCTACACTCTTTTTATCTCCTCTTCCGGCAATTAAGTACCTTTCAATTCGATGTTTATATAGTCAGAGTCTATAGTATCCCTTTGCCATATCCGCAAGACACGTTGCAGCGTAGTAACCATCCCGGCAAGGTTTATTGTACTGGGTAAAACATTTCCAATCAAGTAGTCATGGCTGCCTTTACTGTTCCTCACGCCTTTGTCCCAAACTCTACCCGCATAGTTACATGCTTTGGTCTTGCTGGTTGGGGTCAGCAACCACTACTTCATAAAGACGCTAAATGAAATAGCTTGTATCGTTATTGGATGATTTGCCTCTGCAGGTAGTGTCACCCTTTACAACATAAACGTTACAAATGTTGGCCTTTTTGGAGTTTCGCGAAAAGTACTCATCGAAACTTTATTAACTAAAGTGCTAAAAGTTAATGTCTTTAAACTGTCTCGTTTTCTCCTGCAAAAAAGTTCAGGATTGAACGGCTATTGCGTTGCTCATTTGATAAGCACTCAACTTGAATTTTCTTCTCTTGAATTTCTCTCTGTAAAGCGTCATGCTCTGATCGAAGGCCTGCTAATTCAGAATTGAACTTTGTACGCTCAATGAATTCAGCATCTCTTGCCTCTGCATTAGAGAAAGTTTTCTTTCCGTTTGCATCAACTTCAGAGTTAATTTCAACCTTGATTTTTGACTGGATATTGGAGATTAATTCGGTACTCTTGTTAGACTCAGTGTTTAGGTCTAAAATTTCCATTTGCAATTCTTGGATTGCTTGAGGCAATTCCATTAATCGTTCTACTGTGTTAGTTAAATTTGTATTTGTCATTTGTTTTAAATTAAGATACACTATTACTATACTATTAAAAATCGATTTAGGTTTAATCGGATGATAAAAAATCTAAAAAATTTGTGGACCATTCAGGGCTCGAACCTGAGACCTTCGCATTATGAGTGCGCTGCTCTAACCAACTGAGCTAAAGGTCCTGGTGGAGGGATTATTTTTTTAGAGTAGAATTCGCCCACCTCAAAACTACTTGGTGCCGCAGGTAGGATTCGAACCTACTCAGCCTTACGACAACAGATTTACAGTCTGTCCTGACTCTCCAACTTCAGCGCTACGGCAGGTAAGGAAATGAGAAGATGGTTCAGTGGACATCTCATTTTACGATTAGCATTACTCTGGTGAATGCCTGCAAACTCCGATTATGTCAGTCAGCATTCACTCTCGAACTATTGACACAATCATTCCCTAATCAACCTTGGCTGGGTGTCCAGGATTCGAACCTGGGACCACTCGATTAACAGTCGAGAGCTCTACCGCTGAGCTAACACCCAATAAAATAAAAGAACCTCGACCACCATTTCAGCGCAAGCGCGTGCTTTCAGCTAGGCTTGAACGTTACGTCCTAGCTGGTGGAGTCAGCCTCTACTAAGGTTCTTTTGTCGAGATGGCAGGATTCGAACCTGCGAGTTCTCCTGCTCCCAAAGCAGGCGGGGTAACCGGACTCCCCAACATCTCGATAATTTGCTCCATACTGAGACTTGTACGAAGACTGGATTTTAACGGGTTTCTCTGACTGTTTCGAGAACCATATCCCTTATTGACGTCTTAGACTATACGGTCCTCCCCCAATAAGTCTTTTTCATTAGTGTCTTACCACATAAAAACCTGTCAACTCTCTACGTCGGCGCGGCAGAGTCTTGCTCACGTTTACCCGAATCGATCCCCCATTAAGGTCGAGGACTTTTTCACTACCATCGCTTTTTTAAAGAATGCGACCAATCTTACTGAGTATCTCTTGCTCATAGTAGTCCCTGTAGGATTCGAACCTACGACCCTCTGCATGTAAAACAGATGCTCTACCAACTGAGCTAAAGGACTGTTTGATACGCTTTCGCCCCCTGTATGACGTATCACCGATGTTTGAGGTCGGCCTCGAACCATTAAGGGAGCCACCGGTCGAGCGGATGGCGAGAATCGAACTCGCATCTCCAGCTTGGAAGGCTGGAGTAATAAGCCATTATACGACATCCGCTTATGGAGCGGGAGGCCGGGTTCGAACCGGCGACCTCAACCTTGGCAAGGTTGCGCTCTACCAACTGAGCTACTCCCGCAAGTGGGTGGGATCAGACGCGTTCTGCCCACCGGGACCTCGTCGTTAGAAAGTCTTGCGACTAACCAGAGCGTACCGAGACACTATCTAACTTCGACTTGAGGTAGTCACGGCCGCCTCTGATCCTCTCAAGTCTATTTCGTATCGTGGCAAAATGCGGCACGACCCTAATACGATGTGAGCCTCCTGACGGATTCGAACCGCCGACATCCTCATTACAAGTGAGGCGCTCTGGCCAACTGAGCTAAGGAGGCAATGTTGGTGGACCGTGAGAGACTCGAACTCTCGACCCCCGCAGTGCAAGTGCGGTGCTCTAGCCAACTGAGCTAACAGCCCATTTAAGAACAACGTTGGAGTACCCGTCTCGCTCCAATCTTAACAGCTTCATCAGAGTTTTCTCTGGGCCCAGGCTGAGGGTGGTGAACTCTTGATCCGACCGTGATTGTCGACATCACATTGGCCGGAGAGACCGTTGTTCTTAGTAGCCCGTACGAGAATCGAACTCGTCTCTCACCCGTGAAAGGGGCGTGTCCTAACCGATAGACTAACGGGCCAAATAAAAGTATACCGTGCTCCGGTTTTTACTTATGGTTTGTTCCCCATAACCTGATACTGTGCACAGTAGAGCAGGGACCTGAACAGAGTACCTTGGGTCATTTATATCTCTCCGGTTGGGTAGCTAATCCCATGGAGCCAAGGTTCCTTTCATCCGTGCAAGTCGGACTTCTGTTGATATACTTTCGCGGTCCCACCGGGAATCGAACCCGGCATACCGCCGTGACAGGGCGGCGTTATAGCCGATTAACTACAGGACCATTTCTCTCCAGTTCACTCCTACCCTGTGGGTATACCGTGACGGGTTGTTTATCCATGCAAATCTACCTGAAGAGCGATTGGTTTGCGCTCGACGTGCATGGATCCGGGTGATTAGAGCCGGACTCGAACCGGATACCGTGCAAGACGGAGTAGACAACCTTACCTCTTTCGAGTTCGGGACTTGGGTACCATCCCGCATTACGCCCATCTAATCATTAGTAGCGGGGGCCGGATTCGAACCGACGACCTTTGGGTTATGAGCCCAACGAGCTACCACTGCTCTACCCCGCAATATGTTGTCCCGCAAGGATTCGAACCTCGATCTTCTGGACCAAAACCAGACGTGCTGCCATTACACCACAGGACAATTTTCAATCTCCAATAAGTCAAAGAACTCTTGTTAAACTTATATGATTACTATACCACATTAGGTTTAATTTAGTCACTTTCTTTCGAAAGATTTGCACGGTCGGAGAGATTCGAACTCCCATCTAGGGTTTTGGAGACCCGCATGCTACCATTGCACCACATCCGTGTATTCTTTTGGTTGCGGGACCCGGACTCGAACCGGGAACTTCAGCTTATGAGACTGACGAGATAACCGCTTTCTACGCATCCCGCAATGTTTGGTTGGAATAATAGGAATCGAACCTATAACCTTTCGCGTATCAGGCGAATGCTCTAACCAATTGAGCTATATTCCAGTTTAGTGTCCCCGACAGGACTCGAACCTGTGACTCCCTCATTAAAAGTGAGGTGCTCTAACCAACTGAGCTACGAAGACCTGTGTATTTAGACCTGTAACTCTGGGAGTCACTGGGCCTTTAGCGTTTACGTTTCATATTCTTATTCATTTTTTTGTTGGTGGTGAGGGGCGGGATCGAACCGCCGACACCAGGATTTTCAGTCCTGTGCTCTACCATCTGAGCTACCTCACCATGCTAAAACAAAAAACCTCGAATTTTTTAGGTTCGAGGTTCGTTGTTGTTAGTTATGTAATTTCTTAACTTATACCACTAGAACCTCGCAATACCCCAAAATCTTTAATCGTCTCCATTGCAATCACATTAACTGTGCCTGCCGGATACTGATTCCAGTTTTGAGTATTTTTTGATATGTTCGTAGTTATTTGCACGAGTTTAATTTTTTTGTCTAGTTATTTATCTAGTTATTATACCAACTTTTTAAAAAAGGTTTCCCTTTACTAAAAATTACTTTATCATTGCTGCAAGTTTTTCGTTTGCTTGATCGATCTTAGAGAATTTAGACTCAAAGAAAGACTTTAACTTGGCAACGATTGCTGTGATTTTACCAGACAACCTAGCAACGATCGCTTTAGCTTTATCAGTTAATTTAGATTCATCTAGTTTTTCAATATCGTATGAGTGTTTTACGTTTGATATTGCTGTGTTTTGTCTAACACATTCGTTGATAATTGCTTGAGCAGCAGCATCGACTAACCCTAGTGCCTGCTCTACAGCTTTAGCATAAGATGGGTTTTCAGAAGATCCGCCGTATCTTGAAATCTTGATAACGTATTTTTCAGTTGTTGCAAGCTTATCATTTAGGACTTTCATTGCATCAAAGATCGGCTTCATTGTTGCATCAAATGCACCAAGCTCAGTATTGATAGCTTTTGTTTCAGCTGTCAATTCTTTTAATCGAGTTTTGATTTCGTGAATTCTATCAAGCTTAGCAACGATAGTTTTATCTTTGATTTGAGCTTCGTTAATCTTTGCTTCGTTAACAAATTGTGTGAATCTTTTAAGTTTCATTTTAAAAAGTAATTTTTGTTTATTTATTAATAACGATCATCGTCGTAATCATCGTAGTCAGGCTCATCAGGTTCAAAATCCTCAACCGCTCTATCGAGAGCAGAGTCAGTTCTTTTTTTGAAAGTACCAGTTAAATCGACTAGAGTATTTGAATCGTAAAGAGCTTTGAATTTATTAATGAAGTCCTTGAGCTCTTCTCCTGTAATTTCTTCTTGCTCTGCATCGTATATTAAATCGCCAATTGCTGCATATTCATCAGCTCCTTCAAATCCCATGCTTTTTAACTCTTCAGCTTCAGGGGAATCTAGCATGGCTTTAACCTGCGAAATTACTGAAGGATCAGTTACTTTATACACTCCGTCTACTCCATCAAAGTCAACATCATCAACTGAATAGCCGCCAACGAATCCGACACTGCTATCGTCAGGCTCATAATCGAAAGATACGTCTAGTGTAACAAGCCAAATTATGTAGATTATTTCGTCTATTAAGAATATATTTTCTTCAACTTCAATAACTGACGAAGATTCTGTTATCAAGCTCTCTTTTACAAATTGTGAAAATCTCTTAAGTTTCATTAGGGATCTTATTTTTATTATTTATCCCTTAGTTCTGCCCAAAACTTCTACTGATACAGATACTCCATCTGGATTCTTTCTAACTCTGATAGTCGCTTCATCGAATCCCCTAATCCACAGTAGATCTTCAAGTACTTCCTGAACATCGTCCGGATAGACTTCCGGATGAACTAGCCCCGGTTGGTACGGGTCATGTTCTAATTTCTCAGTAAACTCAAGAACGAGACGTTTCATGTCCGCCTCGTTCTTTAGTGCATTTAATATAGAGCCTTTTGCCATTACGATACGTATTTTGCAAAGTTAACTGCTGCCTTGTAAGCATCTTCATACGAATGAATTGTCTTAGCACCACGTAGTCTAAAAGGAATATGATCTACTGCCCAACCAGCAAGGGTCATTTCTTCTTCTGACGCTTTATGGTCAGAGGTACTCTTTGCCCATTCTTCGCACTCTTTATAATACGAGTCCAGGTGCTTGCCGTAGAACTTTTCGTATTGAGGAAGGTCTTGTTCAGCAGGTTTCCATTTAGCATCAAATAGTTTATCGCCTTTTCCGAATGCACAAGAAGCACGGTGAGAATAACCAATCCACTGCTTTGCCTTCTTACTCCATGCAGTATGAGGATGAGATCCCTTTGTTGCTCTGAGGCCATTGTTGTAGTACCACCAACCTTCTTCAATTGATCCAACGTAAACTCCGTCTGGATTCATGCATGAATTGGGTAATGAGTACTCATCGTCTGGTCCGAACTTATGAACTCCTACCTTTAGCCCAGTAGTTGCTTCAATTTGTTTAATACATTCAGGATTTACAGCCCAACCTTCCAAATCTCTTTCAGGTCGGATTCGGCTTACTAACTTAGTAAATCCCAGATCCAAGTGGATCTTATTTAATTTAGTTTTGCCAGTGTAGTGAGGAAATCTCTCGAACTTCAACTGAATTTTGCCAAGGTATGGCGTTTGATTTTTAATTAACATATACTGTTATTTTTTTAATAAGGATCAACTACCTCATCGACTGCGTCAGATAAGTCTTCGCCGACCGAGTTTATTAAATCCTTTGTTGCGGTAGCTTCGCCACCGGTTGCCACGTCAACTGCATCCTTTACGACTGCGATTGGTGACAATGCTGTTTTTACTGTTGCGCTTGCTATATTAGCGATTGCTCCGAATAGTCCCATTGTTTATTGATTTTTTTGGCGGAGGATGTAGGATTCGAACCTACGGTACCTTGCGGTACAACAGTTTTCAAGACTGCCGCGATCGACCACTCTGCCAATCCTCCTTTGAGTTACTTAGACTCGATTATATTATACGTACCTTCCATTACGCCATAACTCGATTCTTCATGGAACTGATAGGTTTGAGCAACATCACTTGAATCCATCGGCCGAGTCAAATACCAGATTTGAGTCTCTTTCCACGTTACAGTTACCAATTTTCTGCCCTTTGGTAAATTGATAGTGCCTTCACCGCCGAAGTTTTTAACTCGCGAGTTTTCAGTACATGAAGCGAATGAGAATAGGATCGCTGTTAAAATTACTAATTTTTTCATATTGATTTTTATTTTAGAAAAAAGGAAAACGTTTCCTTAATGATTGTGATATTTACTTCATGCATGATTAACCATTTAATCCAAGCGAATGGCATGAAAAAGAAGTCCATGATCGCCCAAAAAATGCTATTGTGAATCTGATAACCGATCATCGCAGTTAGCAGTGCAAAGATTGAATAAATTCCAGGATTCCAAACAACTCGTGGTTTATTAGTTTCTATTTCCATAGAGTTATTATACTAAATTTTCTGATCTTGGTTCAACGTTAATAACTGGCGGGCGATTATGCCATAGTCGATATCGTTCATCGACCACTGACGCATTAATAAATGTAGTACCGCCTATTTCTACTTGGCCCATCTCTTCGTGTATGTGGCCGAATACATGAACTTGGGGTTTAATTTGATCAACCTTAGCCTTTAGACTTTTACAACCAACGCTCCAACCTTCTCTGATAGTTTTATCCAAGATTCCATGAGGAGGCCCGTGCGTTATCAGAACATCAATTCCTTCCGGAATAAGATCCCAATGTGGACCTATTTCATTTTCATATCGATTAAATGCCCAATTATGAAAGAATGGAGTTACTGGACTTCCCCAGAATTTAATACCCTCAATCGTTACGCCACTATCATTTAAGTAGGTAATTCCAGGATACTCAGCAAGCAGAGCCTGAACCTCCTCTGGTTTTGCTACCTCAAAAAAGAAGTCGTGGTTTCCAGCAATTAGGATCTTATGCATATAGGGTTGTGAACTAAACCATTTAAGGAATACTCTAATTTCACGCTCAGTTCCACGCCCAGATACATCACCTGCGTGGACCAAGATAGGACCTCCAGGCAGAAGATCATTTAGGTCTTCTGTATTAACTGGATCAGATACAATCCAATGTGTATCACTTATAAATGTAATTTCCATTATGAATTTTGTATTGTTTCGATTTCTTCAAGTATCTGATTCTTTGTTCTAAGACCACTAAGTCTCTTTACTTCTTGATCGTCTTTAACAAAAATAAGAGTAGGGATTCCCCTGATTCCAAATTTACTGGCAAGTTCAGGATTTTCGTCAACGTTTACCTTTCTAATCTCAATTTGAGAATCAGGTACATTAAATCGTTCCGATAATTCTGAAATAGCTGGCATCATTACTTTACAAGGACCGCACCATGGAGCCCAATAGTCTGTTATAATTAACATAAGTTAAGAGATAATTTTAGGTTTGTCAGTTGATTGAGGTTTAGCGTCCTTTACTTGAAACTGTTCATTTACGTGAGAGCACTTTGAGCAGGTAAAAGTAGGAACTGGGACAATCATATCCTCAGCTGATCCTGTTAATAATTTAGAAACTCTACGTAAGTAGCTCGCTTCTTTAAACGTATCGTTCCCGCAAGATTCGCAAACGATTGGGCTTGAATTTTCAAGACCGACTCTGACATTTTGATCCATATTTCAGTTTAATTTATTCTACTATAAAAGTCGAAAGGGTTTAACAAGTTAAACAAAAAATGCCTAGAAATCTAGGCACTTAGAGTCGAGAGGTTTCTCTGATTACTTTACAGTAACTGTGTCAACTAGAGTTGAGTCAGTGGTTACTGAAGTTGAGTCAACTAGAGTTGAGTCAGCAACAGTAACAGTAGAGTCAGCTGGAGCAGAGTTAGAACAGCTAGTGATAGCGATCATTGCAACTAGTGCAAAAGCGAAAAGCAAAATTGATTTCTTCATGTTTCTGGTTATTTTTGTTTTTAATTTAGAGAATTATTATACTAAGAATTTGTGCAGAGTTTCCGAATAAGCCATCTTCTGGCCTCAAGTTGATCGCGATATCCTCTCTTATTACACGTTATCTCGTATGGATGTTTTTCGTAACTTGTTCGGTATTCTCCGTATTTTTCCATGTCCTGTTTGAAATGGGTGTATTCATGGATTACTGTGCTGCACCAAGAAAGTAACGACCTGTGTCTTTTTGGATTTAAAATGATTGTGTTTTGACAAGGTTCATACATTCCGAAATGTATATGGTTCGGATCAATCTGAATCTTCAACGTTTTGAGATTGTTGTACTTACTTGGGCCATACTTTTCAATACACCATCCCAAAAGAAGATTCGCACTCTTCTTATTAATGTATTCTCTCACGGTAAGGTTATTTATCATAGTTTTAAGCATAGCCTGTTAGTTAAATAATAAAAAGTACAAAGGAAAATATTATGAATTACACAAAAGAAATGATCGAGGCTGCAGTTAAGGCAAAGGGTTATGCTTGGTTCGAAGGGGCCAAAGACTATGACCTAAATCTAGTTGGGGTTAGAAATAACTCAGCGGCAATCGCAGATAAAGTTACTAATCTATTTGACGATTGGATGACTGCTTCTTATAAAGTTAACGGCGTATGGCAATTTAACTGCTGGCCAATAACTACTGATCCGGGTAAGAAAGCTATGCTTGAATATCACAATCCAAATGGAGTTGCTCGAGTAGTTCCAGGACAATATCGTGGAATGTGGGCGATTGGATTACACCAGGGCAAATACGAAGCACTAAGACAGGTTAAGCCAGTTAAAGTTTATCGTGATAAAAACAAAGACATGAAGTATGACGAAACAACAATTCAAGAAGGAATCTTTGGAATTAACGGTCACCGCTCTAACCCAAAAACTCAATCTGAATACGTTGAAAACTGGTCCGAAGGTTGTCAAGTATTTAAAAAGGTTGCAGACTTTAATGCCTTAATGAAACTTGCAAATCTAGCTAAAGCAATCCACGGAAATTCATTCACTTACACTCTATTGGAATCAACTGATATTGTTTAAGAATTTACGAGTTTACTAGTAACCCCCAGCTTAAACTGGGGGTTTTTTAATGACTCTTTTTTAGGTCAGTAATTGATAAATAACAAAAAACCCTTTTCAAATGCTATTAAAGAATGGATCTAATGGCCCAGAGGTTGCCAAAATGCAAGCACTCCTAGGAGTAGGCGCAGATGGAAGCTTCGGACCTGGAACAGAAACCGCTGTCAAAGCATGGCAGCAAGCAAACGGGCTTACTCCTGACGGTATCGTCGGAGATGCTACTTGGGCTAAGATGTTTGGTGCAGCTCCAGTTGCAGCTCCAGCAGCTACGCCAATCCCACCATCAAGTTTTAAACTTGAAAAACTAGCTGGACATGTACCAGCAGCAGTAATCGCTCAAATTCCTGACACAGCTGCAAAATTCGGAATCACTAATCCTTTAAGATTAGCTCACTTCCTTGCGCAATGTGGACACGAAAGTGGAGGATTCAAAGCAGTTAACGAGAATCTAAACTATTCAGCTGACGGTCTTAAAAAGATCTTCGGAAAGTATTTTCCTGGTAACTTAAACGAGTCTTATGCTCGTCAACCTGAAAAAATCGCTGCTAGAGTGTATGCTTCTAGAATGGGTAATGGAGATGAAGCTTCGAAAGAAGGTTTTAAATTCAGAGGTCGCGGTTACATTCAATTGACTGGTAAATCGAATTACACAAACTTTGCAAAATTTATCGGCGAGGATACTGTTGCTAATCCGGATCTAGTCGCTACAAAATACCCACTCGCATCGGCTGCTTTCTTTTTTCAGTCTAATGGCTTATGGGCGATTTGTGATAAAGGAGCAGACACTGCTGCTGTAACTGCGGTAACTAAGAGAGTTAATGGTGGAACGATTGGTTTGGCTGACCGTATTAAACACTTTAACGAGTATTACGCTTTATTAAAATAAAAAAACAAATGTTCTTCGATGAAAAAAATAATCTTTATTCTATTCGCACTAGTCACGTGCGCACTCTCTACTGGAGTTTATGCTCAAAGTGGACCTCCTGCCCCAGGCGCAGGAATTTGGACAATCATTGATACGACATATCAAGTTGGTACAAGTACGCTAGGTCAGTCCAAAGCCAGAATCACGCTAAAGAATGCAACTATCTCAAAATACACAGGTATTCAAACTCGAATATTTTACGATAAGGATGCATTTGCTAGTGCATCAGTTGCGCTAGTTGGATCGCCTACTAACTTATATTTACAGTCAGTAGATAGTAATGCTACCGGTTACGTAACCCTTTCATTAGTGTATACTGGAAACAGCAGTACTTATACTCTAGCGGACGGTGAAACCTTTGAAATAACCTTTACTCACGTTGCAGCTGCATCGTTTTATGCGTTACCCTCAATCAGTGCTCTTACGTTTAGTGGCGCAGCTTCTTTTACTACACTCGCTGCATCTCAGACAGGTTTAGATACTACTCTAAGCAAGCATAGCTACGGCGGTGTATGGGAACAGCCTACTTTAGACTTCCATGGTAAATTTACAAACGTTACTGGAACTGGAGCAAAGAACTTAACTTTAGCTCTTGAGAAAAAGGTAAAAGCTGGAGGTACTTGGGGAACTCATGATACGTACGTAACTGACCTAAGTGGAAATTTTGCATTTAGCGAAATTATTGATACTACTTATTATGATGTACGCCTTGCAATTAAAGGTGATACGATGACGGTAGGAAACGTTATATCAACAGCAGATGCTCAATTAATTAATCAATGGGTGTTAGGGTCAGCGACTCCTTCCGGATTCGACTTCTATACAGCAGATGTTAACGGTTCAACTAACGTAACAATAACTGATGCATACGGAGTATTTGGTAGAATTGCTGGAAGATTCACTGAATGGCCTAATGCCGTTGAGGATGTTAAGTTCTTTACTGCTGCCCAATACACAACAATCACAGGATCTCCATCGACTAACTATACTTCAACTTATGCTGGAGTAACAAACTTCTACTACGACATTTTACCAGGACAACCTGATTCAGTTCAATATTACGTACTTGTTCCAGGAGATGCAAACGGTACGGGTTACAACATGGCTCGTTTAACGCCAATTGAAGTAATGATCAATCCACCGGCTGGAACCCCAGCTCAAACTGAAAACGTAATTGATATGACAGTTGAATACGATTTTCCAACGAGCTCAATTGAAGTTAATCTTCCTAATCTTTCTGTAAATTCAGGAAATCTAGTAGAAATACCGGTTACTGTTAAAACTGGAGGAAAGGATATTTCGTCTCTTCAATTAGCAATGTTATACGATCAGACCTTATTGGAATTTAAAGACATTACTAACTCTGCTAAATCAATGCAGTGGATGTCTTCATTCAATCCAACTGGCGGAATTATCGAATGGGCCGGTTACGATCCATCAGCTAACAAAAGCTACATGATTCCAGATAATTATGAAGTTTTTAAATTGAGATTTATCGCACTTAAACCTCAAATTGATTGGGAGGCATCGCCTTTGTATACTTCTAGAAAATTCTCAGGAGACAATCAATCTAGGGATTTATCAATCACCGCAGCAAACGGCATCTTAATCGTTGCTAAAATGGCTGGACCTTCTGGTCAATTGGATAACTTTGAAATTACCGCATTTCCCAATCCAACTACTGGAGAGATAAGCTTTGACTTCTCAGTTAAGAATAGCGGAATGGTTAAGTTAGTAATCGTTGACCTAAACGGATCAGAACAATTTGTTATACTTGATCAAGACATGCCAGCTGGAAAATACGTATACTCTTCCAATATTAATCAGTTAACTAGCGGATTATACGTTGCTTCTTTACAGGCAGTTGATCAAATTAACTCTACTAAAATCATAAAAAAATAAACAAACAATGTCTGAGGAAACAAACGCAGCAGAAACAAATGATGGAACATGGTCAGGTCTTAAGAAGACCCTGATCGGTACGATCTCTACGGCAGTTTTAGCTGGAGGTACATGGCTTACAACTACTCTATTTAACGGAGGTGACCATGAAAAAGAAGAAACGAAAACTGAACAGGTTGCACCAGCAGCTCAACCAGTTATCAACGTTAATCTTGAAAACAATAATACAAATCAACAAAAACAATCAGGCGGAACTAACACAGTAATCCGTGAGAGAGTTGTTGAGAAAGCTCCAGCTGAAAAACCAGCGGAAAAGAAGAAGAGCGAGTCTGAAGACGCTCCTTGGTAATCAGAAGGCGGATTAACGTCCGCCTTTTTATTTTCAGAACTAAAAATAAACTACTACTACAATGTCTAATTTGAAAAAATTATTAATCGGTGAATCTGCATACGTAAAGGTTGAAGACAAGAATCGCTTCTACTACATGCTACAACAAATGCAGTCAAACCGTTGGAAAATTACAGGAATCGTTCTATTTCTTTTCTTCTTTATTATTGCTGGAATTAATTCAGCTGTATTTTTTGGAGTAACAATCGCAGAAGATTGGAAAGAATTACTACTTCTTTTATTGGGAGCCTTTGTTGGTAACCTAAATAAAGTAGTTGACTACTGGTTCAATTCAGAAGATCGTGATAAAATGTTAATTCAAAAGGTTGACGAAGAAGATGGAGTATCTCTTTCTAATACTACTTCAAATAACGTAACCGAATAATCATGAAGAGATTAGCACTTATCTTAATAATGCTTTTCTCAGTAAGCTTATGTATTGCTCAGCCTGGTTCAATCAAGACTGAGCAGTACCGAGCTTCTTTTGAAAAGAAGATGTCAATTGACTCTGTTCCGGAATATACTGACACAATTAAAATTCCTATTCAATTATTAAAGATTGGAATTAATGAGGAGCTTTACGAAATGTATCCTGAGTTAAAGGATAAACGGGTTGGTCTTGGTGTAACAAATATTGTATTGGAATATTTGGAATACACAAACCGTTTTGTATTTACTGAAGACAAACTTGAAATTAAAGAGAGAATGATTAGTCAATTTAAAGCGTCTGATAAAGGATTCACTGAGAATAAACTAGACGGCCGTGGTAAAATCAAGTTAGCAAAATACTTTGTCTATATTGAAGTTTACGATTTCTCTGTATCAGAAGATGAAGTCGTTAGAATAAACGGCGAGTCTAAAACAACTCAAACAACTCGACTGGGTTTACAGGTAAAATTCGTTGATGCTGAGACTGGAGAAGTTCTAGTTGGTTCAGGATTAGGCGAAGCTTCCACTATTAAAACCGTTTCTATTTTAGATGGAGTGGACGATAGTGAAATTAAATTTAACCAATCTACCATTGGTATTACAACTAAAAAGGCGTTAGAGACAGCATCGTCTAGGATAGTGGTGAGAATGATTAAGAAGAATATCTTCAAAAATTAAAATATGAAACGCAAATGTATGTTAAAAAAATTATACTGCTTATTGCGTGGATCTTAGTATCGTCATTGGGAATGGCTCAAACCTTTTCCTACAATTACACTGATCCATGTACTGGAATAAACAAAACAATACAAGTTCCATCAAACGGAATAACAGTAACCTATTACGGTCAAGTAAATACATTTCAACCAACGGATTTTTACAATGGAGGTTTTGAGACATGGGCTCAAGGCGTTTATTCTTCCTTTGGTAATAACAACCCATGTGCAAGTTTAGTAGGAATGCCTACTTCAGTTAATATAGCACAAAATACAGCAATTAGTTTTCTAGGAATAGTAAACTCATTATCGGCTCTATCTGATATGGCTGGCGGATCAAGTAATATGATTGGCGGAACTGTCTCTAGTGTACAAAATTCCTCCAAGTCAAAGGGTAACTCCAAAAATAAAGGCGGGGCGGATAAACCTGCAGAAAATAGTACTTCAACAAATGCACAATCTAATGGAAGTACTGGTGGTAGCTCTAACTCTGGGACCACTAGTAACAATGGGAGCTCTACTAGCAGTAGTGGATCTTCTACGACACAGGGCTCACAGACTCAAGGTTCGAACGAAACTGGCTCGACAAGCAGCGGAGGATCTGGAGAACCAGGATCAACTGCCGGTAACGGAACAGCTGGGTCTCAAGCTGGCAATGGAACCTCTGGGTCTCAAGCAGGTGGATCAACCACTGGAAGCGGTTCAACGACCGGCTCAACTACCGGAAGCGGTTCAACGACCGGCTCAACTACCGGAAGCGGATCAACAACCGGCAACGGAACTACCGGATCTCAAGCTAGCGGATCAACTTCAAATAGCGGCAATGTTAATGGAGGCGGGTCTGGAACGACCGCTGGCTCTGGAACAAGCGGCTCAAATAATCAGTCAACGCCAACTTCTGAAACAGAAGCAGGTGGAAAAACTAACTTAATTGGCGGATCAGTTGGTTCAGTACAGGAATCAACTTCCGCAGGTGGAGGAGCAGCCGGTGCCTCTAATAAAAATGGGAATCGACCTAGTATTTTAGCAAGCAGCGATTTCGTTGGATTCAATTTTAAAAATTCAGATGTTACAGTTGGAGGAAAGGTCACTGGAGGTTACTCATCAATGAGATGGGACGGAAAGAGATCTCACGGAATTAGTGCAGACTATACGACTGCTATAAAGGGTCCAAATATTACAGGCTTTTATGCATTCATGAATAAGCGAAGAATAGATTTAATCTCTACATCGCTTACTATTGGTTTTGAAAGACAAATGACTGTCTATGGAACATTAGCAGTAGGTCAAATGTGGACTCTAAATAAGCCGAAAAACCTAAAAGCTCTTTATATGCTAACCGGTTCAGTCGGCCAAGTATCAGGGACTGCTTTTATAGGAACTGCTGCTATTGCTGGAGGAATGTATGACTGGAAAATCTCTAAGAGAATTTCAGTAAAAATGTTATGTTTGTACGTGTATGCCCCATACGTTAGTTACTATAATGATGTTCTATTAAAATCACCACATGTGGTTTTACCTATTATGGGAACTAATATCGGGATAACTAAACGATTTAAGCTTAACATAAACGCCGGTGGAGCTTGGGCGATTAATGAATCCACATTAAACTATACCATCATGCTGGGAACTCGCATGCTATTATGAGAAAGTTTATCATCACACTAATTGCTACATTGATTATAGGGTCGGTGTATGCTCAACCATTTACTTATTCAGGATATGTTTATGGAGCTAATGGTCAAGGCTTACAAAATATACCAGTCTTGCTATACGGCAAAAGGATTGTTCAATATGAAGTAACTTTTCCTACTTATCCGACTTCTCCTAGTTATACAACCGGTACCGTAATTCCATCATCGGACGATGCTACACATGGACCATTTAATATAGGATTTAGTTTTACCTACTTTGGAAATACGTATACTCAATTTTACGTTGGATCAAATGGATGGATCGGGTTTAGCTCGGGCCAAACAACTGGATATACTGCAGCCTTTATTCCAAATGCAGGGTCTCCATTAAACGCAATTTTAGCGGATTGGGAGGACTTATTTCCTGGATCAGCTAACATCAGATACGTAACATCAGGAACATCGCCCAATAGATCGTTGACTGTCTCTTTTAATGCAGTTCCGCATTATGGGTGTAGAACAAATCTACACACATTTCAGTTCATTCTATATGAAACGTCGAATTTAATAGATATAAATTATGCCTCAAAACCTTTATGTGGTAGTAATAACGCGACCGCCGGTCTAATATCAACTTCTTCGTCAACGGTTGTTCCAGTCGGTGGAAAGAATGCATCTCAATGGAGCGCAACTAATTATTCAGTTAGATTTACACCAGCTTCACCGGAAACTACATTCAGCATAAAGGGAACATATTACACTAATTCGTTGGGTCTATATTCAATGGTACCTAATTTAGATGACGCGTCCCATGATTTCCAAATTAGATTAGAAAATCTGACTATTAGTAATCCAATATCAACTGCTGCTCAATACCCTATTCAAATGTTATTATACTCGGTGATGCCAAGCTCTAAATTGTATTATACAATGGACGTTAATCAAGATACTCGGTTTAATGTAACGGATTCCTATTGCATATTCGGTAAAATTTCAGGTAGATTTCCAAATTGGATAAATGCATATCCGTCGTATCGGATATTTACGCCAGCTCAATGGACAACTATTAATTCCGGGACAAGTGATCTACGCTCCAGTATACCAGGAGTTCAATCAATGATTATTTCAACACCAACTAATGGAGGAACTACTAGCTTTTATCTGTTACGGACTGGCTATACACAATAAATAAAAAAAACAAATTAAATATGGCAGAAGAAACAAACCCTACTTCAGGATTTACGGATACCTTCTTTTCTAAACTAAAAGAACAATCATTTACCATCGTACTTATGATAGCGGTTATTTGGTATCAAGGCGTGATGATGGAAGAGCGTGTAGCGTATTGGCAAAAACTATATGAAGCACAAAAAGCCTATACTGAGCAAACAGTAAAGGATGATAAACAAATTATGCTCGATCGAATACAATACTTACAAGACCAACGTGATAAATACGTTGAGGATGCAATAATTGAACTAAAAAAATAATAAATTTTATAAGATGAAGAAGTTTATTTTATTGCTTGCAGTTTTACTATTGGTACAGCTGCTGGCTTTTTCGCAAACTAGCCCAATTCACATGTGTATTAAAATAGACACAGTATATTCTACCGCAAAGGTTAGGGAATTAGGAAACCGTGATATTCGGTTTGGTGTAAAGCAAATAGCAGAAGACCTACTTTCTTCTAAATACTGTCTATCTGATGCAGGATCCCCAATTAAGATTGAGATCTATTATTTCGGTATTCCTAAAAGTACCATACGTATTGCTGGAATAGAAAAGACTGAGCAGGTTACACAAGTCGCTGTTCGAATTTATTATAACGGGCAAAAGTACGAAGGGACTGGCGAGTCTGAGACTGAGGTGAGAGCCGTAATGATTGAATTGGAAGAGGGTGCTATGCCGTTTTCTAAAATGACAGTATCTAATTCTATCAAAAAAGCACTTGAACAATGTATTTTAAAAATGCCTTAATTGTATTAATATTAACGATTCCAGTATTTGGATTTTCTCAAATAGTAATAGACGATGTCGGAGACGGCTGGAAGGCTAGAGTCGAGAGGGCTATTTTACTTGTAAAAGATACTGACTCAGTTAGTTACCAAACTCTGATTACGAATTGTAAACGAATTGAGTTTATAATGGGCGATAGATCTACTAACCTTCCACCCAATACTATTGTGATTAATACAAAGGACGTAACTAGTCCGTCTATTAATAATTTAGCGGCCGTATTGGTGCATGAGTCGTATCACCTGTACTTATGGAATAACTTGATTAAGTTTACAGCAAGAGAAGAGGAGCTCATGTGTTACATGCATGAATATAATTTTTTATGTAAGTTAACTGATGTCGAGGACTGGTTATTCCTAAATGCAGTTAACCAAATAATACAGTTAAAAAATACACGTAACAAATAATGAAGTTTATATTAACGATACTATTACTGACAGTCTCATTACCTGTATTTAGTCAAATTAAAAAATCAATATCGGTTGGAGGAGATGGAACTAGGGGAAACTTTAGTGCAATTGGTATTACAACGAAAGCTGAATTAAAAAGAGATACTGGATCGTATCAATGGAATCTAAATACTACTTACCGTTGGAGCAAGCAATCCGCGTATGGAAAATCTGAAATGACTCAGTACGAAAATGAAGTCTACTTGACTGGAAATATTTCAAAACAGATAGGTAAGTTTAAAGTTATTGGATTTACTGAAGATGAGAGATCATACATGAGAAAAATAGATCTTCGAAGCTCAGCTGGTTTGGGATTAGGCGTATCAATTATCAAGAATAAGAAGTTCGATATTGTTTTCTCTGAAGTAATTTTGCCAGAGTATTTTTGGTCCAGCATTAAGGTTTCAAATAATAACTTTACAGTAAGAGCATCATCTAGACTTAGAGCAAATTACGAAAGCGGATTGATTAAGATCTCGTCAGTTACTCTATTTCAGCCAGCAATTTATTCAAGCAGAGAAGTTTCTTTTCTAGATAATTTAAACATGCGAAGTACAAACACAATCGCACTTAAGATTAAAAAGAATTTAGAAATAGGATTAGTTTATACGTATAGCTATCAAGGTTACCCTCATTACATAACAGACTCAGTTAATCCTTCTCAGGAAACTGCGTCAGTTCTTTTAAAGTATATCTTTTAATTACTCGAAAGTAATTTCATTTACTTTAACGTATTCAATAAGAGCAGCTTCAGCTGCTTCTTTGGTTTTAAATGGGCCTGCCACTAGGACCTGATCAAATTCAGTAGGGTCAGTTACGTTCCACTCTCCGGAAAGCGTTTCATAAACGAATGAGTCTAAGATTTCTTGAGTTATCATGTTATTTGTTTTTATTTTTACGAGTTGACATTTCGTCTGGATCAAGTAGAGCTCTGCCGAATTCCTTAACTCGATCAGTGTATCTAACTTTGACTCCTTCGCTAATTGCTAGGGAATTACCCTCATCGTCAATCCGAACGAATTTTATATTTGTGTGAGTAACTACTGTTTGAACTCCAGTGTAAACATTATGCTTACGAACTTCAATGTATAGAGTAACTGAAGTTGTTCCAAACGCCTTTACTGATCCGTATATTTTTATAATATTACCGACCTTTACTGGCTTTGAAAAAACCAGCTCGTCAATTTTTAGGGTTACTACTCGTTGGGTGTCGCATATTTGAGATGCATAACTTGCAGCAGCATCGTCAATAATAGAAAGGATAATTCCACCAAACATATTATTGTGGACACCAATATCTCCTTGCTTGCAAATGTATGTACTAATTAATTCCATTCTTCTTCGATTCGACTGTCGTCAGGTTTTGAATAAACTATTTTATGAGCAGCGACTTCATGCCGATTACCATTAAATAAGTCAACGTATTTCTTGCCGGTTCCAGGCTTTAGGTACCCGATTGTTGCATGTGGATGGTAGTCTGGGAAATCAGTAGTGTGAGGTAACTTACTAAGTTCTGCATTAATCTCAGCCAACACTGGATTTTCTACATCAAACTTAAGTACATCGTATTTAGCATTCTCAAATAGAGATGCATTATGTAGAGTCAGTTGACCGATTGGTTTAGATTTACATATCTCTAATACCTTAGCGTCATTAATATCTGCCGAATGAAGTCCATATAAAAGAGTTGTATGAGGTTCATCCTCAAGACCGTATGAACGATCGCCCTCTTCTGTGTAGATATCTGCTTCATCTATTTTTGAATGCAGTTCAGGCATTGTTGGAAAATTGAAATAGACCATTGCACATCCATAACTATGAGCGTCTCCTTTCTTTTCAAATAATCCAGTTACGAATTGGCTAAATGATTTTAACATGGTTGATTACTTTATTTTTATTTTACTTTGAAGAATACTTTAGGTTTTTCTTTAGCTCAAATAAATCTTCTCGATACATCTCAGTTGGATCCTTCTTTTTAATATCGACTAATAGCGATTTAATATCAGCAACTTCTTTCAATAATTGCTCGTAAGTTTCTTTAGTCAGAGAGTGGATTGGCATGTTGAGTAAGTAGTTATACGATCCATTAACTTCGTCGAAGTCTGCCGTTTGCAGGTAGAGAATGATCTCTTTACGTGGAACGTTATTTACTTTAAGTTTACCATCAATAATAAGCTTAATGAATTTAGCTCGGTTCGATAAGTAAATTAATTCTTCACCGTACTTCTTGATTAAGAATGCTTTGCGTTTATCATAGAAACTTAATCTAAAGTTTACAAAGTAATCTACCACTTGAGTAATGTCCTCAAAGATTGCAAGCTTGCCCTTTTCATTTAAGCAGGTTAAGTTCTCAGTTTCAGTCTCAATCATCTTAAGGGTTTGGTCGAGCCGGCCTTTTCCAATTAGGTCAGCTAGTGTAGCTCTTGCAAATTTAAGAGTGTAGTTGATTCCATTTGAAGAATTGTCATCGTACGAAACAATAATTCCTCTATCTTGTAGAGTATTCAAATGAACTTCGTATTTCTGAAAAGTCATTGATGGCGGAAGCTCTGTAATCTTGACAGTAGTAGTATTCAGAACTTCGTATACTCCACGCATAATGTACTGGTTAGTTCCAACGACTGACTCGACTGGGCCAATGTAGTCTCTCCACCATGGAAGCAGTTTGCCTATTTTCTTGCCATCTAATACTTTAAGACATGAGTCTACTAAGTCTAATGGATTACGATTTAATATGTTAGTGGCAAATCCTACTGCAATACCTGAGCTTCCGTTTAGTAGAACGGTTGGGATAATTGGCAAGAAGAATTTAGGTTCAATCGTATTTCCTTCTTCGACTTGATTCTCAAGCAATTCAAAATCCTTGTAAAGAAGTCTAAAATTTCCAGTAAGTTTAGTTGAAATATAACGAGCCGCACCAGCTTCAGGAGATCTTAGAGATCCGAACTGGCCTATCTCGTCAAGAAGAGGTAATGAATTCTTAAATGACTGAGCCATCCCAATGATTGCACCATTTAGAGACCCGTCACCGTGATGGTAGTGGGCATCTGCTGCGATCTTACCACCTAACTGGAATATCTTTAATGGCTTTTCATTGCCTGATTTCCAGACTTTATCTGAGATATAAATGATTTTACGCTGAGTAGGTTTGAAACCATCTATTACAGAAGGAATTGCCCGGTTTTCTAACGTGTACATTCCGTACATCGCATAGTCCTGATCTAAGTATTCAGTTACTGTTTTATTCTTTACGTGTGTCATGCTTTAATATTAATTTACTAAAATAGAATACAATTGACCCGATGATTACACCGATTGCTAAGTTATGAGTAGCTAACGAAATAATAACTGTCAATATAATACTCAATAAGTTAAGTTTATTTCCTGATTTTATGCTTTGCCAATCCCCAGTTTGATATACAACTACCAACATTACTCCAATTAATCCAACTAGCGGTAGTTGTTCAATCCATTTCCCAAACAATAGAATAATTAGAGAGAGCCCAATCCCTGCAACTATTCCAGAGAGTCGATGCTTTGCTCCAGCATTTACGTTTAAATTAGTCTGTCCGACTAGGACGCAGCCTCCCATTGTTCCAAAGAATCCGCTAACTATATTACCAAGCCCTTGAGCAAATGTCTCTTTTGCTTTATCGCCGTGTTCATTTAATTTATGAGACACAGTATCGACAGTCAACAGAGATTCAGTTAAGCCAGACACAGCCATCCCGAATGAATACGGTAAGACTGTCAATAGCAGACTCCAACTAAAGGTTGGGATAGCTAGCGTTGGCAAGCTTGCGGTTACTGGCGATAGATCGCCGACTGTCGCTAAGCCTAATGGAATTCCCATTAAGCAACCAACTGTAATCGACACTAACGCTGGAGGAAAACTAAATTTCCGTGAGGACCATATCATTGCAGCTGCGCATAATAATATAGTTGATATAGTTAATATTAGGCCAGTAGAAGATGGATTACCGATAGTTAAGTATTTAAACTGGCTTACTAAAATCATAATCGCTAGTGCAATTAAGAAACCTGAAATAGCAGAAGGCGGAATCTTTTTAAATATTTTCCATGCACCTGAAGCCCAAATTATCAATTGAATAATTCCAGCAACTACTACTCCAAGGAAAAGCGATTCAATTCCAGCAATTGATACGAGGCCGGCCATAATTACGGCAGTTGCCCCAGTCGCTCCACTAATTAAACCAGGTCTTCCGCCGAATATTGCAGTAGACAGAGCCATGAAGACTGCTGCCCATAATCCAATTTGAGGAGAAGCTCCGACTAATAAAGCAAATGAAATTGCTTCAGGTACAAGAGCAATTGCAATAGTTAAACCTGAAAGAATTTCTGTTTTTATTTGGTTTACATTCATTTAGTTATTGTACTTTAATTGATCACCAATAGTTTATGTTTTTTCTAAAGTGGTCTAGGTTTTTACGATTAATGTAATTATTGAATATAAATTTAAACATTCCAAAGTAACCCATTTTTTTAAAACGCCTATCGTCTTGAGTAACTCCGTCTGGTAATATTAAAAACTTATCTTTTTTGATATTCCTAGATAATAAGTAGTCTTCTGAATGCTGCACGCTCTCGTCAAATTTACCAAATTGCAGGTATGTTGATTTTCTAATTAAGAAGAATACTCCTGGGCAAAATGATTCCGGTAAAATAGCTTGGGTCACTCTAAATAACTTATGTGCAATCCATACTTTAGCATTAGGTTCAGCCGGTTTAACCGTGCACGTTATTATATCGTAAGTTCCAAAGATGGTATGGTAGACGCAATTAAATAAGGTTTCATGATTTAGTAATTGAGTATCCGCATCTATGAAAAGTAGCCAATCAGTAGTTACTAAATCTGCTCCAGTGTTTCGGCCTACTGCAACTGGACCTCCATCAATTATTTCAACACATAGTTTACTATCAGTTGCAAAGTCTTCGATTAAACTCCGAGTAGAGTCAGTTGAGTTTGCATCAGCTATTATAACTCGTAAGCCCTCTGAATATTTCTGTCTTTCAATTGATTCTAGTGTTTTAATTATGTAAGTCTCTTCGTTCTTACAGGGAATTATAATGGTTAAAATGTCCTTTATCATAAATGATGTAACTGTTATTTTCTATCCAATCTCCACAGTTAAGATAGTGGATTGAATCAATCGTTCGGTTTTCAGGTTTATGTATGTGTCCGCATATAACTCCTTTGCAACCTCGGCGTTTTGCTTGATAAACTAATTGATCTTCAAATGAAGTAATGAATTTAACTGCACCTTTCACTGAATCCTTTGCCCATTTCGACAGAGATTTTTTGTATCCTAATCGTTTCATGAATCGGTCAAGGGTAATTGCTAATTCATAACCGGCTGATCCTAAATGAGCTAGCCATTTTAAGCTAACGACTCCATCGTATAGGTCTCCATGAGTTATGTAATATCCCTTCCAAATAACTTCATCCACGATTTCGATATTACTACCGAAAGTCTGTGGAGAATAGTGTCTTAGAAACTCATCGTGATTTCCAGTAATGTAGGTTACAATCGTTCCCTTCTTTGAGTAGGACAAGATTTTTCTAATTACGTTAGTGTAGTCTTGAGTCCAATAGTGTCTCTTCTTCAAGAGCCAGCCGTCAATGAAGTCTCCCACAATGAATAACCTTTTAGGTTCGTACTTCTTTAGCGTTTCCAATAACGCAGCCGCGTTTGAGCCCTTACTTCCAAGGTGAACGTCTGATATGAATAGTGCTTCTATTTTCATGAGTTTAATTCTAGACAAACTTTCGTTAGGAACCTGTGATCTTCGGGTAATTGCACAAGCTCAGCAATATGGTTTTGATTAAAGGCTTCAGCCTCTTCCGGATTTCTATTTCCCCAAACCGTTGCCTGATCGAAATGGTTTAGCTTAGCTAATCTAACTAACTCAGCATAATCTTTATCTCGTAAATGGCCTTTAAGTGGCATAAGACCTCCAACGCAAGTATTCCATTTGAGTTTTCGGCCATCGTATGTTATCCAGTAATAGTCCATCTCGTCTTCTCCGACTGCTACTAATCTTTCGATATCCCAGCTTGCATTGATTACAAATTGTCCTTTAAGTTTTTCAAACTCTGCAAGGATTAACGTTTTGTTGTCTGTCATTATATTGAAAGTTTAAGTAGTTTCTCTTTACGTGGTTCTGAATCTGACCCGAACCAGTTTGATAAACTGTCCTTGTACAGCTTGTCATTCTGTATATTAACTAGAACTGGGCTGTGAATAATGTCTCTGTACTCTACATCCTCTAGTGCAGCAAGACCCTTTTTGTATTCAACATCCCAGCCCCTTGCGCCGGTTTTCTTTTCCCATGCAGAGTACTCGTCATTTGAATAGAATGGCTTTACCTCTTTTCCTTTCTTAGCTACAACTAATGGGGTCATTACCTTAAAGATTCTGCCCTGATTAAATAGTTCCGGCCAGTACTTATTAAAGAAGTTGATTAGTAGACTTGCAATAGAGTCTCCGTCTGGATCTGCATCAGTATAGATGTATACTTTTCCATATCTCAGATCACCCGGTTCCTCTCCTAATTTGATTCCTAATGATGCCATAAGCTGGACGACCTCATCATTCTGGATGACTCCAGAGTTTGTCATCTCACTGACGTTTAAGAACTTACCTTTTAATGGAAAGGCCCCAAAATTTTGAGGATCTCTGAATTTACGAACGGCAGATAGTGCTGACATACCTTCAAATATTCCCAAGACACATTTGCTACGATCCTTACCTTTTGCATCAATTAATTTTAAAACTTTTGTATTCGCCAAGGACTTGTTTAGTTTACGAAGCTCTGCTCGTTCCTCGGCATTTTTCTTTTGTTCAATCCAATCAAGTAGAGACTGGATTACTTCTGATGTAAAGACTGCTTTTGCGAACTTTTCAGTTACGTCATGCTTGGTTCCAAATTCTTTTGCTTCAGTAATAAGCTTCTCTTTAGTTTGCGAAGAGAATGCTGGATTAATTACTGTACAATTTATAAAAAGGAATATGTGATTCTTGATTTCAGAAGGTTTAACATCAACTTTATGCTTCTTCTTTATCATAACTCTGAGATGCTCAATAACCTGATTCAAGATATAGTTCTCATGAGTTCCACCGTCTTTTGTTTGAATTGAGTTAACGAACGATATTGATTGGTATCCATCCTTTGAAACTCCCATTGCAAACTCCCAGTCCTTTGACTTTTCCCAAATGGAATCCTTTACGTAAAGATCAACGTACTCCTTAAATGTTTTAAACTTGTATTTCTCTCCACAGAATTCTAATTTAAGTCCAGGATTTGCAGCAGCAATATCGATTACTCGCTTACGCATCATTTTCCAATGAGCCGAGTCAATCTCTTCCATTTCAAAACGAGCAAGATCAGGTACGTAAGTTATTTCAGTAAAGCCTTGAGCCGTTTTTGAAATCTTAGCAGAGGTTCTCTTTGACATGTTATCTGTAAAGATTTGTAAAAGTCTATTCTTGCCGTCTGCTGTATCAATAATAAACTTCTTTGAAAAGATATTTACTAGCGATGCACCAACTCCATTTGTTCCAGCGACAGTACGACCTTCATCGTCATTGAAATTAGAACCGGCTCTAAGATTAGAGAAGATTAATTCAGGAATCCAAACTTTATGGTCAGGGTGTTGTACTACTGGAATTCCGCCGTTATCCCATACCGTAATTGTATCGAGAGTAACGTTTACTTTAATTGTATTGATTTTACCAGTTCTCTTGTGTTCGTCCACTGAGTTTGAAATGATTTCATCGAATAACTTCAAAAATCCTGGATTGTAGCTTAGCTCGTATTTTTCGTAAACATCATCTTCAAGGATCCATTCGTTTCCTGTGTGAGGTTTAGTCGAGCCAATGTACATACCCGGTCTTTTCAGAACGTGTTCGATCTCGTCAAGTAACTGGTACTTTTTACTGATTTCTTTGTTTGATGCCATATTGTCTATTGTATTTGTAAAAGTCCTAAAAGTTTTAAGACATAGATATTTCTGTCAAGCCCAATAGTATTTACGCTTGTTGTTATTATACTACAGTAAGTGATAAGATTAGTCGAAAGAAACTCCGGGAATTGACATTAATGTACGACCCATGTCGTTTAGTAGAGTTTGATGATTCGTGTACTTAACGGTTTGGTGCCAGTATGGGGTCTTGGTTTTTGAATTTAAGACTACTGTATTGCTGGAAAGACCTGCGAACTTCTTTAGATTAGCAGCATTCATGTTAACCTGCTTTGCAACAAGTCTACCGTCTTGATTAACAACCAGACTTGGAGCGCCAAGTCCAACCATTTTTACTTGCCAACCGTTTCGTTCAACTTCATTAATGTATTCTGCATGAAACGCGAATAGTCTCTTTTGACCCTGAACTTCAGGACCAAGTACTAGAACGCAACTGCCTTTTCCCATTGAGATATTTTCGTTTACATCAGATGGCTTATCGTCTAGTGAATCGTTTGGTTCAGAATAGATATGGGAATATGCATCAGCGCCTAAGTCAATCAATCTCTCAAGGTAACCTTGATTACGCAACTGTTTAAATACTAGATTCTCGATAGAGAACTCACCGTTTGCAGCAAGACCCTCTTTACGAGCCTTCATGATTTTCTGTTTAAGAGCAGAGATTCTGTCCTGTACTTCTCTAGCCTGATCTGAATCTGACTTAACTACTTCCTTTTCAAGTTCCTCAATTTCAGTAATGAATGCCTCTACTTTACGGTAAACATCCTTTTCGTCAATCTGTGGATTACTTGGTTCAGGAACCGTGATCCATTCGTCTTTCATTAGGGAATATAAACCTGATGCAACGTGTGGTTCGTCCTTGTCTTGTGCATACAATTCAACATCAAAACCTTGGATCTTTACTGGGTGTCTAAGATTCCAGATAAAACGTAATCCATCAACTGCTTTCTTTACAAGCTCAACGTCATCTCCGATAATAGTAAAGTCTAGAATAACATGGACGTCCAAGTCAGAGTGTTCTGTCCAGTTAAAGTTAGCTAGAGATCCAGTCAAATGAATGTCTATGATTGGTGCTTCAACTTTTAGGTCAGTATAGAAATCAGTTGCAATCTGCAAAAGTTTCGTACGAACCTCTGGGTTAAACTTCTGGTCCTGCCAGAATATAGAGTTCAATTCTCCTTTGTAGAATTCTCCCTCATTAAGGAACTGGTTGTATGGTTTTAAGTGTTTCATCTAAGTTATTTATTAGACAAATTCTTAACCGATATACGTTTTTGCGTACCTGCCCCAAAGATCTTGACTGAACTTATCTTGATTTGCTCGTAAGAAATCAAAGTACTTTTGATAGAACTTAGTAATCTCTAGAGAGCCGCAGCGATCTAGTGGCTTATCTGAAATATCTCTTGAACTTAACTTATGGTTCTCAAAGTTATTTGGATTGTTGATATCGCCGCTCTGTTTATGGCCAGCCAATTCAGCTGGATCTGACCAGTTAAAGCAGTAAGAAGGAATATATCGTGGGTTGTGCTCGTCCAATTGACCCTCATCTCTAAGCTTGGTGTACCAGCTTAAACCTTCATACCCGGTTGCATCAGTTCGGAAACCAATCTCTCTGATTCTGTGCATCTTTACAATAACGGATGCCTCCATTGTATTACGAACAAGCTCTAGCTTATTAGGAGCCGCAAACATACTCATCTCAGGTTTCCATGAATCGTGCCCGATTTCAATTATACCTTCAACTGCTTGTCTAAAATGCCAAGGCAAGTAAACATCATCGTCATCAGCTAACATGAAGTAGTCGCCAGTTGCATGGGAGACTGCATCTCTACAAATGGCTCCACGATTAGTATACGGTAATCCAGTAACGTAATCAATTGAATTATTAATTACTGTAATATTTGCATACAGCAATCCATCAGATAACCGAAATGGATTGTCAGTATCAGTATTTAAGATAATTAGCTCAGCATTTCGATAGTCTTGTTGTAAGTACTGTTCGATTATTCGTTCAACGCAACGGTACCTACGATAGGACGTGCAAACGAAACTTAATTTATGCATAGTGCTTTCTAGTTATTTATCGAGACCAATAAAGTTCTCCGTCAACTAGGGCTTGAGAAACATCTTGTGCTTTCGATATTGATCCAATGTAGGCTTTGGGATTCTTTACGTTATTATAAACTCGCTTGTCGCCGTTTGAATATACTACGGTAACTGTGTACCCACCTGGGTTTAGGCTTAGTTCGTTTGTTCTGAACTGTTCTTTTACTACTACGGTTTTTGCCATTGTTAATTGTTTAATGATTTTCGAATTAGGGTTAGGATCCCAATGAATGCGGCTAGCGGCCACGTTACGATAATTACTATTCTAGCAATTACAGTTAACTGTTTCTCAGGTTGTTTGGAGTCGATGTACTCAACGAGTATCATCCAACAAATACCGAATAAGAAATAAAGACATACGTCTTGAATGATTTGATTTTGCATAATTAATCTAAACTATTTGGATAATATAATAAAGTAGGGTTCTTCTTTTGAATATCTGGAACATCTCCTTGAAGTTTCATGTATTTTGTAAACTCCAATACATCAAAACGCTTGGTGATCAGGTGATAACCGTTCTTGGTTGGAATACATGTAATAATCTTTGAGCCCTCAGGCTTTATATTTGAATCGATTATATGAACGATCCTATGAACTGTGATCTCATCTTTAGTATCGATATCAACAATCCATCTCTTTTCTTGAGTTTTGATTTGACCGACGACTGAGTCGAACAGACCCTTTTGATTGGTGTTGCCGTCTTGAATTCTTTGAGCAAGAGCAACCATCATGTTTAAGCTAACGTCAAAATGATTCTGTTTTTGTACATGAATGTATGCACGAGCCTTAAACATCTCACATAACTGCAAGATCTCTTCCCATCTTCTATCTAAATGGTCAAGGCTTTCAATACAATAGGTTTTGATTGTTCTAACTGACTGGTGATTGTCTCTCTCTCCCTCCGGCTGATCCTTCTTACGTTTAAACACGTACAGCATATAGAAGTCTCCCTTCTCTGAAAAGTTTAAAAGGGGTTTAATAAGTTGTAAATTGTCTATCATTAAGACTATTATACTAAATAAGTCTTAGACAGTTCTTGCTAAATTCAGAATTTGATCTTTCGCGGCAAGCACGGCAGTAATCTTTGCCTTAATCTTTGGATCAGGCCAGTTGTTTACATTTCTGGTTAAGAGTTCAAAGCCTCTTTCTGTCTTAGCAAAGATTGCATCAACATCTTCTTGAGAGATTTTACCTACTAGAAGTTTATGGTATAGCTTAGCAGCGAACATTGAAAGTATTCCATGTTTCTTGAATCCTTCCAACATTGCTTCAGTTGAGAAATTCTCTGATTCAAATTCGTTATCAATAATAATTAGCAAATCTCTTTCAACCTGTTCTCTAGCGACTGGATCAGTTAGGGTTTCTAGATCATGACCTGCAACCGCAAGTGATTGGATCTTTGCATCAACTCCTGCTTTAGACATAATATTTGCAAGAACAGTCTTCACCACTATCTCAGACGGAAGTAGTGCAATTACTTGATTAACAAGATCTTCCGGATAGCCGTTCATTTGTAAATGAGTAGCTGGATCAGAATCTTTCTTTATATTGCGGTCGTTTGCATCGTGTGACGCTTTAACACTTGAGTCTGAGGCAAGGACTGTTGTTCCAGTTACAAACATTGGATCACTATTCGGAACATTAAAGTTAAGGATATTTAATTGAACTCCACGACTTACATAAGAGTCCCAACTTCCAGTGTTTAGACACCAGTTAGCCATACGGAATATTGCTTTCTGTGCAGCTTCAGTCCTAACTGAAAAGACCACGTAATTATTATCATCGTACATTACCTGAATTTCAGGAGAAAGACTTTCAGCTTGAGCTACTAATTTTTGAGAACCTTCATCTGAGCTTGAAATATCTAATGCATACTTCATGAAATCTTGAATAGTTCGGTAGCGAGCAACTTTGGACATTACTCTCTTTTGAATAGCTTCGCCCTGATCAGCGATTGTCCAACCAATACGAATAAGTTCCTTTTGTTTTTCCGGATCAAGAGCACGAGCCTGATCTCTAAGTTCTCTAGGAAGAGCATCAATTATCCATTTACCTTTGGAATTAAATTCAAATGTTCTGAACTGGTCCATTAGCGCTTCAAAACCTGAAACTGTAGATCCAGGTTCAGGATTTCCGTTTGAATAGGCATCTAGTGTATATGGAAGAGTGCTAACTAGTTGACGGTACTTAATCATTTGGTCCAATAGTTGTTTCAATTGGTCTACTGAAATTCTCTGTTCGAAATGGAATTTAACGAAAGTTCCTAAGTAACCATTGTATTTTTGACCAAGTAATTCAAGTACTTCTAGGTATTGACGATTGTTTAGAGCACGAGTCTGTTCCTCAGGAGTAAGTTCACTTACTTCTTTTCCTAGAGACTGTGCTGCTCTCTTAAGCATGTATGCTTTTGCTGCTTGGACATTCTCAAATATCCAGCTTTCGTATAGCTGTATGTGTTTCATCGACGTTGGTCTCTGATATTTTTGATTTCATTAACTTGAATAGTTGGGTACATGTCCAAGTCAATCTCTTCAGTTGGACACTCAAGCTTCTGTATGAATTGCAGTCCAGCTTGAGATAATTTAGTTAATAACTGATTCGTAACCTGAGTACTAGCAGCCGATACGTAATCAAGAATAGTCGTAGACTCAAGCTTGATATTTAATCTGCTAATATCGGTTGGGATATTGTTGTCGTAAGGGTAGCCTAACCCAAATCGGAGCTGGCCGTTTGCTGAAACGGTCCATACTAAATTAGGATTAGACATTGCATCTATTTCTGACTGAGTGTATTTACTCCACTCGTTTAACGGCAGCTCAAGAGGTTTTGACTGATCGGTTTGCTTTTGTAGCAGCTTTATTAATTTTGCCATCTCAACTGACCCGTGATACAGACCTCGAATTGGAAGAGCTTTAATTTGTGTTCTATCTAAATTAACGCCGCGCTCTGCAAATTTAGTCTCAAGAGTTGAATACATTAATTCGACTTGATTCTCTTTCTTTACATCACTTGCATAAGCTCTTTTACTTGGAAGGTAGTCTACTTCTAGAACTAAATTCTCCTGAACCCATAGACTTGCCTGCTTCATGAACTCTACTGGAGAAAGACCTCCATCTAGTTCTTTAAGCTTTTGATCCATGTAAGTCATCTTAGGATTAGGCTTCTGCACGATTCGACGTACTACATTAATTGAAGAAAAGAATCCAATTGCTGTATCAGTTAATGGAGAATAGTTAGGATTTTTAGATAGCATTAAGGTACGGTTTCCCAGTTGAATATTACTTGAACATGGATAAAATCCTTTTGCCAATAGTGACTGTAATTCAGGCGAAGCTAGCGAATCAGTTAACCAAGTAAGAGAAGGGTACTCAGAAATTTCAGCTAACCACTCAGCTGACCATCGAGGATGAGTCGCATCAGCGTCTTTAAGAAGTTTACGATTAATTCCAGCGATCTTGCTCAGAAGAGCCTTTCCTTGTTGAGCGTAATCGTCTGCTGATATAATTGCGAAATCGCGCAGAGCATCGAGCTCAGCCAATTGAGATTGGCTTGTAGATAATTCGTCTTTCCAGTTTTCAAACAGTTGTAAGTGCTTCATTAACAATTAATTAGATTTTACCTGCGGTACCAGCCGTACCTGATGTACCGGTAGAACCAGCATTCATTAACTGACTTTTAATTACTTCAGTTCTAGCTGCAACCTTTTTTCTTATTTCAAGATATTTTGCATCGATCTTTCCATCCTTCGTTTTTCCAGTAGTAAAGTCAACAACGTTTGTTAACTTAGCTTGCTCTTCAACCTCTTTCATTAACTTTAAAAATTCAGCATCCGAATTAAGTCTCTTGTTTAGTTCCTTGTTTTGAAGAGATGCTTGATACGCTGGAATACTGGTTGCTGCTTGATATGCAACTCCAGTAACATCGGCGACATGCGATCTAAAAGCTGTCATAATATCTTTTCCAAAGAAACCTTCTGCGTAATCTCCCTTGCTTCCAGCAGTTCCAGCTGTACCGCTTGTTCCAGTTGAACCAGTCGGTGCTGTGTTAATAGCAGCTGCAATTTTACCAAGAATTTGATCTCCTGCAACTGGATCAGTTAAATTAAATATGTAGGATGCTTGATACTTGTAGACTCCACCTCCAGCTGCAGGCGGTTCGTTAATTTCGCTAGCTTGAAGAGCCGCAGCCACTCCACCAAGATCAGTAAGTTTTTTCTCAACGTCCTTGTTCTTAGCCGTTAAAAGGACTAATACGTTTCCTGGTGCTTTTTTGGTGGATTCATTATCTTCAGTCGCAATATAGATTCGACCTAGTGTAAATTTAGCGTATGATGTTCCAGCACTGTATACTGCAGCTCCAGTTAAGACTGATTTAGTTGGATCGAACTTATATGCTTGGGCTTCGTTTTGGAAAGCTTCAAATAATTTAATGTACTTTGGCATTTAATGTAATTATTTCAGGGTTATTTATTCTAGTATTCAGAGGTTAAAGCTCGGCTGAGATCTCGTTCTTTAATAACATGTCGCTTATCCCAATCCTTCTTTCCTTTGGCTAGAGCAATCGCAATCTTAATTAAACCTGACGAGTTAACGAAGATCTTTACTGGAACGATTGTGAGGCCCCTGTCCATCAGTTTATTTAGTTTCTTTAGTTCCTTTTTAGTTAAGAGTAGCTTCCTCTCTCGTTTACCTTGGTGACTGTATGCTGAGGTTGATTCTTTTATGTACAGTTCTCGACAGAAGCATTCACCTGACCGAAGTTCGCACCAGGATCCAGTAAAGTCAAGGTTACCCGCCTTAATTGACTTGACCTCTGATCCAGTTAAGGAGATCCCAGCGGTCCATGTCTCTAAAAATGTGTATTCGTGTCGGGCTTTTCGGTTTTCTGCTATCATCTTAGTAATAATATACTAAAGTTATGCAGATTTAACAATGTTAGATAGAGTTATTGCTCGATTACCGACCTGTTTTGCCCATGAAGAATTTAACATCTCTTTGGATGCAGCCTTGAAATTCTTTGAAGCTATGTGAAGTAGAAACGTGTTAAACTCAGATAGGCCTTTAGCTCCTAAATTAAATACCATTTCAATTAAGACTCCTTGTACTGATTGTGGCAAGCTTGGCCAAACTTTAGCTATGCTGACTTTCCCATTATCTGATACTAAAGTTTTAGCTAAAGACTTTGCGGCTTGAAGATCAGTATGCAGAAGAGCTTTAATCTGCTGATCGGTTAATGCAGACTGGCCTGACTTTATCTTTATTGGATTTGCACCAACTGACCTAAGCATTGACGTTGAGTCAGAGCGGTTTAGATTGAATCCTACACCGACTGTTGGATTTCCTTTAGAGTCTATGTACTTCTTTGGTTTGTAGCCTTCATGTTGGATTACCCTAGGCTCAATAACCTTTAATACTGTATCTTCAGGTGGAGGAGGAGCAACGAAAGATCCTAAGTACTTCTCAGCTCTAATATTCTTTATGTGAGTGTTGATTTGATCCAAGTAATCTTGATCAAAGGATCCAAGTTCTCCGGTAATTGCATCGCCAACACTTGCGTAATCCCAGCTCTTTGTATCGAACCCGGTTTTAAGTGCTTTGTTTACACGAACCATGGATGCAGCATCGGGAATAGACTTGATTGCTGATACTAAATCACCCTCTGCAGTTCCTGAACCAGCAACGGCTATTTGAATTTTATCAGCGATTTGATCAGCAGTAAGGGATTCGTTGACCCAACTTTCAAATATCTTAAGATGCTTCATTACTTATTTAAGTAAGTTACTTAACCTTTCAACTTCAGCGAAGTCTCTATTATCTAGAGCTGCATCAATCATGTTCTGAATATCAACTTGATCAAGTTCTCTATCGTTGGCTGGCATAGTAAAGTCAGGCTCATCGTAGCTAGAATCAGATTGAGAGTCTTCCCAATCAGCAAGTTCCTGTTTAATTAGACGGATCAAGTTATTTACTATGGCTTTGGCTTTAGGAAAAGATTCTTTAGCAGCAGCGATTTCAGACTCTGTGTATTGAGGTTCCTGTTCGCCAACTGTTCTGTATAACGGAGCTGCTGTGAATATTAATTTCATTAGGTCCAAGAAGTCAGAATCAGATACGACTGTTGAGTCAATCATTTTACCCCATACGTATTCTCTACCGTTTTCAATATCAAATACTTCTTCGAAAGATTGGATAAAATCTCTAAGATCAGCTGCAGTTAATTTAGCACGTTTAAGATCCTGTACTTCGTCAGCGGCAGTATCAGTATTCATGAACACTTTTCGGATAGTCTCATCGTCTAGATTAGCAAGACCTCCTTGATTAATCAGTCCCCAAATTGCTTTAATAGATTCATGGAATAACATTGCTTGGTCCATTCCTCTAATAACTAAGGTAGGAACAGTCGTTTCGTCAACTGTCTCTTCTTCAGACTCTCCGTCTTCTTGACCTTGATCATCATCGTTATCCTTTTTAGATTTAGGTTTCCATTCAATTTTTGAAATACCGGCAAGGGAATCTCCTTGCTCAATCATTTTTGCTCCAACCTCTTCAGGTATTCTCCAGTCTCTAGCATTACAAATATCAGTAATCGTAACTAGCAGCTCTACCATTTTACGGGCATTAGCCTCTCCAAATAATTGAGTTAGACCTTCCATGTTCTCATCGCCCATTAACATCTTCTTTGAATTAATGGCTTCGCCTTGAGCGATCATGTTTAGGATCTTACGTTTATTGATTGCTGTTTTAGTATCCTCATCCTCAATCTCTTTGAAATTGGGTTTGTCCTGATCTTCTTGATCGTCGTCATCAGTCTCCTTCATCTTCGCTTTCATTTCACGAGGATCGTTTGGAATCTTAATGTCTAACTCAGTTTCTCCAAGAATTGAACCGTACTGGCTTAGGATTACTGAAGTAGTTAACTCTTCAAGCTGGCGTTCTTTACCGCGTTGTAACATCTGTACTTCACGGACAGCTCTCATTAGGCTACCCATATCTCGACCGTGTCTCTGTTCAACTTCACGAGCGCTCTGTTCTGCTCGTTTATCAAGAGATCCTAAGTATTCTGGAGTTATTGCTGGGTTCTGACGAATGTCAGCTTCATTTAAGAATGTTTTAAAGCTCTTCATTTGATTCTAGACTTTTTAGGCGAGCAATTACATCCTCAGCTTGAGCCTTAGCTGGCTCAGGTTGTTTAAACGGTTGTTTGCTAGGAATTGGACTAGGTTTGGGTCTAGTTGCAGGTCGAGTGCTAGGCTCTTTAACTGGCGCAGGTTTAACAATCGGCTCAGTCATTGTGAATTCTGCTATAAATTGTTCGAATAATTTAATATGTTGCATTAAAGATTAATTCTTTTGGTTATTTATCCGTGGGCTATCCGAACTTGATAGCAATCCAAGCGATAAAGACGAACCATCCTGCAACAAGCAAGAATCCGAGCCAATCATTTGATTTCCAATTTTTCATGTATTTGGGTTTATTCGTTTTTGTAAAAAATCCTTTGCCTTAAATAGCTGTGATCTACTTGAGGCTTCTTGTATGTTAAGTTCCTTTGCAATTTCCCTATGGGAAAATCCGTCAATTACGTACATGTTAAAAACGGTACGATATCCAATCGGAAGAGTGCTAATCAGAGACATTAACTCTTCGGCTGATGCTGTTTCATAGTAAGTTGGATCTATACTGACTGCCTCCGCTGTTACTAAGTTACACTCATTAAACTCGTGCTTGTTCTGCTTGAGTTTAGTAAGCGCAGTATTCACGATGATTCGTCTCATCCACCCTTCAAAGGAACCTTCTCCTTTGAATTTCCCAAGATTCTTGTATATTTTATAAAATCCTTCCATCAATACGTCTTCGGCTAACATAGGGTCTTTCATGTACCTCTTTGCGATAGTCATGAATTTACCAGCAAACTTATCGAACAGGGTCTTTTGGTATTCTCTATTGTTTTCAATACAGCCTTGAATGAGTTGTTCGTATTCCATTATTCTACTATACCAACAAAGGCTTCCATGTGGAAGCCTTTGCTTTAATTTTATATAGTAGTAATTAATTATCAAGCATTGTTACGAATTCAAACCAGCCTACGTCATCAACTCCATTGTCGTATACCCATGATACTCGTTGGTCAAATTCAGTTTCATCCTCATCGTCTGAAAAATCTATCCATTTTTCAAGGATTTCAGTTGATTTTCTTTTAAGAAGAGCGATTGCTGCAGTTACTTCAGGATCTTGATACCACTCTGATACAGCTTCGTCGAATCTTTCGTCAGGTGAACCGTCTGGCTTGCTACGGAAGCCCATGGATTTTAATTCTTCTTGGTCGTTATCGAATTCTTCGAATAGGTTTACGTGCTGCTTCATAGAGTTATTTATTTGCTAAAAGCTGCAACGATTTGACCTGATAAGATCTCGTCCTGCTCCTTCATTCGTCGCTTGTTTGAAGCAATTGCATCCTTTATCAAGGCTGGAACACCTGCACCTATTTTAATTACAACAGACTCCCATTCTCTAGGAATGTATTCACGGCCCTCTTTGTAGAATTGTCGAGCAAGATCGCCGGCTGGATTATCAGCTAACTGAATTACTTTTTTATCAAGCATATAACTTACGGAAAGGAACGGATAGTCTCGCATATCGATTTCCCATTGAATGGATACTCCATTTGACAAGCGAACCCAACCATTTGAATTGTCTGTACCTTCTTCAGCTTCAACAACTTCGCTTACGCCAGCTTGGGTCTTTAACCAACCGGAATATGTCTCTGGCTCAGTAGGCTCTTCTGCTTTAGGTTCTTCCTGAGTATCGGGCTTCTCCTCTTCAGGTTCAGCCGGGTCTTCTTCAGTCTCAGCAGGTTTAGTCTCTTCAGGTTCTAGCTCAGGCGCAAATCTCTTACGATCAACGTTATCTTCTACGTCCTGAAACCAGTTCTCAAAAAGTTTAATATGCTTCATAGGATTATTTATCCTACGTACCAATCTAATACTCTGATCAAGATTTGAGAGAAGCCTATTCCTGCAAAGAAATAGATTAGGTTATTCAACCATTTTGGGTAATTTTCCATATCTAACATAATTTAAAGTTTCTGATTTTTTGCTGCGGTCGTTGCTAAGTAATCGCAACGCTCGTTTTCAGGATGGCCGTTATGACCCTTAACCCAACTGATAGTCAAGTCGAAGTTAGGAGCAACCATCAAGTATCTTCTCCAAAGATCCTCGTTCTTTTTACCTGCGAAATCAGGCTTCCTTGCCCAATTGTCAACCCAACCCTTAGAGATTGAGTCAACCACGTATTTAGAGTCTGACTCGATCTTGACTGGATACTTTGTCTTGGGAATTGTTTCAAGAGCCTCAACCACGGCAGTGAGTTCCATTCGATTGTTTGTCGTGGCCGGTGTAGATCCAGATAATTCCATGGTCTTGCCTCGGAATTTCATGACTACGCCCCAACCGCCTGGGCCAGGATTTCCTAACGAACTACCGTCCGTCCATATTTGAAGTGTTTCCATTATTGTACAGCAATTAAGAGCTGAGCGATTGCCCATACGGATATAGTAACGCTAGCTAAAATAATAATAAGCTTTGCTATTGCCTGTCTACGATTCATACTCTACTTTTTAATTTTAGAAGTCAGGACAGGATTCGAACCTGTTACCGCTTTGCCATAAAGAGTCGGCCTTACCGCTACTCAACCTTGGGGAGGTGCTTCCAACCAATGGACTCCTGACTAAAAATGTACGTTTTTGTATTACCCCCAGAACGTACAAACTGTGCCGACACACGATTCGGTGGGCGTAGTGCGCATTGACTAAAGAGTACCGAAGTACTCTAACCTAACGGTCAAGAGGCTATCCCCGTCTTCGATCCTTACTCAGCGCTAAGCAGAGGGCTTGCTGTTAGGATTATTATACTAAAAAATGGGCTACAGTTTCCTGAGGCCCATTAGCAATACGAATGAAATCGTAAAGGTTGCTGTTGATTTAATCGATCACAAACGCTTGTTAGTTCTGATAGTCTTGGTAAGATTTTTCTTCAACTAATTTAGAACCGGTTAACGCATTAATCTGTTTCTTTACCTCAGCTCTGTCATCGTTTGTGTAGTACACAGACCTTGCAAGTTCAATAAAATCAGACCCGAAACTTTCATCTCGTTCGCATTCTCTGATTTGATCTTCGATGTTCCATAGTGTTTTATTAATATTTAGTAAATCTAAATAAAGAACCCTAAGCTCTTCTGTTTCAAGAGTTGCATCATATATTTCTTCGGCGGCTGCTACCAGTATTACATATTCCTGTAACACGTTATTTCGTTTAACTGGGTCTAAGATATGCTCAAGCTTAATTTCTAGGATAGAAAGTTTATCTAAGATCTCGCCAGTAGATACTTCAATTTTCATTAGTTGTTAAATTATAAGGTTTATATGTTTCCAAGCCCAAGTTCCCAAGTAATCGAGCGCCATTCAAAGTCAGCAATTACTTCGTCTGCTGTGATATCGTTGTCTGAACAAAGTTCCTTTACGTACTTGTACATTTCTTCGGGGGAATATTCTCTAGCAGATATTCGGCCTGAGTCTACCGCATAATCGTATTCGTCAAGGATCTCGTCCGAAACTTGTTGAGCAAATCGTCTAAGTTTAAGGTCGTCTGTGTCAAAGCCCAATGCAGATAATTCGTCTTCGTCTTCTCGGTTAATCTCTTCAAATAGTTTAATGTGCTTCATTGCTCTAGTTATATTAGCTTCTAGATGGAAATACTCCTTCTACGCAAATAATGTAGTTTATACCTAGGTAAGGTTGGCGATTATTAATTGGTGCCCATTCTTCTGAAGCAGTTACGCTTGTTACAACACTAGGAACTCCATCTCTACCAGTTTCTTTGATATCGAAATTTTTAGTTAAGGTATTAATGTTAACATGGTGTTGAGTTAGAACATTTGCTTCAGTTCCACCCTTTTCGCCAGTATTAACTGGAGTCAGCCCGTTACCTGAACCTGCACCAACTGCAACTCGACCTCTAAGGTCAGGCAAACAGAAGGTATTGACACCGTCTCCGCCGAAATTTGTTCCGATTACTGCATACAGAGCAGTGTAGTTTCTAATTGATAACGCTCGACCATCGCAGTACATCCAGCCGATTGGCTCGTATCCGCCTGCAAATAATTTAATCATTGCTAAAAATTCATCCATTGTAATTTAGTATTTTTTTACAGGATTATTTATTAGCAAGAGTTACTGTTTTTCGATTGTCTTTTGAAGCTTGGTCTTTAGCTGCTTAAGTTTGATTAGGGTCTCTTTGCCATCCGGTACCTGGACTTGTATAGGTTCAGGCTCTACTGAATAGGCCATCCTTGGCTCGTTTGGGTCCTGTGCGATTTCTTCGTGCATGATTCGTCTTTCATGCACCTTTTTAGAATTGATATTACGCTGAGTCTCATCAATCATTTGGTTAACGATACTCATGATCTCTTGCTGCTTTTGAATCAGGTTGGCCGTACACTCGGTCTGGCCGGAAATTAGATTTGAGTTGAGCTGCTCGACCTGTGAGGTAAGAGCAATGATTTGTTTCTCCTGACTTGCGATTCTAATATTAAGTTCATCGCACGTGTTCGTGTGGCGGTCAATAGTGGAAGGTCCAAGCGTCACGATCACAATCGTAAACACCAGGATAAGTAGGGCAGTTATACGCTGCGCTGGAGTAAAGCTCTTTAATATTTCGGCAATGTACTTAAACATGGAATTATTTATACAAGAGCTGGGCCTGCTACTTTCGCTTCTTAAAAATGTTGTGTTGATAGCTCAGGTCCCAGATAAATCGGGTTCTACAGGTCCATACCCACAACTTGACTCTCCACCAACGTTTGAGCTTGACTGGCCATGGATCGTTCTCCATTTCCTTAAGCAGTCTCTCTACTACTTTACTTCTCATCTGACTCAGGTTTAGTAGTTATGTCAAAGGTTGCATAGATCTTTCGTGCCGCAATCTCGTGCCAGTCAGGAATGTTGCGTTCGTGTTTCTTCTGTTCCTCCTTGATTCGTTGAGTAATTGCCTTTATGATCTGTTCTTTATCAGCAGACTCTTCCGATCCCGGCCAGTCCGTGTACTTAAGACCCCATTGTAAATTGACCCACATCATTTCCTTCTCGGCCTGAGGCTTGCGCATTTTCAGGTGCTTACGCAGGTAGGCGACGCCCCATGCCTTCCATTCCTCTGCCTGTGCAAAGGTCATGGTCCATTCCTGGTACCAGGCATCCTTGCGGTCCTTGATCTCGTCATAGGTTACTGAATGACCGGCAATGGTAAACATCTGGTTAATTAAGTCAGCCACAGCATGCTGCAGCTTCTGTTCTCGGGTTAATCTTTTCTGTGTCATAATTTTACTTCGTGTGACCTGCTTTTTTTATTATAAAATACGTTTGCTGTGTCTATAATTTTTACTGCGCTAACTAGAATTTTACACGGTTCGTCTAGGTACCAAATGTAGTTAGGATCCGTTTCTGAAATCATACCCACTTCGCAGTATTTAGGGTTGATTCCTTTTGGTTGAAAATATATCGGTGTCATAATTTATTGGGTTCTTTGGGGTCCTCTTCCTCCGGGCTCTATCATTTCCAAAATAATTGTATTAATAGGATTGTCATTGCGAGAGTCAGGCAGACCCAGGTCTTTGGGGTTACTGGCTCGCTAAAGATGGCCCAACTTAACCACGTAAACACAATAGCTCCTATCGAGAAGCCTATTAGTCTGGACGGCCACAACTGCCCGTTGAATGCGATCACCATGTTCTTTACTGAGTACATGAACAGCATCGAGACCGGAATCCCCATGAGGACCGTTAACCAGTAATGATTCTTGAACCACTCAAACTTCAGCGAGCCTTGCAACTGAAAGAAGGTTAGGGACTGGGCAAGGAATCCAAATATGATGCCAGTAAGTAGTGCGCTAATATTTACCATAGTTTATTCTTTTATTAATTATAGAGCCAGTAATTTGCCTGATAGCCAAGGCACAGTAGAAATAGGATCACGTCAATCCACTGAAAGACTGGAGGTAGCTTACGCCAGTACAGGGTATCGAGCAGTCCGCCAAGAGTAGTATCAAATAGCTTGGTACGGGTCAAGAGACTCAAGACTCCAAATACAAAGGTTGCTGAGAATAGGATTTGTTCTAACATGGTTTAAAGTTTATTCTTTTATTAATTCAAAAGCGTGCCACACGAAATACTCGTCAAAGTAGGTCGTGATGTAGCGCATGGTGTCTTCAACATCCCAGCCGGTACCAACAATAAGGATATGGCGATCTTCCAATTCAGCACAGGCTGGATCGACCAGAGCCCAAAGGTTTAGGGTACCCCTCTGTAATTTTAGGGTTAGGAGCTTTGCACCTTTAGGTAATCTTACGGTACAGTCCATTGAAGGTACCTCGTATTTATAGACAGTTTTCATTGTTCCTGTTTTTAAAAGTTATATTTTTATGATGCACAATTATTATACTTTTATGTTTTTCTATTATACCTAAAAAAGACTTGTAAAACCCGGCCTTTGCAGGGTAGGGAAACTCCGTCTACCTGTTTTTTGCGTAGTCAGGACAGGATTCGAACCTGTATGATAACTTATGAGCAGTCTTAACGGGTCTTTCGAGGTTACTCACGTTATCCTTACTATTAACCTTTATTCATGCGTCTAACCAATTCCGCCACCTGACTAAATGAATGAGGTGCATTAACCTATTGTGAATCCATAATGGAGTGCATCGGTAAATTGTGAACTCATTCTTTTGTAGTCAGGACAGGATTCGAACCTGTAAGTTTCCGATCGCAACGATACCATATCCTATTTTTGGAGTCGAACCAACTTTAAGCCACCTGACTATAGAGTCTATTATACCCAATGGGTCCAGGCCCGGGCCATGGGTACGTTTGCGTCCCAAAGCTTAGAGGCGCGCCCTACTACTCTAAGAAATTATACTACTCTAAGAAGAAACTCTATAGGCAAGACTCTGTCTACTTATATACATAAAAAGAAAAATAACGGGTATACCAGACCCTATACCCAACCCTATTCAGAACCCTATCCTATAGACCCAGACCTAGACTAGCCAAGACCAAGGTACCGGACTCTTACCTAGGCCAGGACCCGGACCCCAGCCTGCCCAGCCAACCACCGGCCTACTCGGGACTAGGGAGTACAGGCAGCTGGCAGCGCCCAAAGGATACAGACTGTGCATTTATGGGGACTAGGGAGTAACCCCTGCCTCGGCTCCGCGGCCCGACCGGAAGCCCCAGAGTCTAGAGGGGCCCGAGTAGGCGGGGTCTAGCCGGAAACCGCGGGAACCCGGGCCCGTGGACTTCTCGACCAGCAGCTGGGTACCCGGATAAATAACCCCATGGAACAGGAACAAACACAAGAACTAAGACCCTTCCCTAGCGGGGAACTCATGTACAAGAAGCAGGCCGCGGAATTCCTAGGGGTTTCGTTGAAGACTCTAGAAGGTTACGTAGCCCAGGGCCGGGTGGATAAGTGGAAGAACTCTATAAACGGGCGGACCTACTACGACAAGCAGCAGCTACTCTACCTACTAGGGAGTAGACTACCTCAAACTCGAGAGGTGATAGTATACTGCCGGGCGGCTGGAATCCCGGACCAGGGCAAGGCCGGTGTCTCTAGCCAGAAGCGGCTGCAGGCTCAGCAGGACAGGGTCCTAGAGTACTGTACCCGGGCCGGGATCAGGGTAGACCAGGTTATAGGGGATATCGGTAAGGCCGGTAGCCTAGAAGGTAGGGGCGGATTCGACAAGATTATGGAGTCTGTCCTGCGCAAGCGGGTCTCGATGGTTGTTATGGAAACCCCGGACCGGATGGCTCGTTTTGCTGGTGCAGATCTATTCGAGAGATTCCTAACCTGGCACGGTGTTGAATTACATGTTATACAAAAAACCCTGCACAGACAAGAGTACAGGGACGAGATTAAAGACGACCTTACTAACCTTATACTTGAGGCCAGGAATCTGATGGGGGAATTGTAATCCGGACCTCTTCGCCTACAGTAGAGAGACTGAAGCCTGATGGGCTAAGGTTACCATAGTACTCCAGGTAGTATTGCGTCCGTGGACTACTCATTTCATCCTGAGTCTCCACCACTGGTTCGCTATAGATTGCTTCATCCCTTCTGCCCCATTCACGTAGTAGGACTGCAGCTTTAGAATTAGCTTCATTCTCCAGGTCTGACCCATCCGAACCATCCATCTGCTGGCCCAACTCGCGCTGGCGCCAATGTACCAATTCATGGGCTAGGGTCCGGTACCAGTCAGCTGCTACCCGGAGTCCGCGTAGTACCCAGATCTGGTTATCCACTGGTGTATAGTAACCCATAGCTCGGACCTGCTTGGCCTTGTTATGGTCGTCGCCTATGCTGATATTGGGGCTGGTCTCGATCTCCAGTTCTTCTATACAGAATCTGATAAAATCAAGATCCTCTGCTGCTAATTCCTTTTTCATAAGGTTATTTATTTCCGGCGGTTGAAGGTTACTGTGCGCGAAAACCCCTCGAGCTGGGGTAGGGTCCAGAACCCATGCCGGGACTGCACGGATTTTGGGATTAAATAATAAGAAAATATAATATCACTGATGGCTAAAGCAAAAGCGGGAGCTACCGGTTCTGTACACAGACCGAGCTCTAAACGTAAACGTCCGGGCGTGCATGCAAAGAGCAAGAGCTCTCGCAGCAAGGCGGCTAAGAACTACCTTAAGAGATCAGTTGGTCAGGGGTAATGGGACTAGGGAGTGATCCCTATTCACACAAAAAAGGGGTCCCTTCTGAGGACCCCTTTTAGGGTAGTCATAGTTGTATTTAGTGTTTAGATTTGAGCTAATCCTGCGTGCTCAAGGTCCCATGTTTTAGTGAAGAGGCTTCCACCCGCTACCTTGAAGTTTTTATTGTTCTTCAGGTCGAAGATTGTATCGTGACTTCCAATCCATGTCAACTCGTTAACAACGTCCCAGATAGTTGCATCAGTCTTGATGAACTTCTTTTGAGCATCGGTCAACTGCATAGAGTTAAAGCCTGCACGGAAGATTCGTTTGGTTGCCGCATCGTACTCTGGAAAGAATTGTTCCTCAGCTCCACGTACTAATTTAGCGTGCATATCGAAATTTTTATTATCGATAGCTCCAGTTACCGAGTGTAGAGCTCGCTCAACTTCGGCGTAGCTTGCTTTGGTTACCATTGCTCGCTCCAATCTGTCTTGGAAAGTTTTAGGTACGAACCCGGTCTTGGCCCAACCATTCATTTGGTCTAGCAACTTGCGGAAAGCATCGTCGCCGTTTCCAAACTCGAACGCAGTGTTTAGGTTTCTAGCGACTGCACCGTTTGCGCATGACAGACGGTAGAAGAAATCGTCCACTCGACTTGCGGTTCCGGTATTTACCAAGGATACTCCGAATCTGAAGACCTCGTCCTTACCGATTCTCTCGTAGCCAACTTGGCTGCCGTGGATAAGGTTTATACTTACTCCGCCTGGCCCGTTGTTGTCGATTGACTCGATATGCATGTCCGGGATTTCATTCATCATGGTCTCGGCTGTCGCGAATAGAGTCTCATTAGACAATCTATTGTACTTATCAGCTCGGACAATATTGGTTACCTGATGGCTTCCAGCGTCTCCGATAAGAAGGAACTCTTTTGCTCCGTCTCTGGTTTCTGAATAAGACTTTATAGTCTGCAACAACTTGGTCTCAATATCCTTGTCCTCGTTCTTGTTCATCTTATTGATTAGGCCGGCGTTAAGGTTAACCATTTGACCTAGTCTATTAAAGAACTTGTTGGACACAGGGACACGTGAACCCTCTATCTCGATAGAGTTGTGTTTGATTGAATTGTCGTTAAGGACAATATCAGATAATTTTACGCGTTTCACTAGTGGATTGTTTCCTGCTAGGTCCGCTTTGGCTTGATCGAATTGCGATTGACTTATCATTTTCTATTTGTTTTTTATAAGATTAATATACTAAATTTTCTTCAACAGTTTCCGACTATTCTACTTCAGTTGCGGTCGGGGTCTCGTCAGTTGCTGGGCGTTTTACGCTTAGGAAAAGATTGTTGAACTCTCCTTCCAATCGTTGACGGCGGTCAGACTCTTGTTCCGCAAGATCTGCTACAACATTCTCCTGTCTCCATGCGTTCTCGTCCCATTTAACCTCTCCGTCTACTAGGGAGTAGTACAATCGCTTGCCGACTAGGCTACCTCCACGGCGGTTCTTTGTAAATTCAGCGTAGCGGCGGCCGGCTTCGTCCTTGCGGATTTCCATCATGCTTGTGGTTGCGTGTTTGAGGTAGGTCGAGCCTACGTACTGTCCGCCTTTAGTCATGTGTTGGATTGCAAAGATTGCTTTTCCTTTCTTGTCCGCAGCTTCGATGATGAGGTTAGTTAACCATGTCTCGGCTTTGGTACTCTTCCAGCCTAGAACATCTTTCAGCTTTACAATAATGTCTTGGTGCGAGTCGATTAGGATTACGTCGTAGTCTCCGTTGATTGCCTTCTCCAAGGTCTTGTCGAAACGACCCATTAGATAATCCATAATCAAGAGGGTTGGGATTGTCTCGATGATCGGCATCTTTCTGTAATAGAAGTAAAGATCGTTACGTGTCATTTCACTTGAGATGTAGAGGACCTTCGCATCCGGTTGCTTCTGTTTAATCTTAGCTAAGAGGTCTAATGTAATAGTTGACTTACCAACTCCCGACTCTCCGATAACAATATTGGCAGTACCAGCGAATACTCCTCCTTCTTCGTCATGGTCAGACATTAACTTGTCGAACACAGATCCAGTTAAGAACTTCTTGAAGTCTGGAAAATCCATTGCTCCAATCTCGAAGATCTCTGGCTCGTCGCTGATCTCAACGTCTGCGTCTGCTTGGGCTTCGGCGGTTGGACGTGCGACAGTGCTTTGGCCTGGACCGGGGACTAGGGAGTCTCCCGTCTCGAAGCGTAGTTTCTTAATTACGCCGTTAAATAATCCGTATGATATTCCTGTGCAGTCAGCTTCTTGCGTCATGAACTGCGTGTACAGTTGCTGTACGGTTAGGTTAGGAACTCGGCCGTTGTGGTGGCGCTCGAAGAAGTTTCTAACAGTTAACTCTTTTTTTCCGATTTTAAGTTCTTGCATAATTATTTTGGTTTGATTGTTTATACTAATGTACTACAGTTTTATCTATTTGGGCTACAGTTTTCTCTAAAAATAGAGGAACTCTACAGCCTCAGCGAATTCAAACATTCCTTGATCTTCGAACATTGTGTAGGCTCCGTCTGCGTCAGACATTGCGACTACCTCCATTACTTGGAATACGACGTCCTCGCCGAATAATTCCTTTGCTTCGTCTATTGCTTCTTGTGTTGCCATGATCCTTTTGGTTTTAGTGGTTAATAAAGAATTGAGTTTCTACTTTAGCGCTTCTCCAATCTCCCGCTAAGAGATCCCAGAACACGATTACAGATGGTGGCGTTTCTCGTACGCCCTGTGGGTGTTTATCCGCGGGGATGTGGTTCAAATTAGTGGTTCCCATTACTTCTCTTAGGGATCCATCTTTCTTTACGAAGAAGAACTTCGTGATTGCTACGTGGAGTCTTTGTTTTAAAACTTCCGGTGTGATTGGCTGAAATGATGTCTGCATATTGGTTTGTTTTTAATTGATTAATATAGTACAAATATAAGCAGAAACTTTGACACTAAAAAATTATTTGTGAATTATTTTTAAAAAAAGTTATTAACAATTGAGTGTTCATAACTTCTGGGTACCACGTAGGTCGGAGTCTACCCTCTGCGCTTGTTAGGCGAACCGTTTAATTATAGAGTAAATATACAAAAAAAACCCCGAATCTAAAAAATCCGGGGTTAATTATTTTCGGGAAAGTTATTAACAATTAGTGGGCTGGTATTTCAAGTTCGTGGTCTCCGACCTTTACTGTTTGGCCTATGAACTCTCGACTTGAACCCATCTTTACACGACCGCCGTACTCGAAGTCTAGGTCTATGTCTGCTTTGGATTTGGAAAGAATCTTTATCATTTCCTTTGGGTCTTTAACGCAGGTCTCTTGACCTTTTGTTTCGATGTATAACCTTAGAATCTCTTTCATAAGAATTAATTATTTGATTATATTTAACCGAGAAAAGAACCCCTATCCGAGGTTCTCTAATTGTTGACGTTGATCTTGGGTTAAAGAATCAATTCCGTTTTTCGAGATGAGGTCTAACAACTCGTCCATTGTATAGACTCTTTCGGTCTCGTGAGGAGTTGGAGTTGAGGTCCCCATTGCTTTGTGGATTACTTGTATAAGTTCTTCCGGTAACTCGATATTGATATCGTTGAATCGAGCTAAGATGAAGAACGCTCCGGTCTCCTTGATGTCATCGCATACCCGATCCAAATTAGAATCTGTATTGAATACTGAAAGGATCGCGCCTGGGACAGGAACGGCAACTGCTTGACCAACGATGTGTGGTGCTAATGCTCTTGATACTACTGGACTTGGTGCTTGTCCGAATCTAACTAAAACTAATTTTTCCATGGTTTGTTTTTTAATTGATTAATATAGAGTAAATATAAAAAGAATCTTTGAGACTAAAAAACTTTTTCACAATTATTTTCAACTAAAGTTATTAACAATTTGAAGTTAAGCGGACGGTCCGCCAGGAGAAGAGGTCGTAGTAGGAGGAGCAGCGGTCGTAGTTGTTGTCGTAGCCGCCGTGTTGAGATCGTTGATAGACGCAATACCGGTTCCACTGTTCATAGCTGTCTCGAGCAAGGTCAGCTTGGCCAACGCGTCGGCCGGGCTGGGCGTTACGAAGTCTATTGTGTATCCGCCGACAAGAGCAATACGGATATTGTTTTCTCCAGAATTATATTCAATTACCTGAACCTGGGCTGGGGTAAACTCTAGAATTCGGGTACCCATTGTAAGTTTAATTAATGCAACTGCCATTTGTAATAAGTATTATCTTTTATATCTTATACTAAGAAACCAGAAAAGGGCTCCTTTCGAGAACCCTTTCTTTATCAACTGATCAAACCAATAATCAATTATTAATATTCTTCTTTCTTGAAATTGTACAGGATAGCTACTATAACTAGGATTCCTGCTAGGATACACATTGGCATAGGTTAGTGGTTTACGGGTTTATAGGTTGGATCTAATTCGTCAGCTAACTTCTTCAAGTCAGCGCATTTCTCGAACTCTTCGTTCTTCTCAAAATGTTTTATCATAGTCCATATTGCTTGAGTCTTATCTTCAACTGGACTCTTATCATGTATTACATCTTTAAATTCTCCAGTCAAGGCTTCGTACAAGCGATTCATAAAGGCCGAGTAATCCGTCTGTCTTAGATGGATGAGGTCCAATAGAATCTTTGTATAATTATTTAAGTCTGACATAACCTTTTTATTTATTTTGGCTATATCTATTATACTAAAAAAGGGGTCAAAGATTCTCGCCTTGACCCCTTTAGTTAAAAGATGGATTATTATTGTTCAGTTAAACACTCTTTGCATAGACTCGAGAACTCGTTAATACTCTGTGTAAAGTACGGTCCGTCGAATCCGTTTCGCTTGGCAATGATTGCGTTCCAAAGCGGTTCGGATTCCGTATGGTAATTGACATCTTCAAAAGAATCGTGCAATTTTTCCAAGTCTTCTAGAGAAGTATCCACTGTTACTTCCGAGCCAGCCTTTAGCATTCCGTCGTAGTCGAAGTTGTGCGACCATTTGTTTCCTAATTTATACATGGTTTTAGATTTTAAATATTAGTTACTGTTTTTCTTGGCATTTTCCAGACAGGCTTGGAACTCTTCTTCGGTTAAGAAGTCTGAATCTTCTATAACCAGCTTCTTTAAGGTTGCTGCCTGGATCTCTTTTACTAGGGAGTCCTTATCTACCTTACCTTTAAATAGATCTCCTTCTGCAAAGAGTATATCTACCGCCATCTCGGCCATGGTACTTGCGTGTTCCATTGTTAGCATGATACTACCTCCTTTCTCATTTGCGCTCTAGCAACTTTAAGAGAACGATTTACTTCTGATGGAGTCTTACCAATTAACTCTGCAATTTCTTTTGTTGATAATCCATCGCCAACCAATCCATAAAATAACTCTACGATTTGGCGATCGCTTGCTTTTAATTTGCCAAGTAATCGGGCAAGAATCATGTCTCTCTCTTGGTTCTCGAATGGATCAGCGAAATCGGTCTTAAGAATCAAGTCGCCGATTGTTGTTGCACTGTCCTCGTCCCCGACTGGTTTGTCAATCGCAACGTTAGTAAGATTGATTTCTTCGCCTTTCATTTTACGTTTGTAAAGATCGTATTCCTGATTTACTGGAATTCTAACGGTTCTTCCCAAGTCGCAAAGAGCAAGGTTAAGACGCTTGCGAATCCAGAACTGAGCGTAAGTAATAAACTTAACATCTTTGTCTGACGTAAACTTGCGAGCGGCTTCGATTAGACCAGCGTTTCCTTCTTGGATGAGGTCATCGATTGGCAGACCCATACCAATAAACTTGTTGGCTAAGGTTACAACGAACTTAAGGTTCGCGGTGACTAGGGAGTTAAGCGCTTCGTCATCTCCTAACTGGATTCTGTCAGCTAACGCTCCTTCTTCGCATTTACTTAACGGTCTAGCCAATCCGTCCAGGCTTTTAAAGTATTGGGGTAGTCCCGCACTTGTTTCGAATCTTGTATTTTTCATGGTTTGATTTTTTAATTGATTAATATGATACAAATATAAAAAGAATAATTGATATAAAAAAATATTTTATGACTTATTTTTAAAAAGTTTTACTAGGGAGTTAAGCAGCTACTTCCTCTTGGCTGTTTCGGACGAACGCTTTGTCTGCCCAAGTCTTAGCGTTACACAGTCTGTAATTAGTTTGACTGTATAGATTACTATTAGACCAGTCCTGATTGATATCGCCTACCTCCATTTCAAGAAACATTGCAGTATCCATTAGGATTATCGTGTTACCTTTGCGGGCGAAGACAGTTAACCATGTATTAAAGCCTTCCGCTCTGAACTCGATGGTTTGTAAAGCTCCCTTCTTGAATCCGCGGAAAACATCCATTGCTGTCTTCCAGCTTGCGCCGCTAGACCATTTAGACTGGATTCCATGGTCGTTTACTACCGTCATGAATCCGGCCTGAACTTTAACGATTGCGCGGTATTCGCCTGCTTGACCTGTTATAAAGTCTACTTGGCCGATTCTTTCTGAGTTAATGATTTGATTTTTCATGTTGGTTTGATTTAAGAGTTAATTGATATAGCAAATATAAAAAGAATAATTGACACTAAAAAATTTATTATGACTTATTTTACTAGGGAGTCCGACTATGCGGTAGGCAGGAATCCGAATTGGGATAGAACTCTTAGACCCAAAAGTTCCAGGTCCGTAAGTCGATTGAAAACATTCCGGTCCAATCCAAAACCAGACTCGATACTTCCGGGTGGGTTAACTTGCGGCCGCACTTGCAACAGGCACCAGCATGCTGGATTTCTGTGTTGCGTAGGCTAGCTGGATTCGATAGCACTCTCACCAACCAGTCCGTGATTTGGATTTCTCTATCCGAAATATTCGCTGCTCGCTTGAAGCGACGAGTATCCGAGAAGAAGGCTCCAACGTAGCGGTAGCCGATTTCGCCGTCGCCCAATAGAGCAAGACTCATGAAGTAACAGTTGCTTAGCTGGCCAGTTGTACGGTCCTTGCGGCGTTTCATCTTGATTTTTATCCATTGGCCTGTAGTTGGATTAGTAATAGTCAACTGTGCTTTTCCAGCAAGGGCAGCGATAGCGAAGTGATTAGGATTTATCATATTGGTAATAATTAATTGATTAAGTAAATATAACAAGAACTTTTGACAATAAAAAATTTTTGGCTAATTATTTTCAGAAAAGTTATTAACAATCTAAAAAGTTTATTGTAGGTCGGAGTATACCCTCTGCGCTTGTTAGGCGAACCGTTTAATTATAAAGCTAATATAAGCAGAATACTTGACAGTAAAAAACTTTTTGTGAATTATTTTTAAACTCGTTGGATGGATGGATCGACAACTCTCCACGGTCTCGAGGGATCGATCACGGATATAATGTTAGGAATCAAATTATTCTCTATCCATCGGGAAAATGTTTGACCACCGAACTGCATGTCTCGATTTAAGCTCTCATGAAGCTCCATTGGAATATCAACACTTGCGGAAATTCTACCGGTTTGAGATCGTGAATCCGTGTATTCAACTGTAAATGTTATGTTAGACGCCATAGTTTCTAGATTTTAAAAGATTAATAATTATCCGCAGTATACTGATTTACCGCAGTCTCTGCATTTTACGAGCTTCATTCCTGAAGCATGACGAACCGCAACGTAGGTATTTACGTGTTGGCAAGCTGGTTTCTGTTCTTGATTTTTCATAATACAAATATAACTAAAAAAGCCGAGACTAAAAAATCCCGGCTCATTTATTTTTAAAATAATTTTAGGCTTCGTCGCCGATGAGGTCCCATGCGGTTTCGCCGGTTCCGCGGCCGTCGCAGGTAATTTCATAGTTTGGGTCCATGCCGCTCGAGAGCACGTCGTCCAGTAATTCGGAGATTGAGCGAAATTCTTTGGTGTAGTAATTACATTTTAAACTGTACATATTTTCTTGTTTTAATTGGTTAATACAAATATAACAAAAAAAGCCGAGACTAAAAAATCTCGGCTCATTTATTTTCAAAAAAGTTTTATCCAAAGATAATGTCTTCGTAAAATACGGTTTGAATAATTACGTCCGCCGTTTCCGCATCGTCGTTTTCTTCAACCATTTGCAACAAGAATCTCAATGGAGTTTTATCCACTCGAGCATGGACATCAGCTAACGTAATCGTTCGCGTATATTCTCCTTCGCATTCTTCGTCTACCATAGTTAGACCTTTTCCGTCTCGTAAAATCTGTAACAAGACATCTTCGTAACAAGGAGATTCCAATTTCTTGCGCGCTTCTTCGTAATCCGCCTTCTCGAAAGTAAGATCTAATCCATAGCCTGACATATAGCCTAGCCCGTTGCAAAGAGCAGTATGAAAAAATTCTTCTGCTTCTTTTTGATTTAATTTAATTTCCATTTCTTTTTTGGTTTTAAAGTTAATTAATATTATTATACAGTACAAATATAAAAAGAATACTTGACACTAAAAAATTTATTTTTAAATATTTTCTCTTTAACCCACAAAGGAATCTTATCTTAAGATTCCAATGAGGTATCAATCAACCAAACCAATAGTTGTTGTGGAGAGATCCGGATTCGAACCGGATGGACGAACTCAAGCAACTGTTTGACGTACAGCGTTTCGTCCTCACTTTTGTCAAATACCTCGTTCCAACGAGGATTCTCTCCTTGTCTTAGTTAAGACTTATTCCAAGACCAGCAAGCATTGAGCTTAACGAGTCTTCTTCTTTCTTCTGCACCGGCTCGTTTGCTCGAGCAGAATATTCTTTAATCATAGATTCCAAAAGCTGAATTCCTTCTTCCGTTTCTACTGCACCAATTGCTGCGAGTAGAGTCTTGCCGATTACCAATAATTCAGGTTCTTGTTTTTTTAGACCGCCGATAATCAAGCTCTGTGCTAGATCGGTTAAATCCAATAAGATCTTTGTTTTATCTGAGCTTATATTTTGCATGGTCTGTTTCTCCTTCCGTTTGTTATATAATTATTATACTAAAAAGCCGGACCCATTGGACCCGGCTTCTAGAGAAAGAGATTCGGATAGCTTAGTATCCGTTTAATCTTTTGTTTTCCGCATAGACGCTGGTCCAAAACTCGTTGAATCCTAATTTCTCGTCCGGCTCGACTGTGCGCGCAACGCGTAGAGTTCCGTACGTTAAATCAATTGTTTCTCCTTGTGGTTCTCCAAAGAATAATTTAGCTAAGAATTTTTGCATGGTTTCTGGTTTTAGTTGTTATAATACAAATATAATAATAATCTTTGATACTAGAAAATATTTTATCCTAGAGTTATTAACAATTTACCAACCGCTGCCAAACGGGGTATATGCAATGGCTGACTCTCGGAAATTAGGATTAAAATATCTTAACTTATCTTTTTGATTCTTCTTTAATAATTTAAAAGATAATTTAATCCGTTGTCTAACCGTCTCGACACTGCAATCGAATTCTTCCGCTATTGTCTTTATTGGAGTCGGTTGGTATCCATCGAGACCGTAATGCTTTACTATAAACAAGCGATTATCTCCTTTCAAGGTTTTGAGCATTGCTTCAACCACAGACTCTTTCTCGAGACCAAGCAGATCTGAATCAGTTGATATACTTGAAGCAAGGCTGTCTATAAATTCTTCGTTCGAGTCCGGGTCTATCTTTTGATTAAGACTCTTTTCCCAACTTGTTGCGGTTAAGACCTCAGCTATTCTAGACGCAGTTACCTTGGTATCTGACATTGCTGGATCCGCCGCTACGATATCTGCTATTTCTTCAAACGTTGCGCTACGCTCGGTCTTGTGCTCAACCTGCTCCGCCGCTTTTAGAGCCCGAGTTACAATTAGTTGGGCAGAGTTTGGAACACGAACCGTCTTGACATTATGTTGAAGACAATCTAGTATTGCTTGTTTAATCCAAAAAACCGCGTATGATATAAACTTAAACCCACGGTCCGGCTCGAACCTGTGAACCGCCTTGACCAGACCAAGATTACCTTCAGAAACCAGATCTTCCAGTGTTAGGCTGGTCTTGTTGACTAGGCTTGAATACTGTTTGGCAACCGTAATTACAAAAAGCAGATTCGCTTTTATAATCCGCTGTTCCGCGGTCGGGTCTCCAGCTTTAAACCGCCTAAACAATGCTATCTCTTCCTCGCTCGAGAGAACCGGAGTCCGGCGGATTTCCTGCAAATACCGGTTAAAGCTTTCGCGGTTATCAGCAACTGTTCTAACTATATTCTTTGAATCTATCTTCTTCATAAAGTATATCTTACCAAAAAAAGAAAGGGCCGATCTCTCGGCCCAGTACATCAGTTCTTCAGTAATGGTTAATCTTCTTCGAATCCAGTAAATGGAAGTAACTCTAACTCTGCTGCTACTAACGTGGCTCTTGCTTCTGAACCGGTTAGGTAATCGTTAATAATGAAATCGAGTATCGCTGATTCTTGAATTCCTTGTGCTCTAAGATTTTCAAGGCTGGCTACTGCTTTTTGTCTGTCTGTCATGTCGCTAGATTTTACGGGTTAAAATTCAAAACTTGCAGTTCCGTGTACGTTTCCAGTTAAGACATTAAATGCTGCGTATCCAATTCCTACTACGACCATTGCCATTAGCGTGAACGCCCATACCATCATAACTCCTTCTAAGATAATTCCCTTTTTCATAATGTTTTGTTTTTAATTGGTTTGATTTATAAAGTAAATATAACAAGAACTTTTGAGACTAAAAAACTTTTTGTGATTTATTTTTCAGAAGTTATTAACAATTACCAAGAGTCTTCTTCATCTTCATCATGGTCCGAAAGGGATACATCCCAATCTCCGTATCTGTCTCTAAACGCAATACCTCCGTGGATCTTCGGACCCACCTCGCCTATCCAATCTTGAATACTTAGGTTATCTTCATTGTGGTTTTTTAGATTCCACTGGGCTAGATCCTGTCTTACAAGTCTCCACCAGTCCTGCTTGTCTTTTGCGATTACTTCATTGCCCATAGTACTGTAGTTTAATTGGTTATACTGTAAATATAATACTAATCTTTGAGACCCAAAAACTTTTTGTGAATTATTTTCAGTAGAGTTATTAACCGGTAATATATAAAAGTATAACCGTTGTTGAAACGTCTAGCTCAAATTTAAAAAATAATAAAAACAATGAGTATAGACAAAAAGACCCAAAGATTACAAGAGTTAACTAGCATCGCGCCAACCGTCTCAATCAGACTAGACATGGAATGGTTAGCCTCAACTGAAAACACGGCAGACTTCCTGATTAGATTAACAAATACCAATACGACAACCGTTAAATTTAACGCGTTGATTATTCGAGGAGTTCATTCCCCAAAGATAACAACTGGAACTATAACATGGAAAGCACTGAATAATAATATTGACCGGTCCTGGTTGGGCTGGCCTAGAGTAACTGCTAACTTGCCCTATATTTCAGGCCAGCGAAAGTTAAATTTCTCTTCCGCAACTAATATCTTTACCAACGAGACCGCGCCCACCATACCGGCTGGAGCTGGAGTAGAGGTTGGAATTTTTAGGATTTCAACCTCAACCGCATGGAACCCAAACTCTAATTTTGGTTTTACTTGGGAAATGACTACCGGCGGAGTGATTGCTTATCTGGTTCCGGCCAAGCCGTCTTCGACTTCAGCGCTAGCGATTGGCATTATGCACTACGGTCCAATAACATCTAATACATTGGGTAAATGCTTAACTGTGCAGGCTTCAAGCGAGCAGACCCTAAATAAAAAACCCTGAATCTAAAAAATCCAGGGTCTATTATTTTTTAAAAAGATTTACTCTTATTTCTTAGACTCTAACTTGGTCTTTGGAAAAATAAGATGGGCAAGGAATACTAGACCCCAAGCCTGCACTGCGCTAATTGGTTTAGCACCAAAAATTTCGGGTACCAACCAGTTCCACAACCATTTTACTGGAAAAGCAACAACGATAGAAGCCAGCAAGCCAATCGCTAGAGCTCCAAGTATAGTTGCAATCTGTTCTGTTCTTTTTGAATTCATAATCCTATGGGTTATTTTTGTTTAATAATATTATATCTTACTCTCTCCATAGCCAAGGTTCCCTGGCTCTAGAGCGTAACAGCTCTTTGCAACGTCTATGCAGAAGTCCGCGTTCTACATTTATCTTCTTGTCCAGGAGTCTGGCCTGTATTCCGGTCCAGTCAATTAGACCCGGCCCGTTAAGCTCGAGAATTATCTCTTGGTCTATAACATCCGGTCGGTTAGCATTGTACATATTCAGATTCGGTTTTTTTAGGTTCTATTCCAAGCTCTACCAGCCTGGCCGTTATTTCATGCGCCCATTCAAACTCCTCTAAGCCTATTGCCTCGGTTCTTGCGAGGACCAGGGCTTCCACGATTCTGGACTCTAAATACTCTTCTAACTCCTCGGACCAAGGATCGTCCTGGGCGATTGACGCCCGGACCTCTGCTTCCAATCCGCGTATTGCCCATTGGATACGGTGCCAGTCCCGGCCGCTGCGGTCTAGAATTCTTAGGAATTCCGCAACTAAATACTCTGTAACTTGACTCATCTCTAATCTGTAATTATATTTCTTATACACAGCGGTAGACCAAAGTTCTAAGCTCTAGAGCAGAAAGACGGGTAGTTGCTAATTTTCGGCGGGGCTTAACAACTTTCGGCGGGGTCTAACAACTTTTGGCCGGGCGGAATAACGACTAGCCTGCTCTAGACCCGGCCAGCTGGATCCGAACTAGCTAAGATCTGCCGGAGTCCGGACCAGATCAGTAGCCGGACCGGTCCAGTACCGGCTGAATAGTACCGGCCAGGACAGCCCCCAGGAGCCGGCCAGGGTCACCGGCCAGGTGACTCCAGGAGCAGTACCCAGGTGACTCCAGGAGTGGTACCGGGCAGCTGAATAAGTGCTCCAGGAGTGACCTTGCTGACATAAAAAAAGTACTCCAGGAGGCGGTGTGCTGCACTTTACTTTCTTCTGATTTCTCCACGGCCTGGGAATAGCGCTCTGGCCAATGCAGCCGATTTCCGTCGAGGTCCTTGGTATCTGCGGATTCCCGGTCTAAACTACCCGAGGAAACCTCGTCTACCTAATAGCTTTTTAGAAATTCTCCCCGAGCTAGACTCTCTGCCTGGAGCAAATTCTCCCCCGGGTAGGGGCTGTATAAATAACCACATGCAGAATTATATTACCGATTTCAATGGATTTGCGCTAACTGAGTCGGCTCAGAATTACACCGATCAGATGGAACTCCATAGGCTGGGGATTCCCATTCCTGGGTTTCGTGTGCTGATAGTCCGGGTAGACTGGGAAAAGATTGGTCGAAAGGATTTTTCCGGTAATCTAGAAACCTTTATGAAGTGTTGGTTCATGGAGGCCTATCCGGCTCCCAATGCTGACGGTGAGGACTCTTGGTACGAGTATCCACCGGCTGAACTTATTCGCATGGTCAAGGCCGACGAGCCTGGAGATGTTGAGTTTGTTGACGGGTTTATCATGAATCTAGCTAAAGAACACGATGTAGATCTTATTTGGGAATTGGGAGACAAGACCTGGCGGGAAGTACCCAGCGGGCGATCTGTACCCCGACTGGATCTCTTAAGATAACCTTAACCTCTACGTTCTATCCTCTTCAATCCGGAGTAGACTATAATAGCTAGGAACCACAGGGTAACCCCCAGCCACACATATACCGTTTTCATGAAGTTATCTATATACCCCAAAAAGGGATCCCTTCTGAGGATCCCCTTTCTTTGTTTTGGGCTAAGTGTTGTGTTATGCAGTTACCTTACGGCCACGTACAGTATTGTATAGGGCATTCATAACTCGCATGTCTGACTTACGGCCAGTTACGACAGCGCTTACCAATTTAGAGTCTACCCCTAATTTCGTAGCTACCATTGAGTTATCTCCACGACGTTTGCGAGCAGAGATTACCTCTAACTTTTGAGCTGGAGTTAACTTTGCGTAACTCATACCTTTACGGCCAGCATTACGACCCGTTGAAACGGTAGCTGTTACGGTTACCGCTGAAACAGTAGACCCAGTAGATTTTTTAGACTTCGCAGTTTTTGCGGTCTTTGTTGTTGAAGGAGTTGCGGCCTTTACCGCTGGTGCAGATACCTTGGTAGCTGCGGTTGCTTTTGATTTTCTCATGTTAAACAAATTATTTTTGATTTAAGGTTAAGGTACCAAAGAATCCCGGCAATTGGTCGCCCGGCCTGAAAAAGATTGGGCGTGCCTGCACCGCCGCAAAAACCCCCTAGGCGGGGCCGCGACGTGGAGACCTCTGTGAAGCTGCGGAAGACCCGTGACTATTATGTACCGGTGAGACGGTCGCCTAATCAGTCGGAAAGCTGTTCAGGTAATAAAAAAATGGGAACCTGCTCAAGATAAATAACTTAAAATATTTTAGTATACTATGAACTTAATTAAAGGCTATAGCCAATGGTTAAACGAAAACCTAAACGCTATAAACGAAAACTGGTCAATCGATTCAGTTACTCTCAGTACTGATGACTTTAGCATTGACGAGGCAAAATACGATCAGTACATCGCAAGTCAAGCTGGAGCACAATTTAGACTATTCACGCAAGAGGTTGCAAAGTCTAACATCCAAAACATTAAAAAGAAAGAGGCTCATCAAGAAATTTTGGGAAGCCTTGCTAAACACGGCCAAACGGCTAAAAAAGGTTTCTTGGGAATCTTTGGCGGTAAGAGCCTAGACGAAGTAGTTACCGCTACTCTTGATAGTTTGATTGCAGGTCAATCAAAAATTGCCTACAGCAAAACAACGGTGGACTACAATCCTGGAGCTGACGGTACAGGTAGAATCATGACTCAGGGTCGAATTGGGATTAATTCACTGGAAATTGATACTGATCCACGTTGGAGTAAAGCAACCTCTAGTACAGGTATGTTGTTGGGATTTGTTAACGCATATAACCAAAATGCATTTGAAATGGGTCAAGGTCAATTCATCTTGAGCCAAAGAATGGGAGAAGACGGTTACCTAGATATTACAACTACTCCAGTAGTAGACGCTGACAATCTATATTTGTACACTCAACAATTACTTGGCGACCTTGCTGCAGGTAAGGATCTTAAAGTAGACGTTGCTCAAACTGGAGGTTCCGATGCAGTTACTGGCAAATTCGCTGCAGAATTCGCAGCTGGTTCTGACCAAGTTACTCCAGCTATTCAAGCTGAGGTTGCAAAAGCAGTAGAGTTATGTTTAGCTAAATTCCCAGCAGGATCACGCCCTGATAAATTTACTTTAACTTCTGGTGCAAGTACTGAATGGAACGGTAAACAAATGCCTAAGGCTGACGGAACTGGTGCAGTAACTCCAAAGGATGATGCAACTAAAAATCAAGATCTTGCTTACCGTCGTGGTGTTGCTTTCATGAATGCTCTTAACTCTGGACTTAAAGCAAAAGGACATCCAGGTTTTGATGCATACGAAGTTGCATGGTCAATCGGTGCAAGTGGTCAACCTGCAAATGCAGCTGACCGTTTCGTTGACCTAAACATTGAAAAAAATGCAGTTAAGCCTAAAGCTGTAGAAACTACTAAGACTACTGCTGTTTCAACTGGAAATGCAACTACTAACGTTAGAGGAAAAGCTCAATTCTTTGAATTGAAACTTACTTTAACTGCAGCAGCCGCTAAATAATAAGTTTAAACTTAATACACAAAGGGACCGATAGAAATATCAGTCCCTTTTTTATTTGATTAGTGTTTTACTTAATACTTTTTATCTAGTGCATGGTAAGATGCAGTTACTCTAAATGAGTCTTTGCCAAATTCCATAACTGTGGTAATCGTTGACTCAGCTGCAAATTTACTTGCAATTCTAAAATTATGATTAGGCGAATCGATCCAAGCCTGTACCACAATTTTTGCGATTTCCTGCAATACCTCATCAGTTAAAGCATTCACACTGTATTTTTTAGAAACAGTTGTCCCACTAGTCTTATACATGTAGATACACTCAGTATTATATCCAACAAAAGTACTGTCTCCACGGGTATGATCAATTTCAGGTCTACCTGCATTAAGATTAGTTAACTGATAACTTCTTTTACGTAAAGCACCATTATTGAATTTGGTTACTGGTGAACCACCCAAGCCCAAACGGTACACGTTAATTTCTTGCCAGATCAAAGAGTCTAATCTACTAGATCTAACTTGTTGCGCTTGGGCAGAGATTGAGATTAGGATTGCGAATAGGATTGCTAATTTTTTCATGGCTTGTTTATTACTTGGTTATATAGTTATTATACCTAAAAACTCGAATAAATAACCTAGTACAAAATAAAAATAGACATAGTTAATGAAACATTCAATTATTAAAGGCTACTCTAGCTGGTTAAACGAAAACTTGTTAATCGCAGAAGCTGAAGGAACTGATATTGGTGCTCTTTACAAAGCTGGCGATCGTGCAGGTTTAGTAAATGCAGCAATGGCAGCAGACTCTGCTGAAATAAAAGCTCACCCAGCTTACGAATCTGTAATGCAATGGTGGAAAAACGGAGAGGGCGACCTCAACTTATTCAAATCGCTTCTTAAAAAGAGTTCATCTGCTAAAACTGACAGATTACGTTCCCTAAAATCGATATATTACTGGACAGGCGGCGGTACGGTTAAGGGTGCAGCTCCTAGAGCAGATATGTTTTATAAAGTAGCAGATTCAATTATTGCAAACGGTGCAAAGGCTGGGGTAACTCCAGAAAAGCTAGCTCAACTTAAACAAGCGGTTGACTTATTAAAGACTGCAAAGACTGAAGGTTTCGAATTAAGAACATCAGCTCTATTCGGTTCAATTATACCAGGTGCTCTAACTGATGGAGTATTCGATACTGGCGGTAAAAAAATTGATGTGATTGCTGAACTAGCCAAGCCTCAGGTCATGGATACTCTTAAGAAAGCACTAACTGCTTACCGATTAAATACTAATGCAAGCAAGGAATTAATGGTAGATCCTTTAACTTCTGCTAAATTCCTGATTGCACAGAGAACCAATAAAGCAACAGTCAGTCAATACTGGATAGCCTCAATGTCGTTAAGCGATACTGAAAAGAAGTCTATGCTAGATAACTTTAAAGCAAAAGCTGAAGCGTATGCTGCTCGTAAAAAGGATCCTAATGTAACTTTCGATAAAGCAATTTTAGTTGCTACGAATTTATACATTGCACCAAAGAACGAAAAAATTACAGTTGTCGCTGGAACACCAGCTGCACCAGCTGCCCCAGTTGTTCAGGCTTTTTCATATCCTGAAAGTGCAAACGGTAACGCTAAGAGCCCAGCTTTCCAAAAGGGTTTACAGTTATTTCCAGATGATGGAGTGACTATTCAACCTACTGCTCAAGCTGAATTAGCCGCAACTGTTAAATCTGCAGTAGATGCAGTTAAAGCAGCCGGCGGTACAATTACAGCTGTTTCAACTTGGGGTTATGCAAGTACTTCACAAGTAGGAACGACTTACAAGTCAGCTGATAAAACCTCAAAGAAGGAAAATAACGTTGCGTTAGCAAACGATAGACTTGCGTCTATTAATAGCGCGCTAGCTGCCGCTCTTACTGAAAACGGAATAACTATTGCACCAACCGTTGATGCTAAAAATTTAGCTGAACCGAATAGAGGTCCTGACTGGACTGATAAAGATAAAACTGATGCTAAGTGGGGTAAACCTGGAGCAAGAACTCCAGAGTACCAAGCAACTTACGGACCATGGAGATATGCAGTTGCGTTCTTCCAGTTAACGTATACAATCACATCAACCGAACCTACTCCAGTTAAGTCAACTGCAACTCCTAGTGGAGAATGGAACTCAGTAATTACATGGTCTGATGAATCATTCCAAATTGAGTTACCTAGAATTCAATTCGGAACCGCTTTACCTAAAGTACCAATGTATAAAGGTGGAAGCTCTACTGCATGCCCGATATTTTAATACTAATTTACACCAGAAAAAAGCCGAACCTAGTTCGGCTTTTTTGTTATAGCTTAACCGCAAACAGACAGTTTGCGTATGCTGAGAATCGGTTCTTTTGAGTATCATAGCCGCCGTTTATATCGAATGCTGCTACTGTTACTTTTGGGTCGAGCAGCGCTGCATTATGACTAGCTGATTTAACCCATTCGTTGAATATTATAATAACGGTTGATTTATCAACGTTAACCGATTTTAGTGAGTTATAATTACTGCTGATTTTATAATGAGCACCGACATTTTCTCTGAAACTATATCGTGAAAAGTGTTTCTTCCAGTCCTGATCAAATTTTTCAATTCGGGTAAGAGGGCCGGTGTAGTAAATTCCATCTGGAGTTAATGGATATTCGTAGTGCTCCAATGTGTCAGCACGTATCATCCAATTGACATGAAGAGTTACAGCAGAGTCGAGAGTAGCTGAGTATTCTACTGGACTAAGCCCGTGACTTGCTCTGTGAGCATTCACCAATTCTAAAAAGATTTTATTTTCAGAATCTTGAGCAGTTGCGCTAATCGCAAAACTAAAAAGTATGATATGTATTAGCTTTTTCATATAGTTATTATACTTAAAATCCGGATAAATAACCTAGTAAAAAATAAAAATAAAAATACACGTATGAGTAAAGTTAGAATATTATCAATAGACGGTGGTGGATTAAGAGGAATCGTTCCATTACTTATCCTTAAAGAAATTGAAAATCAGCAAGGTAAAAAAATACACGAATTATTTGATGTCATAGTAGGTACCTCAACTGGCGGTATTATTGCATGCGGATTAACTTGTACGAAAGACGGAGTTAATCCTTATTTAACAATCGACCAGCTAATAGAACTTTACACAACTAAAGGTAATGTTATTTTCCCTTATAGTAAAAATATATTAGCTAAAGTAATTAGAGGAGTTAATTCAGTATTTAATCCTAAATTCTCTCCAAAAGGTTTAGACGGTTTATTGGAAAATTATTTTGGTGATATGATGATATCGCAATCACTAAAGCCTATCATCGTTAGTTCGTATGACCTAAAGAACAATGAAGTTATTATGTTTAAAACTAGAACTGCTAAATGGTCTAAAGAACGATTTGATGTTAGATTAAAAGATGTTTGTCGGGCTACGTCAGCCGCGCCGACCTACTTACCGTCATACGAAATGGTGTTTGATGGCAAAGACCGGATCTTAGTGGATGGTGGTGTTTACATTAACAATCCAGCAATGGCAGCAGTTGCTGAAGTTCTTAAAACAAGACCGGGTATTAAGATAGAAGATATTGAATGCTTATCGTTAGGCACCGGAAATCATTCAGAATCGTTAGGTATTAAAACTGAAAGTTGGGGTATAGCTAATTGGGCACAACCTATAACAACAGTTATGATGCAAGCCTCTTCTAAATCAGTTGTTTACGAATGTCAACAAATATTAGAAAAGTATTTAAGAGTTCAATTAGAGATTGATGATGAAAAGAAAAGCGACATGTCAGATTCAAGACCGGCTACTACTCAATACATTGTTGATAAAGTAAATAAAGATATTATTAGTAATAAAAAAACAATGACTAATATTAAAAATTTCCTTAAATAAAGAATATGAAAACCGTTAAATTATTCATAGTATCACTAATTTTATTAATTACGGCTACTGGCTTTGTTCCAGAGCCAACTACTGTTAAATTAGAACACAAAGGCTATACTGCTTATTATAGTAAGCAGTTACACTATTCTCTTAAGGTTGAATGGTGGGACACAAAAGCCCGTCTTGAATGTCCAGGCTCAAAGGTTGCACGCAAGGACAGATTCGCGCCAGATCCATTACTTCCAGCTGAAACTGATCTTATGGAAGATTATGTAGGTTCAGGAACCGATAGAGGTCACATGTGCCCGGCTGCAGATAACCAGTGCAGCCCAGTTCTACAAGAAGAGTGCTTCTACTTTTCAAACATGGCTCCTCAATACCATTCCTTAAATGCTGGAGACTGGAAAAGATTAGAGGTCCGAACCAGAGAACTTGCTAGCCAATACGATTCAGTTATGGTATGGTGCGGTTCAGTCGGAGCAGCCAAGAAAATTGGAACGACGTCAGTGCCGACTAAATGTTGGAAAGTTATTTTTATTAAGAGGACAAAAACGTTTGAGGCTTATATTTTTAATAATACACCCGACAAACCGGTGGGTCTTGATAAATGGAAGGTTAAACCAGCTGATGTAGAGAAATTGACAGGATATAGGTTCAAGGTTAAGTAATAATGAAACTGTGTTTGGATAAATAATAAAAAAACCAGATTACAAATGGCAGACATCGCACAACAATTTGCTGGATTACCAATTGAAGACCTTATTGTGTCTCCGATTGTAGGTATGGCAAAAGGGCAAGCAAAATTAAACGATGTAACGTGGAAATATATTTCTGAAGTTGCATTCGTAACAGACAAAGACGGCAAAACTCAAGCTCGTTCTTTGGATGTAGAAATGAACCGAGTTGTTACTGACGGTACAACCGGCGAACAAACAGTTCAAACTTTATACTCAAAGGTTCCTATGTTACCTTTAGTTCCACTTCCTTCATTAGCTATCACATCAGCTGATATTGAATTCTCAATGGAAGTAAAAACTTCTGAAGTAGACAAATCAAGCACTGATACTGAATCTTCAATTCAAGCTTCTGCTTCTGGCGGATTCTGGGGAATGAAGTACTCGGTGAGCATGGCTGGTAAAGTTGCGACTCACAAAGAGAACACACGTAGCACAGATAACTCTGCAAAGTACAATGTAAAAGTACACGCTGAGCAATTACCTGCAACTGAAGGTATGTTAAAGCTTTCTGACTATTTGACTCAAATGTTAGAGCCAACTTTAATTCCTCTTACGGCTGATCCAAACAAGTAATCAGTAATCGGACAATAAACCCCTAAGGAGACCAGTTTATCTGGTCTCTTTTTTGTTTAAACCGATTCAGCTTGAGTAGTATAATTATTAATACAAATCGCACAACTATGGCTAAAATTAATCTAGAAGAATTACTCGGCGGTCTACAAGAAGCAGCGTTAATCGTTCTCGGTATTCAGGAAAGACAACACATTAATACTATTTCAAAGTACTTTACACCGGAAGGCGAACCTCTGACTAAAACATTTTTGCTCGGAGACAAGACCTTGGAAATTCCTCTCTATATCTTAGCTGACCATTCGTCAATGGGACTAGAAGAACTGGAAATAGACTTTGATATCAGATTACTTGCATCAGACGATAAGACACCATCCAGTCTTAAAGAGAATATTTTACCGATTTTTAAGAAGATTGAGGATCAAACTATTCGTGGAGTTCAAGAGGCTCTAGTTAAATTAGGAGAGCCATATAAGACTCTACTTGGGAAAACCGGCGCCAAGAAGAATGGAGTTGACGGAGTTATTGGCCCAAAATGTAGAGAAGCCCTAATGCGTTACCAATTAAAAAACAGGATTCCGCAGACTGGTGAAGCAGACGACGAGACTTGCAAACTGCTTGGAGTCTCAACTGCGTCTGACTACACGCATACTGTAACCAATATTTCAGTTGACAGTAATGCACCAAACTCTGATAGCAAAGCTGGCATGGCAACCGTGAAAGTTAAATTCAAAAAGGACGAAAAACCTGAAGCCGTTTCCAGACTGGTTGAGATGTTAATTCAAAAATTAGATGATGTAGGTCATACTGACAAAACCTCTTAATATGGCATTACCTTGTCCAGCATGTAGAACTCCATTAGGTATCGACCTACAATTCATAATGCAACATCCTGTATCGGTTTGCCCGAACTGTCAAGTTATATTAGACTTCACAGTAAACGATGAGATCAAGGGCAAGTTTAACGCAGCAATGGCCGAGATCGAAGATATTAAGAAGCGGTACAAGAGCATTGCAAAATTCGGCTAATATTTGGTTACTGTAACCAGTACAGTCACTCACTAGATCACACTGGCCACACCCAAACCTTTCCCATAATATTCTAATCACATAAAAAAATCCGAGATCGGTAGCGACACTTTTCTCGGATTTTGTGTTACTTGCGTAACTTTACGGTCCTAAGTCCGTTATTAGTGTTGATAATCGTCTTCGTAATCTTCTTCGTCTTCTTCTGCTTCACAATGTTCTTTACAATCAGAGCAAATATCGCCCATCATAATAGGAGCACCGCAACAGTTTGAAGTCTCACCAGAGAAAGCATCACTTGGATCCCAGCTCTCGTTTACGAATTTCGTAAAACTGTTAACTAAATTTTTCATGTTACCAGAGTTGATATTTTTTAAGGTTCGTACTCTTCAGAGGTCTCATCATCTGCTAACCCTAAGGCTTCAGAATTAAAGTTGTCCCAAGCTTTAATAGAGTCTTTCATTGTCTTATTAAGTTCAACTAATTCGCTCTTTAATGTCTCGACCTTTGTTTTATCAGCCTCTTCGACTGGACTCTTACGAATCTCATTAGGAATTTCTAAAAATTCTTCTTGTTTCTTTTTAAAGGCTTTAATTGCATCTCTTCTAGCTGTGTCTAGTTCTTGATACTTTTCAATTTCTGATTCGGCTGTGTCGTCTTCAACCGGAGCCTCTGCTGGAATCCCGGCATCAACTGGAGTCTCAGCTGGAACTTCTGCAACCGGTTCCGCTGGAACTTCTGCTGGAGCTTCAACTGGAGCGTCTGGTGTTACCGGCGTATCAACTGCCTCTAGTTTCTCAGATTCATCAAGCCATTGTTGATATTTATGAATCATTACTTATGATTTTCTTGTTATTTATCTGCGCTTGGGATAAATAAACCTGTAATGAAACTTTTATCAACATATAGCGATTGGTTAAATGAAAATCATAATCCAAGACCCCTAAGGAAGTTAACGGAACTTGATATTAACAGAAAATTCGGACGTAATCCACAAACTGGAGATAAGTACGAAACTGAGCTATTTCCAATGTTTAGAAGACTAAAACCTCGAATTGAGGCTCTGTCTAAAAAACCTAGCCTTGAAGAATGGTTCGCAATGATGCAGAATTCAGATAATCAATTTTACTCAATGGTTCAGGCAGATACACTTGCCCAGCCAGACGTCAGAGAATTATGGAGAGACTTAACTGGTCAACGTGCTTCAAAAATGAAGAAGTATAACTTATCTGAAAGCGCAGAGGATGCGGTTTGGAAAAGCGAAATTGATCCCGAATGGACAGTCATTGTTCTTTTCTCGGACGATGAGCTCTATGCAAAAGTTGCAAAAATATTTGATAGCTTAGGAATTGCTTTCGCTGATATGGTTTCAAAAACAATATTCGTCGATGGACAGGAAGTTGAGTCTCAGAATCTAGGAGACGACCATCTGTTGGCAATCGAAGCACATGAAATTTCGCATTCACTACTAAATCACGGAGGCTCTGACCGAGGAATGGCAGCTTACGACGAGAGACAGGAGAGAGAAGCTGACTGGTTAGCTATCCGAATCCTAGAGAATTTAGGATACGGTGAAGCTTCTGCAATTTTAGAGAAACGATATAACGAATACTATGACGAGCAATCGTCAGAACTTGAGAACACAGACACACTTGAAGTGGCACTTCAAGATTACGTCAACTAAAAAAATCATGGCTAATATGAAAATTCAAAATCTCGGAGACATTAAGAAGTTTTCATTCGGTGAAATGACATCAAACGACAGCGGTAAAACATCTGGAACATCAAGCGCTGGACTTTACATCATTTTTATTGGAGGAATCTGTTTTTTTCTAGGTTGCATTGACAAAATGTTTATAGACAAGTCTATTGACATTATTAATCAATCAGTAATGTTCACTACAATTGGAGCAGCTCTACTTGGAGTTAAGAACATAGTTAATGGGAAAAAGGTTAAGGCTAAAGAAGAACCTACTTCACCTGAACCTTTAAATTCTTAATTTAAAAAGCAATCGCCCCAATGGGGCGATTGTTGTGTGAAGTCATTTGATATGACCAGTAATCTCTTTGTAATACGCCCATAACTCTTGGCACTTTTCGTATTCTTCCTTGCTTTCCAAGTACTTAATTATATCTAGGACTTCATTCCAGTAGGCGGATGTGATTCCTTTTTTATCGACATCTTTATACTTTCTAGTCCATTCTCTCTCGTTTGCTATATCGATTGCCATGACTGTACCCGAATTTTTGGCGAGGCTGTACCTCTATAGTATATTTAACCTTGGATCCAAGTAATTCAGTAATGCATTCAACGAAATCCGCTGTGTGTAGACTTAGAACAGAGTCGTAATGGTCATCCCGATAACCTCCAAAAAGAGCACATGAAACCGGTAGAGGTTTTCCCAATAATTCGTCCATTTCTTTTACCCATCTCCAAAAAAGAGTAGAGCAAGCAACCCAATAATCAGTTTCGCATTGGCTTCCTAAGTTGTCATCTGCATGAGAATCCGCTCCGTGACACCAAACAACATAGCCAATTTTACCGGCAAGGATCGCCGCCTTTGTTCGTTCCAACCAAATTGCCAAATCTTCTAAGTATCGATCATCATGGCCTATTGGATTAATATTGAAATCTCTAGGAACTGCCTTATTTAAGTCTTTGCAAAAAGTTCGGCTGTCCTCAATTGAATTTCCGAAATGACCGTCAAGATCAAAGTACGCTCCGCTTAATCCAAACTCTTCGTATATTTTAAGTGATGCAATTACCTGTCCACTAAACGTACAGAAACCGCTGCCTCCGCTTGGGCGAGCATGGTGAAATCCACTGGTTGGGCTGAAGCTTACTTGATCTGGATTTACGATTGAATTTCTGATCGCTGAGTACAACGAAGAGTTTGTGTATCTTATTGATTCAGCGAATTGAGGTGACCAAGACAATCCATTAGAACAGTATCGACCCCTTCCTTTGAAAAAGTCTTTCACGTAACTTTTTTCATGGGCAATTCTGAAATCAGCATTCGAATATGGATTAAACTCTGAAGTAATTTCAAAATTATCAATTAGTCCGTGCATTTCAAGGTATTCCAATAAAAGCTTAGGCTTTAATGGAGACTTGCTGTAATTTGAAGTTTTATCGTTTTGTAAAACCTGCTTTGGATTATAAAACGTCTTTATTTTAGTAGATCGCATAATTAGGTCTTTTGTTAAATATAATATACCAAAAAAGCCCGATTAATATCAGGCTTTCTGTATTCTACCAATAGACTTCGTGAATTAGCTTCGAATATTCTTATTTTTAAAAAAATCGTCCAAGTCTTCCATGTGCTCGAATAGTTCAGTTGAACTAAGTGGAGGTAAATTATCCAGGTCAGATTTTGGAAAAACGCCAGTAACAAATGAATAAGTGGTTAACTCATTCGCTAGGGTTCTGATAAAATCAAAAAGGCTCCAGCTCGTAATTCCACCGAACTGCGATTCCATAGATTCGTCAACGTACTCAAGAAGATCATCGATGACCAGAGGCTTGTCTAATAGCTGGGTGATTGATATTTCGTGGATGCTGATGAATTCATCTTCATCAGAGCCTTCATCGCCAGATTCATCTAGTGCCATCAGAGTAGGATACGCGTCAAGTTCAGCATCTTCCTCGTCGAGTGGCTTAACTTGGCCGACCCACAACATACAAATTAAACCAACCTCTTCAATTGAGTCTTCACGGTCCGCTCCAAATAATGAATCTAGTAGACCCTCAAATGAAACTGTTTTTAGATAATTAATAAAAACAAAATTAATTTGTTCAGCGTAAGGTTTTAATAGAGTAAGTACCTCCCGAATGGTTACACCTTCCTCAACGAATACTTCGTACGGTAAGTACCAAGTAATAGGTAATTCAGATTTGGAAATATCTCGGTCTTGCCAGTCTTCTGCCGTTTCATCCCAGAAGGAGACTTGAATGGATTTCTTATGGAATGTGATCTTTTGCATAATTTCGTTTTGTTTATCTATTTTACTACATTAGTACCACCGGATTCATGAATAAATAACTCAAAGAAATTTTTATTACATTATGATAAATTCCTTAAGAGACATAGTTAACGAGTCCGCTTTTAATCAAGACGGCCTGGTTGGCGAAATGGGAGTTAAACGACCAGAGAGACTTGCTCAAAGTCACATGGGTAGAGTTAGACAATCAACAATTGACAGAAATCAACAATTAGCAAACAGGCCAGAGACCCGATCGTTTGCGGAAATTTCAGTAGATCTAGTTAGAGCCCTTAAGGGAGTTCGACGATTGGATATTACAATGGAAAAACCTTCAAACTCCAGAGATTATTACCCTAAATTTCCACAACCTATCGTTGACTTAATGGCTGAACTTAAAAATGTTGACGCTAGCCGATTCGCTAATGAATTCGGAAGATGGAGAGACGTTTACCCAGGAGACGATAATGCAATTCACTTTCGTACTGAAGGACCTTCGGATTTTCAACGAAGCCACTTTCCAAATGGAGGTATTCCAAGCGGATTAAGAGGAGCTGGTTTGGGTTATAAAATGTACCGAACTCTATTAAAATACGCAGACTATATTTCGTCTAATCCATCTGGTACTACTGAGAAGGATAAAGCATGGGGATCAATGTTGACTTACAAATCCAACCCAGATGGCTCTCCATCAGAAGATGATGCTCACGCAATTATCGGCGCAGGCAACTGGATGGCAATGGATAAATCCATGTCAACCGCTGCAAAAATTGATGTGGCTAACAGATTTATTGAAAGAGTAATTGGTAGAGATAAAACAAAGCCTGATCGTTTTGATATGGACGATGAATTACTTGCAATTTTACCCGATGAATCACTAGTTCTATTAAATAGAGATTATCTTAATTCATTAGTTACGGATAATCGATTAACACCTGAAAGAGTTCAGGCTATCTTGGCTGCACGAACTGAGGCTCAACGAAGAGAAGAAGAACAAAGAGAACGTGAAAGAGTTGAAGCAGCTGAACGTAGAACTCGTGAAGAGGCAGCAACTCGTCAAAGACTAGCTGACCGAATTACACAATACGGAGCAGATCCTGATGCTGAATGGAACGTTGGAGACTTTATCGTAGTTAAGAGCTACTTATACGATGCATCATATTCGTCTCTACCAATTCGACGAGTTATTTTAGATAGAAATGGTTCGTATGTCGCTGCCTCAATTTCTAATGCTATACAGATTGACAATGGTAACCTTGAGCCAGGAAATGCTGGAGATACTAGAACGACTACCGATAAATCACAATGGATTAAAGTAATCCCAGAAGCAATTCCGGATCTTAGTCGTGTTAATTTATCAACAGTTGAACAAGAGTACATGAGATCATTCATTGATCCTGAGGAAATTGAAAGACGTCGAGAAACTGAAAGACAGGCTGCTATTACTAGAAGAGAAGCTGAACGTACTCAAAATGCAGAACGAGCTACTCGACCTGGAGTATTTGCGGAAATGCCACAGAGCGGATCTGATCTTAAACGTCGAGTTGAAGCACGTGGACTCTTACCGGAACTTGACTTATTGAAAAAGATTAGAACCGGCGACTTTGCTAAGTTCATTGTACTAGGTCCTCAAGAGAGAGAAGCGTTTAGATCATCTTTTGGTATCCCAGTTTATGTAGCATTCAGTAGAGCAGGAAGATCAATTCGTCCAGTAGATTCAGTTGACGACCTATTGAACCGCACTGGTTACGATGCTAAATTAATAAACGTTGTAACTGGCCATATTATCGAAAGACCATTTGCTGGTCTTGGACTGATGGCATACGAATTGGAAACAGTAACTGAGGAAGATAAATTAAGAGCTAGAGCAGGAGACCGTTACTATATCGCTAATCACATGAATAATTGGGGAATCTTTGCTAGTTGCGATTACACTACCCGAAATACAGCAAATCAGCCATTTATCTACTTAAATACATTCGGTGGAGCTACTCGACCTACACCAGTTAGATTAGATCTTTTACGTAAAGTATCAGGTCAGCCTATTGAATTGTAATAGGAGGATTCTTTTTATAAAAGTCAGCTAATCTTTCTCTGAATTTATAATAGTACTCACGCATTTCGACCTGGTCCATTCTAAAGTACTGGGGTTGAAGGTGCATTTCGTTTGAGATCCAAATTCGGCAAGTAACAGCTTTGATCTGCATTCTATCCCAAACGGCAACTGAATACGCAGCGACCTGATGCTTGTAATCCTCAATCCATTTCTCTTCCTTGGGTTTACGCGCTGTTTTAAAATCAACTATTGCAACGTCATTAGTTATTAACTCAGAAACATTATCGACTGTGCCAGCATAACCGCCGTCTCTTGGAGTCCATAGAAATCTTTCTTGTGCAATTACTCTCTTTATTTCATCGAATGAGTTTGACTTAACGAAGTTGTAGAATAACATTCCACCCACAATTTTGGCTCTACTGTCAAACTCGTCAATTTCATCGTCTAACCTAGATAGCAAAAGACACTCTTCTAATCGATCCTTGGGTTTCATAGACGCGGGCAAACTTAAATAGAGTTCACACAACCTGTGCATGACCGTTCCGCGATTGGCGGCATCTCGACCTATTCGATCAGCTGCCTCATGTCCTACCCGGTTTCGCCAAGCATCAAGACCTGTCTTATCGGAGGTTTCTCCAAGAACTGAAGTGACGCTTGGGAATGTGCCAATTATCCCAGATGAGTCAGATACTTCGTAATACCTAAATCCGTTTAACTCTACTCTCTTTATTTTCTCACTCATTAAGGATAAATAATTTAGTATCTATTACAAAATAAACAGGTAAAGTTTAACATGATTCATAATTTTAATCAATTCACAGAAAAAACAAATGAGGGTTTTTGGGACTGGCTTACCGGCAAGAAGGAAGAGACCTCTGCTCAGAAAAAAGAAGACGGCACACTCCTAGACGATAAGGTCGAAGCGTTCTATGCTACATTGGAGGATTTTGCAAATTCTGGAAAATCAGTAGCTGTCCAAAACGGCGGAACCTATACCTATTCTAAATTAGTAGAAGACATTCAAGCAGCGCTAGAGTTCTTAGGTTACGAATTACCTGAACACGGAGTTGATGGTTATTTTGGACCAGAAACAGCAATAGCTATTCAGAAATTCAATGAGGATACTACAAAAATCAGCACTTCAGATAATGGAAAATAAGATATTAAATTTCAAACAGTTTTTAACTGAAGCCGCAAATGGCCGACTTGATACTACTGGATTAGAACCTATCGCTGGTGCAGGACAACCGACTAAAGGTCATAAATTAAATTCAATTGCAGCGAAAGCATACGAAGAAATGAGAGCTGCTGCCGAAGCAGACGGAATAACTTGGGGAATTACTGACTCGTACAGAGATTACGATTCGCAAGTTGATGTCGCTGCACGTAAAGGTCTCTATAAAAATGGAGGACTTGCGGCAGTTCCTGGAACTTCCAATCACGGATGGGGAAGCGCTCTTGACTTAGACCTTAGTGCTGAAGCTCTTCAGTGGTTGAAGGACAATGCTGCAACTTATGGATTCACAAATATTCCAAGAGAGTCTTGGCATTGGGAACACAAAGGCAGCGTTGAATTTGCAAAGACTGGTAAAGAGGGAGCCGGTCGAACTACTGACTCTGTTTTAATTGATGCAAATCTTATTAACCGACTAATCACAGCCCTTAAAGATAAAAACTTTTCACAAGCTGATCTAGATAAACACACAACTCTTACCCCAGGAAAAGGGCAGAATTTTAAATCTACCTCAAAATTCCCTGAAGAAAATATGGATGCCTTACTAAAGGCGATGGATCAAAACGGAATAACTAATGAATTTGCTAGAAAGGCAGTACTTGGAGTTATTTCAAAAGAGTCTCCTAATTTAACTAGTGAAATTTCTTATTTCGGTACCCCTATTTCAAGAATACGTGAGGTATTTCCAAGCAAATTATCCCAATACACCGATGAACAAATTGAGGGTTGGAGGACCCAAGGCCAAGAATTATTCGATAGCCTATTTTGGGAAGCAGTATACGGTGGAAAATACGGAAACGTTTCTCCAGGAGACGGAGCTAAGTATAGAGGCCGTGGATTTAATGGAATAACGTTTAAAGGAAATTACGAAAATCTTCAAAGAATATACGACCAAATGGGAGCTAAACTTGGAAAAGTTAATATTGTTGAGAATCCTGAAGAATTGGAAAAACCTGAAGTTGCAGCAGAATTCGCAGTAATTTATTTCATTGATTCGTTTGATCGCAAAGGAAAAGATCCAAATGCATATACTGACTTAGACAGTGCAGTACAAGACTACGTTCAGGCAAATGCCGGATGGGGCTCTTCATTGGGATCAACTGTCGGTAGAGAAGCTATAGCGAAAGCAAGCGCCTTCGCTAAGAGCCTAGATGCAGAAGTTGCTTAATTTAAGCGGTAATTCTTAAAGTGAGTTGGAATACTTATCGTTTCATCATACCATTCGAATGAGTCAAGGTTAACCTCTTTCATTGATTCAAGCAGAGCATCATACTCCATTCCAGTTTCGTAATAGTTTGCAACGAACCATGCAACTCTCTCTTCGTATGTAGCTTCGCGATTCGCTTGATCGTCTAAATAGAATTCACGATTAGGATCGCCGTTCTCAGCGTTATCTCTCCCAAGAGCAGACTTAACCCAGTTAGCTAATTGTTCATCCGCACACGTTGCAACGGTTCCTTCTTGACTAATTGATCCAGTATCTGGGTCAATGTCTCTAAATTTTACTAGTATCATAGATTCCATTTGTTTTTAATTTTAATAAAGTACTGATCCTGCTTACGACCGTTTACGAAAAACCAGCCAATGTACAAATCCCAAAACTGTTCAAGTCTTTTGATCCTGGATAAAGTTTCAGTTTTCATGTTAGTTACTTAGTGGTGCTTTAATTGATGGGTGTGATTGATAATCGACTAATTCAAAATCATCAATTAACCAATGTTCTGGCGTGAATGATGGTTCGTTTTTAAAATGCAATTTGATATTGCACTTAGGTAACTCAAATGGTTCTCTTGTACGGTACGGAATTTTATAAGCATCGTAGTACTCAGACATACCTCCACCGAATGGCATCAGTTCATTAACTGCTTTGTTATATAAACGCAAGCTCATAGCATCCTTTAACATGGTCTCCCTTTCTTCTGGTGTATACTTTCTACCAATTTGTTCCTTTGCTTGTTCAATGTGGTTCAAATATAAATGAGTATCTCCTAAGTTTCCAATCAATTCATCAGGAATCATATTAACTTCTTTTGCAATGATTTCTAGAAGAAGTCCGTAACTTGCAATATTGAACGGAAGGCCTAAGAATGTATCTACTGAACGTTGATTCCACATAAGGGAGATTGCTCTGGTTGGAACATTCCATTGATTGATTTCAGAATGGGATAAGGTATCCGGCCCACCTCCATTATAGATTTGATTAAACATTTCTTGACTGACTAAGGATCTTCTTTCTTCTAAACTTAATTCTCTTGTATAACATTGAAATCCATAATGACAAGGTGGAAGTGTCATTTGGTCTAATTCACCTACATTCCATGCATTTACCATTAATCGTCTTGAGTCTGGATTTGTTTTAAGGTCGTTGATTAGGTTTTGGATTTGGTCTACTCCTCCATCAAATATAGCGCCCCAATTTCTCCATTGTCTACCATAAATTGGACCTAATTCACCCCAGGTCTTTGCTCTTAACGAATCATTTTTTATTGTATCAATAAACTCCATTATTGATAATGTATGGTCTGCTGTACTTTTGTATTTCTTATAAGCATCACCATCCCAAATATGACAATTATTGTCAACCAAATACTTAATATTTGTATCACCACGCAAGAACCACAATAATTCAGTTACAATTGTTTTGAATGGCATCTTCTTAGTTGTAAGTAAAGGAAACCCTTCACTCATTTTATGACGGATCTGTCTACCGAATACTGAAATTGTTCCAGTACCGGTTCGGTCACTCTTCTCCACTCCATAATCTAAAATCGATTGAAGAAGATCGGTGTATTGTTTATCGAGTCGGTTCATTGATAATTTCTCTTAATCTTTTAATTTCTGCAATTACATCATCGCCTAATTCAATTTTAGACATTATTGTTAGGTCTGCAACTTGGTCCATCAATACCTCGATTAGTGCATCCTTTGCTTGATCTGGTGTCATACTTTTTCTATTTTTTAGGTTTATAATAAATCGTCCAATCCATTGGACTCTTGGTTTAATTCTTCAATTCGAGTATCTACGTAACTCTTTAATTCGCTAGCCGCTTTTAAGTAAGCCTCTCTAAGTTCATGGAATTTAGGATCCTTTACCTCTTCGAAACTTGAATAGTGCTCAAAGCAATAGTGCATACCTTCAGCTCTCATTCGGTAGCTAACGTTTTCAAATTGTTCTATTTGAGTATCTAAGTCTGCCATAATTATAATTATTTGTACCAGCCAGTAAAGCTGATTCTTTTATTTTTGCAACCTTGAGCAATTTCAGTAACGAAATGCGGAGCTCCACTAGCTGCATTTCCAAATACATTAAACATAACCAAGTTATTAAATTTAGGAACCACTATTGCATCCGCGTTTTTCCAATCCCAATCCATTCTAACAAAAAGTCCACCGTTCCACGGTTTCCAATTTTTGGAAAGGTGATACACAAACGCAATTCGGCCATTTACTCCATCAGTATGAGGTCCATTGTAATGGCCTTCCTCATAGCAATTCATAAACGTGTAATTAGGATCAAGCGTAATTCCAGAATATCCAGTAATGTACTCAAGAGCTTCAATGAATTCAGCTGATTTAAAAACTTCCAAGTTATAATGATGATCTTCTGTTCTTCTATACGTGTAGGAGAATTGGTTTTGATCATTTAATTCCCTAATGTATGCTAATCTTTCTGGAATGGAAGGATCTCCAGGCTTGCATCTATAAATTGGATAGGCTGCTGACAAGTTATATTGGTCTGGATAAATTGCCAAATCCCAATAATCAGCAGGCTTATTAAAGTAATATTGTTGAATTTGCTCAGCATCAGCATCCACCAAAAAATCCTCAAAAGAAATGAAGTTTTTTTCGATCCATTGCTGACGTATCTTTTCTACATTAAAAAGGTTTATTGCCATTGCTATAAGTTTATTTCTCGCCAAGGAGTTTCATTATTCCAAAATTCAAAAGTATCTCCGTCCTGTGGATTAACGTTTCTGGATTGAGGGCTAATCTCCTTCATTATCCGTTGAGCCGCGATTAACTCTTTTTGAAATTTAGAGTCCTTCCAGGCTGCATCTAATTTGGCAATTTCAGGATCCTCAAAATTATAGGTTAAACCTGCTTCTTCTACTATAATCCAATTAGCTGAATCAATTACAAACCACGTATTTCCCATTGTAATTCCATACAGGAATAGCGTACGAGACTCTTCAAGTTCCCTGTGTTGTTTTATTAGATGACTAAATACCTCATTTCCGAGGTCGATAATATCTTTCATGCTACTATTATACTATAATTGTAGACTTGGAACCCAATGAGTGGTTCTTCCGTCTAAGGTTTCTTCCCTAACCACCAGATTGCCCAATAGATCGGTCTTTTGTGCATACACTTCAAAGTCAAAGGTAAATCCACCTGACTCACCAGTTACCTGTCGATAATTTCGGATACTGGCGCCGCCTTGTGTATAGGAAGATCGCATGATTAATTTTCCCCAATTCCATAATCCACAAATATCTTCCTGAGTTAGGTCGCTGACCAGTCGATATGGGGATATTCTGCACCGGTAAAGCATTTCACATTTGATATAGTTACCGACCCCGGCAAATAGCGACTGGTCCATTAAAGCTTCAGCTACAGTTTTCTTCTGAGCCTTAGGTAACTCAACTTTTCTAACAAAATCGTACATGCTTGAGGTCTGATCGTTTAGCATATCAAGCCCCAAGCCGGCCAGTTTTTTTGCAAGATCTGAAGTTTGCATGAACTTTAGTGTACCGAATCTGCGTTGATCAACGAAATATAACGAAGTGCCATCATCGAAGCCTATACGGAAATGGCTGTGTGGTCTCAAGTCAGTTGACCAGAACCCGCTCATTCCCAGTGTTATCCAGAGGCAGGTCTCGTCACTTAATTCAAGCCAAATGAATTTGCCTTTAACTCCACCGCCCACTACTCTGGTGGGTAAACTGGGGCTAACGACTAGGTCCGGTGCTCTCTTTAGGAAGCGGCCGCCTAATACTTCAAATTGAGTAACCGTCTTTCCTTTGGAAAATTCGGCAATTCCTTCGTACACTCTTCTACATTCAGGTCCTTCTGGCATGGATAAATAAATTTATTAAAATTATACCAAAAACATAATGAAACGATACGTTGCACTATTTGAAAGTTTCGAAGAAAGCTTTGACGATTTTCACCAAAAAGCGGATATGAAGTCAGACCGATTCTATCACGAAACGGCTAGAGAATTAATTGAATTGGCGAATCAATACAGCTCAGCAGGCATTGATATTGACCCTTACTCTGAAAAATACGGCACTGCTACCCGATTAACAGACCTTGAGAATGACTTAATTGTTATGATTAATGACGAAATGGGAGAGGCAATTGCTGAAGAATTCGCAGATGAAGCTGATACTCTATTGGCTCAGTATGCAGAAGGTTCTGATCTTAACGAAAAGAAGAAGACCAAGAAAATGAATGGCGATAAAGTATTCAAGAAGGACAAAGAGGTAAAGGATAATAAAATTATGCAAGCCAATCCTGTAAAATCTAGTTTTGAGTCTCCTGGTAAAAGGTTATCGATGAGATCTAATCAAGCAGCTGCTAAACAGTAAACCTAATCCAGATTCTCAGTATAACACTCTATAAATTTATAAATTATGTATTACTTAGCAAAATTAAGATTCGAGTCGGAAGACGACAACGGCAAAACAAAAAAGATTCGTGAACAGTACTTAGTTGAGGCAAGCTCAGTAGGAGAAGCTGAACAGAAATTACTTGACAGATTTGGAGAAGGAATTTCCCCATGTCAGTTAGAGGCAGTTCAGGAATCAAGAATATTGGGACTTATTGAATAAGTTTACAGATATTAAAAAGAAAAAAGGGAGCACTTGCTCCCTTTTTTATTGTGGTTTAGTTTGTAACAAGTCAACTATTTTTGCCTGATCTTCTGGCGTTACCAGGATATTATCAAAGTGTCCATACCTGGACCGGTAGCCAAATGCATACCTTAAGCCTGCCCATAATCTCCGAAAGAAGCCTGGAGTTGGACATAGGTGGACCTCCAACCAAACCTCTTGATCAGTGGTGTCCTTGATTAGGATAAACTGGTGTTCTGGACAGTGACAGTCACAAATAACTACGTGTTTTTCTAAATTCATCTCTTTACTTTTATTTTTTGAATTATTGCCATTTTACCGACTGGCGACCATCTGGCCTCCTCCTCGTATTGAAATTTCCCAGTATCCCAAAGAAATACTTGACCGTTTCGGTTCATTACAGTTAGGGCTGCACGCTCTGGCAGATTTGGGAATGAGATGCCCTGCTCAAATAGTGCAAGTTTATAGGCTGACCGGAATGTGCTTGAAACTCCGCTATGTACTTCAGTTTCACCAACTCTTAGTGTTACTAAACAGACATCATTAGCTCTTAACGGACTCGCCATTGAAATAGGTTGGAAATTTTTTACGCAAGCTCTGCATCACAGTTGCATCATCTTTACCTAAGGTCACCTCTTCATAGATGTGATCTAGTATATCTATGCTGACTGGATTTCCGATCACTGCATCTATTTTTCTGGAGATAAAAGCCTTTGGCCCTTTCTTCTTTACTAGATCAGCAACCACTTCTGGTTCTGGAATAAAATATTTATTAAAGCTCATGCTATTATTATACTACAGTAGAGAATAAAAGGTTACATCGAAGACTTGCTAAACTTTCGCAAATAAATAAATTCAAATAATTTTATACACTATGACACCAAATCCAGTATGTTATAATCGCCTTAGCCAATCACCGGCAGCGATTCATATAGGAACCGTTTCTTTGGGACTTACTCCTAAGGATTACCGAGCGGACACTGCTCGAAAATGGAGAGCGGGTATTTCTCCAAACACAAATATAGTTCTGTATTCAGATACTTTTAGTAGAGGAATAGACACCGAAGATAATGCAGTACCGCGTATCTGGTGGATCGATGGAACTGGAACCTACACTGACAAAATCGCCGAATTAGTAAGTAGACTACCTGACCGAAGTGCAAATAATTATGCACTGATGAGTTACACAGAGACACTTGCCTGGTTAAAGGCCAGCGGCAAATATGCACTAATTAACTGTGATTACCCAGAATATACGTTCGCAGAGTCACTGACTGGTTGTCAAACGGTTGCGAATATTGAATCAGGTTACTTGGGAAGCTATTACGGCGGAGGAGACACTGAAATGTTTAACTTAGCAAATCCCACAACATCCGTTGGATTTGGAACACACGCTCCAGCTGCATTCAAAGTTAAAGATTTTAATTTAATTAGCGCGACTGGAGTCACCCCAAATGGTAACGGCCTTGGCTCGGAGGGCGGATTTGTATTAGGAGGAGCAGGCGGTCTTGTACAGACCACAGCAACGGCTGCAAGCGTTTACTCGAATGGCTTTGTATTTGAGGGAGTATTTGGAGAACTTGTACCTGACAAAACACTTTTTGAATTATATGACACTGTCGCAAATAAAGCAATTTACCAAGTTCGAACAGCTGATTCAGGTATTCAGGTGTTGAATATCAGTGGATCGATTTGTTATCAAGTCGACTATGACTTGGCTCTAACTCAACCGTCCACGTACATTACCTTCGCTCATAAAGCTGGAGAAACTCCGATCATTCGAGCGAACGGCGGAGAGAGCCGCAATTTATCAGTAATTACGCCTATTACCTGGACAAACACTACTAAATGGGTAGTTGGATCACATTTAAATGCTGGAACATATAGTGAGCAAGTACAGACCGTTAAGTCTTTTAAAATACACTTAGCTAATGATTCAGCTGCTGGCCATAGGGATTTACAGCAACTTTTACATTCCGCTAATTATCCAATTGTAAGTAGTCTGTATACAGTTTAATCGGTTAATATAACTAACAAAAAAGGACTCTTAAAGAGTCCTTTTTTGTTTAACAAGTTTTTTATATCGCCAACGAAAGTAGAAAGAGCAGCCAAAGAATAGTGCCGCTATGCAGTACAAAACGAAGTTGGCTCTCCATAAACTGCCAGTTACCTGCATTAGCCAATACTGTACGATATCGAAACCGAACGGATTGAAGAACAGTGCGATCATCATGCACCATGTTGCCAGGTTGGCCATTAAGGTTTGTCTCCAAGTTTTGACTCTCACTGTCCATAGGGTTATCATTTTTCAAAGAGTCAGTGATTGACTCTAGGAAATTAAAAGTAAATTTCAAGATTATTTATTACCACTTAGGTTGCTCGCCTATTTGATCTAGCGCGCAGTGAAATCCTACCAGTCGAGTCTTTGCTTCAAGAAAACAGCCGCATATTCCACATTGGGATAGGGTCTCTCCAAAATGAGGACACTGTTTGCAAATGGACATTCGGTGATTCTTTAGATCTTCACTAACAAACACTTTATCGATGATTCGGCTAAGTACCGTAGGTTTTGGAGTTGCTGGCGTTGAACCGCATCCGCAGTCTTCAGTAGTTTGATCAGTCATTTAGTCTGCTATTTTTTCAAAGTATCTTTTATCATCGAACTCCAAGTAGTTTTCAAGAAGACTCACAGAAGAGTCACGATACTTAAGTACGGCTAGGTCTTTTGCCTTGGCCTCTATCTCAATATCGAAACTGCGATTATAAGTATTTATCTGTTCGTAAACGTAATCAGCATGGGATCTGGCAATAACTGACGGATCTTCAAATGTTTTTTTACTACTAGAGTAATGAGTGAGCGGAGTCACGCGTCCCCAGGTAGTGGCAGCTAGGGCGAGTGCAGCTTCCTCAGTAAGATCGCTGGTGTTAAAACGGTGATGATGGAAATCAAATGTAATTGGCGTGCCAATATTCGTATAGACTAATTGAAAAAGATCGAGTACCGAGTACTGTGTAGCCTTATCGTCGTTTTCGACAACAAGCCTGGCCTTAGTATTTTCGTGGAGACGTTGAAAATTCTGACAGAATCGTTGAGCAGCGGACTCCTTATCGCCATAGGTCCCACCGACATGAATGTTAATTGGATAATTATGGTCAATTGGCAAGCCCATTAAGGTCATAATTTGCGCATGCTGGTCCAGATCCTTGACTGTTTTTGTGACAACCGCTGGATTGGGAGATGGCAGAACATCGAACTGGCCTGGATGCATTGAGATTCGCATGCCGTTTGCAATTACAAACTTGCCGATTGCCTGCATGTCTGGCAAGATTTCCATAAAGTTTGGAAGCTGAGTAATTTCGTACTCTGACATCCATGGAAAAATATCGCTTGACATTCGATATACGTAAATGCCATTAGCTAAATTCCATTGTAGAATTTTTAGAACATCTTTTATATTTTGATGCGCAAGCTCAGCACAATATGAAACGCCCTTTTCTTGAAAGGTTTTACGGATCATACCTCGATTGGCTGTAATTTTTTGGTCGGCTAGAGACAAGTTAATGCAACAGTAACCCAAACGGACGTTAGTATCTTTCATGTAGTTATTATACTACAAAATTGTATTGGCTAGTTGAACCGATAACCAAATTCCTAAATATGACCCGGCTACTGAGCCAGTAACATAACCAAACCATTGGTGTAGTGAATCTTCGCTCTTTGCAATTTTTCGGATTACGAAAAAATTTAGTGAAGCTATTGTAAAATCACTAACTGCTGCTAAGTGATATTGAGTTTCAGCAACTGCTCTAAAATTTATGCATAAAATTCCATACAGTACAAGCTGAATTGCAAATAATAATAAACATTCTTTTAATTTTGTCATAGACAATTAGTTATATAAAAAGTTACGAATTAATAGTTTAATATTTTTGAATATTAAAGATTTCCTAGAATTAAGAGATTTGGTAAAAGAAACTGACCAGTTTGAAGCATTATTTGCCTCAATTGACTTACTGTCAAATTTGTAACCAATCATAAAGCCTACATCAAATAACGATTCCACTAATTGTATAATTTGATTCACTAAGTCTGAGTCAGTTTTTTGCGAATCAAAGTCAGCAGCGGATGGAGCCAGTAATTTAAGTGCTGATTTTTTAAGTGTACCAATTGACTTTAATTGATTTTGTATTTCCATATAAATGAAAGTATATGCCTCAATTACCAGTTTATCAGCAGTTCCTGGCGAATTTAATAGAGCAGCTTGGACCATTGCTGGAGTTTTACCAACTAGCCAGGTACTAAATTTATCAATTACCTGGTATACGTTAACAATCTTATTTGCTTTATCTAACTCAGTTTTATAAGTACTTTTAAATTCAGAAATACTCTTAAGTTGATTAGCTGTACACTCATTAATTGAACTAGTTAAAATAGCTGGACTAAGTGCTTCATTTGTAAAAGTTTTAAAGGTCTTAATCATAACACGTAATATTTTTATAATGTTATCTATTTCAGCCTAATTAATATTAACAAAGTTATAATTACTAGTTACAGTTCGGATGACTCTAACTACATCTAATGCATCTTGCAGAGCATCATGGGTTACTTCTCCAGATAATTGGCATCGATCCATGCACGTCTGTAAATTAGGTAAGCTCTCGTCAGTTTTCCAATTCATTAACAGAATGGCTGGATCCAAGATTCTCTGTCTAATCTGCACGTTTGAACTCCAGTTTGGAAGTTTCTGCAGAAATACTTTGTCAAAACTTGCAAAGTTCTTACCTGCTGCATTAATTTTTACGCAACCAGTCGCCTCAGCTGGGATACCATTTGAAGCTAGCCACATTTGAAATGAGTGGGCTACTAGTCCAACCGGTAAAATGTTATGATACTTTCGGTATGCGAGACGTTCGTCCTTTGTTAGATTCTCTAAACCGCCAAGAATTTTTAGAATCCAAGAGTTTAGAGATAGGGCAAATGGACTTCCTACATACGTAGTGTGTTCCACAATACACTGAAATTTAGGTAGTTCTTCCAATGAGGCTGGATTTAGGGTGTCCTCAATGACAGCTCCAATCTGTAAAATTTGACAGGTCTCTGGATCAAGACCCGTCGTTTCAATATCAATCGATACGTATTTCATAATTAAAAGTCGAATGGTAAATCGTCATCAGTCAAAGTAGACTGAGTCGATGTTGATTTTTTTGGTGCAGAGGTCTCAATTCCAAGGCTACGGAAGATTTCGTCATCGTCCTCATCATTAAAATCAGAAGCAGGTTTACTTACGTTAGCTCTCTGCTGTCCGTTGATTCGGTAAGCCTCAAGGCTATTAAAGTATTTTGTCTGACCTGACTTGTCTGTCCAGTCTCGGCCTTTTACATCAAACGCAACTGAGACAGTATCTCCGATTCCATAAGAATCAATCATGTCACATTTGTCCTGTACAAGTCCAAATACAATTTTTTGCGGGTACTTATCTCCCGATTCAATTACAAATTCTCTCTTACGAAAGCCTTTATTGAAAGTCTGTGCTGGGAAAATCTCAATGATTATTCCGTTTAGTTCAAATGCCATATTAGAAATCGTGGTTAGTTATTTTTATATCATAATTTGTGAAGCCTTCAAAATCTTTACGATCGGCCTCTAATCGTCTGTCTACTGAATCACCGGGCATGTCTCGGTCCATCATACGTTGACGCCTAACATCCTCAGCAATATCAAAGAATATTACCAATGACTCTTTACGCGCATCATCAGACAGGTGAGCTAAGCCACTAGGTGTCATGATGAATACGTCATCCTCATCGAATTGGTCACGAGTAGTTCCGTAAATCCAGCCATTAAACTCAACGTATTCATAGAACTCGTCATTTTTAATTAGATCAGCTGCCTGTTCTGGACTTAAGAAGAAGTAATCTCTTCCTTCAACTTCCCCTTCGCGTGGAGGGCGTGTTGTGTAACTTACTGCGTACCTAAAACCTCTATCTTCGAATTTTTTACGAAGAAAATCTTTTCCGCTTGCGGCTCTGCCGACTACAATTATTCGTTTGCTCATATATAAATTAAAATTCTCTCTTTTGACCGTGGATTGCTTTGAATACTGGAAATCTTAGGGAATGAGCTCCGTGTTGATCAGTAGTTTCTTCAAAGAATTGAACGGTAATTGTTTTACCTAAAATTTCATTTGGGTTTTTGTGATAGTATCTTCGCTGTTCAATATTAAAACCTGAACCCACTCTAACTGTATTGCCTTTATGCTCTACGATTACTGCTTTCAACATGACCTCCTCAACCTCTTTTCCCATGTCAATGATACGATTTACGTCAGATTCAAGATCAATTACGACGTATTCTGCATCGTGCATCTTTTTAACTTTAAGCAGATTCTTTGAGCGTTTGCCTTCGTAACCAATATCCTTACGCATCATTACTCCTTCGTAACCCATTTCAGTTGCATCAGCTACAATCTTTTCAAATTCGTCAACCGATTTTATTTGAAATTGTGGAAGTGGTTCTGCATAGGTTAAGTCAGTTACGATTGCATTTAAGATAATTAATCGAGCTGAAAGAGAAACTTCCCCTGCTTGATTATTAAATTCAGCCATTTCTAAGAAGTCAAATACGTAATACTTTGGAGTCTGAATCGTATGGTTCTTTCTGCCGATCTCCTTGATAATTCCTTGGAAATCTTCAAGTCCACCTTCTTTCATAACGCAAACTTCTCCGTCCAATACTTTGTTTCTGAGACCAAGTTTCTTAATGTCCTCTGCTAAAACTGAAAGAGTTAAGAATTCATTGCCCGCTCGTGAATAAAATTTAGGTTCTCCGTGTTCGTCAATTATTGTAATACACCGAACTCCATCAAGCTTACGACTTGCCCACCATTCTCCAGATTCGAAATTTACCTTCTTTTCATTTCCGTCAAACTTCTCAGCGAGAGCGACATCAAAAGTAGGAACCGTTCCGGGCATTACTGAGTTAATTAAAGTAGCCGTAGCTCTAGTCTTTAAGTTACGATCTATCACATCATAGATCACATCTGCGAACTCCTGATTCTTGGCAATAAAACCATTAACTACCTGTATAGCATTATGGCCAGTGACACGACGTTCATTCAGATCGTCAAGTAATTGAAACAAGTTATCGTAACTATCGACAGTAAGATCTTGACGCTTTTTCAAGTTATCTGAGGTAACGTAGTACTGCTTAAACGGAGAGTATACGTATTCAAATAACTTACGCAAGGTCGAGGTATCATACTTTTTAAGTATCTCCTTTTTATCGTTGGTTGAAGAAGTAGCCTTCATTTCTTCAATGAACTCGGCAACCTGTTTAAAATCTGATGTTTTCATATTGATTATTATACTAAACAAAAAAAGCCGCTGTCGCGGCTTTTTCATAAAATTTATAAATTATTAGCTAGGGTTTACAACCTCTTCGTTAGCCAAGTTATCAAGTTCGTCTTGTTTCGCCATTCCAACTTTGATAGTTTGGATAATACGATCAAGCTCTTTCATTTCCATTACTGAAGTGTTAAGAGCTACTGCGATACGAAATACACGTTGTGCTGATTCAAGGCTAGATCCTTCGAACTTGTTAAGTAGAATTGCTGCAGCTTCTAGGGCAGATGCCTGAATTTGAACTGCTCCACTCGATTCAGTGTTTTCGTCCTGTTCCTGCTCCAATCGCGCAATTGCAGAAGAGAATCCCAAGAAACAATTCATTACCATGAATGCTTCATTAGGGCCAGTGAAAGTAAATTTACCTCCATTGCATGCATTTTTGATCCATTTAAGATCAGCTAATTCTAATTTAACTGGGAAGTATCCAGTACGACGATTGATAAGCATGTCAAGTTCTGACATTTCTTGTACAGGCTCTTCGCCGCCTTCTTGTGTTGGTTCCATTTCTGGAGAAGTTTCTTCGACCATTACAGTTTCTTCAACTAATAAGTCGGTTGCTAGTTCTTGTGAGTTTTCCATTTGAATAAAGATATTGTTTAGATTATTATTCTACTAGGAAACTTGAACTAGTTTTAGGAAAGTCTGTCTAAAATTATAAGTTGGGCTCGCGAAACTTTTGAGTAAGCCTCTTTGATATCGATGAATCCGGCCCAGTCAATCTCTTCTGCCTGAAGTTGGCTCTTTGGAATAGTTAATGACTCCAGCTCAATCTCAGATAGATCCTCAATTCGGAAAACGAAATAGTGTAGTGCATTCTTGTACTTGCCGTCTTTATCGTAAACTTCAACTGTCTGCACGGGCAATTCTAATTTATCTGGAGAAAGATAGATTCCTGTCTCTTCGCTAAGTTCTCGTAGAGCAGCATTCATTAGGTCTTCGCCAGCTTCGACCTTGCCCTTTGGAATTCCCATGATTGGTCTAACCCAACTTCCATTAGTTGGATGAACTAGTAAAATTTTTTGATTGTATAATATTGCTACACCGGCCGTATCGTGGCCAGCTGATGACTCAGCTAAGAATTCAGAGAATGCTTTAATCTTCATTTAGTTATTATACTAAAGCTGCCTTTATTGCTGCGATACTCTCAGTATACGTGACCGTATCGAATCTGTATGCTGTGTAAAAACCGGACCAAAGCGTGAGACCTCTTATTCCAACTGTCCAGGCCGCAAATTTTTCAGGCCATTTTTGGGTAGTACCCATAATCTCGTCGATTTCCCCAGCAATACCTGTTAAAAAACCGCCAGATTTACCGGACGCTGTCCACATCTTGGCAAGTTGATCAGCGGAGAATTTTGGTGAAATTAGCATGTACAAACCGTGCATAGCTGCACTATCAGCAAATGATGTAACTGTCTCATTTAGCTTAAGATCAACTGCGTCCATGATCATCTTAATATCAGCATCTGACTCAACTGAGCCGGCTTTCTTGTATTTTGAGGTAATTGTGGTTACTTGTGTAGGTAAATCTCCACCGGTCAGCTTAATCCAATTGTCTGCGATATTACCGTCACCTAGTAAAAAGCTGGCATTTGCTGCTTTTTCGATTCCTGCGAAGGAGCCGCCTAATGCTTTAACCTTATTGGTTTGAGCAGTAACCCATTTAATATGATCAGGAGTCCATGCCTTTCCGAATTTTTGAATCGATATTGTGATTAATGCAGCAATAAATTCATACATTTTACCCTTTGGGTCATATTCGGCAATCTTATTAATGTCAATAGATGAGCCGGAAACTGGAGACGACGAGGTTGCCGCTGCTAGCTTAAGACTTCCTTTTACTGGCTTTAAGTCTGTTCCGATTTGATAAGCGACGTTAATCATGTCTTTTCCGTTATCGTGTTTAACCATGAACGTATAGTTACCAGCTGCCTTCTTTGATTCAACTTCATCCATGAATTGGTTCCATTGGTTTGCATAAGGTCCTCCATTTTGACCAGATAATAGTTTAGTTAAACCGTCAGCTGTTTGCATATCAGCGGCCTCATTGACCAGTAAGTAGCCATGAGACTTTTTCTCTAAAATAAGCGCGTAATTTGAAATATTCATTTGTTGTAGTATATTTATTTTTTATTAAAATGGACTAGGCCTTTGAACTTTACGGTCGACTGGCTTTTCTACTTTCTTATTAGCTGCATCGATTTGAGCTTGAGTTAAGTTCACAAAGGCTGCATCTAATTTAGCAGAAATCTCTGCATTAATTGAGTCAACTGGAGTACCGTTATTTACAAGTTTTCCAATTGCATTAGCTGTACCGCTTCCATATTTACCGTCTGCTCCGAATTTACCAAGAGCCGTTGCTGCGTCTCCGCCTAGTGTCTTGATCTTCTTCTGTAGATCTTGAACCTTTTGATTAAATCCTGGGGCTTTCTTAAGATCAACGAAGGTAGTTGAGTTCGATTGAGAGCCTTGTGGCGAGTCGACCGTTTGTGTAGAAGTAGTAGGTGAAACTGTCGTTGTATCAGTAGTCGTAGGTTTATCAGTAGCTGATTGGCCTTCGCTTTTCATGTAAGACGGATAAACTTTATCGATTTCAATAAGCTTGCCCGATTTATCCCTTGCTGGTACTGGCTGCGCCAACTTAATATCAATTAATTTTTCTTGATGCCATACAGCTAACGGAATCTTTGAACCTGAAACGGTCGCGGTTGCGATTGGTTCAGCTTTAGTTACATCATAGAATACGTCGGCTGCAGGTTTGTCAACTCCAGCAGATTCGCCTGTGTGTTGTCTTCTATACGTAACAAAGGCAATTTCAGCTTTAGCTACCTCTTTTCCAACTAAATTCGTCTTGTTCATAACTCCACTGTACACAATACCAAGGGTCATGCTCGCAGGAGTTCCTTCAAATTTAGTAGTAGTCCACCAATTTTTAAAATCGCCGTTCATTACTAAACTGTCGATAATCGACTGAATTGGTGTTGCATTGCTGATTGAATCAGCAGATCCACTCTTTAGTACAACTTTCCATCTAGCAAGTTCGCCGGCTTCTGGTGAAATCTTAGTTATGTTTGCTTTATCGACTGCTTCAGTTAACGAAGTTGCTCTAAAGCTTTCAAATGTTTTAACAAAGGTCATTTGTTTCTGTTATTATTTTAATTATTTATTTCCGAATGAAAGGCCTTTAACTGAGAAGAGCCCTTCGTTTACTGGAGGTAACTTAATTTCAGGTTCTTCGCCCGATTGAATAAGTTTCAAGGCTTCTGCTTTTATACCAGCAGCCTCTTCCGGTCGGATTTTTCCCATACGAACCATCTCTTGAATGGTGCTGTCTAACCGAGACTTATCGACTAGATTTACATTAATTACTCCAGATTCAGGATCGTAAACATCTGCGAAATAGGCTTGGACGACAGGCTCATTATAGTCAAGAGCATGTTGAACATCAATTGATGTATCTAATCCTAGTGAAGCTAGTACCTGTTTTGAGTAGTCTGTGCTCTTCTTTTGGAATTCAGCTGCTTGTGCAGGATCTTCTCCCATGTTAGCAGTTCCTCCTAAATTTGCAGTACTTCCTGGAAAATCTGCAACGAATGAGCCGGTTGTTGCTTGAACAGCCGCCGCCTGTAATCCGCAATCTACCTTTGCGACAGTCCTTTGTGGGTTTGAACTTTCTTCTGCTTCTTCCAATGCAGATATTCCTGTTCTAACTAACGATGAAGTTGCGCCAAGAGCTACATCTCCTGCTTTATTTGCGCCGGCTTGGATAATACATTCAAGTGATCCGTATTTTTGCCAAACTAATCTAGCTACCAGGTTAAGAACTCGCTTGAAAGGTACGGCTCTCATTCCAATAGCGCCGCCTTTCTTTGTGAGAATTTCAAGAGTCTTAACGCTACCATTAAATTTAGCAACTCCCTCGATGAATGCTTCCGGCTTAGCAACAAACGGTGCAAATGCTCTAATTTCAGATTTAGATAAGTTCTTAGCTATTGCTGGATTAGTTAAGAACACTTCAAAGAATTTCTTAACTTCTTGAGGGTTTCCTCCTCTAGCTAATCTAATTAAGTGATCTCCACCTGGTCTCCAGCCGGCTGCACCTAACAGTTTAACTGCCTCAGGATCTTTCATTATCCTATCAACTGACAGTTTAGCTTGTCCAATTAATTCATTTTCCATTTTTGCAGCGATCGCAATGTCTTTCTGCTTGGAAGATAATTGGCTAATTGAATCCATGAATTTCGTATTTGAAGTAACTGTCTGCTTTAGATCACTTAAGTAACCTCCTCTAGCTCTAATGTACTTATCTGCTTGAGTTGCATCAAAGTCTTTAAGTGCTGCACTGATATCTGCTCCGACTTCAGATGAAGTTTTTCCAGCTTTAAGAGCTTGATCTTGAGCACCTAGGGCAACTTCTTTACGAGCAGCTTTAGCCAAGTCATCCGCACTTTGAGCAATTTCTTTTCCTACTCCAGGCTTTGTAAGAATTTGAGTAGCTGTATCGAAATTTCTACCAATCATCGAGACGTTCACTACAATAGAGTCTACTAATTTTGAAATTTTAAATCCAAATTTTCCAGCCATACCAAAGGTTGCAAGATTAATCGCAGTATCCATAAACCCGGCGATCATTCTAACTACTGAGACTGCGGTGTTTAGGAAAAACTTAGCAAGTCCTTTAAATAAGCTAATCACATTGTCTAATAAACTCTTTCCGCCGATTCGGATAATTCCATCTTTTAGTGCAATTACTCCTTTTTCTAGAGCAACAACGTCCTTCCCAGATCTAAATATGAGAGGTAGAATTTTTTCCAATAACGGCATTGCTGGTTTTAGTACTATCTTCAATACATCAGAGGCTTGAGTAATATCAATTGCTGAAAGAAGGCTTAATACCATTGAGACGTACTCCCCTTTATACAATGAAATTAGAGCAGATAGAACGTTTGCAACAATATCAATAGGAAAACCTACCCATGTGAATGGCACAAGTCCAATAATATCCAGCACAAGACGTAAGATATTAAGACCCATTTCTACTGGATCCGGATCACTTACTAGGCTAGCTAAGAAGTCTCCAATAGACCCTAATAGACCCTCGTTAAGAGTTTCAATTGTTTCTAAATAAGATTCATTGATTCTTAATTCAATCGTATCATATCCAGCTCGAGCTAAAAAATCTTCCTTTCGAATAATATCTTGAATATCTTCAAAATTCTCAAATAAGTATACTTGGTGAGCAAAAACTTCTGATTCAGAATGTTTTCTTTTGATTGTAACTGGCGTTGCCAAAATACTAAAATCAACTTTATCTAGAGCCTCAAAAAAGGCAGCAGGTATTTGATTAAAGTATTGGGTCAGCTTATCAGTAGAGTTTCCTGAAGTCGATAACGATTCAAAAAACTGTTGGGACGAAACTACGTATGACATTTATAAAAATAGTAATTTCTTATTATTTATTCGTGGGCCCTGATGCTAAAGCGCCTTTGCGATTTCTCGAAGTATTTTAAAATAGTCACCCGATGAGCACTCGGAAAGGAACTTGCAAATCTCAAAGAAGTCATCTACTGTTTCAAATGTCATTGCTGAATGGTGGCCTTTCATATATGAAACTGGAATTACTCCAAAAATAATGGATTCGTACACTCTAGCTGGAGTAAAACCTGCCTGTAAATAAAGATCTTTACTTACATTAATTGATACGAGCGAGTTAGTGAATGAATTCCAAATCGCTTCACGATTCTGTCTAGGAATCAAGTACGCTCGATCTAATGAATTGATCCAATTAGTTAAGTCCTCAGTTTCTTTAGCCGATACAGTTAATTGAAAAGTATCACCGTTGAACATTTTCACATTTTCCACCTGAGTAATAATATCATTTATTATTGGGTTTTTTGTGTGACCTTCTTTATAATTATCAAATGACAGATTTCCGTAATATAGTAAGCTGTTAACAGTCGGCTTTATTGAGTTCTCATGCACAGACAAACACGAATCTAAGAATTTTGATCCTATTCCTGGAATAGTTACTGAGACAATTTCTCTAGTTATCCCAAGATTCTCAATCGTTTCTAAGAATTCCGGACTTAGAGATAAGTCAGTATCTAAAATAACGATGTCAGATGGAGCGTATCCGCAAGCCAATGCATGTTTTATAAATGTCTCAAATCTCTGAGCATCCTTTAACTTCTTTTGGAGAGTTGAAAGATTTCTGAATCTAGCCTTTAAGAAAATTTTATCGTATTCTTTATTTGACATATTCAGAAGAACATCCTCATAGCCAATTCGATACTCCTTGATTAAGTGTTGAGTAAAACCCTCAAACACCTGTCCAAGTATTCCGTCTGGATATATCGGCCTAACGGCAAATGCACGTTCTGTGTCCATGTAATTATAGAAATCGAAATTCTCGTTTCCGTATTTTTCAGAGATTGCATCAAGTAATCCAATTTGATAAAAAGTATGGCCTGGGATATTTTCTTCAAAAATTCCTAGTTCGCCAAAGTAGCAGTATAATGATTTTGTCTTTTCCATTCTAAGTATTTTACTAGAACTCCATCATTGGGTTCTATGTCAAGTCTATTATTGTAAAAAATATCCCATGAGTCTGCTGCATACTGCCCAATTCCATGAAGTTCTCGAGGATGATCCCACTCTTTTGTAATCCACTCAGTACTAAACTTAATTAATGATCGTGACCTGCGATTATAAAAACCAAGAGGCCGAATTACTTCGGCCAATTGAATAGGATCAGCGTTTGATAACTCAGCCGCGTCTCGATATGTGTTAAATAGTTCTTCTCTTATTCGGTCTACCTGTTTTCTACGAGTACAATTCAATAGAATACAGCAGACTTGCGACTTCCACGGGTCATCATGATAAATTTCCTGTAAAAGTTCGTATGGGCTCATTAACGTCCTTTAAATCCTGCGAAGTGAGTAATAAAGTGTTTGCCGTTTATTGTTTTAGGGTTAACGAAGAGTTCTCCAAAGTTAGCTCTAAAAATATCTAGGATCTCTGTAAATTTCGCTGAGCGATTTTCCAATAACCAGCTGTAGTGAAAATGGTATTCAACTATGAATAACCTGATTTGATCTAAACTTTCTTGATTTAAAGCTTTAATCATATCGTATTCAAGACCTTCAATATCCATCTTGATCGCAGTGATACCCTTTTCTTTGATTATAGTGTTAATATTCTCAGCAGGTACGGTGGTGACCTGACGACCTCTAATGTGATGGACGCTATGCTTACCTGAATCTTGTGATAAGTAGAATTCAACTTCAGTTGAATCGTCCGCGACAATTGCTTTTTCGATAATTTCACAACGATCTTCAACACTATTCATTTGAAGGTTTTGTTCTAGGAACTCCACGTTATTATGGAAAGGTTCGTATGAGTATACTTTCTTTACTTTTGGAAATTGCGTTAGTAAACGAGTTGCAAATATGCCAATGTGGCCGCCTGCATCCAACCAAACGTCTTCGTGGTCCAAGTCTTCTAAGAGCATAGGGCCGCCGTTTTGTGCATAATGCGGTATGAACAGAGGTTTGAAGTATTCTCCACCAGTAGGTTTAGTAGAGATATTCTGAGACACGTTAAATTTAATCTCTTCAGAAGATCTAACTAAGAATTGATAATCGTGATATTTGGTCTTCTTTTCGAAAACCTGAAGGGTGCCATTTTCGCGAGCCTCTTCAATTGAGCATAATACGTCAGCCATTTGTAAGTTTCTTTTAGTAATTATACTACAGATACTTACTTTTGGTCTACGGCAACGTCCTTTGTTTTAATTGAGAGTTCGTCTGGATTCTTTGGATCAGGTCCTGAAGCTTGATAATCGGTAAATTTACCAGTATCGAGTTTATCAATCTCATCAGGTTTTACTGATTTATATTGATTGTCTGCTCCCATTACTTTATAGGTTTGACCTACTGGATCGATTCCAACAATTGTAGCACTTTGCCCAGACTTTAACATGACCTTTTGGCCAGTTACGTACTTAGCTGCGGTCGCGGACACTATAGTAATGTCCTCAGACTCAGTTAGGCTTTTTTTTTGGACTGGTCTACTAAAATGTATTGATTCTTAAGAGCATTAACGTTCTTCTCGATTGACATCTTAAGTTCATTAAGTTTCTCACGATAGTCTGCCGTAAGAGATGTATCAGTTAAGGCCTCTTGAATTTGAGAGATTGAAGTTTCTAATTTAGCAAGATTTTGCTCAATCGTAACTTTTTCAGCATCAAGTGATTTAAGGTTGGCTTCTCTTTCCTCCAATTGAATAGAGTACATTTCGCTAACATCGTATTTGAAGTTTTCCATAACATAATTATGGAAAGTTAAACCTTTCATTTTCTTAAGAATTCTAGTCTCAGCTAATTTCTCGAATACGTAAATATCTTCTCCGAAATTTAAAACGATCGATTCTTTACCAAGTCTTTCATTAACGATTGTTTTTCCAAACTCTAAATTAACGATTAGGTCTAAGTTTTTGAAGATTTTAGTAAGAGCATTACGAGTATCAATGGTCTCCATTAATACGATTTCTGAAAATTTAACTGAATCGATATTATCAATTACTGAACCATTGATTTTTAGGTTCAATGAGCCGTTTTCGTTAATTCCAAAAGCAACTGTTAAATTTCTACTAGCTGATACTAATTCTGTGCTCTTCTCTTTGAAGTTTAGGGCACTGAAGGCTTCGCAAGTTTCAAAGAAATCTGGAAAGTCTTTTGCATCGTCTGCTGATACTTGAGTAGGATCCGCATCTTCCGATACTTTGATAAATTTATTATCTACAAAGATTAGTGCTGAGTTTTCGCTAACTTTATAAAAAGGAGCAATAATAGGTTTTACGAATGCATCGCCGTTACCAATACCTAAATTAAACGAACCAGTTTCTTTAGATTCTAGCATGCTAATTTTATTAATCAATTGGTTAACTACTGGCAAATTAGAATGAGAACGTAATTTCATTTTTAATGAATCAGCTGTCTGTACATTTTCCAATAGAGCTTGTTCCAATAGAGAACATGCATCTTTATAAAGAACTGCACCAGTTACTCTCATTTCGAAAATTGAATTTAAGATTTCAAGTTTAATACGATTCTCATTAACGTAAGTTGATAATGATTCTAAAACTTCAGAAACAGTCGTATCGTAGTTAAACTTAGATAGACCTTCAAAGAAGAAATGGATTGCTCTAAATTCAGGCATAGATTTAACAGCTTCCTCTAGTCTAGCAACTGTATGCTTAACTACTGGATCTTTGTAAATTTGTGCCTCTTTGATAGCTTGAATCTTGATAGAAAGACCTGCTTCTTTAGCCATGTTTTGAAGACGGCTTGTTGGTTTTTCTGCCATTTTTTTGAATTTAGCTACCACTTCTTTAATATTCTCGTTTACCAATTCAGTAGCGAATTGATCTAGTGTATTTAGAGAGTTTTCTAAAATCTGATCATTTGCAACCCCCAACATTAGTGAGTTGTTAATTGATTCTAATACTACTTTAGCAGCAATGCTAGAATTTACGCTCGAATTATTTTTGAGCTCGTTAGTTAGTTCTTGTATGAGACCGTTCATTGAAACGCTTGTCTTTTTTATTATTTATCCGTTTTTGATAAGTTTATTTATCTGCTATCGTCTATATTATTTATAGGATAGCCTAATTACTTACGTTATGTTGCATTCCTAAATCCAGCCATCGGGTTGATTGATTTAGAGGTTTCGTCAACCCTTGAGTATCTTACGCTCTTTGAACTAACTATCTTGGTTTTAAGTTTTTCATTCTCGGTCGTAAGATCCGCAATTGACTTGTTTAAAGTTGCAATTGTTTCATACGGGTCATTTAGTAGTGCATTTTTAGCAGCATCATTTGCTCTTAAAATTGCGCCGTAGTCAGAAGAAGCCATCCATTTTCCTGTGTATAATAAAGTTTCGCTTCCGTCTACTCCAATTAATGAAATAAACATTAGCGAGTCAGTCGATTCAAGAATCTGTTTCGCTTGATCCTTAGGTATACGAAAGGCCAGTTTTCCACTAGCTGGTTCCGAGACAGCCGGATCACTTAGTGAATTATATGTATACTTCGAGTCTTTACCGAAGTTAAGGGTGAAAGTTGAAGTGGGATTCAAATTAGCTGGAGTCTGCTCGCTAGGTTTAGCTGGGTTAGCCTCATACACTGAAAACTTAATGTAATTGTCAGTTGGGTCAATTGGTAAAACCATGTCGCCTTGTCCAAAAATTACTTCAGACGTTCCGTTAGTAGCTTTTAGTAGAGCGTTCTTTTGGCTGATTCGAATATTTGCCTGTTTATAAAAAGTCGGAACTGCTACGTTAACTGGTTTGTCTACATACACAATTGATGCAGTTGGCGTAGCTGTTGTTGGTATTTTTTTACCAGTAAATAAGTTACTTATCTCTAAATTCTTTTGAACAATTTTATTATAAACTTTCATAGATTGAGGCTTATCTGCCAGTTCCAATTTAGCTAAGTGCTTTCCATACTTATTTGGATTAAACAGAGACATTGACCCGGTTCTGATTACTTGATCTCCGGTCTTTTTGTTAAGTAACCGTACGATATAGTCGATTGACATTGAAACTGCAAAACCTGCATCCTTTAGAATTGGTCTGTATGATAATGGAACATCAAAATTGTCTTCTTGATAGACTAGAAAATTTCCAGAAGGAGTTATAATACTTCCAACCTGTTCGTATACTTGTAAGTTATGAATTAAGATCCAGTCATTATCTACGCCTTTTGCATTAAGAGTAGATATTAAGTCTTCTGGGAATGCGCCGTTCCATGTTGCAAAGAATTCAATATAGTCTCCATCTATTGCTTCTTGAATAACTGCTCCTAAACTATCAAATTCATTTACTTGCGCAACTGAACCTTCGTAATAATTAACAACGCGGTAGGCTTCATACTGCTCGCCGTTATCTGCAAATAGGTCTTCATATTCAGCTTCACTTAAAGATACGGTGATTGGTGAGTTTTTAATAAAACCAGTACCGTTCGTAATCGCATGTTCAAAGGAAGCTGACCCGAATTGCGTAAAGTCTTCATCTAGATACGAACATGCTGGGACTTTAATATCAATGTACTTATCGTAAATTGTATTTGCTAAGAAAAGCGGTTTATTGTTGAAGGTTAAAAGGTCTTGTGCAGTAACTGAAGTCACTAAAATATTAACTAGCTGGATCTGCTTTAAGTCATTTAATTTTTGGCGAGCTCCTAATATAATATTTTCAACTTCTGTAAAATTGAACCCTGATGCAAAATGGAATCGCATAGTGTCCATGACTAGAGCATTACTATAGCTATTAGATAATTCAGTTTCACTTATTGCTGGATCGTATGCAGTATAAATTGGAATATCAGTTAAGTCAACTCTAATCAGCTTAGATCCTCCAACCGGTACTACACTTAATCCTCTTGAGTTTTTAGTCGTTGCTGCATAGGCATCAGTATTGTAAATCTGAAACAGATCAACATGAGCATTTTCGAGAAAATAATAGTTCGTATTAATTATCTCTGGTGCAGGATCGCCCGCTGGAGTCAACATGTACTCCAATATACAATAGTCAGATAGAGTTACAAACCTTGATGTCATGCGTATTTAATTATTTCTTTAATTTAATTTTCCAGTAGATTCCTCCTTGGATTGAAACTGCTCCGCTTCCAGCATAACCGACTCCGACACTATAAATCTTGTCGGTTTTGGTTTTTAATAATAGAGAAGGGCCTGCAAAATTAACGATATTTACCTTGTCAAATCCTCCAACTACTCCAATGTAAACTTGGTTTTTAGGAAGTTCCTTAACGATTATTTGTTCCTTGATCGTTGTTTTATTTACTTGAGCGGTCCAAAGTCTACCGAGAAGAGAATTCTCAGAGATTGTATCATTTACTACAATGTATCCTAGTGAATCGGCTAATTTTAGAGTATCGATGTAAACGTGCTTTGCATAAAAATCCTTAAGTATAGCGAGTGTGTCTACATCAATTGGCACTACTTGATACACTGGGACTTCATGGTAAATATCTTTACCCTTTCGGTATACAATAGTATCATGAGGTACAATTACCGTATCAATTGTGTGTTTTAATACTTCGTATTTCTTACCATCAATATTGATGATTTCTCCGGGGTTTTTTCCTGAACCGTCACACGATCTCATTAAGACTATTATAATCACTAATGCGATAAGCAATAGAGTTTTAATGTCTAGTTTAAGAAGGGATTTAAACATTTAATTCTTGCATAATTTTGTAGTAATCAGGCTGTTCGCCTGTTTCCTTTACTATTTTATCTATTAGAGTCTTCTCCTTTTCCTTATTTGAATTTAGTGCATGCTCCAACTCAGTTTTTCTAAGCTGAAGAAGATTTGTCATTTTTTCAAGTTCAGATAAACCTGCATTGATTCGGTCGTATTCTGATATGATTTGCTTAATTTCTTTAAAGTGCTTCATGTTATTAGTATCCTAAGGTTACTTTTATTTTTCCAGACATTAGTGCCGAGTATATTGCCTGTAAGTAATAGTCATTGTTTATGCCTGGAGCAATAGCTACTGGCTTAGAGTCAGCAGACTCAGCCTTATTCATATTTCCAGAAGTAGGACTATTAATCGTAGTTTGGTTACGTTGATCAATCTTTGCCCCTTCATTCATAACTGAGGTTGACGAGCTGGTTTGCGGCGAAATTGAAGTTACTGAGTTACTTAAGTTATTAACTGCGTCCGGTAAAGATTTAGATAAGCTAGTTACGCTTTTTTCTAACGTTTTATCTGGAGCTAGCATTTTTTTAACATTTGACGACTCAACTAATTTTGAACTTTTTACTTGAGTTAAGTTATTCGTAACCTCATCGGTTTTAGTATTAGTCGAGTCAGACTTTCCGGTAAGCGTCGAGAGTATTGAACTCTCTAATGTAGATAAATTAGAAGACTCGGCCTTTGATTTTTCAGAATTAGAGGTTACCTTCGTTAGTGAGTCTTTAGTTAATAAGTTAATTGCATCGGCATCCTTCGACCCGTTAGCTAATGATCTAAGCGATTCAATAAGAGCTGAATTGTTAACGATTGAGTTGATCGAGTCGGTCTTGCTCAAATTTTTAGTTAACGACTGTATTGACTCCATTACATTTTTACTGGAGTCTACTAATATATTAGATGAATTCACTGACGAATTTGAGGCAGCTGCTGCTAATTGACTAGGTAAAGAATTAGAAATTGACGTATTATTAACAGTAGTTGTATTAGCTGGAGCTAATTGTAATTGGCTTTTCTCAATCTCAGCAGTTGTGACTTTTCCAGAAGTAGCGTCAGTTGGTTTTACAAGTACCTCAATAGGCTTAAGTTCAATAACTACTGGTTTATCTAAATCTACTGGGTTTAAGTCAACTCCATCAACTGTGGGCGAAGGAGTTTCAATTGGAACTGATCTAACTGAAGTAGTCGCTTGAGTATTTACATTCTTTAAGAGTTCACCTTCGAGTATCGCGTCGCCAGTTGGAGCTTTTTTACTGAAAACTCTATCTAATGCAGCAAGAAGAACTGACTCTTGATCAGTTTCAAAGGCAGAAGAGTTTTCTAGGTTAGTCATTGTGTAATCTTTTTAGTTATTTATTAAAAAAAGAAGGACTTGAGTCGATTAGTCCTCAAGTCCTGTTTGAATTTCAAATGTTTCTTGAACAGATTCTCCAGACTCGTCTACTAGAAATTTAACGTAACTTAAATACTCATAGAACGGTAGAGTGTACAGTTCGGTTATCGATTGATTCAGCTTCACGGCCAAGAGACGGTTTGTCTCAAATAAGTTCATTAAGTCTACCTGAAATAAGGAAAAGATCTTTGATCGTGAAGCTGTCTGACGAAAAAATTGAACTGGATAATTTTGACCCACATTTAGGACAAATTGTTCCGATTGAATTATCTCGTGAAGCTTGCATCATTTCTGAGAACTTTGTAATAAATGTAAATTTATTTAGGTTCCAGGAAAATGATTCAGATTGAATAGATGAATATTGTTCCTGTCCAAACTTTGACCAGTCTTGAATAAGGTATGGTGCAATTTTAATAAAAGATTTATCAATTTGGCGACCAGTTAATTTAGACTCAGCTATTCGTTTACGAAGTCTTTCAATTACACCGAGAGTCGGCATGTACAGGTAAAACGTCTCATTTAACTTCTGGGAAACTACTTCAAAGCATCGATATTCGTCAGAATACCAAACCTCAACTTCTTCAGGAAGATCGAATAGTTGTAACATGTTGCTTCTGACCTTAACGTCATCGCTCCAAGCACCGTCTTCTGAGCAAGTTTGAGTACACGCAATTTTAGTAAATAGCTCATTTTGTCCTTCTGGAAAAGTTATTTCGTGAATTACAAAGATGATGTACAATCGGTCGACTTCTGAAATATCTCTCCAAGTTAACCAGGATTGTCCGCCGTTTACTTTAAAACGTGTACATTTCTCAATTATAAAATTTAGTTTGTCGTCTATGTCTAAGACATCGCTATCGTCGATAGTCGACCAGTGTCGAATCTCAGAAACAGTCGCTGCTCTAACCGTTAACTCAGAGCCTTTAGCGTAGAATAGTCCACGTGACGGTAAATTTTCTAATGGAATGTTTTTCCAAAAGTTATCATTTGCGCCAGAAATGGTCGATTGAATTGGTCCGGCTGAGATAGCTTGGCCTAAACTAGTGACTGGTTTTTCAGATTCAATTGATTTATTGGAGTTATTAGAGTTCTTGCCGTATTTAGCGTCCTCAGATTCAAGGAATGCTTGAACTTCATCCTCTTGATTAAGCGGACGGTCTTGTTCGTTGCCCATAAATAAACAGTTTTTTAGAATTATATCACGAAATCTAGGAAGGTTTTCGCAAGATACGATTTAGACTCATTAAGTCTATTTAAAGTTTCAGGATAAACTTCAATTACTTCCATTGTTTTTGGATCCCTAATGAAAGCTCTGATGGTTTTGTGCTTTTTATCAATTTTGAAAGCTTCAAACTTTCCGATAATATTTTCAGGTTCATGTTTCTTGTTTTTAAAAGTAGAGTTAACCTTAACTCCAGTTAATCTAGAACCCTTTTTGAATGCTTGATTTAAAGCCTTAACATCTTGGACAAAGTCGTCTACTTCAACCTGTTGAGGTCTAGACAAATCGGATAACGGTAAAATACTAATTGCAATACCGTTTGAGAAACCGCTTCTTGATGCAACAAAATTAAAATCGCCCTTCCCATAAAAAGGAAGACCTCTCATTGCTTGCTGTCTCTGACCGAATGTTAAGATTGGCGTCATTATCTACTAAATGTTGTTGGTATACCTAATAGAACCATGTCAGCAGATACTGTTAATTTAGAAAGAGTTGCATAGAAAGTTTCTCCTGGGAGAATTCGTACGTCTACGCCAGATCCTCCAATTCCTTGGTCAACGGTCCATACCGTAACAGTTTGTGCAGTAGTTTGAGGATTGTGAACTCCGAACCATGTATCAGTAAAGTAACCTACTCCAGTAGTTGCATCGGACGCAGTATCTCTAGTACTTTGAGTAGTAAAGACCGGCGTGTAATTTGTACTGTTATTAGCGGTTCCGTGTTTTTTTACAAGTTTTGCAACAATATTGTTCATTTCATTTTAGTATTTTTAGCAAGCACAATTGTTTGGATCAGTGTTGCTTTTTACATATACTACCAAGCCTTTAACCTTAATACTAAAGTCTAGATTTGGATTATGTATCTCTATCTTATTTATCAGCTTAGTTGCGTTAAGAGTCTCAGGATTACTGAACTGTGAAAAGAACTGTGAAATTGGATATGAAATAGACGAACCTGTGTAGTCCGTAATAATTATATCGCAAGATAGAGCGGCTGGCACAATGGCCTCACCGTTTTTATCAAGACTCGGATAGTCGATGTACAAGATACAGCCACGTGCGTAATTTCTGTCATTCTGTAGTAGATAATACGCTGGGCTTGAAGAAGTTCCTGCTGGAATTGCTGTAAAGTATTCTAATGGATTTGATACAGCTGGATAATTAGTGGGAGTAGTTACGTTTGCTTGGTAAGTTGGAATTATTGAATCTAGTGAATTATCATAGATCACTAAAGTTTCGCCAGGGTTTCCTCCACATACTTCAAAATCAATAGATTGACTTCCGTCTACTGGATATAGAAATTTCTCTAAATCACAAAAACTTGCTTCAGATTTTCCATTGTTAAAAATCTTAAAACAACGATCTAGTAATTTTAAAACCTTTTTAGTAGGATCGCCCGCGCATAGATTAGCAAATGAATTGTTAAATCTTTGGGCAATCGGATCGTCTTGAAATTTAATGTATGACATTCATGGTTGACTTTTTTAAATAACGTCGCTAAATAATATTCCACTTTTGTGTGAAGTAAGGCCTCTGGCTATTTTATCATCGATTGACATTTGTATATCTTTATTATCTACCTGTGTTTCAGTTGGAATTTCTTCAATTTGACTTGGAGAAATCTCTACTTCATCCGTGATCACGTCTTCTTCAATTACAACCGGTTCGGTTTCGTATACTTCTTGCTCGCTAGCAGGAAAAGTCTCAATTTTTTCCAAATCCTCAAACAGATCATCCGATGGTATCTCAATTGCTTGAGTAACAGCGTCAGTAATTTGTGGATTTACAGGATCACCTACTATATCATTTACGGTATCATTTACGGTATCAGCCGGTTTAATGTAGTCAACTAGTGATTTAATGAAGCCTAATGCAACGATTGGTAGAATTGCTCCACTAACAATTGAAAGTACTCGTTTTTGGTATATCAATTCTTCTTCAACTAGGCCAAATAATTCAATCCATCCTTGAAAATCCTTAAGGTGAACGTATGTGTAATAGGTATTTCCCATTGCCTGCATTGCAGTTAATAGAATAAAAAGAGCCCAAACAATTCCCTTATTCATCTTATCTAATGTGATAATTGATGCAAGAGAAGCTGCTGCTCCTACCTCAAATGCGATTGCTAGGCTAATTGCTAACCATGGTGGGTTAGACATACTAAAGAAATCAATAACGTGGATTGTTGAAATTACTGATACTAATAAGTATAGAGTAACAAACGTCCCAATAATAAAGATTTTTGTTGCTTTGCTTGACATTACTTAGAATTTCTGATTTTTTCTATTTCTAAATCGTATTGGTTCATACGATCATCAGGTCTAACCGTTGTTCTAATAACTGAATTCCAGTCGTATAGTGTACGTTTGGACGCTTTTAAACCTTCAACCTCAATCATTTTCTTAAGATCTGAGGTATACACTGAATCAATTCTTTGATTCATTAGCTTTTCCTGTTTTTCAACTTTTGCAATTTTACTTGAATTATTGCACTGTTGTACCATTAGGATTAACAGTAATCCAAGTACAATTTTCTCAAAATGTAATTTAATGAATTTCATAAAAGTTATTTCTTTTAGTTATTTATTTACTTTCCGTTAATAATTTGAAGAGCCGACTCTTGTATTTGGCTGATGTTATTAACTAAATAGCCAATGTAAGTTATTCCGAAATAGGCGATTAGGGCAAACCCTAGGACTCTTAATAGATTTGAAAATTTGAATTTAGAATCGTATTTAATTAGAATTAAGAACGCGTAATACTCATCTGTTTTAATTCGAGTAGAGGACACATTAATTATTTCAACTAAATTATGATCGGCGAATCGACCCTGTATTTTAGAAACTGACTCAAATACTCGACTTTTCTCAAGATCAGCTAGATCACCAGTCGCTAACAGAGTTTCAGGTTCAAGATTAAGAACATAATAGACACGTCTCAATAAGTCAGTTCTGGCATTCAAATCCTTAAAAAAGTTTTGAGTTTCCATCTTCTTTATCTGCTTTCTATAAAAGACATAATTATTAAGGTCCTTGATAATGTCCTTAGCCGAATTAAAGGCAATGACTGGATTTATAAAGTTTAATAGTTTCATAGTTAAAAGTATTCAGTTAATCGGTCTACCATTTCCGGATTTTTAGTTAAAACAGCTTCCTTTAACATTTTACGAGCTTTTCGTATTTTGGTTTTAACTGTATTTAGATTCATTGCATATTTCTCAGCAATTTCATTACCTCGCATGTGATGTAATTCCTTGTCAATTAGGATAAATTTTTCAATACAGTCAGGGAGCCCGTTTAATTCAGAAGTAGTCATGGTGTAGAGAGAGTCCATGTAAATCTCTTTTTCGAAAGTACTTACTGACTCGTCTGGTAAATTTAGAGGTTTTGCTAAATTGTCAATGCTGGTTGCGTATTGAACTTTTAACTTATGTTGGTGGAGTAGGGCTTCGTTTTTAGCGATAGTATAGATCCACGTAGTGAACCTATAACTATCGCTGTATGAAGCAAGTCCCTTAAAGATTTTAAATAGCGTATTATGTAAAACCTCATCCGTCTCATCTGGGTCATTAAAAAACTTCCAAATGAAGTATTTTAGTTTGGGATACATTATTGAAGCTAGTCGATTTCTGTCTCTTTCCGTGTATTTGCCAGATTTAATAAGCTCCGCAAGGCTCTGCATTTCGTCATTTAGCTGCTTGTTAATTAAGTCGTACGCGCTCATCAAGTATTTTAGTTAAAAGTGTTTGGGATTATTTGCTTTCCATTTCTCGTATCGATCCGTGATCTGTATTAAAATCTTATTTCGGACAATATCCTCATCTCTAAATTGGTGAATAGCCAATCCATTAATCCCATTTAATAGAGAAATAAACTCCGGTAAAGCTACTTTACTCTTTGCGATGTCATATTGGCTAACATCGCCACAAATTAATACTTTTGAATCTTTACCCATTCGAGTAATGAAAAGCATAAGTTGTTTGAAATCAGCATTTTGTGCCTCATCCAATATCATTAAACAATTATCGAAGGTTGCTCCTCTCATATAGGCAAGAGGTCTAAATTCAATAACTCCCATGGCTTCAAGCCATCCCACATTATTCGGATCATTTAGTAATTTTACCAAATTTGATCGATAACTTTCCATAAATGGATCAATTTTATCCTTTATTTCGCCAGGTAAAAACCCAAGCTTCTCGCCGGACTCTTGAATCGGTTTTGAAAGAATAATCTTTTTAATTTTTCCGCCCATGTAAAGCTTTAGTGCGGCTAGGCAAGCAGTAAACGTTTTACTGGTACCAGCTGGGCCGTAGCAAAACGTAATGTCATTCGAAATAATCTTGTCTAGATACTCTCCTTGCGAATTTTTTAAACTGATTTGACGTAAGTCTTTTTCATTTAACTCAATTTTTGTTATTTGCGGTTTTTTCCTAACTTGTCTTTCTGCCATTTGATTTTGTTTTTTTATTTGGAGACTGAATCTTGGCCAATAGAGTTTGACACTTTGAGCAAGACTCGTAGTCTTCAATCTGTTTGTAAAAATTTAGTGCTTTAGTTAAGCAGTCTGGCCAATCTTTTTCTTGGGCAATTACATCGACCTTTTCGTCGATGATAGTTAACTCTCGAATAAAGATTTTAGGTAGTTTACTTTCGTGAGCTTCTTGAATATGAGAAACTACTATATCGAATATTTGTTTCTTGTTTCCTTCGTAATCGAAGTTGATTAGCATGTCGTATCTCATCCGCCATTATTGTTATTTCCGTAAAACTGAGAGAGTAAATTACGGTATTGGTCAACCGTATTTTCATCAAACCGTTTAGTTGCTCCAGGTTTTTTTATTGCTGGAGTTGCATTTAATTCTCTAAGAGCCCCATAATCATATCCGTTTGAGGAACTAATATAGGTTTCTCCAAGAAAATCGGCGTACACTTTTTCCAAGTAGTCTTTAGGTAATCTGTCAAGTTCTTCATTAACGAGTTCCCAGAAATTCGGAGATTCAAAGAATGCTGCAGTTGAAACGCATGTCATTGCCAAGTCGTCATTGCCGTTTTGGCTTCTATATGTTCCATTTGAAGATTTTCCAAATGCACCAAGTTCATGAACTGTTTTAAATTCGTTAGGAAGAATTTTATTAACTGCGGCTAGGTACTTGAAACGTTCGCAATATTTTGATTTATTCGTCTCAGTCATCTTTAAACCGGGTTTCCAGTTAGTTGAAGAGATTGTATGTTTTGAATGTATTAATTGGCCGGGCCAAAAAAGTTCGTTCTGCTGTATTTTGTCCATTACATAATCCCCTTTATGGTCTAACTCAATTAAGAGTCTGACTTTTTCAGGATTAAACAAGGAGTACGTTAAGTATTCCAGAACATTAGTGAATTCATTAATATCCTTTTTATTTGATCTGAACGAGGCTACTTGAACCAGTCCAAAAAAGTCGCCTTCATTTTTAATAAAGTCCTTAACTTGGTCAAGCATTCGATACGGTAGAGCAGTCAATTTAAAAATATTAATAACTGAGTAATCACGACCTACGCCAGACGCGGTATCGACTGAGAATATGTACATATTACCGTCATTGCGGATATCATCAGGGGTTAACTTGCTAAAGTTAGGATGAACTGAGAAGCCATCTAATAGATTCATATTGTCTGGAGCTTGCGCCCATTCTGGGGTGACGTATGTCGTCCTGAACGTAAATATCTTTCTAAGATCCTTGGAAGGCAGTAATAGTTTATCCGAAGAGAAGAATTGCAGCCCGTATTCCTGATTAAAATCTTCTTCTGATCCTAGGTTGGCAATAGTCATCTGCTTCCATGCGTCGTCTCTGCCTGGAACTTGCCACCAGTCAACTCGTAGCGGAACGTAAGTATTATCCCCATTCAGTGCATCCATGTAGATTTCGTAGAAACGGTTCATTCCATTCGGAGTGGATGTTATAATAATCTTGGAATTTGAGGAGGCTGAGATCGTCGGATAGATTGCTCGATAGAAGAAGTCCAAGTAAGATGGATTAATATGGGCGAACTCATCAATGTACAGTACGTGAATTGTAAAACCAATACCTGTATTTTTCGTAGTTGTTCTACCGATCAAACGACAGCCGTTGTCGAACTTAAGTGACATTACGTTATTTGAAATACATCCAGGTTTTAGAAAGAACGGTAAGTTTTCAAGTACCGATTTAATTTTATCTAATACCTCTTTAGTAGTTGATGCAATATTCGCTACAGCTAATACGTTTTTATCAGTATGAAAAATTAGGTACCATGCAATAAATACACCCGACATTACAGTCTTACCGATCTGGCGACTTGCCATTAGGCAGTTAAAGCGATTATTCTTAAATGATTTAATAATCTCTTCCTGATAATCCCTTAGTGTAATTTGTTGAATTCCGTCTTCCGTCATTACTTGGGCGTATTTGGAAGCGAAATAAACTGGATCAGCTTTACACTTCTTTAATTCCTCAAGCTCTTCGGGTGTGTATTCAAAAACAATATTAGCTTTTTTCCAAACTGGATCATTGTCCTTAAAAGGAGAGTTTCGGATTGTCTTAATATCAATTACCCCATTTTCAAAATCATCGAGTAATTGTTGTATCTTAACGGTTGTCCAAATTGCGCTATTCTCTTGATCGAGATTGGACAATTTCATTTGGGTTCTACCGCCGCTGTTTGCTATAAAATCTTTCATATTAACGAATTGACGTCTCCAGAAAAGTCTTCACCATCTTCTTCCTCGATGATTACGTTAGATAATCCTCTTTCCAGCATGACTTCTGTTTTTTTCGATGGATGAGTTAGGTGTCGAGAATCTGAATCGTCATCTTCTATCTCAATTGCGTCAATTTCTTTAATTAAATTTTTTGTACCTGCGGTTATGTAATAGTCAGATGTGCTGGTAGGAAGGGCTCGACTGGTAGTTCCACCGCCGGATTCTCTCTGTTCAACATCTTGATTTACTTTCTTATACGTATCCTCTAGGAATAGCATGTAATTTGCTTGAGTTTTTACAACTGAGGTTAACTTGTCCTGTAATTGCCCAAACACCTCAAACAGTCTAGGGTGAGTGTTTCCTTGATTAATTTCTTCAGCAATTTTTTCAATTGCCATTCTGATAGTTTTTAACTGAAAGAAGATATTTTGAATACTTGAATTGTCTAGGATCTGTTTCTGCTTTACGTATTCATGTTTCTCAAGTACGCCAAGATCGACGTAGAACTTAAGCATTGAATTTGTGATATTCTTTGCCTGCTTTTCAAATTCAGAATTCATTTCAATAAAGTCTAATGGAGGAGCTGCTGCGATTTCCGCAAGCTGATCGTCTATATTATCTTCATCGTGATTTGGTCCACCTGAATAGGTGCTCAATAGAGACTCAAGCTCTCCCTTGATTTGAGCCTTCTTTTCTTTGGAGAATACTGGTCCAGCCATACATTAGTTTAGTCGATTTTCATTCTTATCTAGCGCTGGATTAGCGAAGATCTTGATTTGCTTAACTGCCTCAATATGCTCATACATATAAGCTTCTAAATAGGCAATGAACTCATCTAAGACTGGATTTGCTCCAAACATTTGATTCGAAAGGACTCGCTTCATTAGGGCATCTTTGTATTTGTAACCTAGATGAAGACGTTGGTCTTTTCTATTATACACTGTTTGGTATAGAGAGTTTCTTATCATAGTATGCCAGTATTTTTACGAACTACTTGTGCTTTAATTTGAATATTTAATGCACCTAATCCAGTATCGGAAAGGCCTTCAGCGTATGAGTTTCCTTGGCTGTCTTTCCAACCTCCTCGTAATACTGGGAATTCGTCTAGCCCAATAACAATATCGTTAAAGTCGTCAAGTCCAATAATCGAAGTAGAAGACGGGTTGGTTATTTTATCAAGCTCGTTAAGTTCACTTACGACATTAACGTTAACTGAGTCAACTCCATTAATTGCTTCAATTACTGAAATAAGATCACTCTTTGGTACACGGTCATGTCTTTTTAATTTAATAAAGTAGTTACCGATGGCGTCCGCTATATCAGACTTAACAATGTCAGTAGAAACATCGTCAAACATAATGATACTTACGTTTAGTGCGTACCTACTTATCTTAGGATCAAGTATTTTTAGATCAGACGAAATCATTTTTGTACCTGATTTTTCAATGTACTTCATTAACTCATTTTTCTGGAATGTTGTTAACTTAAAGTTACTTAACGGTAAGTTAAAGTAGTCAGTTCCATTATTAAACATTTGAGATACGTCTGGCACTAGGAATAAGTTAATCATTCTGGAATCTAGAATATTACCGTTTGCGTCCTGATCAAGGAATACTTTTATGGTTGAGAACATTTGCATCTTCTGCAAAAGAACTTCATAGTTATCAATATTTACTAGGGCAAAATTCTTTGAGGCTTTTGGCGCAATTAGTCTAGTTAAGTTAGGATCCTCCGGGTCAACTCCAAAATTTGGAGGACTTACTGTTACGATTGAAAAATAGTCATTCATTAAGATTTCTTCCCCAATTGGAGAGAATCCAGTATCAGTAAAAGTAAATTGTACTTGTCTTGGGTCGTCTACTTTTACGTTTCCGAAAGCGCCGTCCGTATTTAAGTATTCAACGACGATAGTTGATCCAGTATTAGGAATCTTTCCAAATGAGCCGTTTCCAAAATAGATGTCTAATCCATTTGTAATACCGGTTTTAGCAAGAAAGCATTTTCCGCCTCTTGGCATATCCAAAAGAGACTCGTATTTTTGCCATTTTTCACCATTTATATAAACGTTTACCATGAAATTATCTAGGTAAAAATTGTTAGGAGCTCCCATTTGATAACTCTCAAAAGGAATTCCCTTTGCCGTAAATGTTTGTGATTCGATTTGACCTTGTCTAATACTAAAAATAGCAGGAGTTTCTGTTCCAGTCAAGGCAAGTCTAACCTCTTCTTGCGTTAACTCAATTGCGTAAGTTAAGCCGTTATTTGCACAGGTGATTCTAAATAAATTATTGATTACGACCTTTGAGGCAGTAGGCTTTATTCCAGTTTTTCTGATTACTCTAATTTGACCAGTTGCACCGACTGCTCTGCTTGGATTGTGTCCAGCTAGGGTAGCTAGTGAATAGATTGATGAAACTCTACTTGCCTCATTGATATTTAGCTCTGTGATTGAATCTTCAATGTAATAAAAGATAAGTTGACTCAAGTTCTCAACTACGATCAATAACTGACCGAATGGAGAAGCCGCGGTGAATACTGAGCGACTCTGTTTAAAAGTAGTTTGTAAGAACTGGATACTCTCACTAAGAATATCGCGAACTCGTATGCGAAGACTGGTGAACAGCCTGAGGTTTGTATTTTGATTAGTAAGACCTGCCATTTAAAGTGTGACTTCTTTTAGGTTATTTATCAGTTGAGTAAAACGTTTATGAAGGGAAGCCTTTTGATAAATAAAGGAGTATAATAACATTATTATGGGGATGACCGGATTTGACAGGAATTATCGGTTACACCTGCACGCCGAGGAAGATGCTAAGACTCGTTAAAATGTATTAAAACTATAAGTGGCAACACTAATTTCTGGAGTCTAGTTAACGAAAGCGTTAACGCTCCTGTTACTGAAGAGCTTTTAGCTGCATAAGTGACCAAGCGGCAACTGCTTGACTAACCCAAAGTTGCAAAACCAGCATGGCGTAACGGCCAAGTCGAACCGTTACCGACTTTAGCTTTAAGTCGTTAAAGAATAAGATATTTGGTCCAGTTAGAAAATGGGACTAAGCGTGTAAACGAAGGTCTAATTAGAGGTTTTTTGGACGAGGGTTCGAATCCCTCCATCTCCACCACTTCGTAAAAGCCAGTCTCTAGGGATTGGCTTTTTTGGTAATGGTAGAATTGAATAATGTCTGATAAATAATTAGAAATTCAGTTTTACAATAAATGGCAAATGGAGTAAAGTATTCTACTGGCTCAACCCCAGCAGGTTGCCTTAGAAAGGGCAATATGTTACTCGCGGTCGGGCAGCAAGATTACGGGACGTCCTTTTATTCGGGAGTTAATCCACCGGCTGGCGGATACACGATTTACGTTAATAAGGCAACTTCTGGTCCAAGCATACACTGCCCTCGAACTGATGCTGAACTGATTAGATTAACTAATCAAATCGCTGGAGCAAATTACACAACAACAAGTCAGTGCTTTAGCTATTTAGCCTCGCAATCGGATAAGATAATAGTCGATTTAGCGTATCCTGATATTGCGACCTCTGGTTTACTTTTAAAGTTAGACTCAAGTTTTACAGCGTCATATCCTAAAACTGGAACTACTTGGTATGACATAAGCGGAAATAGTTCAAATGGAGTAATTTATAATGGCCCAATATGGAATTCGAATGGGTATTTTGAATTTGATGGGATCGATGACTATGTTGATACAAATAAAACTTTTCAATTTACTAGAGACAGTCAATTTTCAGTTTGTGGATTTATAAACATTAGAGATCATAAATCTAGAGCAAGCGCTGCTGCTGGTATTATAGGAAAGGGCCATTGGTACTCTAATAGTTGGGATGTTTGGTTAAGTAACGATAATCGAATTTACTTTGAAACTAATGGAAATAGTAATCCAAATAACGTTCATTTCCTATATAGTGATCCGTTAACAATAGACCGCTGGTATTTCTTCACCGCTATATATGAAAATGGTAGGAAACTTCTCTATCTCAACCACTCTCAATATGAAAACTTTGATGGAGGAGTCGGTGATTTCACGAACAATAATTCTGTATTAATTTCTAGGCGATATGATGACGTATATAGAAGCTTAATGGGATACGGGGCTAACTACTCAATATACGATAGGCAACTAGAGGAAACTGAAGTATTTCAAAACTATTACGGTGGAAATATTGCGCTAGACGGATTAGTCTTATCCGTAGATGGTGCAAATATTGTTTCTTATCCCGGAACCGGTTCTACTTGGTACGATATGACTCAAAGTGAGTACTCTGTTACTAATTGCAATATACAAAAGAGTAAAAATAACTACTATTCCTTATGGAGTAATGGAAATGACGCTGATGTTGCATCTTCCCCAATTCTAAACAATGACTATCATTCGGTAGAACTTCTGCTAATGTTTAAAGGCTCAGCGACCTATCCAAACGGATACACTGGCAGTTGGGAACAATTTTTCGGTTATTTCAGCGCAGGCTCAGATCGATCACCGGGCGTTTGGAGATTTCCGTCAGCTAGACTAATACACTGGCAATACGCTCCAGGATTCAACGGTCCTAATTTTGGAAAGAACTCAGCTAATGATGAGTTTGACCTAAATACTTATTATCATATCGTTGTAACAAAAGAAGGAGGCACCGTTAAAACTTACATAAATGGCGTTTTAACAAACACAGTCGGCGCCTCAAATCCTAAAACCGCAGGAGACTCGATTATCAGATTTTTTGACTATTACTCAGCCGATTTAATGGAAATTCAAGTATGCAGAATATACGAAAGAACCATATCTCAAGACGAGGTCTCTCTTAATTATGCAGCAGTAAAAAATAGAATGTAATAAAGATGGAACAAGTATATGGAAATTGTGCAGAATGTGAAACAAACGGGCCATTGGATAATCAAGGTTTGTGTTCGATTTGTGGTACTAAAGACAAATAATCATTTATAATAAATGCCAAATCTAATAAAATATTCAGTAGGTGCGACACCAGTAGGTTGCCTCAGAAAAGGCAATATGCTGATCGGCAATAATACAGCCGATTACGGGTCGACCTTTTTTAATGGTATCGATCCACCGACTGGAGGTTATACGATCTACTTGAATAAAGCATCACAGGGACCAAGTATTTACTGCCCAGAGAATGATGCTAAATTAATTGAACGTACTAACCAAATTGCTGGAGCTAGTTATACGACAGTTGCTCAATGCCTAGCCTATTTTGCTGGGCAAACAGATAAAATCGTGGTTAAGTCGAACTATGAGGGAATAGTTACTAGTGGGTTAGTTTTGAATTTAGACGCTGGTTTTTTACCGTCATACCCAACCACCGGAACTACTTGGTATGATGTAAGTGGAAATAATTCAAATGGAATATTGACAAACGGCCCTACGTTTAGTTCCGCAAATAGCGGTACAATTGTTTTTGATGGGACAAATGACTATGCTGATTTTATTGCACCAGGCTTAGGGACTACGACTACCGTAGAGATGTGGTGTAAAATCGGAGCGGCATACAGCGGTAGAATGTTCTTCGGTTGGGACCGTTATGATGTTTGGTGCGGTAGCGGTACTTTAGGATTCAATACGGCAGCAAGCGATGTTTATGGTATATCAGCATCCGCAGTTTCGGCATTAGGCTTAGTTAATAATTGGAAACATTATACTTTTGAAATGCGAAGTGATGTTGCATACACCAACAATAAAATTTATATTAACGGGGCTTCTCAAACACTATCGCAACAATTATCTTCTGAAAATGCTAGTGTTAGAAACTTTAATAGTGGTAACGGTAGAATCGCAATATGGAGGGCTACTGAAACATCATTTCAAATGCCAATGGAATGTGCTATATTTAAAGTTTATAATAGAGCATTAACTCAAAATGAAATAACTCAAAACTATAACACAACAAAGGCTAGATTTGGACTTTAATACACAACTAAAAATAAAAAAATAAAATAAAACAATAATGGCAGAACAATACGAAGACCGAAGATTTGTTATCTTTAATGTTAGCGAACTATCAACAATTGATTTTGATCAAGTATTTGAAACTTCAGCGGACACCGTTCGAAAGTCAGTTAACGGGACTTTGACTTTTGTAAAATACGACTTGCCGATGCCTTCATCAGTTACGGCATTAACTAGCCGATCACAGGAGTACACGTTTTCGCAAATCGTACCTATCTTGGCAACCTCGGCTTGGACAGATAGTTCAATAATGATACCGTAATCATACTCTAAATAAATAACTGTATGAAGACACTTAATACTGATGACATTTTCTTAAGAAATTTAACCATTGCTCTGCTTGATCTGCTTAATGGTGAAATGGAAATGAGCTTATCCCGTGAAGATCACAAGGACACTTTCAAGGTTCCATTCGTTTATAATTACGGAACTGACGAGGGATTCCTAAAGGATTTCTATATTGGACTTCCGGATAACTGCCGAATTCCGGTAGCTGAAGGAACCTATGACATTATCCCTAGAGGAATCGTTACTCTTTCTAGTTTCCAGGTAAAATCATCTGACATGACTAACAAATTTGTTAGAGGTAGTTTTACTGAAACTGAACGTGGATCAAACGATCAAAATATCTTAACTGGATACTCTGCTCAACTCTTCTCTATTCCATTAGCGGTTAAGTTCGATGTAAAGATTATATGTGATAACTTAAATAAAGCATTTAAAATCGCTGAAAATATGTTGACAATTAACTACTCAAACCGGGTGGTTTACTTTCAATACAATGGAGTTAGGATTCCAGCTCAACTGCAATTCCCTGCATCAGAAACAATTGATAAACAGTACAAATTCAGCTTAACCGATAGTAACAAAATTAATATTACTCTTTCAGTTGACGTTGAGACCTATTTACCGAGCTTCGAAAAGACCTCTAAACGTAAGAGCTCAAATGTAATGGAGCGAATTAACGTAAACCGTAAAATTGACGGTGGAGACTTAACGGTTGGTAGCGGTTGGACTGATCAGAATAGTTAATCAAAGTCTAATTCTAAATCGAAATTGTAATACTTAAACGTTGCAGTAAACGTTGTGAATTGTGGAGTGATTGATGAATAAGATAAATTCATTTCACTTAATGACGTTAGCATTGGTCGATTGAAAATAATCGAAGAAACTGCATAACCTTCATTGTTTAGAAGAGTCAGCCTGATTGGCTGAAAGAACGGGTGATTTCCATTTGACATTGCTGGCACGGATAGTGCTTGGCCTAATGAATTTCTTCCAGTATTTTCAGTAGAAACATTGGCTGGGTCCAAGTAGTTAAGAGCATTATCTAAAAAGATAAAGTAATTCAAATACGCGTCTGTTAACTTAAACGTCACCTTTAACTCTCTAGTAAATTGATCAGCTATTGGTTTTGAGCTCTGTAATTCTTGAGTTTTTCCAAGTGTCCTAGTTTGAGTAGGAAGAACTGAACTAAATCCTGGAAAGTTTACACTTTGCACAGTGGATGCCATAAAGTCCGGAAGAGACTTGTAAGGTAGCAGCAGATTTCTGTAATATTTACTGTACTTCTCCTGTACAGCAGAATTAAAGAAATCTGCTGGAAAGTTTATAAAAAAGCTGTTCTGTCTAGAATTAAGTATCATATAGAATTATCTATACGAGAATTTTCTTAAGTTCAGCGATTACTTGTTCGCTAGTTATCAATTTAGAACACTCAAATTGGCGACTAGTTCCTTTATGATCAGGGCACCAATTCCAGTCTCCGGCATCAAGTCTCAAACGATTGGCACAGCCTGAGCATGCACCAGCCGGGGCAGCTAATTTAACAATTCCATTATCAGGTTCGTTGTAGGGTTCAGTAAATCCAGATACTTGAATGGTTGGGACGTTTGCTGCCCACGCTAACCAAGTTAAGCCGCTGCTTATTCCAATGAATGCTTGACACTCAGATATGTTTTTAACAGCCTCCTCGATTGAACCTTCCGGTAACTTAGCGGCTCCGATTGGATGGCTATTTCCCATATATCCATCGTGTTCTCTTGACATAATGACTGGTTCATATCCATTTTGTAATAACCAGTCAGTAACCTCCTGCCAGCCATTTGGATTGTTCCAATATTTGGCTTGAGCAGTTCCGTGAATTCCTAAACCTACTTTTTTAGTGACAGTAGATCGGTCGTATGTTTTAATTAAAGGCTTGATTTCAGTGTAGTCTAATCCTAAAATATCAGCAGCAGTTCTCTGTAATGGACCCAACTTAAAATCTCTAGGATTCATTGCTGAATCGAACACTTCGTTATTATTGTACCATCCGATTTTATACATTGCATAAAGGCCTGTTATACTGGAACCGGGTGCAACTAATTCGATTTCCGGATATTGCTCAGCAAATAAGTTATTCCAAAAAGTAGAGCAAACAACTTTACAATTATGTTTCTTTCTGAATTCTTCAACGTAAGGGAACCATGCTAAATTATCACCTAGCGCCTTAGAGTCAAGTGAAATATAAACCTTCTTTCCAGCAATATTATAATTAATTTCTTCAATGACTTCGCTGTTCTGATCAAGTATTTGAATTTTCCAATCTTTAAAGTATTTAGAGTAGGTTTTTGCCCAAGTTTTATTACCTAGAGTAGTTAAAAATTCTTCTGAACCAGTTACATTATTTATGAATTTAACTGGGTACTTAAAACTTGATGATGTTTCGATTTCAACATAGGCTCCATCCATAAAATTATAATAAACAGTTGGACTCTCTGCGTCTGAGAAAAGGGTTAATCGATTCATTACGATAAATTCAGATAGGTCGTTTTGTAAAAACTCAGAATAAACGCTCTTTCCTAAATAATTAACGGTTGCCGTTAATCCCTTTTGGTATTTACCTAGATCAACTAATGAGTAACCGTCTTTCTGTAAGGTTACGAATTTTACAAATTTACCGTATCTAACTTCCAGTAAATAGTCGCTATCTGCTTTTTCTTCGTGAAATCCTGAAATTAGGTGTAGGTATAAATTTCCATTATCACTCGCAGCTGGATAGATTTGGAATTTACCATCATCTCTTAAGATACCGTCTCTATTCCAAACAGCTTGAGTATTTAATTCGTTTGAGTTCGCAATATACTCGGTGTGACCTATGTTAGTTGTAAATTTTCTTAAGTATTCAAGAAATACTCTCTCTAACTGCCAGCCCTTTGGCTTATTTGTAAAGTATTCGCGTTTTGTTTTTATTTGATCCATCATCTTAACGGCGATATCCGTCTTTATCGAAAAGATGAAAGTTGCCATGAAAGGCGACAATTGAGTGTCTACACTTGAACCTTCGTGATATTCATAGATAATAGCATCATGCAATTTTGATTTTTCCAAGAAGGCTTGTCTGTATTGGAATGTATCGATTAGGTTATCGTATTCCATGAAGTGAATCATTTTCTTTCCTAGGAATTTACAGAAATTAAAAGCAATCGTCATTGATGTCCATATTGCATAATCATGATGGTACGGCATTGCATTGTCAACTTGATAATCTGCAAATCTGGTCCATCTACCGCTTGATACTGAATGATCTTCAAATTCTGAATTTAAAAGTAGTGGATTTTCTTTATCAAAGATATAGTAATCAACCAATTTTTGAATTTCAGGCTTTATTGCATAGTGAGATACTAATAGGATTGGGATACCTGCAAATTCTCTAAGTTTTGAAATACACTCAATTAGGTCCTGCTCTTTTTCTGGAGTATTAGGCCACGTGTCTAAAACAAAAATGTCATCCTTATATTCTTCGGAAATAATAATGGATTCTGGAGTAGGCTTATTATAGAGTTGGTCATTCTTAATTCCGCCCTTTACTCCAAAGAAATAGAGATCTCCAGGATGAGCTGTATATTCAAAGACTCCGTCTGGAAATGCTTGCTCAAAACCTTTAACTTCACGAATGGCCGCTTCAGTTAAATTCTTATAATAGTCAGACCATTCTTCTGAAATATTCGCAAGCAGTGGAGCGGCTGAACTGCCGTCTGATCTGCGAGTTCCGTGTTCAGGTCTACCAGTTGAAGCACATGTAAAAATGAATGCTCCTCCAGGTTTTAGCATTCGGATAATATTCTGTAGCGATTTCTCATAGAACATGTCGTGTTCAAATACTTCAGTTGAAATAATAAGATCAAACTGTTCGTTTGGTGCATCGTATAGATGAGCGACTTGAATAACGTCTACGTTTGGACCTTCACCTACATCTAATCCAATATAGTTACAATCGGTTAAGAAGAATCGGTTATTTCCATTAATATCAAGAGATCCGATATCTAGGACCTTTTTTCCAGTGAAATACTGCGGAAATACTTCACTCATTTTTTTACAAAATTCTTGCTGTTGAGGATGTGCCATTTGTTAATTATCTTTTTGTTATAATAGTTATACCGTTTAGGAAATTTACAGATTCAATATCTGTTCTGATTTCCAAACCTTTTTCTTTTGTTTGTTTAGTTAGGAAGTCTTCTCTTCGTGCATGAACGTTCCAAAATTCTTCCTGCATTTGACCGTTAAAGTTAACATCGTCTACTAGCTTTTTGCAGAATTCAATTGACGAACCTGGATGCATAAAGCCGCCTTCCCAATCTTCCCAATACGAAGTTGAAGTATCTTCAATAACGTAGACTCCTTCAGGTTTTACGTAGTCAATTAGATTATTAAATGAGATAATTACATGTCGATTGATATGTGAACCGTCATCAAGTACCATATCAAATGGTCCCCATTTTTTAGCGACCCAATTTAAGAACTGAGGATCGTCTTGTGAACCTATTTCAACAAAAACATTTTTACTAGAGTCTTCGTATTGTTTACATGAAGGTTCAATATCAATTCCTATAATTGTTGCATTTGGATAGTATTCTCTCCAAGTCGAAAGAGATTCTCCGTGAAGAACTCCGATTTCAAGAATGGTTAAAGGTTCTAATCGATTGAACGGTAACCATTTTTCGTACTTTTCACAGTAATTGTGAATTTCTGAAGATTTGTCTGTGCCTTTAGACTTGGCAATAGTATTTAGTGATCTCATATAAGAGTATGGGTTATTTCCAAAAGTAGATTAATTGTAGTGCATTATTGTAGCCGCACATTAGCATGTAAGAATTAAAACCTAGTTTATTTAGTCGACTAACGAAATTGTTTCTAAGGTCTTCATTAAACCCTAAGTGTTCGTGATGGTACTCTACTGCGATATTTCTGATCTTTGATAAATTCTCATCGCTTATTCCATTTAGCGCAATAATTTCAGAGCCTTCAATATCTACCTTTAAAAAGTCAATTCGGTCGATTAATTTATTCTCCAGAATGAAATCTAAGGTATATAAGTTTACGTCGTATTGGGTCTGTAATGGATCTTTATGATGCCATAAGTTAGATCCCCCTAGGTGAGAACTTTCAGTAAGAGTTAAGGTTCCCAAGTTATCAGCAATTGCTGCATTAAATAGGACCGCATTTTCTGGAGCATTCTGTTTTAAGATTTCAAAGTATCGACGATCAGGCTCGAAAGTTACAATTTTACTTGCGCCCATGTGATATGCATATCGGGTAAAGATTCCAAGATTACCGCCCAAATCCACAACAACATCGCCGGGTCTAACCTTAACTTCTCCATGTTCGTAATCTTTTAGATTATAGATCTCATGATAGATTGCGTAATCCCAACCGTATTGATGAGCAATATCCATTGTTCCTCCTGGTACATCTTTAATTGAGCCAAGATTTTTGATTTCATTTTTACCAACAAAGAAGTATTCAGTATCGTGGAAGTTTTTATCACGCTGAGTCTCGATATAGTCTGTCATAACCGTTGCGAATCCAAGATCTTTATTTCCATGAAAGTAGAGAATATTTGATTTATCTTTAGGTACGAATTGCCAGCCGAATATTTTTCCAAAGTTCTTTGGGCCAGAGTCTCTCCAAAACGAGATAAAGTGTTCCATTGCTTTGCCAGTTGTTCCCAATAAGTCGCCGTCCCATTCTGAGACATCAAAGTTTGAAATTGGCAAAAATGTCGTAAAATTGTGTTTACTTCTCAAGTAATTATCGAGACCTTCATCGTTCCATTGTAGTAATTCGTCGTATTGGTCAAGCGGTGTTTCTTTGTACATTTTAAGAATCTCATCAAAGAACCAGGTACACTCTTTATTGTAGACGTACATGCAAATATGAGCCTTTGTAAATAACCTCTTGACACCATCTCGGTCGCAGATACTTTGGTTAAATAATTGTCTTCCACGAAGTCCGTCTTTTCTGGTAAAGAAGCCAATAAAATCGTCCTGTATGTGAACGTCTGGAATTGGATAATTTGTAATCTGGCTAAAGTACTTAACGATATTGTCAATATTATAATTTGCAACAATATCTCCGTCTAACCAAACTAAATTCTCGAAACTTTCTTGAATAGCTGCTTCTTTACACGCATACTGTTTCCAATACCATTTATCGTGTTCTGAATGATATGGAATACTTAATGTTCGGCTAATAACGTTTGGATGATTAAACGGAACTTCACAGTCTATTCCATATACGAGAATTTTACGATTTGAGAATTTAGCTAACGATATAACTAATTTCTCAATGATTGGCATGTATGCTAGATTACCACAGGTCACCCATGCAAAGTCAGTTGAGTATTCAATTGACTGCGGGCTAATAAGTTCCTGAATGTGATCTTGTGCGATCGTGGCAGCATTCTGCCAAGTAAATTCATTTCTAATTTGTTCTGATTCCATTAATGCTGATTTTTTATAATTTTCAAACTGGTCGTAAACTAGTCTAAGTTTTATTTGAAGATCTGAGAAATTAGGCTCACAGAAATTACCTGGAGTATTCTGATTCCAAGACTCCTCATTTGCTACACCTGCTGGAACTTCGCCAATAATTGAAACTGGAATACCCTTACCTTGAGCAAACTGCAGTTGTGCTCCCCAATTTGAGTACATTGATGGAACTCCGCATGACATTGCCTCAATTAATGGAAGATTCCAGCCTTCACTTCTGGCACATGACACAAAAACGTCAGCCGACTTAAGTAGTTTTACGTAATCTTCTTTTGACTGATGGTGTAGTACTTTAATTCCTGAATGAGAAAGCTCAAACTTAGCTAATCTCTCCTCAGTAGAAGAGAGGCCGTCCGTTGCAAATCGATTATCTACGCTAATGACAAGCTCAACATTCTCATCTTGTGAAAAGGTTTCAGTAAAAGCTCTGATAATTTCTTTGGTTGACTTACGATATTCCCAGCGACCCACTACGACAAATCGGAAAGGCCTGTTCTCTGGAAAAGCCGAATCCGGTGAGGTCGGTTTAAACATCTCAGTGTCTACTCCCTCTGGTACAACTTTTACTTTATGTGATGCGATTCCTTGCTCAATTGTGCACTGTTTTTGCCATTCACTAGGAACCCAAACTTGATCGAACTTTTTAAGTTGAGCAAAGAAGTCTTCAGGTTGTCTAGTTGTTTCCCATACATTGTATGCAATTGATGGACCTGAGTAATCTTGGCTAAAGTACAGGTGACCTGTGTCATTTAGCACAATATTAACAGTTGGCTCAGTAGATTGAATTGGGTACTTCAAGTATAGAGGAAACTCCGCATGACCTGTTTGAGTACCTAACGTTTGTTCAGATAACATCGTCTTTAACTCAGAGTCTATATAATACTCCCCATTGTGAGGCTCATCGTCATTGTAACCTTTCCATGAATCGCCGATCGTCCAATTTCTAACTGAAACTGGCGTTAATTGATTTAGAGCTTTAAAGAAATTTCGTGAATGGCAATTATATCCGGTATCGCCTATTATTGAAGTGTGAGCTTTGATTAGAGTCATTGACTTGATAATTGTTTCTATTTTATACTCGATTTTTATATTTTGTTTAGGTAAACCGTAAAAAATATTTAAGTATAAAAGTAAAAACACAAAGATACGTGGAACGAAGATTAATGTTTCCTCAAAAAGAGGTAGAATTATTGAACTGGTACTGGTTTAGCGAGGGCTTCTCAGCGGAAGAAATTGATAGAGTTCGCAAAGTATCAGAACTTTTTGAATATCATCAAGCTGTTACTTTTGGAAATCAAGGAGAAAACCATAAAATTAGAAAGAGCAAAATTAAATGGTTAGGCGAGAATAACGAATCGACTAAATGGATTTATGATAAGTTGATGGAATTTGCAATAATTGCAAATCGAGAACTTTGGAATTTTGACCTAATATCAATAATTGACTCAATCCAGTACACTGAATATTATGAAGGTGGTGGTCACTATGATTACCATGTAGATCTTGGACCAGGTTCAGCATCTCACCGGAAAATTAGTATTGTTGTACAATTAAGCGACCCTTCTGAATACGAAGGCGGCGATTTTGAAATACTTAAAGGAATAACTCCTGATAAATTGCCCCGAAATAAGGGAGCAACTATTTTATTCCCAAGTTACCTATTACATAGAGTAACTCCAGTAACCAAAGGAATTAGGCGAAGCCTAGTTATTTGGATAGGAGGAAATTCATTAAGATAAAGTTACGGGAGAGTCAAAGACTCTCCCTTTTTGTTACGCGGCAGTTAAGCCTAATGAAGTAAGAACTTTTCCAATTAGCACAGAGTCGTCTGTTCCCCAATCTGAAATACTTGTTAAGAGCCTGTCTCCGCTACAAATTGCAACCTCACTTGAATCAAGTATCTGAAACATAACTTTTACCGAAGTTGAATTCAATTTATAGTGTACAGAGAAGATGCTTAATGTTACTCCAGTTTTTCCAAGAATAGTTATTGGGTTTATCGATATTGTAGTATTTTCCATTTTACTTTATTTTATTTTTAATACGTATTACATTGGTATAACATTAACAAGTAATCCGTTGACAAATTGCAACAGCATCATAGATCGACCATCAAAAACCATTATATCACCAGTATAGCCGCCTCCGCTGCCTCCGCCGCCTCCATCCGCACCAGGAGGTCCGGGTGCTCCAGCAGGTCCAGTTCCTCCAGGAGTTCCAGCAGGTCCAGCAGGCCCGGCTGGACCAGTTAATCCGGTAGGTCCAGTTAATCCAGTAGGTCCTTGAATTCCTTGAGGACCTGGGGCACCAGCAGGACCAGTTCCTCCAGGTGAACCGTCTCTACCTGAAGTACCTGAAGAACCGGCTTCTCCCCTAGGCCCTTGAATTCCCTGAGGTCCAGTTGCTCCAGCTGGGCCAGTTAATCCAGTAGGGCCAGTTAATCCAGTAGGTCCAGTATTACCAATTGGACCCTGAATTCCTTGAGGACCAGTAGCTCCAGTAGGACCAGTTATTCCACTTGTACCGGAAGAGCCTGCTTTTCCAGAAGTACCTGAGCTACCTGGTGCTCCAGCTAATCCAGTAGGTCCAGTTGCCCCAGCCGGGCCTTGAATTCCCTGAGGTCCAATTGGGCCAGTTAATCCAGTAGGTCCTTGAATTCCTTGAGGACCTGTTCCGCCAGGTGAACCGTCTCTACCGGAAGTACCAGAAGAACCATTTTCTCCCCTAGGGCCTTGAATTCCTTGAGGACCAGTTAATCCGGTAGGGCCGGTTAATCCAGTAGGTCCAGTATTACCAATTGGACCCTGAATTCCTTGAGGACCAGTAGCTCCAGTAGGACCAGTAGCACCGGTTGGACCAGTTATTCCGCTTGTTCCAGAAGTACCTCTTGTTCCAGAAGAACCTGAGCTACCTGATGCACCAGCAGGTCCGATTGGGCCGGTTGCTCCGGCTGGACCTTGAATTCCTTGAGGACCAGTAGCACCAGTTGGACCAGTTGCCCATGATCCATATCCTGAACCTGAATACCAAGTATGACCGGTTGGTATAGTAGTAAATCCAGGATTCCATTTTAGTGAGCTATTATCTCCGTTTGATGCACATATAAAGATCCATGTATCTGAGGGTCTTTGAGTGTCCGTATATGATTTAACTATTAAATAACTTGCGTTATAGGGACTAGCCATTCCCCTAGGAGGTGCATAGTATAGAGCAGACCATGTTCCAAGAGCAACTGTTTCTGGGCCAATATCGAAATGACCAGCTGTTCCGAAAGCTTTAGCGACAGGTATCGCAATTACTCTACCTGACCAAGTGACATTATTTCCGTCCCATGATACGTTACCTCCACCCGAGACAGTCCATGTTGCATTAACTGTGTCGTATTCAGTTGGGCCCTGAGGTCCAGTAGGTCCAAGAGGTCCAGTAGGTCCAAGAGGACCAATCGGACCAGTTGCTCCACTTGTACCGGAAGTACCTCTTGTTCCAGAAGAACCTGAGCTACCTGGTGCTCCAGTTGGACCAAGAGGACCAGTTGCTCCAGCTGGACCTTGTATTCCTTGAGGACCAGCAGGTCCGATTGGACCAGTTGCTCCACTTGTACCGGAAGTACCTCTTGTTCCAGAAGAACCTGAGCTACCTGGTGCTCCAGTTGGACCAAGAGGACCGGTAGGACCAAGAGGACCAGTTAATCCAGTTGGGCCAGTTTGACCGCTAGTTCCTGAAGAACCATTTGCTCCAGCTGGACCTTGGATTCCTTGAGGACCAGTAGGCCCAAGAGGTCCAGTAGCTCCAGCTGGACCTTGAATTCCTTGAGGACCGGTTGGACCGGTTATTCCACTTGTACCAGAAGTACCTCTTGTTCCAGAAGAACCTGAACTACCTGGTGCTCCAGTTGGGCCGATTGGGCCAGTAGCTCCAGTAGGACCAGTTGGTCCAGTTATTCCGCTTGTTCCAGAAGAACCATTTGAACCTGAAGTTCCAGAAGCACCTGACATACCGCTTGTTCCTGAAGAACCAGTAGGACCAGTCGCTCCAGTTGGACCAGTATTACCAATTGGACCTTGAATACCCTGAGGGCCAGTTGGTCCAGTTATTCCACTAGTTCCAGAAGAACCGTTTGTTCCGGCTGGACCTTGAATACCCTGAGGACCGGTTGGTCCAGTTATTCCACTTGTACCAGAAGTACCAGCAGTTCCTGAAGTACCTCTTGTTCCAGAAGAACCTGAGCTACCGGGTGCTCCAGTAGGTCCAGTTGCTCCAGTTGGACCTTGAATTCCTTGAGGACCAGTTGGACCAGTTATTCCACTTGTACCAGAAGTACCAGCAGTTCCTGAAGTACCTCTTGTTCCAGAAGAACCTGACGAACCGGATGTACCTGAAGTACCTCGTGTTCCGGAAGAACCTGAACTGCCGTTTGAGCCTGACGTTCCGCTTGTTCCAGAAGAACCTGCGGCTGACACCCAAGAGGTTCCATTAAACCTATAAATGTTTTTATCTGCTCGATTGTAGAGAATCGCGCCTTCCTTTGCATTAGCTCGACCTCTACTTATATTATCAACTAGAGTTAGAGCAAAACCGTTTACGCCGGAGGTTCCAGCGGTTCCGCTTGTACCTTCTCCAAATTCTACTCCGCCTGGTGCATTAATTTTATAACTACTCATTTATATTCTATTTTTTATGGAAGCATTCCATTACTTATTATTTCATATCTAGCTGCTAATGTAATACGATTATTGGCATTATTGTTAATCTTTACAGCAAGATCAGTTCCACCGGCTCCGACTGTAATTGTGGCAGTCCATAGGGATGCATCTTGAGCAACAACAATTTCGGTGAAACCTGCACCTACTAGTGAAAGAGCACCGGCTATATTCTTAACCGCTCCAGTGTAGTGGCGATAATCAGTTGAACCGGTAACCTCTTCAGAACCTACTACGTATAATTCAATACCGTATATTCGATTAGGGGTTGGAAAGTCAAATAGGATAGGTGTACCTGGATCAATGAATAATTGACCAGCTGCCATGGGGTTAATCCGTCCAGAATAGAGTACTCCATTATGAACTAATTTTTCGCGATCGTCAGATGCAGACTGTTTACCGTAAATGTATTCTTTAGGTCGACCGTCATATAGTGCAACTGGTCCTAATAGTAAAACATCATTAGTATCGTCTTCTCTAATATCGAAAGTTGAATCTTCAATAGTAGTCCCAGAAGCACCGTATGTTACGTATGTATTAAATGTACCGGACGTTGTGATTGACGTACCTGATGTTCCAGCTGAACCTGAAGTACCAGAAGTACCTCTTGTTCCAGAAGAACCTGAAGTACCTGAAGAACCTGTTCCACCAGGTGCACCAGTTGCTCCACTAGTTCCAGAAGTACCAGAAGTACCTCTTGTTCCAGAAGAACCAGACGAACCGGATGTTCCAGCCGTACCGCTTGAGCCGTTTGAACCAAATGTTACAAACGAAATTGTATAGTTTATTCCATTCGTTAGTGTTCCATTTGCGGCGATTGGCGCAAGTCCAAGATCAAACCATGTTGTGTTATTGGTAATTGAAATAAGTCTGTAAATACCTATTATGCTATTATTACCAACTTCGGTAATTTGAATTAAGCTATTAGAGGTTATTAATGATAACCAGGTTGCGTAGTTTACACTAGCAGAAGAAGTTGTAGATACGCTAAGTTTAGCTAGCGCAGCGAAGGTAGCACTATCTGTTCTAAAGAATGTTGCTCCAGGGTTAGAGTGTGCTGGTATACTTGAATCAAATAACCATCTACCGCTATTTGAACCGTCAATACCGGCAATACCAGTCGCTCCGGATGTTCCGCTTGAGCCGTTTGAACCAGAAGTACCAGAAGTACCTCTTGTTCCAGAAGAACCAGAAGAACCATTTGAACCAGAAGTACCAGAAGAACCAGAAGAACCATTTGAACCAGAAGTACCAGAAGAACCAGAAGTACCAGAAGTACCTCTTGTTCCAGAAGAACCAGAAGAACCATTTGAACCAGAAGTACCAGAAGAGCCTGATGTACCAGACACTCCGTCTATACCGGAGGTTCCGCTTGAACCAGCTGATCCTGAAGTACCACTTGAGCCGTTTGAACCAGAAGTTCCAGAAGTACCGCTTGTGCCTCTTGTTCCAGAAGAACCTGAGCTACCATTTGAACCGGAAGTTCCGCTTGATCCATTTGAACCTGAAGTTCCTGATGTACCTGAAGAACCGTTTGAGCCGCTTGTTCCAGAAGAACCTGAGCTACCATTTGAACCGCTTGTTCCACTTGATCCATTTGAACCAGATGTTCCAGACGTTCCAGAAGAACCGTTTGAACCGGATGTACCTGAACTTCCAGCTGAACCTGATGTTCCAGAAGAACCGTTAGAACCGGAAGTACCTGATGTTCCACTTGAGCCGTTTGCACCAGAAGTACCTGATGTACCGCTTGATCCATTTGAACCTGAAGTACCTGATGTACCACTAGTACCTCGTGTCCCAGACGAACCTGAGCTACCATTTGAACCGGATGTACCTGAAGAACCTGAAGTTCCGGATACTCCGTCTATACCAGAAGTTCCGCTTGAACCGGAAGTACCTGAAGTACCAGAAGTACCTCTTGTTCCAGAAGAACCAGAAGAACCATTTGAACCGGAAGTACCAGATGTACCTGAACTTCCATTAGAACCTGACGTACCTGAAGTACCTGAGCTACCATTAGAACCCGAAGTTCCACTTGATCCATTTGAACCAGAAGTACCAGATGTTCCAGAAGAACCGTTAGAGCCGGATGTTCCGGAAGTTCCGCTTGATCCATTTGAACCAGATGTACCTGAAGTTCCACTTGAGCCGTTAGAACCAGATGTTCCTGAAGTACCAGAAGTACCTCTTGTTCCAGAAGAACCTGAACTACCGTTTGAACCTGAAGTACCAGAGCTTCCATTCGAACCAGAAGTACCTGAAGAACCACTTGTACCACTTGAGCCGTTTGAACCTGACGTTCCAGAAGAACCATTTGAACCTGAAGTTCCCGAAGTTCCCGAAGAACCATTTGAACCTGAAGTTCCAGAAGAACCATTTGAACCTGATGTACCTGATGTGCCTGAAGAACCGGCTGTTCCAGAAGTACCGCTTGTACCGCTTGTACCTCTTGTTCCAGAAGAACCTGAGCTACCATTTGAACCTGACGTACCGGAACTACCATTTGAACCGGAAGTACCTGACGAACCTGAAGTTCCTGATACTCCATCTATACCAGATGTTCCACTTGATCCGTTTGAACCTGACGTTCCAGATGTACCAGATGTTCCTGAAGTACCTCTTGTTCCAGAAGAACCGGAGCTACCGTTTGAGCCTGACGTACCTGAACTTCCATTTGAACCTGAAGTTCCGCTTGTTCCAGAAGAACCATTTGAACCAGATGTTCCTGAAGTTCCAGAAGAACCATTTGAACCGGAAGTACCAGAGGTTCCACTTGATCCATTTGAACCGGAAGTACCAGAGGTTCCACTTGATCCATTTGAACCAGATGTACCTGATGTACCGCTTGTGCCTCTTGTTCCAGAAGAACCGGAGCTACCGTTTGAGCCTGAAGTACCTGAACTTCCATTTGAACCTGAAGTTCCGCTTGTACCTGAGCTACCATTAGAACCGCTTGTACCTGATGTACCAGATGTACCAGAAGTACCTCGTGTTCCAGAAGAACCGCTTGATCCGTTAGAGCCTGATGTTCCAGAAGAACCTGATGTTCCAGATACTCCATCTATACCAGAAGTTCCAGAAGATCCATTAGAACCTGAAGTTCCAGAAGTACCGCTTGTTCCTCTTGTTCCAGAAGAACCACTTGAGCCGTTTGAACCTGAAGTACCACTTGAACCATTTGAACCTGAAGTCCCGCTTGAGCCGCTTGAACCGTTTGAACCTGATGTTCCAGATGTTCCACTTGATCCATTTGAACCTGATGTACCAGAGCTTCCATTAGAACCAGAAGTACCTGACGTACCTGAGCTACCGTTTGAACCTGAAGTACCTGACGTACCTGAGCTACCGTTTGAACCAGACGTACCTGAGCTACCGTTTGAGCCGCTTGATCCTGAAGTACCAGAAGTACCTGATGCTCCAGATGCGCCGCTTGTTCCAGATGAACCGTTTGAACCGGAAGTACCAGCTGTACCGCTTGTTCCAGAAGTTCCAGAGCTACCATTTGAACCTGATGTTCCTGAAGTGCCGGAAGAACCATTAGAACCTGAGGTTCCAGAAGAACCGTTTGAACCTGAAGTTCCACTAGTTCCAGAAGAACCATTTGAACCGGAAGTACCAGCTGTACCTGAAGTACCACTAGTTCCTCTTGTTCCAGAAGAACCACTTGAGCCGTTAGAACCACTTGAACCGGAAGTACCTGAGCTTCCATTTGAACCGGAAGTACCAGCAGAACCTGAAGTTCCTGATACTCCATCTATACCTGATGTTCCACTTGAACCTGACGTACCTGAGGTACCGCTTGTACCTGAAGTACCTCGTGTTCCAGAAGAACCTGAGCTACCATTTGAACCACTTGTTCCAGAAGAACCGTTTGAACCTGATGTTCCACTTGAGCCGGAAGTACCTGAAGAACCTGAAGTACCAGCTGTTCCGGAAGAACCGTTAGAACCAGATGTTCCGGAAGAACCATTTGAACCGGAAGTACCGGATGTTCCACTTGATCCGTTTGAACCTGAAGTACCACTTGATCCGTTTGAACCTGATGTTCCGCTTGTTCCTGAGCTACCGTTAGAACCAGAAGTCCCGCTTGTTCCTGAAGAACCGTTAGAACCAGAAGTCCCAGAAGATCCATTTGAACCGGACGTCCCGCTTGTTCCTGAAGTCCCGCTTGTACCGGATGTTCCTCTTGTTCCAGAAGAACCTGAGCTTCCATTTGAACCAGAAGTTCCACTTGAGCCGTTAGAACCTGATGTTCCAGCTGAACCTGAGGTTCCGGATACACCGTCTATACCTGAAGTACCTGAAGAACCGGACGTTCCAGCTGTACCACTTGTTCCGGATGTACCTGAAGTACCTCTTGTTCCAGAAGAACCTGAGCTACCGTTAGAACCAGAAGTTCCCGAAGAACCGTTTGAACCAGAAGTACCTGATGTACCTGAGCTACCATTTGAACCAGACGTGCCAGATGAACCGTTTGAACCTGAAGTTCCAGAAGTACCTGAACTTCCATTAGAACCTGAAGTTCCACTAGTTCCAGAAGAACCATTAGAACCTGAAGTTCCACTAGTTCCAGAAGAACCATTAGAACCAGAAGTACCTGAAGTACCGCTTGTACCTGAAGTACCTCTTGTTCCAGAAGAACCGCTTGAGCCGTTTGAACCACTAGTTCCAGAAGAACCGTTTGAACCTGAAGAACCTGATGTACCAGAGCTACCATTTGATCCTGAAGTTCCGCTTGTTCCAGAAGTACCAGAGCTACCATTTGAACCTGAAGTACCAGCTGAACCTGATGTTCCAGAAACACCGTCTATACCTGACGTTCCAGAGCTACCATTTGAGCCTGATGTACCTGATGTTCCAGAAGTACCTCTTGTTCCAGAAGAACCAGAAGAACCATTTGAACCAGAAGTTCCACTTGAGCCGGAAGTTCCTGAAGAACCTGAAGTTCCAGCGGTTCCAGAAGAACCGGAAGTACCGCTTGAGCCATTAGACCCAGAAGTTCCGCTTGTTCCAGAAGAACCTGAGCTTCCATTAGAACCAGATGTACCGGATGTACCAGTTGAACCTGATGTACCAGATGTTCCAGCAGTACCGCTTGAACCATTAGATCCAGAAGTTCCAGAAGAACCTGAAGTTCCAGACGAACCGTTTGATCCTGAAGTACCTGAAGTACCCGAGCTACCGTTTGAACCGGAAGTTCCTGATGTTCCAGAGCTTCCATTAGAACCAGAAGTTCCAGAAGATCCATTAGAACCAGATGTACCAGAAGTACCTGAAGAACCTGAAGAACCGGAAGTTCCGCTTGAACCGGATGTTCCTGACGTACCTGAACTTCCATTTGAACCAGAAGTCCCAGATGTTCCTGAAGAACCATTAGAACCCGATGTTCCTGAAGTACCTCTTGTTCCAGAAGAACCAGAAGAACCATTTGAACCAGAAGTTCCAGAAGTACCAGCAGAACCTGACGTTCCTGATACTCCATCTATACCTGATGTTCCGCTTGAACCTGAAGTACCTGAAGTACCTCTTGTTCCAGAAGAACCTGAAGAGCCATTTGAACCAGAAGTTCCAGAAGAACCGTTTGATCCTGAAGTACCTGAAGTACCTGAACTTCCATTTGAACCTGAAGTCCCAGATGTTCCGGAAGAACCGTTTGACCCGGAAGTTCCAGAAGTACCTGAGCTTCCATTTGAACCGGAAGTACCTGATGTTCCTGAAGTACCCGATGTTCCTGAGCTACCATTTGAACCTGATGTACCTGAAGTACCAGAGCTTCCGTTTGAACCAGAAGTTCCAGATGTTCCAGAAGAACCATTTGAACCGGACGTACCGCTTGTTCCAGAAGAACCATTTGAACCTGATGTTCCGGATGTTCCAGAAGTACCTCTTGTTCCAGAAGAACCAGACGAACCGTTTGAACCAGAAGTTCCGGAGCTTCCATTTGATCCTGAAGTACCAGCTGAACCTGACGTTCCTGATACTCCATCTATACCGGAAGTTCCCGAGCTACCACTTGTACCTGAAGTACCGCTTGTTCCAGAAGTACCTCGTGTTCCAGAAGAACCTGAACTTCCATTTGAACCGGAAGTTCCTGATGTGCCAGAGCTTCCATTAGAACCAGAAGTTCCAGAAGAACCGCTTGTACCACTTGATCCGTTTGACCCTGAAGTTCCAGATGTTCCAGAAGAACCGTTTGAACCTGATGTACCTGAAGTTCCAGAAGATCCATTAGAACCAGATGTACCAGAAGATCCATTAGAACCTGAGGTTCCAGAAGAACCTGAAGTACCGGATGTACCATTTGAACCATCTACTCCGCTTATACCTGAAGTACCAGAAGTACCTCGTGTTCCAGAAGAACCTGAGCTACCATTTGAACCACTTGTTCCAGAAGAACCGTTTGAACCTGAAGTTCCACTTGATCCGTTTGAACCTGAAGTTCCAGAAGAACCATTAGAGCCTGAAGTACCAGCAGAACCTGAAGTTCCAGATACTCCATCTATACCGGAAGTACCAGAAGAACCGGCTGTTCCGGAACTTCCATTTGATCCTGAAGTACCGCTTGAGCCGTTTGAACCAGAAGTACCTGACGTTCCTGAGCTGCCGTTTGAACCTGAAGTTCCAGCTGTTCCAGAAGAACCATTAGAACCGCTTGTCCCAGAAGTACCTGAGCTACCATTAGAACCAGATGTTCCACTTGAGCCGTTTGAACCAGAAGTACCGGCGGTTCCTGAGGTTCCAGACGTACCTGAAGTTCCTGAGGTTCCGCTTGTACCAGTCGATCCTGACGTTCCGGATGTTCCGCTTGTACCAGCAGTGCCTGATGAACCTGATGTTCCAGAAGAACTTGAAATTTGGCCAGTTGAGGTTAACACAAAAGAGTAATTTTGAGTTCCCTCAGTGTACCAAGTCACATCATGATTTCCACTAGACTGATCGACTACGTATATTTTAACAATCATTCTATCCGTTGGATTAATAGTTGTTGTTGGTAGCACTACATCAACGTTAGCTTCAACTGGAATCGTTGAACTAATCCAACCTATAAGAACTTGATTAGTTGGTATTACTGTTCCATAACTAACACCTGCACTATTTGCTAATTCAATAGTAACAAATGTGTCTGTATTAAATCCTGCGCCGTCTTTTAAGAAATGTAAATGGAATCTTTGTGTTCCTCCTGGTATTACAGAAAATCCTAATTCAGGAGTTATAAATTGTTGTACTAATACTGGAGTAGTACCTGTTGTAGTTTTAAGTATTGATTGTTGAGCAGCGCCGGTCGGATTAATATTTAGGTCTCTATACGTACCTATTCCAGAAGCAACTGACTGATTAAAATAATAAATTTGACCTGCCGATATTCCAGTAGCTCCACTAGTTCCTGAAGAACCAGATGTTCCACTTGAACCGGAAGTTCCAGAAGTTCCGCTTGTTCCAGAAGTTCCTGACGAACCTGAAGTTCCAGAAGTTCCGCTTGTACCCGCCGTGCCGGATGAACCTGATGTTCCCGAAGTTCCACTTGAACCAGAAGTTCCAGTAGTTCCAGAAGAACCTGATGTTCCAGCCGTTCCGCTTGATCCATTTGAACCAGATGTTCCTGACGAACCAGAAGTACCTGAGCTACCGTCTGAACCTGAAGTTCCAGAAGAACCATTTGTTCCTGAGACTCCGTCTATTCCAGAAGTACCTGAAGAACCATCTGATCCTGACGTTCCAGAAGAACCATTTGAACCTGATGTACCAGATGTTCCTGACGAACCATTAGAACCACTTGTTCCAGAAGTACCTGAGCTACCATTTGAACCGGAAGTCCCTGATGTTCCAGAAGAACCGTTAGAACCTGATGTTCCTGACGAACCAGAAGTACCTGAGCTACCGTCTGAACCCGATGTTCCAGAAGAACCGTTTGAACCTGAAGTACCAGATGAACCGTTAGAACCTGATGTTCCTGACGAACCAGAAGTACCTGAGCTACCGGCTGAACCTGACGTACCAGAAGAACCATTTGTTCCTGAGACTCCGTCTATTCCACTAGTACCTGAAGAACCATCTGAGCCTGAAGTTCCAGAAGAACCATTTGAACCTGATGTACCAGAGGTACCATTTGAACCTGAAGTTCCAGAAGAACCATTTGAACCAGAAGTACCTGATGTTCCAGAAGAACCGTTTGAACCTGAAGTACCAGTTGAACCAGAAGTACCGGATGTTCCTGAAGAACCGTCTGAACCTGAAGTTCCTGAAGAACCGTTTGAACCTGATGTTCCAGAGCTACCATTTGAACCTGAAGTACCTGAAGTACCTGAGCTACCATCTGAGCCGGAAGTTCCGCTTGAGCCGTTTGTTCCTGAGACTCCATCTATTCCAGAAGTTCCAGAAGAACCGTCTGAACCTGATGTACCGCTTGAGCCGTTAGAGCCTGAAGTACCAGATGTACCAGATGTTCCCGAAGAACCGTTAGAACCTGAAGTACCTGAAGTTCCAGAAGAACCTGAAGTACCAGAGCTACCGTTTGAGCCTGAAGTACCTGAGCTACCGTCTGAGCCACTAGTACCAGAAGAACCATTTGAACCAGATGTTCCTGAAGTACCAGAGCTACCATTTGAACCGGAGGTACCTGATGTTCCAGAAGAACCTGAAGTACCTGAGCTACCATCTGAACCTGATGTTCCCGAAGAACCATTTGTTCCAGAAACTCCGTCTATTCCAGAAGTTCCAGAAGAACCGTCTGAACCGCTAGTACCGCTTGAGCCGTTTGAACCCGAAGTTCCAGAAGAACCGTTTGAACCTGAAGTTCCGCTTGTGCCGGAAGTTCCAGCTGAACCACTTGTTCCACTTGATCCGCTAGTACCCGAGCTACCATTTGAGCCACTAGTACCTGAGCTACCATTTGAACCTGAAGTACCCGAAGTACCAGATGAACCAGAAGTACCGCTTGAGCCGTTTGAACCTGAAGTTCCTGAAGTACCTGAAGAACCGTTAGAACCAGAAGTACCTGAGCTACCGTCTGAACCTGACGTACCTGCTGAACCTGAAGTTCCTGATACACCATCTATTCCAGAAGTACCTGAAGAACCATCTGAACCTGAAGTTCCAGAAGAACCGTTTGAACCTGATGTACCGGATGTTCCAGAAGAACCGTTTGATCCTGAAGTTCCAGAAGAACCATCTGAACCTGACGTACCAGATGAACCATTTGTTCCTGAGACTCCATCTATTCCTGATGTACCTGAGCTACCGTCTGATCCTGAAGTACCTGAGGTACCATTTGAACCTGAAGTACCTGAGGTACCATTTGAACCGTTTGAACCTGAAGTTCCGTTTGAACCCGAAGTTCCAGAAGAACCATCTGAACCGGACGTACCGGCAGAACCTGAAGTTCCTGATACTCCGTCTATTCCAGAAGTACCTGAGCTACCGTCTGATCCTGAAGTACCTGAGCTACCGTTTGATCCTGAAGTTCCAGAGCTACCATTTGAACCTGAAGTACCTGAGGTACCATTTGAACCTGAAGTACCGCTTGAGCCATCTGACCCTGAAGTTCCAGCCGAACCTGATGTTCCTGAGACTCCGTCTATTCCTGATGTTCCGGAAGATCCATTTGAACCAGAAGTTCCAGAAGAACCGTTTGAACCGGAAGTTCCAGAAGAACCATTTGAACCGGAAGTACCTGAGCTACCGTCTGAACCTGACGTACCTGCTGAACCTGAAGTTCCGGAAACTCCGTCTATTCCTGATGTTCCCGAAGAACCGTCTGACCCTGAAGTTCCAGAGCTACCATTTGAGCCTGATGTACCGCTTGAGCCGTTAGAACCTGAAGTTCCAGAAGAACCGTTTGAGCCTGATGTTCCAGAGCTACCGTCTGAACCGCTTGTTCCAGAAGAACCGCTTGTTCCTGAGACTCCATCTATTCCTGAAGTACCTGAACTACCGTCTGAACCAGAAGTACCTGAAGTACCGGCTGACCCTGAAGTACCTGATGTTCCCGAAGAACCTGAAGTACCTGAGCTACCGTCTGAACCTGAAGTTCCAGCTGAACCTGAAGTTCCGGAAACTCCATCTATTCCTGAAGTACCTGAGCTACCGTCTGAACCAGAAGTACCTGAAGAACCTGATGTACCAGTTGAACCAGAAGTACCTGATGTACCTGATGTACCTGAGCTACCGTCTGAACCTGAAGTTCCAGAAGAACCGTTTGTTCCAGAGACTCCATCTATTCCTGAAGTACCTGAGCTACCGTCTGAACCAGAAGTACCTGAAGAACCTGATGTACCAGTTGAACCAGAAGTACCTGATGTACCTGAGCTGCCGTCTGAACCTGAAGTTCCAGAAGAACCGTTTGTTCCAGAGACTCCATCTATTCCTGAAGTACCAGAGCTGCCATCTGCACCAGAAGTCCCAGCTGAACCAGACGTTCCACTTGAACCGTTTGAGCCGGATGTACCAGAAGTACCGGTTGAACCGGACGTACCTGAAGTACCTGACGTACCAGATGAACCGGCAGTACCGGAAGTTCCACTTGTTCCTGAAGTACCGGATGAACTAGTAAGTCCATCTTCTAATGTTGTACCAATATAGTAAAAACCTTTAATATATGGATCAACTGATCCATAAGTAGAAGTTAAATAAGTAACCATTGAATCTGATAATAGTAGAATACCATTATCGTAATTAAAAACCCAACTTACTTCAGTGCCTGCATTATCAGTAGTTAAGATTTGGGTTCCGCCTGATGCAGGATTACCATTCCAAAATTCAGCGGTCCATCCAATTGAAGGAGCACCGCTTGCTTGCAATATCTTTTGAGGTTGAATCCAGTCTAGGATTTGTGTGTTAAAATCGTTAAGCGTCGAACAGGCTACCCATGTAGTATTATTACCTGAAATAACTTGACTTAATTCTACGGCATTTCCTGTAGAATATGCGTCTGCTACAATCGTTTCCAACGGTTGACCTGATGCTAATAGAGCAACAGCCGCTGATTTATTTGCAACTGGGTTTTGTTTAACAACATCGAACTGAGTTAAAACTCGAGCAGCTGATATATTAGGGTTAAACGCAAACTTTGCTTCGTACCAATTAAAATTAGAGGCAGAATCAATTACGTTTGCGGCTTGGACCTTAAATACGAGTTTTAATCTTTCATTATCTGTATAGCCTGCCATTTACTAATTATATTATTTCGTTTTCTATTGATTCTTCCTGGTTTGCCTCATATAATTGACCTTCGTATTCTGCAACCATAATATTAAATTCATTTATTGTTGTTTTAAATACGTTAACCATATCATCAGAAACTCGTATACTAAGAGAAACACTCTGCTTATCTTTATCTATTTTAACCTTAAGCTTTTTATCGAAACTTTTTTCCATATTATTAATTTTTTTTTAGTTGAATGTTACAGTCACTGTATCGATTCTAATAGCTGAATTGTGGATTTTAAATTCTACGTATATTCCGTTTGTTGCATTAAATCCTCCAAATGTTCCATTTATTGTATTTCCACTGGATGAACCTAATCGGATTTGACCATCAGTTGCACCATCATCAAATGTTCCAAAATTATAACCTGAACCGTTTAGGATTAATGGATACGAAGTAGGTCCAAAAACTCCAACGGTTGCTCCTATTTTACGAACAGTTACAGTAAGAGCACCGCTAATTAAATCAGCTAGAGCAGATCCGCCTGCGAAAGTTCCAGCGAATACCATTGAAAAACTAGGAATTGGAACGCTTGACGAACTTAGTGTAGTATAAAATTTTCTATAGTACGATGCAGCTGCAGTAAGTGAAGAATAGTTTGGGTTTGAACCATTTAAGTCTGATTTAAAAGCAGCTAGATCGGGTTGAATTGTTGCAGTATTTGGTGCAGTTAAGAAATATTGATCAGGTCTAACGATTGTACCACCGACAACGCAAGCATTTCCGTTTGATAGACTTGCGGTAGAAACCCATGCAGTCGTGTAATCGCTTTGTAATCTAAAAGCCTCATCGTCAAATCGCTCTACGTATTGAGTGCTATTTCCACTAGTTGGATATGTGTCCACTAATATTGAATGAGTTGAAGAAGATTTAGTTCCGCCTGAAGACCATGGATCAAATAGTGAAGCAGTCGCGGCTGCAGTTGCTCCTCGATACCTAAAATTTGAAGAATTAATCGCCCAATTTAAAATATCATATTCAGCAGCTGTATTGTTGAAGAAATTGGTCCATCCAGTAAAAGTACCAGAAGTTGGTGACCATGCATATTCAGCAATAGTTGGAACTCCGTACGATGGTGCAACAAATTGAAAATTAGTATTTGCGCCAAGAGCACGGCCTTGAGTATTTGCGTTTAGGTTATTAATTGCATCAACGTGTGCACTAAACTGTGAAGTTAGAGTGTAGTACTCAACACCGCTTAGATGCTTGGTTACAATATTTCCTAGAGTTTCTTCGATTGTACAAGTTGAACCGGCTCCAAAGCTTGGAGTAGATGCATTTGTATCAAAGAAAACTGCAGATTGTGTATAAGTGAAAGTTTGAGCACCATCACTAGTTGAATCAGTTAGGTTTGTAATAACTATATTGTATTTACCGCCGTCTATTAAACCTACGCCAGATAGTACTTGATCAATATCAACGGTTACGGTAATGTCAGCTTTTTGTTTTAAACTATCAGTTGCAAAACCGGCAATAATAATGTCAATACCGTCTGTACTTGAATATGTCCCGTCTGCAGTAACTCCCTGAGAAAATGTTGAAATAATAGTGGTGCCATCTGCATCATATACATCAACGGTTACCGTAGCGTCTCCGCCTTGACCAGTTACCGCATTTGCTGTACTGAATGAGACTGTGCTACTAGTTGTCGTTGACTGATTTGTACCTGCCCAAGTTCCAGCCTTAAATGGAGTTCCTTCAGTCGTTGGATTGCTTATTCTAACCGTTGATCTAGCTAAAGTTTCTGATACTAATCCAGACGAGGTTCCGTCGTTTGTGCCAAAGTGACTTGCGAATGTTGGAGTAGGAACGTAAACATTTATTGTACTTGAATCTCCAGGTTTCTGAGCTCCAAGTATATCAATTCCAACAAAATTAACTTTTGAATAATTTCCGACAAGAACGCCTTCATCATAAAAATCAATTCCGCTAATTCCACTTGAGCCGGTATTTGGAGAATCATTCCAATATAAATTACCCGAATTATCTATTGCTAAAAATTTAGTCTTGGTGTTATCCTGGGATACTCCGCTAAGATCAACTTGTTTTATTTTAAGTTTGTGGGACATTCGGTTTTAATTTACATTTTTCTACTACAGTTATTTATCATCACTAGTAGATCCAAGTAATCTATTTCCGTTTCTCCTTGGCATATAAAATAGCAGCAACGTATTTCCCAGATGCGCTTTCCGGATCAACGTACGATAGATCAGTATCAAATGGACTACTTGATCGAAAATCTGCTTTATAAAATAACGTATCTTTGGTTGAATCAGTTACTCCAGCATTGTGCATAATTGGGCACTTATTGTATGCATGGATATCAGAAGTTCCCCAACTAAAATCAAGTTCAGGAGTAACAATCGTCTGGGCTCCCATTTTCCATGCTCCCCAAAGAACTGACCACATATCAGCACACCACTTTTGAATTGGATTAAATTGAGCCGCTTCTTCTGTAGATAAATTAGAGCGGTCTTGATGCTCTCTATCACACATGTACTTGTAAATAGTCAATGTGTCCTCGGCTACTTCTTTCCAGAAATCGGCAGTTACACCTTTCATTAAGTATTGAGCACCGCCTGAGCCAGCCTCATTTGCTTCCACTAATTCCGGTGGAATTCCTGAAAGACTGCATAGATCTGTGAAAATATCTTCTGATTTGCTCTTAATGTACTTCGCACCAATGTATGAAATTGTGTCGCTTACGTACCAATAAAGATCTCCATGTAGGGCATCAAAGTTAGGAAGTTCTCTAAAAATAATATCAGAATCATGGTAAAAGACAGTTTCTCCACGAAGTTCCGGATGAGCTCTAAAGTGCTGTTCTAGAATATCAGGTCTTAGGATCGGAATGTATCCATAATTTTCAGTTATTCTCTTTTTATAGAAAAAGAATCTTACCATTGGATATTTGGAAGCAAGAGCTCTACCTTCAGGCGAAGGTTCATTATCATAGGCAAATAGAATATCTATCCAGTTAGGGTTTATTCCGCTCTTCATAAAATTATGAATTACTACCTCAACTTGCCAATGAAAATACGGGTGGTCCGGCTGAGCGGACATAAATATAGTCTTCTTAGTTAGCATACTAATTTATACTACTAATTGGCTTAAGGTTTATCCTCTAATGGTAGTAGTTGTAGTTAGATATTCAGTTACGTTAACTTCATACAGACACTCATCTAATATGATTTTCCACTTACCAATTGGGTCGATTGTAAATATACCTTCGATTATAGTATCAGATCCGTCGATTGTTACAGTATACATACCTTCTGAAATAGGCGCGTTTATATTATCAAATATTTGAATTACTGAATACTCAGTTGTTGATAAAACAAACGATATAGTCTTAGCCTCACGGTCTTGATAATACTCAATTGATACAGATGGGCATCCAATTGTAGTAGTAGTGGTAGTTGATGGAGCAAGCGTAGTGGTTGTGGTCGTTGCCGCTAGCGTTGTAGTCGTAGTAGTAATTCCGCTATACAGTCCGCAATCTATCACAGTTAAAGTTTGAGCACCTGCATCAAATTCATAACAGAATGTACATGTCGAGTTAATTGTTACTTTGAGAGGTCCATCGATTAGCGCTAAATTTTCAGCCGGAATTCTAGTTGTACCTGTGTAAATAATATCGGCAAATTGCTGGATCGTATAAAGTAATCCTCCAGGCCCAGTAACTTGAAAAGTATATTGACTTTCGCCAGTCTGGGATGGAGTAACTGTGAATTCGCTACATGGATCAATCGTCGTCGTTGTAGTAGTCGGAGCAATCGTCGTTGTAGTAGTCGGAGCGATTGTTGTAGTGGTAGTCGGCTCAATTGTCGTAGTAGTAGTCGGCTCAATTGTCGTAGTAGTAGTCGGAGCGATTGTTGTAGTGGTAGTCGGTGCAATCGTCGTAGTAGTCGGCGCAATTGTCGTCGTAGTGGTTGGAGCAGCGGTGGTAGTTGTTGTGGTAACTGCACCAAACTCAACGTTAACTACGTATTGGCAGCCTGCCGCATTGGTAAACGTGTACGTACCATATACGGTATTAATATTTGAAGATAAGTACTCAGAATCAGTTCTGTTAAATATCCATGAAAGACTTATGTTAACTCCATGCAATTCAGTCAGATTGTAGGTAGGTCCACCTGCTGACGCAAAGACTACTGAATACGGACCAGTTGGAGTTCCTATAAATGATATGACTGTTGCATTTAAGTTTTCAGCAACTGAGTAATTAATTGAGCCTGGAGCACAAGTCGTTGTTGTACTTGTTGGTGCGATCGTAGTAGTCAAGGTAGGCGAAACCGTTGTAGTTGTTGTAGTTGGAGTAGCCTGAAAAGGAATAGCGTAAAAAGGACTAAATGAGGTTACTTGCGCCCATATTTTTCTAGTTGCATAGTCAGGAGCATACGGTCCAGTTAAGACAGTTTCATCAACATAGACTCCATTTACATTATGGAATATTCGAACTGTGTCAAATACCGGCTCAGTCATTGCTTGAGGTAGAGTAAATTCAAGAAGAGCTCCAATAGTTAATGGAGTTGAAATATCAAATGCCATTGCTGCATTATTTAAGTAATAACCTGCCGGTAAAATACCAGATGGAGATAGAGTCGGCGCTGGTACAGAACATACTGTGATTGGCGCAGATTCTGTAGCGTTTGTATCTAACACAACCGATACTCCAACCTGTGGGTGATTCGTTGAACTTTGACCAGCTTGCACAATTTCGGTCGTACATAAAACGCCAGCTGCTCCGCAATAAGGATCAGCTGATGTGTAAATTAGAGTTACAAAATCGCCACCGTCTAGTCCATATCCAGCAACAGAAGTGTTCCAATAAAGTTCATCAGTTGAATCAACTGCCCCGTAATTACTTGCAGTAGTCCCATTGTCTTTACTAAAGTACGCTGGCGCTACTTTGGTGCCATCTCCTATGATTATTTGTTGGCCGTTAATGAACAATAAGTACTCACTAGTCGTGATCGGCGCGGGCATCGGAAGTAATCCTGGTGAAACTAAAGCAGAGTCTCCAGTAATTACATTTGGCGTTACCGATCTGGTTACAGCCGCTCTACAAGAACCTGCACCGCCTCCGCTGAGTAGCGTCCAGCCAGTTGATACTAAATATCCATAAAATCCTTCAATTCGGCCGCCCTGTTGAGTAATGTAGATTACTTCTCCTGGAACTCCAGTTGGCGGAATTGCTCCGTATACTTTAAGTCGAAGCCTTTTACCTTCAACTACATCTTCCATTACCGCATTTTTACCGGTGATTGCGCCAGTTGGGTAGAGTTTTATTACTTCAGGATACGACCCATTTTGTTGCTGTGCACCGTATACAGTTAGACCTTGCCTAACGATGATTGTGTTTGCTGAAATTCCTTCAATGTCAACTGAAACTCCACCAGTTTGATCGAAGTTAACGGCTGATAGAAACTCAGTTATTGCTGACTTTATTGTGCTAAAATTAAAATTAGCCAAATCAACAACGCTAGTTAAGCTAGCACCGTTAATTGATTTTACACTTGAAATTTTTAATTGAATTGACATCGTTATTTAAAGTATCTAACTTTTTAGTTATTTATTAACTTGAAAGAAGAATCGTTATTTTATTGGATTTTTACTGCCTTTTGCTGTACCTGAAAGAACTTCTGTTTTACTATCAACTTCTGCATCTAGTGCAATAATACCTGATCTAACGATACACTCATTTAGATTAGCATAGATGACACTTTCTGGAGAACTTTTGATATAACTAAGGTCTATTCGATTAACGCTACCTTTTTCAAACATACACTCGTCTAGGTGACAGTATCGGATATCGTTTCCGGTTAGGATTCGACATTCGGTTATATGTGATGATCTTACTTTGCAGCCATAAAGCATACAGTCTGTAATCTCTGCCTCAATTGAGCAATTTATCAAGTCAAGCCCTTTAATTCCAAATCCTTCCTTTAACGAAGAATCTTTTAATTGAACTCTCTCCGTATCAGTATCATAGTTAATAGAACCTTTAGTCATTTGGCCAAAAGTAATTAAGTCAAATAGGCTATCTCTAACCTTTAGGTAATTTGCTTCAAGAATACGAGGGTCATCTTTTAAGTCAACGTAAAGATCGATATTTGGAAAATTCTTAGTGAAATTTTCGTATGACTTTAGAGCAAGAGTGTTATCTCTTTGTTTTTTCAAAACATCGTGAACTTTTTTCTGTTCATCAATTGAGTATTGGTAATTAGATTGAAGCGTGTTGTACAGAGACTCGGCTATGTAGTTAACTAAGTTAGTTGCACTAGATCTCTTATTTTGATAGTCGGCTCCACCTGCGTATCTAACTTCAACGTAACCGTCTTTTAACTTATCGAAATTAATTCCAAAGTATTTAGATTGAGGGTAATTAAATTCAAGTGGACTGCTGGGTTTTGAATAGGCGATTGACGTCTCAGCTAGGAACTTATTTTTAGGGTAAATATTTGTTACTGGATTCTTGTAAATCTTTTGAATTCTAGATTTAGCAGAAGGCCACATGTCAAAGATTTTCTCCTCATTTAGTCCAAGAATGTACTTAAAAACATTTAGATTCTGAAGACGCTCTCTTAAACCAAGATCAAATTCATTTAGTGACATATTAATATGCAGTCCAGTACGTTCGGTCGTGAATCCATTTTCATCGATAAAATTCATAACTTTATACATAACGTGAATTGCTTCATTATATGGCATTACTCCAGTAATAAGCTCATTCATTTTAAATCCGCCTGAAAAATCTGGCTCTAATTTGAATTCTGAGTAACTTACGGCAATATCTGAATTGTATTCGTTTGTGCTGATTACTTTTTTGCCAAGTAATACTTCCAATTTTTCAGCAAGCTCAGCCCTACCGATTGGAGAAAAGAATTCAAATTCGAATCCAATATTTACGTTGTCAAAAAGACGTTGTTGATTTAGATCTTTATACATAATTGTTATTTGTTTATTGCAATGAATGGTACATTTAGTCGAGGTCGAGCATTATCAATTATAGCTAGAGTAGATTCGTCTCTAACGAATAGCTGACTCACTATAAATTCGTGATCCTCTGACTGAACCATTGTATTAAATAGTCTAACATTTGCAATTGAATAATTAGCAGAAGGTAGAGCCCAATTTTGAGTAGTTACAAAGCTAAATGTTCCAGGTTTAGCTGAGCCGTTAAATACTAAGTCAAGTCGATTGTAGTTTTTAATATTCGCTGGGTCCTGATTAAATTCATATACGTTAACTTCAAGCTGGCCGTATTGAGCGGATACTGGAACGATTATTGAATACCATTCATCGTATAACAATTCGCCAACAGTAAATGAGTATTGACTGCTATTAATTCTTACGTGAATCGTTACGCTAGGTAATCCAGAAACGTCAGTTATTCCACAGGAGATGACTAAGCCTTTACTATTGATGTTATCATATCCATCAAATATTCGGATGGTCTGTGATCCTGCATTGAATTTAACTAGCGCGCTAAATGTCATATTTGGAGTAACTTCAGTTGAGGCAACTGCTTTATAGACAACTGCATGCTCGGATTGCTTGAATTGAAATTTGCCAACAAAACTTTGGGTTAAATCTTGAAATCTAGAGGTTAGGCTCAGGTCTCGATAACCTTCAACTACCACATATTTGCCTAAGTGATCAAGGAAAGAATCTTTGGGCCCATTCATTTTAACTGAGACTAATTTACCAGTAGAATCTAGGTAACTGTCTCCAGTATTTAATTGGTTATTCAGCCATGCACTGTAAATTGAACTGCTTTCGTATGCCCAAATTTCGTAAGGTTTTGCAGTAGTTTTTAGGTACTGATCTTCCTTTGTGTTTGAGGTAGTAGTTATGTAATTTTGCAAGACTGGTTTAACTGCACTCATATCGTAATAGTACTCGATTAATGGAGCATAGTTAAAAGTTTTATCCAAAATTTTATTATCAAGATCTGGGTGTAGTGATCTACGAGTCTCATCGAATTTGTGCGAAATCGTTTTAAACTGTTGTTTATCCAGAGCATCATTTGTCTGAACTTCAGCTTGTACACCGAATAGTTCATCGCTTGTCATAATAATATTGTCAAGGAATATTCGATCAGGCTCTTTCATTAGCATATCGATATTTGGATGAAATTTAGTTAATTGAATTTTCCAGTAAAGAGGCTCCATCATGAATCCTCTAAACAGATAAGATCCTTGAATTTCGTACATTCGATTGGTTAATGGAAAGTACATGTAATCTCTTTTACGAGGTTGTGTGTTTGGTCCAAAAATAGACTGAAAGTAGATATTATCGATATGAATCTCAAATGGTATTTCAAAATCTACACCAAACTCAGTAAAGTTAGGTTTATTATCTGGGAATACATTATTTGGAACTACTACTTTAACACATTTTCGATCCAGTGTTTTAAATAGAGTCCACTCTTTAAATATAAAATCTCCGCCATCTCTATCCGGCTCAGTTTTAAAGTAAACTACTTCATGGCCAAACAATTTATTTGTTTGTAGGCTCAATTCCTTAGAGATTCCGATCGCACTTCCAACTTCATAAGGTTTAAATGAAGCTTCTCTCTCAGCGATTAGAGCTGGACAGCGTTCAGCTGAACAGTAAACGGTCGGTGTGTATAGAGTTACATCAATGTGAGTGCTTTGAACTCTAAATTTAATATTGTTAACGATTAATGGAGAGGTAAGCGCATCGTAATTAATTCCGTTATCGTATTCGTACTTGACCTCAAAGAAGACGTCGCTATTTGCAAAGTCTAGCACGTTAATTTCAGAAAGATCGTCTGGGCTAAAGGAATACCAAAGTGACCAGTTTCCACGGTTTAACGAATATCTAAATTTACGATTAATATTAGTAGAGACCGCTGTTCCAAGCTCAAGCGATTCATCGAATCCCACGATTTTCACAGCCCCAGGTAAAGGTTCGCCAGTAGAAAATATTCTATAATTTTTACTGTACGCAACCGAGTTCTTATCAGGTTCCGGAATTATCTTGTAGGTGACTACTTGCATTAATTTTGTCTTTTTGTTATTTATCGCAGAGTATTACGGTTTTAGACTAAAATAAATAATAAGAAAATCGGGGTTACACATGAAGCCTTTGAACCCGAAGCTTGTCCTAGACCCTATGTGGCTATGCCAAGCGAATTTTGTCGATCTGGAATACTACACGTACATTCTAATGGACGCAAAACAAAAGTATCTCAATCAGCTTGAGACTGATTTCTCTAACTTTTACGAAATTGCATTTCACTACCTAAATATCAATACTATTATAGCTGATAAGAAGGTCTACGATTCACATTTAAACGCAGTTAGGGCACATCAAAACTTAATGGTTATAGTATCTCAATTGGCCCAATCGAATGACTCTAATGGTAAGGAAATCGTTCGAATGGCGTCAGCTATTCTATCTGAGGTAATGACGGTTTACTTAAGAAAACAGATTCCTGTATTGGAGCACCTAAACTTTCATTTGACTAATACTGCTCTACATAAACAGGCTGTGATCTATATTGTATGTAAATCAGAAAAGCTTGACCGGTACGAGATTTTTAAACTAAATACTAAAAGCAATAGACCGTTAGGCTACTCAATTAGCCGAAAGGCTGTATTGCATCTTCCGGGATTAAAGAATAATGAGTTCAAGGATAGGCTTCTGGTTGAGATGCCGACTCTCACTGATTTTCAACCGGATAAAAACGTTATTGTTGTATCTGGCACGGACCAAGTTGTAATATCGGATGGAATTTGTCTGACTAAGGACATTATTTTACTAAATAAGATAATGAACCTTAGCCATGGATTTGATGCTAATGTATTACTGGACTATGAACGTATGCTTGATAAAAAGAAAGCTATTCCGTTTAAGCTTAAGGTTTAAGCGGTCGCGTCATACGATCCAGAGATTCGAATAGTTACGTTACCTCCATATTCTCCGTTTGAGGTGTTTAGCGGAGCGCGAGCAGCTCGGTTAAATAGCGAAAATTGGCTTAGTCGATTAGTAACAGTTGAGCCTTCATTTGCTGGAAAAGCGTGTTGTGACTGCAGATAAATCCATCCTCTCGCGGCATCACCATTAGAAATAAGGCTTCCTAAATAATTAGAGTATGTTTGTATATACGAGATTCCAGTATAGTCAGGCTGAGGATCCGGTAAAGTAGTTATATCAGTAACGGTCACTTGTGCATTTAGATGACCGTGTGCACTTGCTGAAAATGGTAATGAAAGCCCTAACCCAGTGTATGTATAGTAGCCTGAACCTGATGTCATGTCGTCAGCTGGCCAAGAGTTGAGGTCTAGTGTATAAATTGAATTAAAATGAACGCGTCTACCTATTTTAGTGTATGTGAATGACTGAGACAGCTGAAAGCCTGAAAATGAGTTAGCCGTCGCGTATGAATGATAATTGGTTGGAAGTATGAGTTTACCACCACTAAGAGTTTCATATCGTCCTAAGAATAGAGCATTAGTAACGGTACCCTCCTCGTAATCATCTAGCGTATTTGCATCCGCTGATGGAATTTGTGTAGCTGGAAAAGGGATTCCTTGATTAAGACGATCACCTTTGATCTTAATTGCATTATTAAGACGTAGCTCTTTAGTGGCGTCTACTGTTAATATTGCTAAGTCTGTAACCGGCGCCGCAATCGTAAATGAGTTGCCGCTAGTAGGAACGCCAGTTATTCCAGTACCTCCGTATGTAGTAACTGCGCCGGTTGAGCTAATGACTTGAATGGGGTTTCTAAACTCAAATACTGAACTGGTACTCCCTATTTTAAAGGTAATATTATTGTTGGCTGAGTTAAAACCTGCTCCCCAATAGGCAGCAGCTGATCCGCCACCAAAACTTGCGTTTCTCTTAAAAAATAATCCATCGATTGAAATTGTACTGGCTGACTCAGTGTCCGTTAAGATTCGATAGTTCGTAAACTTCATTTCAATTGAACGACCGTCAGCTTGAAGAGCCTCAGCTCGGTTAATTTTCCAAATTTGCTCACTACTTCTTCTTGGAGCAAATGACTCAGGCGAAGCAGTTATTCCGCTCGAAGATAAGTCGTATTCCGCTCTTAGAAAATAGGTTCCAGGATTAGCTTCATTACCAAAAGAAGTTCCGTACGATAATCGATATTTACGCATTCGTAGATTTTCAAAACTTGGACTAATTACGTAAGATTCGCCAGCTGAGCCTGAAGTATATGAAGTGGAAAGGGCATCAATTGATCCTAATTCTAATTGATGTCGGTATCCTTTACTTGTTGTTGCAAATTCCTTAGCCTCAGTTGCGGTTCCATTAAAATAAGAGTATAATGATAGGTTTGAAGTAGCTGGAAACATCTTCTCAGTAGAAGAAGGGTACGTTATTAATTTATGCGGAGAGGTTCCTGAACCAGTAGAAGTTAAATTTATTGGATTTGTGTTAGTAACATCAGCGGCAGTTTCACATAATTGAATAACTGTATCGCTAATCTTAAGAACAAAATATCCATTGAAATTAGAAAGTCCGCCTATTGCAGTTCCACCTTCCGCTGAGTATGTAACAAATTGGCCATCCACTAATCCGTGATTTGACGTAAATGTAATTTCTTCAGTTGACGTATTAACCGCGGTTGCTGGAGCAAAGGTCTTAGCGGTTGACGAGTTTGCACTAATTACGATATTTGATCCATCGAATATTACAGATTTAGAGTTTAACTCATTAAAGTTATAAAGAACAGTTTGATAGTTAACTCCTGCTCCAGGAGTTGCATAACTTGGATCAGTTGATGTTGCACTATTTGTTAAATCAGACCCAGACGATACTCTAGCTTTCAGTATTCTAGAGGTAGGAGTTAATCTTACAAATGGCGAAATATTTGAACTTAGGGCAGTTTGTACAAGAGTATTAAAATTCGCTAATTCTAACCAACCGTTTCCACCGGATACTTTCTTTAATATAGTGTCGGCTGTTATTAAAATATCGCCCAAAACCATAGCAGACGGATAGGATCCGCCAGTCGGTGCAGTTACTGGTGCAATCGCAGCAGATAACCCATAAGTTACTGAGCCCTGCGGTCCAGTAAGTCCAATTGGCCCAATTGGACCGGCTGCTCCAGTTAAACCAGCAGGTCCAGTAGGACCAGTTTGGCCAATCCCTAATGCGATTAGCTGGTTAAAGTTGAAATTTAATTTACTAGATAAGTCAGATTGACTATCAAGTGCGGATACTTCCCTTAGATTTATAATGACTGCCATTAAATGAACTTAATTTTTATTTTTGGAACTAATTTAACTCCAGTATTCGGTTTTATCAAAATCGATCCTTCAATTACATTAGATTTGGTATTATTTATTCGGACTGATCGAATTAAGTCGTAACCTAAGTCTCCGAGTAAATCATACTCAACCGATTCGAATGAAACTAAGTTATTATTGATCGTTCTATCATCTAATTCATAAAATTCAAATGCTTCTACTTGATATAATTTTGTTAAGTTAGTTGAGCAATATTGAGATAAGTATTCTTCAAATGTAAGCTGATCTAGGAATACTGGGTCTGTTGTAATTTGAGAACCGTTTGAATATTTAAAGAACTTTAAAAATTGGTCACGAAGTCCGTTATTTGATAAGTGCTTAGTTATTAAATCTGGTATATTTAATTTGAATTTAATCTCAGTTGCAAATTGAGAATACACAATATTTGCTTGAGTAGCGGACGATGCTAAAAAGTCAGTATTGTTTAATTCAATTGAAGTAAAGTCTTCCATTATGAATTGCATAGGAACATTTAATAACTTGGAAATAAATGAATAATCTTCAGTAACTCGACGTGTTCCTGGAACCTTTACGTAATCTGTTTTATTAGAGTATTCGAAATGATATCCGTAATCCCAACTCGAAGATAACATATTAAAGTCAGTTCGACTAATCGGAGTCTCTCCGATATATGGATAAACGGATGAGTATTTTTGACTGTTTTCAAGATCAAGAATTGAAGATTTTGAGTATTTCACAAATTCATAGTCCTTTATAATAAAGAAATTATCGACGTATGGATTTAGGCAAACATTTGCTCCATGTAAAATATTATCATTTATTGAAAATTCATATTTGAATCCAGCTACAGGTTTTGTCAATACTTCATATTCGGAAGAATATCGGTTGACAGAATACTCTTGAGATGGGACTTCTGAATAAGCGAATCCAGCCACTCCATTAATTTGACCTGAGTTAACTTCAACTTGGTCAAGTTTTACAATTGTCGATTTATTAATTTGGTCAGCTTGTACAATTTCAATCGCCATTGTTTTGTATGGAGTTAATATTCCATCAGTATACGACTCCCAACTAATAACGCCTTGACTCTTTTCAGTTAAGTTTAAAAATTTAGCGAATGATAAATTTTCAAATACTTTTTCAAAATATTTTACTCCACCGAATATTTGGAATTGATTAATGTCTTCTATCCAATATGAAGTTGTGTTATTTGGCACTGGGTTTGCTGAATATACGTATTGTACTAAATCGCCAAGCCCAGTTGGGAGTGGAATGATTGTGTATGGTTGTCCGCTGATATTGGTGATATTAACGACATCTTGTAGAGCACCATCTACTCCATCAATCGTTAAGGCTGAATTGCCTAGTGCTGCGGTCGTTACGGATACACCGGCTGCAAGTTTAAGAAGCACGCTTTTTTCACCCGCTTTAATTATATAAAGAGGTGCAAAATCATTACTAATTCGATTTATTTCAGAATCAGCTAATGCGTCATAACTTTCTAAGCCTGGAAGTAATGATGTGCGTATTGACTCGATAACTAGAGTTGATGGATTTAAGTTAAGGCCGCTCGCGGATAAATTAACTCCCCTAGACAGTTTAATGGTGGAATATGCAGTAGCTTTAGTGTTATACTTTTTATCCTTTGCATAGTAAAGGAATGAGTGAGTTAAATTAGAAACGCTGTTTGAGTTAAAGGATATTCGATAGTCTCCAAAAAGAGAATCCATGTAAGATACTTTATGATACACTGAGAAAGTGCTGTTTTGAGTTGGCACTGACCAGTCGGCTCTAAATAATATAGGTTCGTCATACGACGCTGATCCTAACGATCCGCTTATGTACGTTACGTCAAAATCGTATACTCCATTACTTGATGAAAGTGTGGATGGATCTACCTCGTACACAGCTTCATTGTATACGATACTTGAAATATCGCTATAAATTAAACTAAATCGAGTATTAGTTGATAATAATTCGTCAAGTATTTCTGTTTGGTTAATACCACCACCATCATTAAACTGGAAATATCCAGTTACAGATTGAGCTGGAGTAGCTGAGGTGCTTGATAATGCAAAATGAGTAACCGTTGCCCCGATTGGATCATCGTCTGCAATAATCGTACCTACTATTCCGGAAACTTGGTTTACCCATGCATCTTCGAATACTCCCTGGATTCTAACGCCTGAGTATACTCCACTTGTTAATATAATTGGCGTAGACTGATCGACTTTTGCATAAATTCGAGTTCCTAATTTATCACCAGTAGAAATTAGTGAATTACTAACAGCCTCGTATACTGGAGACCCTAATGTTGCTAATATCGTTGACTTATTTCCATATACGACTTGTATTGTGTCGCCTGGACTTGCTGAGATGGCAGAACTTCCGGAAATTAGGTTATTGTACTCAAGCAATGACGCTGCTGTAATTTCTTGGTCAATTTGGTAATTTACCGGAGAAGACATAACTGAACCGGTGAATAGATTAGCTTGCGTTACTTGGTCGTTTGTACCAGCTGACCAATTACTAGATAAAATAGTTTCAGGTAATAGCTCTTTATGTCCCAATACTAATTCAATAACCACAGTAATCGATTTTGAATTAGTGTTCTCAATTACTCGATATTTAACAGGTTGTCTATTAATAGTAGGATCTTCCTTAACCGGTTTTAATATTACGCTAAACTTATAATCTTCAAATCGTAGAGTATCTGAAACAGCTGAGCCGTTTTGAGCTAACTCATAAAATCTAAACATTGCCCCTTTAAAAAGAGTCTCATACTGTTTATTAAACTGATTTTTATTAAGAATCGAATATCTATACTGAGGTCTAGCTATTTGAATTGAATTAATAACCGGCACATACGTAAAATATTGCTCAAAGTAATTAGAATCAGAAATTAGTGAGTTTATATTTAAGTTTTCATTAAAATACGAATAATTATTTCTAATTGATTTAATATCATCTGAGTATCCAAAGTCCGACTCTATATAAAACCACTCATGTGTCATTTTCTCAGGGGTAGGAGAAGTCTCTCTATGAGATGGCCCAAAATTGTCTTTTCCAAATAACAAGTCTGAGTTTAGTCGGTATGGATTATCTCGACTATCACTAGAGTCTGCAATTCCCCATTTAGCAATGTATGGAATTACCCGACCATCTGTTGCAAAATCAGAAATGAAATTTTCCAAGTTTGCATGATACTCACTAGATAAACTGCCAGACAAAAACTTTTCACGATACGGATATGTAGCTAAACTCGTAGAGGCTGACGTATGATCCGCTTTTAAGCTGAATGGGCCTATATAGTCAAATGCGTCCTCGGTCTCGTCAAAGTAAGGAATATCGAGACGATTACTAAAGGCTGAATCTCCTGGGTCAAGCGTAGTTAGCGGCAATTTATTTCCATATATTAGGATAACGTCGCCGTCTATATTTTCAAAGTATGAAATTAAATCAGTATTTTGCCATATTAAATTACGTTCGCCACTTGCTGCAATATCAGTAGAATCGTAGATTGTTCCGTTTATTGAAATTGCACCGGTACCTATTGCTTTATACGTATACTTAGTAAAGTCAAGGACCTTTGCTCCAGCTGGAATGTAAAAATCTTTATATAAGTCAATTAGTAAATTTCTAGAATAGTCACTAGAATAAGTTGAGAAATTAAAATCCATTGTCTCAAATATGGAAAGAACTCCTACGGTTGGTCTAAATAATTTACGAATTTCAATTTTTCCGTATTTGACATTAACTGTCTCGTCGTCAGTTAACTGAATGGTTGCCTTTGTGTTAAAATTAGAAATTGCTGATAGCTTAGCATCACTAGATAACCCATTAGTAATTAAGTCAGAGGCGTTGCATAATCGACTAATGCTTGACCAGTTTTGATCAGTTTTAATTACTAGAGTATCTAGTAATTGAGTTAACTTGGAAATATTTCCAATATCAATTATTGCATGGGATTTATTTAAAAATCCACCATCTGCGTAAACAATATCAGTAGTTACTGAATTATTTAATTTGACAAAATTGTAACTACTTGAAACTGGAAGAACTTTAACTTTTAATTCACCGTATGCATCTCCGAATCGATTTGTTTGTAGAAACGATGTAGTGTTTAAAGTTACTCCACTAATTGATGTATTATTTAGAATATCTGAGATATCGGATATTGATTGTGCGATTTGATCGAGATCACGGTCGCCATTAACGTAGATAGTTGATATCCCTGCTGAATAGGCTAAAGTATACGGTGTAGTAATAGGTAAATAATTTCGAGTAAATACAAGCTCATCGTATTTTCCATTTAGGTCTAGTGAATCAATAACTGATCCACTTGGGTGGTAGATTCGAATTTTATCTAAGTGGTTTGGCTTTGAAATAATTTCAATTGATATAGTTGATTTAGAGTCTTTCGTTGAAATCTCTGCAATCTCTTGAGTAACTAATTCTTTTGGGCCAAATGTTAAACCTAAATCAAATGAAGTATTGTCTATTTTAAAGTCAACAATACTACCAGATTGATTCCAATCTTCTGAATTTATTAAGTGAATATCTCCGTCTTTTGTTTTTAAGTATGGAAAGAATAATGTGTCTTTTGATGTACGGTTATTAGTTAGATCAGATAAGTCTTGCGTAAGATTCATACCTCTTAGTTTAACCCCAGTTGGATTAGTTAATAAAAATGATATGTCATCTGTTTGTTTATAGTTGATTGGTATCAACTGATCATTATCGATTCCAACATTTGCTAAATTAAGCAGTCCTCCAGTTGTAACTTCCTGAAATTTAGTAAATCCTCCAGCTACATAAATATGAGATTCATCATGAACCACTATATCAGTAACGGATTGAGGACTAAGGCCGGTTGAAGTATTAAATGAAAAATCAAGTTCTCCATTTTTAAATATTCTAGCAATTCCTCTAGCTGGAACTCCTTTATATGACGTGAATGCTCCACCTATGTAAAAATTTCCATTTAAGTCTAGTGATATTTTAGAAATGGTGCCATTTGCTCCAGTTTGATAATTAAATGCTAGATCGATTGCACCAGCCTCAGTTAATTTAATTAATCGATTAACTGTATTTGAATTATAACTGGTGAATCCACCGGCTACATAAACTTCGCCTACTTCGTCTAACACAATATCATTTACAGTAGAGACATTATTGAAACCAGTTCCATATACAAAAGTTGAATCGATAGTGGCGGTGTTCGTTAACTGAACAATGCCGTTTGCGGTGGTTCCTTTGTAGCTAGTAAAATCCCCAATTACAATAACTTTATTCGAGGAATTTACTATTAGTTTCTTAACTAGTCCGGCGCCTCCACTAAATCCAGTAGAGCCGACATCAAACGACGAGTCAGCGACTCCGTCTAAATTAATTTTAACTAGTCCAACTGATGGTAATACATCTCCACTATTTGTGTATTCGGTAAAAGTACCTCCAACGTAAATGTCCTGTGATGGAGTTATGTGGATTGTACGTACAGTTGAGTCAAATGAAAAATCAGTCGATTCGATTGAACCGTCTGTATTTAATTTTATAAAATTGCTAATTGGTGTTCCATTATACGATAGCATTTCTCCACCAACGTATACTTTTCCAAATTTATCAAGTTCAATTGATTCAACTTTAGCTGGGGAAAAACCACTTCCGTAATGAAATGAAAAGTCAATTTCGCCAGTTGAGTTAAGACGGATTATTCCATTTGCTGGATATCCATTATAACTAGTGAATGTTCCACCAATATACATTTTATCGGTAGCTGGATCAACTGTTATTGTTTTAACTGTGCCTCCACCTATTTCTGAACTAGCAAGAGCAGTTGATATGTCTATTGAATCTGATGCTGTGATTTTTGAATTAAACATTGCAGTTAAGTCAATATCAAATGTTTCTAAATCAATATCGTTGCAATAGAATCCAAAATACCTATTAAATTCGTAAGGGTTAGACGTATCGTCATTAAATAAAAATTCCAGATTTAAAATACTAGGGTGAACTATATTATTTCTCTCAAATCCTTGAGTTATAAATTGCTCAACTTTTAATAATGGAAGAGCTCTAGTTAAGACCGTACTTAATTGCTCAGGAAGTTCAACGTATGTTCCAGTTTTAATAGAAGGACCTCGGTATATCGAAAACCCGTCCGCTTTATAATTAACATAAAGTGGATTTTTTGTAAACATTGGATTCTTCTTTATGTTTTCCAAGTATTTTCCTATCTTGGAAGTAGGCCCCATGTCAAATACTTTAACGACGGTCGCATTTTTAAATAAGTCAGTTGCGAAATCCTCAGGTTTAACAATACCGTCTAGGTCCTTTCCTTGGCCAGCTGTATAGTTAGAAGGCCCAGGAACTTTAAATATTACGAATTTAGTCGGAATGATTTGGTCTACGTATAATGGAGCTAAGTAAGTAAATTTCTCAGAGTATTGTCTACTTGATAAGTACTTCGCGCCACTTGTATACAAGTCAAAGTCATATTGATCTTTTAGATCTTTAGCTGTCGCGGTTTTCCCAATAGTTGAACCAACTTCATAGGCAATAGTGGATGGAGTTTTTCCATTATCATAGAACTTATATAAATTAACTTCATGGCTTGAATTCTCATTTATTGAGAATCGTTTGTATTTTTGATTCGCTAATTTTTCGTTAGCGTCAATTGAATTAAACCACAGATCTCCAACTGAATCAACGGTTAACTTTAAATTAGTTGTTAATTTAGGGTTAGTTCGTAATAATTGAAAACTGACATTTCTCTCAGCTAATTGAGTGTATGTTAAATTTGGATTCGCCACTATTTAATTTTTATTTTAAGCAGAAGCACTTATCCCAGTTGAGTTAATCGATAATTGACTTACTGGAGTAACTACTGCTGTTTCTTTCTCGTATTGTGTTTTAACAGTTACATCAAATGAGAAAACTGAATTTAATGAGTAAATATCAATTCCTATTTTCTTAGAGTACTTAACATTTTTTAATCCAGCTGGAACAGCTGAACGCCATCCGCCTACATAGCCTAGGGCATCAGATGCTCGGAATTGGAAGATTAATGGAATCTTAATTGCTGAGTCTGCTCCGAACTCCAACATTTTTTGTGAACCTGCTGGGCTTAATCCGTCTACTGATATATTAGCATGAGAAGATGGTGCAATTGATAAGTAAGCACCACATGTGTACTTACCAATTAAGTAAGCGTCTTCTATTAAATATCCATTTTTTATAGGATATTGGTTTTCTCTCATGTTTGCACTTGTAACTGGGGCAGTAACGTTTACTGGAGCAGCATCACTGTACACTGCTTGTTGGTAATGTAGTGCGCCGAACGCGTTTGTTCCCTCAGCTTCAGTTATCTCAGAGTGAATTGCTTGGCTAAACGGTAAATACAGTTGATTAGTTGCGCCAGTCGAATACGCTGGTCTAGCAATAGTCAATGTTGTATTATTCCAAGCGATATTGTATGCACCGCCTACTTTAATGTATGGGTGGTCTTTATGAATACAGAATTCGCTTAGTTTTCCTCCGCCGATTGGAGCTTGGTTTGCATCAAGAGTTCCATTCCAAACTTTAGGATTAGCACTAGTTGCATATCCTGGAATAGTGGTTAGAGTTGGGTTAAATGGTAAATAGTGTCCGTATACGTAAGGTACAGTTACTGCACTGACGGTTCTTCCATTATATGCATAATTTCCGGAAACGGCATTTGAATAAGTAACGCCGACTGCTAAATTATCTCCAGAGTACAGAGTATTTGCAAGAGTTACGTTTTTATATCTAGAATAAACAAATTGGCTCTTTACTTGAGACGACTGGTATGCATCCTTTTGAATAAACGATCCTAATACTGAAGTAGTTGAATTGTTAATTGCAATAGGAGCTGTGTCATATCTTAGGTTAGTATGATAATTTACCGTAGGGTAGGCAGTTGGATCAGATAGAGTTGCGGTTTCTCCAATTCCCCCGTTTAATGTTGAAATTAATTGAAGAGGAGTTTGTGAAGTATTTTGCAGTTGAATTAAGTATTGAACTGCTACTACTTTACCGTGGTTATATGCAACTGGAGTTACGCTAGTATCTTTGATTAAATCTTTGTAGTATCCAGCGAATAGTTCAAGGCTTTGACCGTTAGTTAAAGTCTTGGTATTACCTACTTGATCAACGATACTTACAGTTAATGCACCAGCACCAGTAGATAAGGCCGTCTGTACAGCGGAAAGAGAATCTGATATAGATTTCAATTTAGTGTATAGATCAACAATATTTCCATCAGTTGCAAAGAATCCACTTGCAATATCTTCTGATTTATGAGCGTAGTACTTATCTCTAGTAGTAAATGAAGTTCCTAAGTGAATGTCTAATCCCTTTGAGTTAAGCTCTTCTTGAAATGATATTTTAGTTTCTTCAGCAAATGCCTGTTGAGAAACAATTGTTGCATCTTCGGCAGTTTCGATATTTGCTGGAAATTCAACTAAAATACTATCAGACCATGCGGATTCAACTGGTGAATCAGGCCATCCAGCTTCAGATAAACTCTTTATTCTAATTTCAAGAACTTCTCCTTTTTTAATTGGAATATCTAATTGGTTTGAATTTACTTCGTTTGGATCAGAGATATTTTCATCTGCCCATTCATAGAATCCAGTCGCTGAATTATAAATTTTAGCTCTAGACTTAGATTTGAATTCTGTCCATGGAGAAAATGCTCCAGTAACTTTATTTCCGCTTGCGTCAACAAACTCAAGTTGATCAGCAGGTTTAGTGCTTCCAGTTTTACTTAGTGTTCGATATGCTATTTTAAACTGAGCTACTTGTTGAACTCCATGTAAAGTAGTTCTAGGTTCAGGTATTGCCCAAAATCCTCTAACACTATACATTGGATTAGTTATAAAGCTGGGAGTTGATTTAATTGAGGTGGTAATATCTGAAATTAAACTTTGCTGACTTTTAGTCAAAGTCAATCGCTTATCCGCAAAATTAGTTAAGTCCTTTTGTAGTTTTAGTCGCTGTGCTTCATTTAATGAAGCGTTTGTGTTTAAATTAGCTCTAGTATCAGAAATCTGAGTATCAATTTCCCTAATTTGAGAAGAGGCTTGCTCTTTTGCTGAAATTTTTTGCTTAATACCTAACGTATTATCAGCGTCTTGAATGTGCTGATCAGTTTGAATAACTTTAAAATTTTCCGCAGCGATAGTTACGGTATTTGGAGTATCTCCTAGAGCTGAAGGTAATTTTTTCTCTTTAGCATAACTTAGGAATAACATACCGAAATCAGAAACGAATGTCTGGTAAAAATCAGTTAGCGTCATTTGTTTTCCGTTATTCATTGTAATCTGTAACTCATTGGTTAAGATTCCAAATCCTTGCGAAAATTGATCAGTCGTGACGGCTAGTCGGTCGCTTATTGGTTTTAAGAAGATAATATTTCTTTCGTTATAACCTAGGTTTAATTGAACTAATGAAGACCTAGTTAAAATAGGTTTCATTCTTAGTTGGGCTGCGCCGACTGCTAATCCATCAACTCCAAAAGTATTTTCCAGAATAATGGTTTTTGAGTTTGAGTCAACTGACTTAATTTTATACTCTGAATTATTTGAGCTGATTAAGATATTTCCAGCCTGTAGAGTTTTTTCAACGTCTCCACTAGTTGCTAAACTTGTGTATTTTAAAGAGCTTAAACGATACTTACGAACCTGCTCAGTTAAAGTTTGTCCGCCAATTACGGCAGTAGATGAATCTTCTAAAATATCTAAAATATCAAATGTTCCCCTAACTGTATTTGTTGCTGGCGGTAGAGTCAATTCGCTTGAATCTTCGAAATAATCGATAGCCCTAGTCCCTAAATCGCTAATTACTGCAGAATATGAAAGGTTATTTATGCCTTTGTAATTTGTATCAAAATATGCAATTTCAGTAGCAGATGTTGAAGTAATGATCAATCGCCTAACTTCAAAACGGTTAATATCTGGATCAGTTGTTAAAGTTGCTGTGTCGATATTAATATACAATAATGGATTTAAGAATGATTCAAAAAACCAGTTAGTTTTGTAATTAAAACTTGAAGGTACGGCAACTCCAGTATTAGTAACATTTTCTAGATCAGAGATTACTGAAGAAATATCTTTTAATTCAAATGTTCTAAGATTTCCATCTGCATCCTTTACTCCTAATTGATTTGCATTGCCGCTTAGTAATTCAGTAATTTTAGCATCAAGGTTGGAAACTCTATTGTCTAGATAGGTAAATGACGGGATTGTGAACACTTGAGTAGAACCGTCTTGTAAAGTTTGATTTACATTGACGCTTTTTGCGGTTGTGGAAAGTGATGTAGAAAGTTTTAATAAAAACTCCTGCATATTGTTAACATCAACTCCAAGTTCTGCTAAGTAATCCGTTAATGATGATTTGTCTGCCATTTAGTTTATCTTATTATTTTATCAACCGCAAACGTTAAAGTTTCAGCATTTGTACAAACAATTTCTATAATAGGCTTAGCAGTTCTTCCGTAGTTTGTTGGAAAATCCGCAGCGGTTAATGTTGCTATAAGTACGCTGTTTGCTGACAGTGCATTTGTGATGTTTTGTGAATCAGTTTTTAGTGTTATTGTGTACGGCCCAGGAATAATTGGAGAGTCACATACTACTTTAAGTAGCTGACCCTTCTTCCAAGTATTAATAGAATCATCTATGTAAATCGTTAAATCTTGAGAAAGATTAAATGGAATTGGGCTACTTGATCCATTTAATTTTAGATGTCGGATTTGAGTTGATGAGATTCCTAATGAAACGGTTTTTACGCCTAATGCATTTGTACTAAAGTCGACTTCGGTTATATCTGAATAGCCTTGAACGTTTGATCCTATTGTAATTTGACCTGGGATAAGTTTTCCAAGAGAAATTCCGTAACCTGGCTTGAATGCATCCATATTATATGATATTTGCAATGAAGTTGTTCCTGTTAAAATCTCGTCTATTCTATCATTTGTGCTCCCGATTAAATCCATAATTGCAGTTGACTCGGCAAAGGCTGCACTTGATGCAGAAACAGTTGTTTCCAATACGGCGATTCTTTTAGCTAAGCTAGACATCGCAGTTGAATTTAATAATGCGTCTTTTGCGGTATCGACGTTAACTCTTAAATTCTCAAGAGCCGCTAATTTATCGTTAAATTTAGTTTGAAGCTGTCTAATTTCAGTCAATACATCGGTAAACAAGTTCAATGAAAATGTATTGTAGTCATTAATTGATTTTTCAACTGAAACATCTTCAATTGAAGTATCAAATTTAAGGTTTACTTTGAATGCAAACGAGTTACCATTAGTTTTATTAATAGTATCCGGTTTGTTTTTGGTGATCATTGGGATAATAAATTCACTTCCGCTTTGAACCACTCGGTTTAGGAAGTAAACTCCATATAAGTTAGAAACGCTAACTGGTTCGGTGCCGGCTACCGCGTTTGGCGCTGGATCATATACGTCATAGTAAACTAAAATTGCATTAAATTCAAAATCCTCATTTCCAACGCTGTCATTTAGTTGAGAGAATGATTTGATTGTTGTATTTTGAGAAGCAATTAAGTAGTCAGTTAAGTCAAAATCAATAGTCATACCGTCGTGGGTTGATCTAAGGTACTCGACTGTTCTGGTATTTAAACCTGCAGTGTAGGTCTTTTTGATTCTTTGAGTTTTTGGAGCAGAGCTTCCAGTATTGTAAGGTGTTCCAAAGTATGCAGCCTGATCAGTGTAATATGAATTATTGACAGATGATGCTCCCCACCAGAATCCGGTAGCAACCGGTGTAGTATTTAAAATATTCGAAGTATATGTAGTTACCGCGTTTGAATCTAAGTCATAAAACGCTTCTAACCCCATTCCAGCAAATGGATGAGTGTCTGTGTAGTGTCTACCGTTTAAGTATTCCGCGTCAAGTGGATCCCCTGGCGTATTTACGATTACCATTCCTGGACCGTAATTCTCGTCAGGCTTTGACTTGAATAAGACAGTTGGAGTAGTTCCAACATTAGTTGGCACGTGAATGTACAATTCGCTGTATGAATTATCTTTGCTGCGAACTGAGTTAACTACATCAATTTCTCCAATATACTTAACTACTCGGTCATAGGTAGAAGTAGTTGGATCGTACCAGTCTTCTGCCCATCTTTTTTCACTAACCGGTAGTGATTGATTAACTTCAGTTGAGTTAGCGTCTCTCCAACGAACTGCTCCAAGCTCCTTTAACCACTTCCAAAAAACTCTTTCGGAAACATTTAGCTTTTTTTCTCGATTGTATGACGATTGTGAAATCAGCAAACTCTCGAAATTTAGAGCGTAATTTTGGAAACTTTGAGCTAGGTTAATATTTTCATTTACTGATAAATTATTAATGATTGGAGTTTCACCTTGCGCAATAAACTGTACTTTGTTATCAGTTTCCATAGTAGTTGGTATACCTATTTCTGGAATACGTAACAGGGCGAATTTAGAAAACTTAAACTTATTTGTATTATTGTTAAATGTTAAGCTTAAGTCTTCAATCGCACTTTGAAAAGAATAGAACATTCCTTTCTGGGTTTGAATTGGTTTTATTAATGGTGCAACTGCCATAGTAGTTAGTTATTAGTTTGTTATTTCAATGTTGTGTGAGCTTGTGATAACGAATCTTGAACTTACGAAATTAAGGCCAGACATTGTATTTTCGAACTTGGTTAAAGTTACACTAGAACCAAATAGTCTAGAACTAGTAGTTGAAGCTTGCACGTTTGTATTATAAGTGGTGATATGTTGCACTGGTGTTCCAGCTGCTAATTGGCCGATTGCTGTACTCGCAGTAGTTTGTGCAACTAGGGTTCCTGAATTAATTAATCCTGGAGTACCGTTTGCAAGTAGAGTAAATCCTGGAAGAATTTTAATGTCTCCCCAGTTAGTTGTTGCAATTGTAGCTGAACTTGAATTTATGTATTCTTTAACAATCACAGTGAAGCTTTGTCCATTGTCTGGGCGGCTTGCAACGTCTTCGTAAACAAATAAGATAATCGGCTTACTTGAAGATGGGCTGTTATCTGCACATTTAATTGTGACATAGATGAATTGCTTGCTTGTTTTACTTAGTTTAAGAACTCCGTAATAGTAGTCAGTACTACTAACATTAATTGCGGTAGTTGTAACAACTGTATTAGTTGAACCTTCCGTACTTTGGGTGATTGCTTGCGCTGGAAAACTAACTTCTCCGTAAAACTGAGACTTAACAGAAGTACTTAAGTTACCTACGTAAAATCCATCTGCTGTTACACTAGCTAATGGAATACCTACGCCCAATCGAGTGATTGCCATTGCATTTGCTGCTCCAGTCATATCGATTGTTCCACCGGCTTGAATAATTAACTTATCAATTGATAGAATTGACTTGCCAGCACTTTTTGTTAGACTTCCAATTGTATTGGTTGAGTCCATGAAAGTTATTCCATTTCCTAGAATAACATTGTTTGTTTTTACTTGGTTAACGTAATTGTCTACCCCGATGTACTTATTAACTAAGTCGATTTCAAGAGTGTTAATAACGTCCTCAAGTTTTGACTTTACCACAGTGACATTGGCGTTAAGTATTAGACGCATGTCTGAGATAAAAGTAGTCTCAAGTAGAGTTTGAGTGTTTAAGGATACATTAGTAAATGCCATTGTTTAAGAATTTTTTGTCTTTTTTATTTATTAAGCAAACCCAAGGGAACCTTACATTAAGGCTTTCCTACGATTTAACGTGTTTTCTATATGATCTTGGTAATCGTGAACTGTTCTTGGATCAAACGCATTAAATTCTTTAGTTAATTCATATACGTTGTTATTGACATCGGTTACTTTTACTGAAAGCAAATAGTCTCCAGGTTCAGAAAATCTCCAAATAAAAGTAGAGTTAGCTTTAATTTGAACCACAGTTTCTCCAAATAACGATAGTGTCCAAATACACTCCTTTTTGGAATCAATGTTAGATACTGCTGCAAACACTGGATGGTGTAGTGGAATAGTTATTCCGTCTAATCCGATTTTTAGGTTAGAGAAGTTAAAGCTGTTCTCGTCATAGTTTGACGGTAGGTACCCTCTCATTTCAACTTCTGGTACTTGATTATTTGTAAATTCTACAAATTTCTTGTTTATCCAATAATTAATATCTGATGCATTTGCGTCAACTGGTTTAACGTATTCAAACTTCCAATCGCTAACTGATACAGCTGAACCTGAACTTGAACTGGTTGTGATTACTATTGAGTTTGGACTATTTTGGATAACTGTTCCAGTTATCCATCTACTCGGATTAGATATACTTGAAGCTTTGATTGTAACTCCATTCGTAAAGGTAAACGCCCTAGCCAGAGTTAAAGTAATGTTAGTTGGAAAACTCGTTGGGATAGTCGCTGTTGTATTTGAAGTAACAGTTTCGCCAGTTCTTTTTAAACAATCGTCAAACGGAGAATCTAAGAATAAAAGGTCTTCGTCTAATTCACGTGAAACTGTTGCTAATTGAGTATTAATTGAATCGATTAGCCCGTTTGAATAAACTCCAAATGGATAACAGAAAGTATAAATTCGGTAATATTCTCCAGAGTCATCAGTTACTCTAATGATTCGGTGTAGAGTTACATCCTGTCTTTTTGCATGAGCGTGAATTTTTCCGTTAACTAAAACATACCGATATTCGCTAACATGTGGATTAGTTGACGCATTTAACTGGTTAGTTAAATCTTCACTTGTTGAATAAGAAGATACTACATAGCTATTATGAACGTCCCAATCCGCAAAATTAATAAATTCCAAAACTCCCATAGTAGGTAAATCCAATATGAATCCATTAAGTCTATCTGGAACATACGATAAATCAATCATTCGATTCATTTTTAAGTCCTTAATCATTGCATTTTCGTAATCGCCTAATGATGGTTGGCCAAATGCATGTGATCCAGTACCCCACTGTGATTTAAGTAAGTTAGTAGATGTTGAAATATCTTCGAAACCTATTCCATCTGTAAATATTTGAACTTCATTTTGTGGATTACCTACTCCAAAATTATTTGAATATGTGAACCAGTCTAAATAGTGAGAACTTAAAGTAGACGAAGTTTCTCCAGTCTGAACAATATTTGCGAATTGTAAGTAGATTGGATTGTTTTGAATTTGTCCTATCGTTACATTATGAAGATCTCTAAATCTATATGAATTTTTATCTTGAATCTTAGCAAAAACTTCAATAACCGGCTCCTCAGTCAATACAGTAACCGTTAGGTGGCTTACGTTTTGTCCTCCTTGTAAATCATATACATTTGAAGTTATTACGTAGGTCCCAATGTGAGGCAAAATATGAGGAAGCTTAACTAAATCAGCTAATAGTCCTCTCCATGAAAAATTATAACCTTGCGGTCCAGTAATGGTCCATTCAATTTCATATCCGTTACGGTATCTGATATTTCCGATTGTGAAATGCGAGTTTGCAAAGTCAATAAACTTAGATCCGTCTAGTCCTCCCAATGTAAAATCGGGAATATACGCCTCTAATGAAACTGGGCAACCTACTTTTCCATCGATATCATCAACGCTTTGCATTGGATTACTTTGGCCGTGATACGCAAACTCATAATTCCGTAAGTTTAGATAATAATCCTGAATTCCAGTTAATAGAGATGGAATACTTGTTACTGGATACTGTTGGTTAAACTCGTATGGGTTTATGTTTGATGTATTAAAACTTATTTCTGGAAATTCAGAGGTTGAGTTTGTTTTATGATACAGGGTTTTAATATCTCTAATCTGTAATAACTGAGAAGTTGTAACCGGCTGATTTATTACTAAATTATAGTCGTCGTTTATTTCTAATGAGTTGATGTAGGTAACATCTGACCAATTACGAAGATTAAATTTGTCAAAATATATGAATTCTCCAATAATGTCCTTAATTACAACATTTACTGGAAGTATTTCTGTTTTTAATTTAGTTGAAAGGCGATTTAATTTATAGAAAATTTCATCTACTTCAAAATCTGTGGTAAATTCAACTTCTGGAACACCATCATCATCATAATTATCACTAGCTACGGAAAATTCGTAAGCTAAAGCTAGGAATTCAGTCTTTTTAAACTTGCCGCCTTTTTTAATTTGGCCATTTAGGTCAACTAGGTTAATTGAGTCAATTGAACCAGCTGTCATTAGGTCAGTAACATCAACCATTGCAAACTTATTGTAATACGGTGAGTTTGTATCAGCATCTTTCCAATACTCCTTTACTCGCAGTACGTCACGATAGCCCAAAATGTCAATTAAGTTAATTAATCCTTTGTAAGTTCCAACATACGGGTAAATTTGATCTCTATTTACTAGAATCTCTTTTCGGGCTTGGTTAATTTGCTTCCAGTCAGGAAGACCTTCTTTTAAGTCATAATCTTTAAGTAGAAGGGCATCCTCTCTGTTAAATTTAATACCAAAGTTAGTTAACCAAATTCGGAAACGCTCGTCTTCGTCCTCGCCTTCTCCATAAAAATAAATGGATGCGATTTTTGTGGTAGTTGATGAAGTTTCGTAATAAAGTTCAAGAGTTCGATTGTATGATACCTCTTCAGCTGGAGAAAAACTCACATTTAATTGAAGAGGGTAAGTTAAGTCAAGATTTGTGGTACCTGATGGCAAAAGATCCTCATAGTCAATAGTAATACCAGTTTGTCTTGTGATATACGTGGTAGAATCAGTATGTGAGTCCTCTTTAGCTACGGTAAATAGGAAAAAATTATCGGAATTTTCAGAAGTTATCCATTTTGCAATAATCTTTGAACCTGGCTCCATAACTGGGAACCGGTAACCGCTATTTGTACTTTCTAGAATAAAAAGGTTAGATACATCGTATAGAGCAGTTGAAATAGGAAGAAAATAGTCAGCACCTTCCCATACTCCATCCGAGTTCTGTGAAAAGTTGTACGATTCACCATTTTTATCAAAAAATAAGAGATTATTAATATTCATACGCTAATGCTAGCTCTTTACCTTTATTTATTAAGCCAGACAACTGGAATTAAATAGTAAAGATCTCGCTCTCGCCTGAGTGGCTTAACGAAACAAATTCTACTTTTTCACCCTTGCCTATGTGCTTATAGATTTTCTTGTACTCTTTAGCATACCCGTTTTTAGAGATCTGAGTAAAGTATGCAAATGCATTATTTGATTTTTCCTCATTAAAGTTTCTCCAATATCGCAACAGGTCCAATAGAGCTGACTGAATACAGTCTTCTTTATCAAGTGGATTACTGAACCTAAGTTTTAGGATCGCTCTATTTGCCAGGATTATAAAATAGTTAATTGCAATTGGGGATAATTCACCAGCTGTGTGCTGGTATCCAGTCTCTTCGTTTAGTAGACCGTGTTTACACCTAATTATTTCATTTGTAAAATCCCGGTTGTTGATGTAGTACTTACTTTCTCTAGCTTTTGACATTTGGTTATGATTCTTTTAGTGACGTGTATATTTTAAGAACTGCTAAGTACGAGTCAATCATATCCATATACGGGGATCCAATTACCTCTTTTTTAACAATTTGATCTTCGTATTTAAGTAGTACTTGATGAAGACTACTGCCTTCGGCCAGCATAGGAGTTTCCTTAAATTGTTCGTACACGTCAAACTTACCGGCATTTCCTTTTGCTCCAATTGCATTTTTTAGTTCCCCAGGAGAAAATATGAATAGACTCTCTTGATTATTATTTAATAAATTGTCAAGTACTTTCTTTCTTAACATGCCAGTAGATTGAGCAATATCAATTAGTGCATTGCCTTGAGCACCGTATGCTATACCTTCAATTGAAATGATTCGGTTAGGCTCATCTTTAATAACTTCTTCCACTCTATCGATTAATGTATCGACTAGTAGCGAATAATTAGCTAATTTAGCCCTTTCTACTCCAGAATAGGTATCATATTTAAAGTTCTTAGGGGGGAGAAAAATAAACTCTAGCTCAGGAAATTCTAATTGAGTGTCCTCTAGTAACTTCCGGTGGGCTTTAGTCGTATTGGAATTGACACACGCGATCCAGCGAAAACTTTTAAAGTCTTTGCAAATACAAACAGCTGGAAACTGTATTGAGAAATCTATTCCTATTACTACCAAGAGTCATTCTAAGTGATTTGAAGTATTCTACTGAATAAAAAGATTAAGTTTTTTGAAACCTTTGTAAAATGTACTGTAGAATAAGGGTGTTGGGAGGGTATAGAGCTTAGAGTCTTAGGAACTTAGTCTACTTATATTATTAATATAAAGAATTAAGTAAACTTACTACCTTAATCCTAAGCACTTAGCTACTTAGTCCTGATTTTTAGTATATTTCAACTAATTCATAAAATTAAAATATGTTTGATCCACATCAATTAGAAAAAATGCTGTTCTTCGATATAGAAACAGCTGGAACAGTTAGCCATTCTGGAGATCTTTCAGAGAAAATGCAAGAACTTTGGGCAAATCGTTCGGAAATCCTTAGAAATCAATTGGGTGCAAAGTATCCAGACAATAAAGATAAATCAGACGATGAGCTTTATCAAATGAAATCAGCTCTTCACGCTGAATTCGGTAGAGTTGTCTGTATTTCCTTCGGTAAAATTAAATGGGTGGACGGCGAACCCGTAGCTCAAATAGTTTCCTACTCTGGAGAAGATGAAGAAGACATTTTACGTCAAGCCTTTAAGGTAATTGGTGGTCTTGGGAAAACTGGTGCTAAATTAACTGGCCATAACGTTAAAAGATTCGATGTTCCATATCTTTGCAAAAGAGCATTTATACTAGGAGTAGAAACACCAATACCTCTTCAAGTATGGGATAAAAAACCTTGGGAAACTTCAATTATTGATACTTCTGAGCTTTGGTCATTTGGTGCATGGCAAGAAGGATTCACTTCACTCGACTTATTAGCCACTATTCTAGGAGTCGATTCACCGAAAGACGATATCAAAGGTGATCAAGTTCATGAGAATTACTGGGCCGGTAATATCGAAAGAATTAAAGAATACTGCCAAAAAGACGTAATTACGTTAATTCAGATAGCTTTAAAGCTTTCTAACCTAAACCAAATTGAAAAATCTGGTATAATAATAAAGTAAAATAACCACACAATAAGTGAAGCAAACAAAATTTAGATCAGAAGCTCGTCAGGAGTTAGCGCGTGGTATTAACGCTTTAGCTGATGCAGTTAAAGTAACATTAGGCCCACGTGGTCGTAATGTAGTTATCGCTCGTGATAATAGCGTAGCAATCACCAAAGACGGTGTTACCGTAGCTCGTGAAGTACATTTAGAAGATTACATGGAAAATGTAGGTGCTCAAATGGTAAAACAAGTTGCAAATAAAGTTGCGATTGAAGCAGGTGACGGTACAACTACTGCCACTGTATTAGCTCATGCAATCTTTACTGAAGGTAATCGTCTTGTTGAAATCGGCGCACATCCAATGGACCTTAAGAAAGGAATTGAAATTGGAATGAAAGAAATTATTGAAAACTTAAAGAGCCAATCTCAAAAAGTTGAAGATTTCGAAAAAATTCGCCAAGTAGCAACTATTTCAGCTAATAACGATGAGGAAATTGGTCAAATTATTGCGGACGCAATGGAGCACGTAGGATTTGATGGAATTATTACTGCTGGAGAGAGTAAAACCGGCGAAACTTTTGTAGAGATCGTTGAGGGTATGCAATTTGGAAACGGTTACCTATCTCCGTATTTCATTACAAACCCAGAAAAGAATACAGTTGAGTTTGAGAAACCGTTAATCTTATTATATGACGGTAAAATTTCTAACTTACAAGATATGTTGCAGTATTTAGAGTACTCAAACAAACAGAGACGCCCTTTATTAATTATTAGTGATGGAGTTGATGGAGAAGCCCTAAACACAATGCTTGTTAATAAGTTACAAGGAACATTACGAGTAGCCGCAGTTAAAGCTCCAGGATTTGGAGAAAATCGCCGTTCTAAATTACAGGATATTGCCACTTTAACTGGTGGAAAACTTGTTTCAGAAATGGACGGTATTCTACTTAAAGAAACTATCGCGGCTGACTATGTAGGCGGTTGTGACAAAATTACAATTACTGGAGAGTCTACCACTATCATTGGTGGATTCGGAGATTCTGCTGCAATTGCTGAATTAACTGGAGACCTTAAAAACCAAATTGCTGCATGCGAAAATCCTTCAACTGCAATTGTGTTAAAAGAGCGTCTTTCTAAATTCGAAGGCGGAGTTGCAATTATTAAGATTGGAGCTACTTCTGAAATTGAAGCTCATGAAAAATCTGATCGTATCGATGATGCACTAGGTGCTACTAGAGCTGCAGTTGCTGAAGGAATCGTTGTCGGAGGAGGAATTGCTCTAATTAAAGCAGTTCAAGCAATGAAGTCTACTTCTGAGAATAGAGATATTCAGCTAGGATTAGACTTAATTAAAAAAGCGTGTCACGAACCTTTCCGTATAATTTTAGCAAATGCTGGAGTTAATGCAGATGTAGTTCTATCTAAAATTCAAGAAGGCGAATTAGGATACAACGCGAAAACCGAGGAGTATGTAAATATGATTGACGCTGGAATCATTGATCCAGTTAAAGTTACCCGTACTGCTCTAGAGAATGCAGTTTCAATCGCAAGTCTATTGATTACGACTGACTGCCTAATGGTACAAAAACCCCAAGTGAACTCTCAAGTTCAATAAATTTAAGATTAGCCATCGAAGAACGGCGCTTGTTGAGTAATACTCGCAGGCGCTGCTCTGTTTTAGAAGGGCGATAGATAAAATAAAGCAAAACCCTAAGTGGATAAAACATTTAAGGAAATATTAACAGATATTAAATGCGGAAAGCTAGCATCCCCAGCGTTTACGGAAGATGATTTAGCTAAAGTAAAAGCCTGTATTCCTGAACCAATAGCTCAACCTACTAAAGAGGTAAAAGTTACAGTTCCATCAGAGAGCTCATGCGTTAACGATGGATTAATCCAGGTTAAAAAGATCCTAACCGAACAGCTTTCGAAACAAGATGTAGTTGTTGAACTTGGAACAATTAAAGGTAAAGTAGAAGAAGCACTAGATCATTACAAAGTCATTTCTAATTATTATAAGGCTAGGGTTGAATTCTTTACTTCCACCATAAGTACAGTTGAACCTCTCACCTCCCAGTATCTGTATTGGACGGACGAGTATGATAGAACTAAAGCAATTGAAGATAAAATAATTGAGGACTATAATTCAACGTTTCAGTCGTTTGACTATGTAAATTATGGAATCAAGTTAGTAGTTTCACTAACTGATTCTCAATTTAAAACTATCACTACGTATAATTCAACTGTCTTATCTAATCTTATTACCCAAACCTATTTTAACTATATTGTCAATACTCCAATATACCTCAAGTATTATACAGCTAGAAAAAATAGAATCTTAGCAGAAGAGCGTCAACTTCTTTCTAAGCAAGGAGCAGCAAATGCACTATCTCAAAGTATTCAAAACTATCCAGCCTTAAGCGATAGTTCAACAGTTGAGTCCACTTTAAATTCGCTAACTTCAAAAATAAGCGGTCAATTAATACCTATTTTTTCAGATACTGAATCTTCTCTAACTGGAGGACTTATTGCTCCAGCTAGAACGGCTGTGTTTTCAATGAGATTAATCGATTTAGATTTTACTAAATTAACGGTCCCTAAATTATTGGAAAATGGAGAAACTTCTCAAGTTGAAAAAACATTAGTTATACGCAATAGCCCATACCTAAAAAATTCTCCATTCTCTAATTCAGTTGCTACTAGTTGTCAGTCAATTCCATTTGAGCAATACAAACAGAATAGAGACTATGATTTTATCTCTGGTGCTTTATACAACTTAACTGCTAGCGGATATAGAGGGCTTTATAAAAAATTAGCCAATCCGATTTCAAATCTATATACACCAGAGGAAAGAGGATTAACTGTTGATCCAACTAAAATTGATCCGTTAATAAAAGACGTTGAAAACGCGCCAGTTTCTTTAAAAGAAGGAGACATCACGTTTTATATAAGTAGTCAAGAAGCCTACTCTACCTTCTATGATACTGCTAATAAAAGTTTACCTGATAGAATTAAGAAAGAAAAGGAGCAGGTGTTTCCAGCGGAAATAGCACCAACTTTAACCTCCCTATCTACTATTGCAAAAAGAGAAGTTGCTGACTTTTTTAGAAGGACTACTGACGCATCAATTAAATTAGCTAGACCGACTTCATATAGGGCAGGAGCTTCAACTGTTTATACACAAGGAGTATTCAAGTATTCTACGCTAGACACCGTGATTTCTCAAAGGTTAGCGTACTATCAAAAAGCATACGATGAAGCTGCTCTAAAAATACAGGCTTGTCAAAAAGATATCGCTAACTTAGATCTACTAATAAAAGAAAATTCAATGGACCCCAAGGTTCTTGAAGTTAAAATTTCCAAGATAAAATGTTTTAGCGAAGCAGCTAAGTCAAAAGCCGTTGCCAAAGATTGTGAAGCTGAAACTCTCGCGAAATTAGGAAAAGATCCTCTCTTTATTAGAACATTAAATGGAAATGATTCTAAATTACCTGACATGAATAACCCATGTTATTGGAAAGAGTTTGCAAAAGCGTTAAACAAAGTAAGTTTATTACCTATTCCTGATCTAAGCTCTCCATTATTTAGATATTATCCAATTAACAATATTATTCCAACTCCACTTGGTATAGTAATGATTCCTATACCTCAAAAGTGGACTCCGTTATTTTCTTTATCTACTCCGCTTGGCACAATTGTTACATTTATAACAATGCCAGTCGTAATTGTTGGAATCCCATTACCATCAGTTTACGTGTTATACATAGCACCGGATGGTAGAAAATACATGCTAGTTGCTCCAAATATTCCATTCCTACTAATCCCAGGTGGATCTAAAGTTGGATTTGAGGTAGACAACAGCCCAGCTTCTCAGAACCCATTAGGTATAAATCCAACTGACCCATTTAAAGGACAGCTTACTAAAGGCTCTCTAAGTATACCAATTACAATTTCAGCAAAAGCATCAAAGGCAATTAGAGTTGCAACCGTCGCCGCGGCTGTTGCATTAGGAAAGGGCATTGACATAAAGAATGGAGCAGGAGCAGTGTTAGGACAAATTGATCCTGTGACTTATCTTGCTAAATATACTGGGCTTTCTGAGAAATTAGCGGACGCCCTCGATATGGAAGCGTCCAATGATTTTACAAAACAAGTAAACGAATTTAAGAGATCAATTAACAAGCAATTCGATAGACTTGGGGAAATTCAAATTACCGCGATAACTAAGTTAAAGGAAAAGACTAGAAACGAGAGAGACTCTCAAGTTAAAGGCGCTGAGTCTGAAGAAAACTTAGCAAAGAAGCGCGAAACTAAAAAGAAGGCTCGATCGCTTGATCCAATAACACTACAGTCTAAAATTGATGGAGTGCTAGAAGATTTCAATAAGTACATTGATAAAATCAAATTAGGAACAATTTCATTCCCTAACGATCCGACTAAATTAAATCCACCTCTACCTAATGCAGTTAGTGCGATGCAGCCAATTGTTGAACAAGCCGCAAAAGGCGAACTTAATCTTGACCTCGACTCAGTTAACTTTATTGCAAAGATTAAAAGAATGGCTGCTCAAGTAGATACCTCAAAATTAAAATCAAAAAAATCGTTTAATCTAAACAAGCAAGAAGATATTGTTGAATTTAAAAAAGCGATAAAAGAGTACACAAAAGAGGCAATGGATTATCTGCAAGGAGTAAAGTCCCCAGCAGATGACATTGATCCAAATTTAAGTGATGAAGAAAAAGCAAGAATAAAAAAAGCAGCCGATCTTAGAAAGGCTCGCTTAAAGTCGGCACTGGCGTTTACTTCGCTATCAATAGTCTCACCGAGTTTAAAATTATTTGATCCATTTGCCCCATGCTGCTCAACTGAAGAGACTTCACTTGAATTACCAGCGTCTCCTCAAATATTAGCCGCGATTGCAATATTTAATGCGTTATTAGATGCAGTACTAAGCGGATTAACCGTTGAATCACTAAAAGCCTTACTTGGAGATTCTCTATCTAATATTGGAATATCTAGCATAACAAGCCTATTTGATTCTATACTTTCAGCATTTCCACCAATTGTTTTACCTAATAAAGCAGATTTAGTTGCAATTTCACAAGCAATGCTTATTCCAGTATTAACTGCATTACACGTCCCACAAGCACCAAATCCTTTGGGACTACCCTTTCCGATTCAAGTATCAATTCCATTAGACGCACTAATTAAGCCTCTTCTTAAATCAGCAATTGCTTACCTTCTTGAACTAATTTTAAGAATGCTAGCCGATGCTGGAAATTTATTAACGTCCGGAGCCGGATCGGCTGCTTCTACGACAGTCGGTGAGATACTTCAATTAATACCATGTGGAAATTCACAAACCGCTACTGTAACTACAACCGCCGCTTCAAAATTCGTCACAATTACTTTACCTAATGGATTTAAACTTAAGCTTCCTAAAATTCCAATGATTCCATTAGACATAGTCAGTTATTTTTCATTACTTACCTCTACTGACTTGGTTGAATTAATCAGAAGCTTAATTAATACGGCAATCGACGGAATATTGCAACCGGTTAAGTCTATCGTTGAGCCAATTCTTGGATTAACTAAATCCTTAAAGGATCTATCGTTTAACATCATTGAATCAGCGAATCCATACATTCTTCCAATTAAATTAATTATAATGGCGCTTCAATTACAGATACCTAATTCAACAAAGGTTAGACTCACTAATTTAGATGCAATGGATTTGATTAAAGCCGCCTATATTCCAGTTATCACTGCTACTGAACCAGTCGTAAAAGAGATAGCATACTTGGGCGCAATCATATCGTGTTCTTTTCTAAGTAAGCCCGGCGTTCAGTTAGCTAGAGTAGCATCAAGCCCATTTTTTAACCAGGATGATCTTCCGCCTTGGGAAAGATTAACTCATAAAAATCCATTATTTGCAATATTTCTGGATGAGTTAGCTTGGAGATCAAGCCTACTTTCAACCGGCACCTTAATATTCCAAAGTAAAATGCCAGGGCTGTATCCAACCACCTGGGCACCAAGTATATTTGTTGATCCAGGAATTCATACAATTTAAAACTCTAGGCAGTTTCTGTGTATAATTTATTAGTTAACTTTTTTAATCTAACAAAAACATGCAAAAAAACGAAAACGTCCAAGAAGTTATTGATTTTGACTTACTGTTTAGCCAGGGAAATTCCCGAGTAAACAAAAGCATTAAATTAACTCCAGCGGATAAAAAAGCGGGCTTAAAGATTTTCTGTAAAGAACCTTATGCCCAAGAGCTTTACGACAAGTACTATTCATCAAATACATTCGGCGCAACCGCAAATAAAGACTTTGAAATAGGTCATGTTTGTAAAGTAACTGCCAAGAAAATTGATTTTGAAAACAAACAAATCGAAGTTCAAGATGATGATTCCTTGTCTACTATCTTTGTTCCATTTAGAGAATTTAGCGAAGAGCCTTCTTTGTTATTACAGAATGAAACAAGTGCAAAGTTCAAAGTTGTTATCTACAAAGCCGATGCCGGCGATTATTTAGGATCAGAAAAACGTTGCGCTGCTCTTTCTTACCGAGACGATCTTAACGAGTTCTTAAAAGAAGAAAAATGGTTCTATGTTAAGGTTACTAACCTAGTTAAAGGAGGTTACCTTGCACTGTATAAAGGAACAGTTAAATGTTTCCTACCTGGATCACATGCTGCTGCAAACGTTATTCGAGACTTCAATGAATACTTGAATAAAGAGATTCCAGTAATGATTGAGAACTACGATCAAACAAATGATCTATTCATTGTTTCATACAAGAAATATATTAAACAAACTTTACCTCAAAGAGTTCACGAACTTAAATTTGGAGAAAAGTACACAGGTATTTTAACTAACAAACCTTATGATTTCGGAATGTTCGTTGAATTCCAAAACTATTTTACCGGGCTATTACACAAAACTGAATTTGCAAATTACGAAGAATTCAGTAAAGGTTATAAATCCGGAGATTCAATTGATTTCTATATCAAAGATATCGTAATCAAGAAAGGAGAGCCTAGAATTATTTTAACTGATTCATTAGAGAAAGTAGGAGAAGAGCAGTTAACTTGGCAAAACCTAAAAGACCGAATCGAAGGTCAAACATTAAATTTCACACTTAACAAACAAACTTTTGTTTTAGAAATTGAGTTACCTGATTCAGATACAGTTTTTACAACTGACGTAAATCACCTTAAAGGTAGAACCAAGGTGAGCGATTCAGGCCAAATCCAAGTCTACAAAGTAGATGCGATTAGAAAGCAATTAAAGTTCGAATTCGTCTAATTTTATAAGTTGCGTGGTATTATAGTTTCGATATAAATAATCCAGATGGATAACTCGAAATTTAAAATACCACGCATTTTACTGTTCGCTGTTCACCTGGCTAACCATATCAAGCATTTTGCAACCACTATTAGCCGACAGACGACACCATATTCGATTATTCAATCACTTACACACACTTAATTAAAAAAATTACAAAAATGGAACCTATTTTAACAGAGAATCCAAACCGCTTCGTTGTCTTCCCAATTCAGCATCATGATATTTGGGAATTTTACAAGAAGTCAGAAGCGTCATTTTGGACAGCAGAGGAAATTGACTTAGCAGCAGACTTAGTCGACTGGAGAAAAAACCTTAACGATGGTGAACGCCATTTTATTAAACATATATTGGCATTTTTTGCCGCAAGCGACGGAATCGTTAATGAAAATTTAGCTGAGAACTTTGTAAAAGACGTCCAGTATCCAGAAGCAAAATTCTTCTATGGCTTTCAAATCATGATGGAAAATATCCATTCTGAAACATATTCTCTGTTAATCGATACGTATATTACTGATCAAGACGAGAAAATGCACCTATTACGAGCAATTGACACAATCCCAGCCGTTCAGAAAAAAGCTGAATGGGCACTAAGATGGATCAAGAACTCAACTTTCCAAGAAAGACTCGTTGCATTTGCTGCAGTTGAAGGAATATTCTTTTCAGGTTCATTCTGTTCTATTTTTTGGCTTAAGAAAAGAGGCCTAATGCCAGGACTAAGTTTTTCTAATGAACTTATTTCCAGAGATGAAGGTTCTCATACAGACTTTGCAGTTCACCTACACAATCATCACATTGTAGATAAAGTGTCACCAGATCGAATTAAAGAAATTATATTATCTGCCCTTGAGATTGAGAAAGAGTTTATAATTGAGGCTCTTCCAGTTAAACTAATCGGCATGAATTCAGATTTGATGGCTCAGTATTTAGAATTTGTAACAGACAGACTATTATCTGATTTAGGTTGTGAACCTGTATTTAATTCAATAAATCCCTTTGACTTCATGGTTAACATCGCACTAAACGGAAAAACTAACTTTTTCGAAAAAAGAGTAGGCGAATACCAAAAAGCAGGGGTAAAAACCGGAGATAACACCGGATTTTCATTAGACGCAGACTTTTAAAAATACGAAACTACATGAAGGTAATAAAAAGAGATGGGCATAGCGAAACGCTAAAGCTCGATAAAATAACAAACCGTATTAAAAAGCAAACATACGGATTGGATACAGACTACGTTGACTCACTTGAAGTAGCCACTAAAGTAGTATCTGGAATATACGATGGAATTAACACACAGCAACTTGATCTACTCGCGGCTGAAACTGCTGCTGCTCTAGCTCATATTCACCCAGACTACTCAATCTTAGCTGCAAGAATTGCAATTACCCGATTGCACAAAACGACCCACAAGTCATTTAGTGATACAATTGACCACCTATATAATTACATAGATCCAAAGACTGGAAAGGTGGCAGGCATTATCTCTGATGAAACCTATGCTGCTGTACAGAAGAATAAGAATACGCTAAACGAAGCAATCATTCATGATCGCGATCTTAACTTTGACTACTTTGGATTTAAGACATTAGAGCGTAGTTACTTATTAAAGACATACGGCCAGCCGGCTGAAACTCCTCAACATTTATACATGAGGGTAGCTGTAGGTATTTGGGGAACAGACATTCAAAACGTATTAAAAACGTATGAGCTTCTGTCAACTCACAAAATGACTCATGCCACTCCAACCCTGTTTAACGCTGGAACCAAACGTCCACAATTATCTTCATGCTTCTTATTAACTATGCATGAAGATTCAATTTCAGGAATTTACAAAACTCTATCTGATGTAGCTGCAATTTCACAAAATGCTGGAGGCATCGGCTTATCGGTTTCAAATATTAGAGCTACTGGTTCTTATATCAAAGGAACAAACGGTACGTCAAATGGAATTATTCCAATGCTAAAGGTTTACAATGAGACTGCTCGTTATGTAGATCAAGGCGGAGGAAAACGTAAAGGCTCTTTTGCTATTTACTTGGAGCCATGGCATGCAGATATTGAAGATTTCTTGGATTTACGTAAAAACCACGGTAAAGAAGAGCGTAGAGCTCGAGATCTTTTCTTAGCTATGTGGACACCAGATCTTTTCATGAAGAGAGTTGAAGAGGATGGCGATTGGACACTATTCTGTCCAGCTGAAATTGACTGCGAGCTTTGGGAAATGTACGGAGAGGAATTCGAGAGTAATTACGAAAGACTTGAAGCTGAAGGAAAAGGTCGTCATACTATGAAGGCTAGAACCCTATGGCAAAAAATCCTTGAATCACAAGTTGAGACAGGCACGCCATATATTCTTTTCAAAGATTCAGCTAATCGTAAATCAAATCAAAAGAATTTAGGAACAATCAAATCTTCTAACTTATGTACTGAAATTATAGAGTACACCTCAAAAGAAGAACAGGCTGTTTGTAACTTAGCGTCTATTCCAGTAAATCAATTTATTACAATCGGAAAGCGTACAGGTAAACTAAGAAAACCTAATTGTGAGTACGACTATGAGGCTCTATATGATGTAGCATATCAAACAACACTAAATCTAAATAAAGTAATTGACGTAAACTTCTACCCTACTGCAGAAACTAAAGCATCTAACGAGAAACACCGCCCAATTGGAATAGGTATTCAAGGTTTAGCTGATACTTTTGCAATAATGGGAATTGAATTTGGCGGAGAAGCCTCAAAGAAATTAAACTCTGAGATATTTGAAACAATCTACTTCGCTGCAATGGAAGCATCAATTGATCTTGCAAAGAAGGATGGGGCATACGCCTCATACGAAGGTTCTCCATTAAGCTCAGGACAATTTCAGTTTAACTTATGGGGAGTAACGGATGACCAATTATCAGGTCGTTGGAATTGGGTAGCTCTTCGTAGAAAACTTATGAAGCATGGATCCCGAAATTCTCTATTGCTTGCGCCAATGCCAACTGCCTCTACTGCCCAAATCATGGGTAACAATGAAGCATTCGAGGCATTCACTTCGAATATAGGAACTCGTCGAACTTTAGCTGGAGAATTTATTGTAGTTAATAAACATCTAGTTAGAGATCTAGCTGAACTAGGACTTTGGGGAGATTCTATGAGAAATCGAGTAATCTTGGAAAAAGGTTCTGTTCAAAATATCGTTGAGATTCCAGAGGAATTAAGAGCTGTTTATAAAACAGTTTGGGAAATTTCTCAAAAGACCATCATCGACATGTCAGCTGATCGTGGTAAATTTATTTGTCAATCACAATCTCTGAATTTATTCTTTAGAGACGTAAATACTGCAAAATTAACATCAGCTCACTTCCATTCTTGGAAAAGCGGATTAAAGACAGGAATGTATTATCTTAGAACTGAAGCTGCGAGTTCGGCAATTGCTGGACTAGGAGTAAATATGGCTACTGGAAAAGTTGCTCCAACTGTCCAAATTGCACCAGTATTTGAAGCGCTTAATACAAGTGCGGAAGATATAGTATGTTCTCTTGATAACCCAGATGCATGCGAAGCTTGCGGATCATAAATCCTTAAACTATACTGACTTAAATAGGAGCCTAGCGCTCCTATTTTTGTTTATAAATAACAGTAACAAATAGACTATTATGGAAATACTTAACTTTAGTAAATTTAAACTGTTATTGGAAGCAGAAGGCGATCCAGAAACAGAGCCTGCAGCGGAACCGGTTGAACCACCCGCTGACGAAACTCCAGCTGAACCTGCTCCACCAGCAGATGCTCCAGCCGATGCTCCAGCACCATCATCTCCTGATCCAATGGCTGATCCTTTTGCTAGTGCAGCACTTCCGCCCGATCCAAATGCTCCAGTTGCTTCTTCTGGTACAGGTTCTACTCGAATCGTATTCTTAGATAAAGACAAGTCATGGCATTCGGAATTCACAGACGGTGGTGGAGTTAAGAGATACAAAGAATATGAATTGGCTCAAGCTGATCTAGATAAATGGATCACCGATAACAACTTCACAGATAAAAAAGAACAGATTACAGTCGCTCTTACTGGAACAAAGGCTTTACCTGAAGACATATACGATAAATTAAAATCAGCACTATCTTCTGATAAACTAGGGAAGGATCGTGGAGATATTGATATTAACTATGACGATAAGTCAATTCCATCTACTAGTGATCTCGATGTAATCTTCTTAAAGAAATGATAAAAAGATTTAGTCAATTTATATACGAATCAAAATACGACACGCTATCATCTTCTTATGCGAGCGATGTATTTTCATTTATCAAAAAAACAGCCGGCTCAACAATAGGCAAACCTAAAACTGAGAGTTTTACCTACTCTGAACCTATTGAATTTGACTTAACTGTTAAAATAGTTAGAGTGGTCGACTTTGATCCTTCTGAAACTACTGATTTTAATGGACTTCCTTGGGAAACCATTAATTTCGAAGAGAATGGATTTGTAGTTGATGCAAACGTGTATATCCCAGCTGAATCTGATCCAGACTCTCCAGAGATAGACCTAGTTATTTACATTAGCCCTGACGCTGAACCTTCTAAATACCAAGACTTAAACTTTAAAATAGTTGATACACTTAGACACGAATTGGAGCACCTTTTACAAAAAGGAGTAAACAAGAAAGTCGGTCACATTGTAAAAACCTCAAAAAAAGTTAGAGATGGTGCTCAAGACAATTACAAGTATTTTCTTTTACCTGATGAAATACCAGCAATGGTCTCAGGGATGCACGCAGCTGCTGTTAAAAAGAGAGTCCCAATAGATTCAGAATTCAATTCATACTTACGGCCTTTCGTTTCTTCCGGCGTAATCTCTAAATCAGAATTCGAAGAAGTAATGCAAACCTGGATACGATTTACTAAGAAATCATTCCCAGATGCAATATTTTCAACCAAATATCAATAATATTTAAAACCGGGTGAAGTTTCGTAATATAAGATACAAAAATACTTATTGATTATGACACCAGAATGGTTAACACAATTAAAGGACCAAGTTGCTCAACTTGAAGCAGAAGCGGTTAAATTCTACGAAAAAGGAAATAAATCTGCGGGTACTAGAACTCGTGGTCTTCTTCAAGAAATTAAAGCTACTTGCCAAGAGGGAAGAACTCACGTTCAATCTTCTAAGACAGCTCCAAAAGCTTAATTTTAGATTAAAAGTTCACATTAGAGGGCGGGTATTAAAACTCGCCCTATTTTTTTGGAAACCTCTCACACTTATTTAGTATAATTCTATAAATTAAAATCATTTTTGAACATGGAAGATCTATTCAATCTCAATCTCGATGATTTCTCAGGTAAATCATCAGCAAACGCTCGCAAAGTCGACGAAAACATGTACAATCCGGGTCCAGACCAAGGTCAGAACGGAATCTACAAATCAGTAATCCGTTTTATCCCATGGGTAACGGATCCTAGTAAAAGCCGCTACAAGAAGTACGCAGCAAAACTTATCAACCCTCTAACAAATGAGAAGTTGTACGTTGACTGCCCTTCTACTACTGGCGCATCATCAATTCTTTGGACATTGGACTTGGAATTAAAACGTTTGAAAAACGAAGAACCTTCAATTGTTGAAGAAATTCAGAAGTACTTCAATCGTTACTACAATTATTACTCTTGTGTTTACATCAAGAAAGACCCTCAATTTCCACAATTGGAAGGCAAAATCAAAGTTTATTCTTACGGATACACTATTGATAACTTGATTCAACAAGAGATCAATCCAGAAAATGAGTTAGTAACAACTCAAAAAATCAATCCATTCTCTCTTACTACTGGTAAGGACTTCGTATTAGTTATTAAACGTAAAACGAAAGCATGGAGAGATTTCAGTTCAAGTAAATTCATGAATGAAGTTAGTCCTTTGATTATCTCTCATGCAGGAAAAGAGATCGCAGTATCTAATGAGCCTAAAGTAATGCAATTTACTAGTGAGTTCTTTAAAAAGAACTCACCGGACATGAGTCAATACTTCTTAAAAGAGTGGACTGACCATGAGTATGAAAAAGTTGCAGAATTTATCAAAGCAATCGTTCCTTACAAACAAATCATCGATAACTTAGTTGCAAACACTAAAGATGAGAGAATGAAGAAACACTTTACTAACTCTGCTCCAGTTAATCGTTCTCAAGCACCAATGGGAGAATCTTTGGAATATACGCCAGCTGCGCCAGCTACATCAAGCTCTAATATGTCAATTGAATTAGACGATGATTTTGGTTCAATAACGGAAAGTCCAGCTCCAGTAAAATCTGCGCCAGCTGCTCCAGCTAAAGCAGATGACTTAGACGATTTATTCAAAGATCTATAAAAAATAACAACATACAAACATGGCAAGTTCTAAAAAACAAACCGCGACTGTAGTTGAAGAAATCAAGAGTGCACCGGCTGACCAAGTTCAGCCGGATGCTGCTCCGATTGCAACACTACTTTCTTCAATCAGTTATACTAATCAAGCTGATTACGATAACTTCTTAGCTAATTTAACACCAGAACATTCAGTAATCGTTTTGATTTCCGCAGCTAATCACTGTCAGTCAAAGGGTATATTTACATTGGATGAAGCTGAGTTAATTGCTAAGTCAATTAAAACACTAAGTGTTCAGCCGGAACAAGCTGACGCTCCAAAACCTTAAACTATGAATTTAATCATTGACGGAAATGCGTTTCTGAATGTCGCAGTAAGTATCGCAAAAAATATATTAGCTAACGATAAGAGAGTTGGCGAAAAGTATTATGTCAATGACTTATTAAATGACGATAAGTTTATTCTAAAGCAGGTAAGCAAAGATACATTTAGACAATTTTCTGTAAATTACTTTGGCAGCATTCTTGCTCCATTTAAGGAAAACATCAGTTCAGTATTTTTTGTATTTGACTCTAAGAGTTGGAGAAAGAAATATATCAAAGAACATTTTGAAACACACGGAGAAGGGGATTTCAGTTATAAAGGTCAAAGAAAATACGATGATAAAATTTATCTGTTCTTTGAATACTTTCAAAATGAAATTCTAAGTACAATATCTGACGATTATGGAGTTGTAGTAAACCGTGTTCCTGGAGCAGAAGGTGATGATTTAATTGCTTACATTTGCGAAAATTTAAAAGAAGATATTTGTATTTGGTCAGTAGACAAAGACTTAACCCAGTTACTTGAAAGTGACAAACGTAAAGTTATTTTGATTATGCCTAAGCAAATGACGAAATACAAAAAGATCTACACAACTGAAGATTTCGGTAAAGTTGAACCCGCTGAAGTTGACCTTTTTAATTTTGATATTGACTCAATAGACAATTCAGCTGTAACTAACATAATCAACGACTTAACTCAAAAGGACTATCAACACTTAACCGTTGATCCAACTTTAGATATCTTAGTTAAGTGTTTAGCGGGTGATGCATCAGACAATATTCCAAGAGTCCATCCCAAGATGACAGCCTCTAAAGTAACAAAAATTGTCGAATACGTAAAGCAATCGCTTCAATGGAAAGACGTTATTTACTTCATTGATTCAGGTGATCTAGGTTTCATGGATTTATTACGTGAAGTAACATGTGAAGTCCTTAAAATAAAGGAACCTGGTGAATGGCTGACGATCGAGAACAACCTTAATCGTAACAAGACCTTAATCAGATTAAGTACAGCAGTTTTTCCAAAAGACGTACTTGATGCAATTAAAGAAAACGTTGACTTGACTACTCGTAGAAAATTCAATTACTACCAATTCAAAAAAAATTACAAGAATTAATGAGTACACCAATCAAAGGAGGATTTATTCCTCTATTCGAAAGAATATTAGTTTTACCGGACTCAGTAGAGTCTAAAACTGAAACAGGCATCATTTTATCAGTTGATGCTAGAAAAAGACCCAATACCGGAGTAGTAATTGCAGTAGGCCATCTGGTTTCCAGTAATTCAGGTTGCCCAATCAAAGAAGGCGATCGAGTTTTATATCAACGATACTCAGGACTTGACGTCCAGTGGGACGGTACTAACTACCACATCATTATGGCAAACGATCTTGTCGCCATTATAAACAAAGACGAGACTACACAATTTGAACTTAAAGAAAATGCTTAAGAAATTTAAACAATTCGTAAACGAAGGTAAAGAGGGTAAATATCGAGTGTTCTGTGATTTAGATGGAGTCCTTGTCGATTTTGATAGAGGCTTTCAAGATATTGAAGAAAACACTGAAAATCTTTCACCTAAGGAATACGAAAAGAAAAACGGAAAGAACTCAATTTGGCCATTACTGGATAAGTTAGGAGCAGACTTCTGGGCTAACCTACAATGGACCAAAGACGGCAGAGAATTATGGGATTACTTACAAAGATATGACCCAATTTTATTATCTGCACCAAGCCGTAGTCCTGAGTGTCTTATTGGTAAGACTCGTTGGGTAAATTCAAATTTAGGAATTGACCAAGAGCCAGTAACTGACCCAGCGGATATGACTCCTGATACTAGGCTTGTTCTAGATCAAGACAAATGGAAGTACGCAACTAGCGAAAAAGACATTCTAATCGACGATTTTAAAAAGAAATTGGAGAAATGGATTGAGCACGGCGGAACGGGTATCTTACATAACGATTCAACTGATACAGTTAGAGTTATGGAAGAGATCATGACCGGTCGTGACTAATAGTTCTTGGACTTAAACCAAGTGGTGGAATTCGACTTCCAAGTCGGCCCTAACAAAAAAAGGACTCTATTACTAGAGTCCTTTTTTATTTTATTAATGTATTCCTTAGAATGAAGGAGTAAATCCTGTTGAGTTAGAAGCCAATTGACCTCCAGCTCTTGTGATTGTAATACGATTGATGAACTTGTGAATACCTCTTGGGAAGTCAACGATAATATCGATGATACCTGCATTGTTTTCAAGAACTTCAGGACCGTTATTTGAATCATCAAATACAATATCGAAAGTTGCAATACCTCTAGCGTCTTGAACTGCAGTTAAGTAGTTTTTAACTAGAGTTTTAACTCTTAATCGTGTAGTAGGATCATTGAATTCAAATAAGAAGTTCAATAAGATTCTCTCAACGTCTCTTTCGATTGTTACTAATGCCTCTCTAACGTGAACGTTATTAAGTGCTGATCTTACTCTTTGATAACCTGTGTTATTAGAGAAAATCATTACTCCAAAACCTCTACGTCTAACAATTAAGTTAAATCCAACAGGCTCTAAGTAAGCGCGATCGTCATCAGTTAAATCGTATTCAAGTCCAGTAACTTCAGCTTCTGTAATAATACCTCTTTTACCAGCAACGATAGAGAAAGTATTTCCACTTGAGTATTTCTTCATGTACGTGTTAGCAACGAACGCTGCAGGCGGAATAGATTTGTTTTTACCTCCTTCGAAAATTAACAAGTTAGGCATAAAGTATGCAGCGTAAGTAGAGATTGCAATACCATTTTTATCTCCAGTTGCAAATCCAAAAGTAAATGCTGGGTTAGAAGATAAATTACCACCAGTTGAAATGTATTCAGCTGATACTAAGTTAGTATTAAAATCAATAAAGCTTGGGTCACTTGATTTTTCGTATTGTGCTAAAGATGGAGCATTACAGATAGCTAACGCTTTTCCGTGATTTGCTGCAAGTTGAACAAGTTGTTGTTTTGATGCATTTGAAATTTGACCTTCATACGAATCAATAATATAACGATAATCAAGAGTCTCATTATCCGCTAGAGTTGATGCAATATTAGTTGAATCAAACATATAGTCAAGAATTTCATCTTGTCTAGAAGCTGTACCGTTTGGATAAAGAGCAGTCTCATCAACTACCATTGCTGGAACGTGGAAACCTCGTAAATTAGTTACGTAATTTTTAATTCCTTTATAAACCTTAACGGTTTGACCAGTAAGATCAATTCCTTGAACATTAGCATCGTATGCATTATCTACCGTAATCGTGTACTTTAAAGTTTTAGTAGGAGTACTAGAAGGTCCAACTGGAACTGATATTAGTTGAGCGTAAACTGATTTAATTTTTAAAACTCGATCTCTAATTACATTATCACCATTCGCATCAGTTGCGATCTTAGCTTTAATGTATTGACCTGGTACAAAGAACCCATCAATTAATGCTCTGCGTGCTGAGTCGTACGCTAAATTAACAGTTTCTTTCTTAGCCACATTTCCATAAAGATTCGTATTCAATGTGAACACTAATTGATTTGGAGAAAAATACTGATAGTTATTTGCTCCAACTGTATTAAAGAAAGCTGAACTAGTTAAGTCAAACTCATAATTAAATTGGTTAACTACCGTTGATTTAATGTGTAATAATTCAAGCGCTCCATCTGTGATGTATTGAGCATCTACTTGATTAGTTCTAGTTATATCCGAATATGCTGTAAATTCAATATACTTAATTTGACCAGTAGTTTGAGTTTTAACTAAGTTGTCAGTTCCTAAATATAGAGTAGTAGGAGTACTAGACGGTGCAGCTAAATAGTGTAAAGTATCTCCAGCTTTAACAAATCCATTTGCCCATGCTTCATATAATTTACTTCCTTGAGTAGCCGTAATATAGAGGTCTCCACCTGTATTCATTGTGTATGTTTCACCAGCTGCTAAAGTAGTTGAGTGAGCAAGACCGTCTAACTCAAAGTAGTATTCGTATCCAGCTGATTTTTTGTAACTTAACACGTCGATTAGAGCAATTGGATCAGTTCCGCTTATTCCATTATCTACAGTGTATAGTGTTTTACTACCATCAGTTGTATTAAGCTCACCAAATCCGTGACCTACTAAATCAATACGCTGTTGTGCAATAGGTTCAGTTGAACTACCGCTATTAAACGTAGAGCTAGTTAAGTCAATTAAGTCTACTTTTTTGTAGTCAATTGCACAAAATACGTTAGAGCTACTGAATTTTCTATTAAACAGTGTATCTAATGATGCAGTTGATCCAGCCAAATCCTTAAAGTCAGGAATGATTGCTCCAATTGTACGATTAACTACAACAACATCTCTTAGTGATAAAAAGTCGTCCAGTTTAGAAAGAATGATTCCGTTTGCTGTAAAGTACTGTCTGTAAATAGGGTCAGTCGACAAACGAATATAGTCAGTCCAATCACCATCAACTACTGCAAGCTCAACAAAGTAATCTGCAACATAATCGTCCGGGTGTAAAAATTCTGGAACTTCTACTCGGTCTCCTAATAGTTGATAGTATTCTTTAACTTTAATATCATAACCAGTAGTATCAGCAATTCTTGCCCATGCAGTAACTGCTTTCTTAGAAAGATTTACTAAACTTAAGATTTTGTTAGCATCCTTGTCTATTGTTCCAGTCGCAGGGAACGTATCACCTAACGCAAGATTTTTGTATTTGTTAACCGCATCAACATCAGCGAACCACAATTTTTGAGTATTATAGAATCTTGAAATGCTATCTTGATAAAGATTTGCCGACCACGTTGAATTGTTAGATGCTGACTCAGTATTAAATGTTGTAAAGTATGCAACATCTGTGTCAGCAATCGGTAACAAGTTTAAAGCGTAAACTGGGCCTTGACGTAAAGCAACATCAATAGTTCTGTGGAAAAAGCTTCCGTTTTTTTCCAATTTAGTGTCAGTCTCACCATATACAGCGGATAGTGAACGATTGTCATTCACTAATACTACTGAATTGATAGGTCCTTTTTTGCTAGAGCCGATTACTAATCTTCCAGTTGAAAGAGGTAAGCTAAGGTTAGTGCTTTCGTCAATTTCTACCGTATAGACACCACTTGCTTTGTATCGGTTCAGATTTAATTTTTCTGCCATCGAGTTTGCGTATTATTTTAAGTTATTTATTTATCGCATTAGTCCCAAATTCATAACTTTTGAACTTGGTCTAGTTGTTGCTACTGTTATTTATCAGTATTATTCTAACTAAACTTAAACCTTTTTCACTTTTAGGGTAAAAGATCCTGTAAAACTACATAAATATGGCAAATACAGACAACTCGTGTGCAAAATTAGAAATTAAAGATCACTGGTCAGACAGAACAGAAGTGAACGAAGACACATTAGGCCAAATCATGGACATTCAGGCTGATACACAAAAGAATGTTTACGGGTATGACTTTGCCAACATGAATCTTAGGGAGCTTATGACCTTTTGGCACATGAATAACCATGCAATGATAGATGAGATCCACGAAGCAACCGATGCATTAGGTGGAATCAATGACGGTTCAGGTAATGCTATTTGGAAGCGTTGGAAATCCGCACATGAAGGCTACTCAGATAAAAAGTTCTCAGATTTATCAGAGTCTGATCAGCTTGAGTGCAAATTTGAAATAATTGATATGCTACACTTCTTTATGAACTATGCAGTATCAGTAGGAATGACTTCTCAGGAAATGTTCAATATGTACATGTCTAAGAATGAGGAGAACAAGGCTCGCCAACAGAGAGGTTATTAATTTAGTAAAATATACAATATGATTGTAAGTACAGAATTTCACACAGAAGACTCAGCTCTTCTAATCTCATATTATAAACCAGATGGAAATATCGGATTCATGAAGAAACCAATACTTCCGCATGACCTGTACAACTGGAATCTAACGCCAACTCCAACTGAACATAGAAATTGGGATGGAAGATTCCTAAAGAAGGTTCAAGGAAAATGGTTAAGTCGATTTAGGCTTGAAGAGTTAACTCAAACTAGGTTAGCCGAAACTGAGCTCGCTTCAATTTATTCAGATGATAGCCCAAAGAAATACTATCTGGATATTGAGATTCAGCTTATTTCTCAAGATTTCCCAGATCCAGCTAAAGCCGCAATGCCGGTTAATATGATTACTTTCGTAAATGAAGATAACGTATGTTTCGTAATGTCAACTATGCGAGATCTTGCACCTGATGTAGTTACTCGACTAGAAGACGAAGTAAATGATTATTTTAAAGCGCATGAGCAAACGTTCGTAGTTAAGCACCTATTCTTTGAACATGAAGAAGACTTAATGAAAACTTTCTTTCACAAAGTTCTTCCAAAGATTCCTTTCTTAACAGGCTGGAACGTAATTGGATTTGACTGGTTGTATTTAATTAATCGTTGTAAGAATTTAGGAATTGAACCAATGTTAAACATGCCTTCTAAAACCCTAATCGGCAAGGCCAAAATGCCAGTTCACTTAGGACTTCTGGATTACATGGAAGTGTTTATGAATACTAAACCTTACAAAGTAGTTGAGAATTACAAGTTAGATTACATTGCAAATTTAGTATTAGGAACAACTAAATTACATAGTGAATATGCAACAATGATGGAAGCTCAGCAAGACGTTGAGAACTTTACAAAGTATAACATTATCGATACAATTCTAGTTAAACTAATTGAAGATAAGCTTGGATTGCTTGATGTAGCCTTCGCTATCTCCAAGTTTGCAAAGGTCGATGTATCAAAAGTATTCTCTGCAGTATTCATTACTGAAACTCTAATGTGTCGTGAATTCTTAGAAAGAGGTTTGTATATGGCAAACGACCGAAGAGAATTAGAAGAAGATGCAACTTACGATGGAGCATACGTCGCTAAGCCTGAACCTGGATATTACAAATACGTTTCATGTTTTGACTTTGCCTCAATGTATCCCAATATCCAAATCCAATTTAATATTTCACCAGATTCATACGGTGGAAAAATTAAAGCTGGTCAAGAACCTACGATTGATCAGGTCTTAACCAAGAACGACACGTTATTTACTAAGAAATACGATTCAGCTGCTCGAACTATTTTAACAAGACTATACAATGGTCGTGTTGATACTAAGGACGAAATGAAAAAATTAGAAGAACAATTGTCCAGTGATAAAGTGGCTTAAAAAAATAAAAAACATAATTATGAATTACGATATCGAAACGATGATGGCTATTAAGAGTAGCTTTCAATCAAATGAGTTTCAATGGATTAAAACAAATGATCCACGAAAAGCTGGTACTATTGTAACCGTTAGGGACGTACTGCCTGGACGAAACGGTCGATTTCTAGCAGTCCTATCTGATGGAAGTCAAATGGACACAGATGCAGTTTCATCAGACTTAATGATGATCACTGACGACCAGCCTAGATTATCAATGGCTGAAATCCAGTCAATTAACTACATACCTTCCTTAACTGAAGATATTCAAGTTGCTCCCGAAATTCCTGCTGAATTTGCTAATACGGTAAAAGAGATTGCACCAGTAGCTAGACCTGCTGAACCAGTTAATCAAACAGCTCTTCGTCAACAAGTTCAAGTAGATCCAAGCGATCTATTTGGAATGTTTTCATTGGAGGATACTGACCTAAACTTAGCAGTTAGGATTAAACTTCCAAGTAAGAGTCTATTGAAAATGATGTACACTAATTCCAAGAACAAAGAGGAGTTTTTGACTAAACTGTCAAACTATATAAATAACAGCATAACCGTTGATGCGATTAAGAAAACTATGAAGAAGACTTTAAGCGCATCACCTAAACAAAAAGGAGTAGCCGCAAATGACTAATAACGAAACTAGAACCCAAATCGGAAAATTTAAGGTGTTAACTTTAAAAAAGGACCAACATTCAGCCGATTACTTATCAGATGATCTAGATTATATCTGCATTATTCCATTTGAATTAAGCCCAGATACTAAGTCAATTAAGTCAATATTTTTACTCGAGTCTCCGAATATGGTAAATGGCCAAACCGGTAATTCATTAGTAATTGACACAGTTAACCCAGATCTAGATAAAACTCCATACGACTCAGTATGTCGAGCTTTAATTGAGGAAGCTGGTTTAAATATCGATGAGGTTGGACTTACTGAAGACAGTATTTTTTACTTGGGAGATATTTCAATGAATTCTCCAATGTCGCTAAAGATGCACTGTTACGGAGTTAACCTAACTTCAAAGAACGACATTTCTTTTACTCGAAACCTATCAAAGGACCACTTCACTAAAGATAATTCTAATATAGTGAAAGTCGGATTTCACCAAGTAGTAAATGGAGACTACTCAGACACAACGGTCCTTTCTGGATCATTTTTATTAATTTCATACTTTAACTAAACCCATTTTAGTATCCCTTGTAAAAGATACTAAAATAATTTTTACAACATGGCAAAAACAACAATGGACGCTTTCGCTAAGTTTAACGACTTGCTCGAAAAGAAAGTAAAATCAAAAATTGAGATTCGCGGATTCTCTGACATCGAAGAGTACATCCCGACTGGAAACTACTTATTAAATGCTCAAATGTCAGGATCCCTTTTTGGAGGTTATCCTAACACTCGTAGTATTGGAATTGCTGGAGACTCAGGTTCAGGTAAAACATTCTTATGTTTAAATGCAGTTCGTGAGTTGCAGAAGAAAGACTACATGGTAATCTATATTGACACCGAAGGTGCAATCGATTCAAGTGATTACGTTAAATTTGGAGTAGACTTAACTAAATTAAAATATTTACGTATGGGCCTTATCAGCGAAGTTAAATTCTTCGTTCATGACCTAATTGAAACAATTAAAGAAAATCCAGGACTTAAGCTTGCTCTATTTGTAGATTCAGTAGGAATGTTGGATACTGATAAAAGTCAACGTGATATGGATGCAGGTAAAAATGCAGCAGATATGGGATTACGTGCAAAAGAGATGAGATCCCTATTCAAGTCATTAACGTTAGATCTTTCAAATTATAAAGTTCCGTTTATCTTTACTAACCACACATACGCTTCAATGGATCAATATACTCCAAAAGGTATGTCAGGCGGTGGAGGTCCAGAGTTCTCTGCCTCAATTATCTTGATGTTAAGTAAAGGAACCCTTAGGGATGAAGCTAAAACAACTACTGGAATTATCGTTAGATCTAAAACTAAGAAGAATCGTTTAGCTAGACCAATTGATATTGAGTTCCATATCTCTTTCCATAAAGGTATGAATCAGTTTGTTGGACTGGAACAATACGTAAACTGGGAAAATTGTGGAGTCGGTCGTGGTAATAAGTTAACCGAGAAAGAATTCTCAAAACTTAAACCTGATGAGGCTGACTTATGTTCAGCGTTTCAATTAAACGGTGAGACTTTTTATTTCCTACCTAAGAAACTTGGAAAAACCTACATCATTAGACATAATGGCGATGCCGTTCCAGTAAAAGAATTTTTCTCTGATCGACTATTCACCAAGGAAGTCTTAACTGAACTGGATGAGAAAGTTATTAAACCTACTTTTAAATTCCCAGAAACACAAGACGGAATAGACGAGATTGAAATAGATGAATTAGAAGACTTAACTAGTTCAGAAGATGCAGATTAATTTACAGCAAACAATCCCACTTAAATACTTACTAGAATCTCACATCGCTCTGCCTAGTTATCCAACTGGGCAGGACTTTGTGTTCGATATTCTGTCCTACATAGTCAAAGTCACAATTTCAAAATCAAAGGAATTTGATCAAACTGACATTAAATTCTCTACTAAAACGTTGAAATACGTATTTGGGGATAAAATGAATGATGAAGAGTTTAGAGATAAGATAAAACTTATCATGAAAACTTTGATAGAAGATGATATACTTATAAAAAAAGGAGAATTCATTACAATCAATGAATCTGAATTTTTAAAATATTACACAATAGCCAATTAAAAAATATGATGATAGACTTCAAAGAGAACATTGAGCTTCTCGAAAAAATAATCTTTAATTTTGTCCTAACTGAAGACGATAATGATATTATCATTAAGCCTAAGAATTACGATTCAATGGACAAGAGGGAGGTTATTCCATTAATCAAAGCTCACTACTTTAACGACGACACTTTACAAAGAGTGTACCGTCTCGCAAAGAAGTTTTTCGTCGAATATTCAAAGATCCCAACTCGTAATGAACTTCGTGAACTTATTAATCTAGCGAATCTAGATATTCCTGATTCTAAATACAAAGCTCTATTCGAAGTAGACTTGACTACTTACAATTACGATTTCTTATTTAAGTACACAAAAGCCTTCATCTTTTACAAAAATCTAAACGGTTCAGTAATTGATGTTCTTTCGTATTTAAAAACAACTGACATTAACCCAGAGAATGTTGAGCTAATAACTAACGAAGTTCGTGAAAAATTTAATCAAAAATTAAACGTATCATTTACTAGTGCCGAATCAGGCCTAGACTTCTTTACTCCAATTGATCACGTTCAGCTATCTAAAATTGGAAATCCTACAGGTTTCCCATTCTTTGATAAGACACTAGGCGGTGGATGGAATCCTAAAACGCTAGTAGTTTTTCAAGGGCGTCCAAAAGTAGGAAAGTCAATGGTCCTTTCTAATATTGCAGGTCGAGCATTTGTTGCCGGATGTCATGTCGGAATTGCAACTCTTGAGTTATCTGACCGTAAATACATGAAGCGACTTGGGTCAATGATTCTAGATATTCCATTTAAAAATTATGATGCCCTACTAGATAACACTCAAGTCGGAGAAGTAACTCAACGGATCGCTGATCTTAGAAGCAAATCTTCTCACCTAGGCGAATTAGTAGTTAAAGAATTTCCAACCGGAACTGCCTCAGCGATTGATGTAGAAAATTATTTCCTAAAAGTTCAGCAAAATACTGGAAAGAAATTTACAGTAGTCGTAGTTGACTATATTAACTTAATGAGACCGATGCGAGAGCAAGGAAACGTTTACGAAAAGATCAAAGTAATCTCTGAGGAATTAAGAGCTGTTGCTATTCGAAATGAATGGTGTATTATTACAGCAACTCAAATTAAAAGAGATGCAGTAGACGATCAAGACTTAAGCATGTCAGATATCGCAGAATCATTTGGGCTTGTACATACAGTAGATTCTCTATTCGGTTTGATTAGAGGACCTATGGAAAAACGAATGAAGATTAAGTTAATTGCAAACCGTGATGGTGGATACACCGAAAGTTTCAAAATGTATCGAATGAGTTATGAATTTGCAAAACTAACTGAAGAATACGATCCAGCTAGCGAGTTCTACTCAGATGATGATGATACTCAATCTCTGGAAAATCAAATGCGAACTCAATACAATACAGTTCACACAACAACAATGCCACCGAATTTAATTCCATACGACTTAGCAATAAGCCCTGACTATCCAGCGCCAGTAGCTAATCCAGGGAAATCTTCTGCTGAGTACGATGACTTATTAAATTCAATATAAAAAAATCATAACTATTTTGATACCAAAACAAACAGATGAAGATTTCTTAGATTTACATGAAGACGACAATAATATCGATCAGGAACTCGAATTAGGTCTTGAAGATGAGTATGACCGTTTAAACAACGGAATATCCGATGATGACTATGACGAAGACGAATTGGAAAGACGTCGATCTGCTTACTCAGACCTAAAGAAGACTGATAAAATCTTTAATAATACTTATAATTTAGGATTAGAATTTACTGAAGAAGACGAAGATAATGCTGGATCTTCAAGAGGAAGTTCTGAAATTAAATTAGATAGCAGCTCAGCCGATTACCACTTAACTGATCCCAGTCGATACGCCGAACATGTGGATCTAGGGATCGTCCGTAAAGATATAAATTCATTCATCCAAGGTAATTCAGAGGTTCTAGCGATACTTGGTGATGAACCTGAAAAGAAGAAATTTACTAAACCTGAGATGAATCTTCTATTTAATTTAATTCTATCAGGTTTAAGTAAAGGAGTAAGCCTAAACGTATTCATTAGTCCAATTCATGTACTTGATTCAATATCTAGTACCGTTAACATGGAATACAAAAAAATATTTGACATGTTGACTTATGAAAATAAGGAACTTCTTCTTATTGAGCTAAACAGCAAATATGGATTCCTTGATAGTATGGGTAAGAACTATAAAATGTTTTAAGATGAAATTAAACAATATTAGAAAAATAACACTAGTTGGTGATTTACACCTAGGAATTAAAAACAATTCAGTAGAGTGGCTCCAAATACAAAAGGACTTTTTACTGGATTTTTTAATTAGTGAAGTTGACAAAGATTTCGATGAAGATCGAGATGTTCTGTTTTTAGAAGGAGATATTTTCCATTCACGCGAATCAATTAATGTTAGAATTCACGATGAGGCTTTAACTATCTTTAAGAAATTGTCTGAGAAGTTTAAGAGAGGTATTTACATTATTATTGGAAACCATGATGTCTACTATAAAGACCGAAATGTGGTTCACTCACTAAAGGCGATTTCGCATATTGCAGATAACATTCATGTGTTTGAAAACCCGGAAATCTTAACGATTAATGGAACTCAAAATTTCCTAATGTTACCTTGGGTAGAAGACACTAATAGAATCAATCAAATAATAACCGATCATCAGGATCTATGTGAATACATCGTATGCCATGCCGATATTAAAGGATTACGTTTTAATAAGTGGACTAAAGTTGAGCACGGAGTAGAGGTTGACATGTTAACTTCATACAAGCGCGTTTACGCAGGTCATATTCATCATAGACAAGAATTTAAAAATGTTCTATACACTGGAACCCCATATCAAATGGATCGAGGCGATAGAGATAATCAAAAAGGTTTTTATCAATTAGACCTAAGCGGCTCTAATCTAATTGAAACATTCGTTCTTAATACTCAATCTCCTACCTATAAAAAGTTTGATATTTATGAATTATTGGAAATGCCAGCAGATCAAGTTATTTCTCATTTTCAAAATTCATTCGTTGATGTGATGATTAGCGTTAATTTCGTAAACAAATTTCCAGTAACAAGATTTCTTGAATTAATTTCAAAATCAAAACATAGAAAGGTTGAATTTTTTACGTATGTTGACGATATCGCTGACGATAAGACGTCAGTAGACTTTAATCCAGAAGATCAGTTTAATGTTATTGATATTTTTAAAAGTTTCATTAAATCTAGAGACTACTCACAGACCTTTAAGACGGACTTAGCTCGAAAGTTTATAGAAGTACATGGACTGGTAAAACAAGAAAGAGGCGATGAATAGACCAAATATTTTAGAATCAATATCAATCCAAAAAATAGGATCTGAGTTTTGCGTTTTTACTAATCGTCAGATTTTTAGAGACTCAGTTATTGAAGTTTGTGCCTGGTTGCCGGTTACACAAAGGACCCAAATTCTTTTAAGTAAAAATGATCAATTCTTAACCAATAAACTATTCCCTAACCCTGATGGAATCGAAAAGGAGAGAGAGATTGCGAGCCGACTTGCTGAGCTTGACCTACAGGAAAGGCTTGATCAAGGCTTAATTTCTCAAGCTCAATTCAAAGCAATTTTATTAGATGTTGTTAAT